TATCTGGATTAAGGGAGGTTTACTGATATGAGTAATCCTGCCGAACGTCTGCCGACATATCTCATCTCGCCCCCGGCCGGAACATATGATACGCTGTTCGCCAACTGCGGCCACAGCTACCCCTTCGGACATCTGGTTGATGTGGAAACACTGAAGCTGGCTCTTGCTTTCGGATACTCCTTTGTAGTACTGGAAGACAAAGAAGTTGTCAAGAAGGTTTTCCGCTCCACCTTCAGAGTAACTCTGGAAGAGGGAGTCGACTATGATCCGAAGAAGATCAACATGCTTCCCGGTCTGGAAATCGTTGAACCTGAGTCCGAAGCACCTGTCGACACTGAAGCTGAAAAACGTAAAGTTGAACAGCAGAAAGCTATCGATGCTCTGAACGAAGACATCGCTGCCGCTGCCTCACAGCTCAAAGAGATCGACGAAGCTCTTGCTCAGAGTGATACCCTGGCCGCCGCGCTGACCGAAGAGGGAAAAGGAATTGAACCTCTCCGTGAAAGCAACAAGGCTAAGGACAAGAAGGCTGTTGAAGCCTACGACAAGAAAGTCGCTGAGTACAAGGATCACGTCGAAGCTCTTACCGGTAAGAAGAGAACCACCGAGGACGCCATTGAGACTCTGAAAAGAGAGATCGAGGCTATCAAGGAGGCGATGTAATGTCGAAGAACAACAAGAACAATCAGGCACCTGCGAAGAAGCCCGTAGAGCAGAAGAAGGATGAAAGACTCCTTTTCTCCCTCACCGGCCCCGCTACCCTGAGACTGAAGGGAGTACTCGCCGGACGCACGCTTCCCATCCGCTATGCGGAGATCAAGGATGAAACGTCCGTTGTTGAGTATCTCATGACCCGTGGTGTCTCACTCAATCCCTTGACTGAGAAAGCTCTTCAGTTCGCTGTGAAGGCAATGACGAACTCCATCGTTGTTCCCCCCTCCGAAGTGAAGGCCATCACCAAAGAACTGACAGCCAACTTGGCTACTTACAACAAGGGTGCTGTAAAGTATCCCAAGGTAAGTGATGCCGGTAAAGTTGTTTACAAGCCTGGCCGCGCCCCCAAGGCTGCTGAGAGTGCAACTACTCAGTCATCCGGCGCTGCCCCCAGTGGCAATGTAGCTGCCGGTTAAGTTAACCCGTAAATTAAGCAGCGGGATATTTCCCGCTGCTTTTTACACTTTCTAGGAGATTATTATGGATCCTATTAGATATAACTCTGCCGATGAAATGATATCAGGCGAGTTAAGTAGATTAGGTATTATACAAGATGAAATGAATACTCAGGAGGATGATACTATCCTTGTGACGGTGTTGGGTAACGTCGGTACTATACCTCATATCAGAAGGCAATCTCCAGCGTATAATGTACCTTGTAAATACTGGGAATATAAGGCACTTAAGAAAAAAGGATATAAGATCTATGATCTTAGATTCGAAGTACCTGAAGATGATATCAATACTCTAATCGAACTATCACAGAATGAAGCCAAGAAAGCAATCCTTGATAAAGAGGATAAGGTAATTGCGGCTGAGTCTGTTACTGAAGAGGATATACAAGCTGGACGGTTTGTGTATGATGAGTTCGGTCGGCTCGTTGCCAACCCTGAATGGACTGGTGATGCTGTCGCACCTGAAGAGCTTGATCCCAGAATAGATAAGGCATCTATTAGAGCTGAAGAGAAGCTTGAGAAGAAGAAAGGCAATCTTTCTTCCAGTCGTGATAAGTTGAATGATCTGTTTTCAGATATCAATAATCACTTCAAAGTGAAAGATACTGATGGTGATCGTGATGGTCGTTTGTATGAGGGAATGCAAAGCAAAGAAGAGAATCTAGGAGGAATACCTCTTACAGCTGATCAATTAGCACTGATGAGTTTAGGGATAACAAATATAACTCCTACTCCTGAACAGGCCGAAGCATTGGCCCAACAGGCACATGATGCTATATTACAGAGCCAAGCACGTAAGTCGAACAAGTCTGTTTTCATTCCCAGAGATACATCCATCAGAACTGATTCTGTTGATAAATCCTATCTTGATCAGGTCAAGAAGTTTGTCAGTAGTAATTCAGCTGGAGAACCAGAGAGAAATCCAATTGCAAATGCATTACGACGGAAGTAAATCAGGGGGCTTGAAGCCCCCTGATATTTATTTACGATGTCATCGTTTTGAATGTAAGTCTGGTTTCTATACCTGGACTATGAATCATCCCACCAAGAAGATCGAGGAGATTCCTTTTGGAATACATCTGCTCTTCGGCTTCCATATTGCCCTCGACTGACCATATAGCAAGTTCCATTGATGTGTCGCCATCATGGTCTGCTACCTGTCTATCAAGATACTCTGATGACAACTGAATTGTATCCGAGAACAGAGATCCGATATCCTCTTTTTTCATATCCAAATCCACATTCGGATAATACTTGTAGTGGATTCCATCTACCATTCTATCCAGAGTCTGAGTTGTCGTTACAGTATGAACCTTTGTAACAATAGTATTCATATGGTCCTTCAGAGGGTATCTGGTAATACGAATATGCTTCTCAGGAAGTTCAACTTCGTTTACAGCAGCCATATAGAATACATCAGTCCAAGTAATTGGTCTGACTTCTTCTTTGTGCTTATATGCCTCAAGAAGATCATCTTCGAAGCTTTCACTGTTAAGTGTAATCATCTCACTAAGAGTGAGGAATCCTACATTAACTGTTTGCGTCTTACCCTCTTTATCAACAGCCTTGATCTGTATAGGATCGAATCTGGTATATGGAGATTTGATATACTTTTCTACTCTCTTCTGGAAAGCGTCACCAGTGAAGTCTTCCATTGCCAGAGGATGTATATCTAATAGGTCGAAGTCTTTCTTTGTTACAGGAACACCAAACGGTTTGTTTGTTGCACATATCTTCTTGGAGCCACTGAGCATATTACCTATGAAGGAAACAACCCATCTCTCTATGAAGGGATAGTAGTATGAGATTACATGCGATAGAGGTATTCCACTTCTGTCAAAACATACTCTGAGATCTGATGACTTATCAATATTCATATAGTCAGCAGCCGATAGTACACCGAATCCACTGTAGTCTACGTTCTTACCATACATAGAAGACTGAAGGAAGCCATCACTCTTGGGCATTTTTTCTATAAGAGCTCTGTAAATATCCACCAGGATGAGCTGAATCCTACCCATAGCAACGTCTTTTGCCTCTTGCGTGCCCAGAGACCCTGACTTTAAAAGAGAGGTGTTTCTAATGAGCGAAGAGTACAGTTTATTGATATCACTATCTGATTTGTTACCACCACGTGAGTTAAAGTCGACATCACGATGTATGGCAGGGATAACAGGGCATTTCTTTACGAATCTCTCATTATCCGGTTTCTTTGTGATGAGTTCAACTCTGATATCTCTCTCATCTGATTCCCCTTTGGGGAGTTTGAGCTTGTCTATATTCTTAATAAGAAAGTTGAGACCAGCTCCGACTATATTATTCTTATTCTTACGTAATGCTTCGTATTCCTCTTCACTCACCAGAGTAAGATTACCGCTTTTGAAGTATCCGTATCCATCTCTCATGATGATATCTTTGACTATCCTCTTGAGACGAATGAGATTGTAAAAAACAATCGGATTGAAGTACTTACCCCCCAGATCGATAAAAGCAAATCGCTCTTGTCTATCAATGGTTCCAGGAGCACCGAAGATCTGATAACTCAGAAGTCCTTCAGGTGACGGTACCCCCATTGAGTTGAACATCAATGGATCAGTCACCTCAGGAAGTGCATTCGCAGAGGTAAACCGATCTGTATCAAGCATACTGGCTTTGAGGGTTATATCTTCTTTCTTAACCGTCTTGGTAGCGGCAGAGGAAGCAGCTTCGAGTTCTGAAATAAACATCTATGCCTCCAGTTTTATTCGTGTCATCACATAGCCGCTGTTGTTGTTACAGCAAGTAATCGTATATTAACATCCCCTACCATAAGGGTATCTTTAATTCTCTCATTCTTCATGAGATCCAGTAATTCACACTCTCCATTCTCCATAGACTCCGCATCCAGGATATGAATGAATCCTGTCATAGCTGAACTCTTTAAGTGGAACTTGCATCCTATGAACTGTGTTACACTCATAAGAGTCTGCCCAACTGCAACCTCTGGTCTACTCAACTCAGATGTTGCAATAGTACGTTCATCTTTATATTCTTTTATACGAGAAGGATCTATTCCTATCTCATCAATAATAGACTTCTTACATACACTGGTATCCTGTCCTACTAGTGTTATATTGGTCTCTGATGCCCCTATTGCTAGATCTATTATATCATTACTAGATGCTTCAATTGCCTGCTTCCTGTCTATACATATTCTGACCAATAGAGGTATTACTCCATGTATCCATTTCGGATGAGCTACATCTTCGTAGTCATCTGTGAATATCAATACATGTGATTTTGATGTAGTAAGCGCATTCATATATGCTCCTATAAAAAAAGAGAACCTCCCGAAGGAGGTTCTCTCTATGAGTTATCCCTAGAAGGGAATGTCGTCGTTGAAGTTCTCACCACCACCGGTGTTGGGGGGAGCCTGCTGCTGCTGCTGGCCTCCTCCGTTGTCGCCACCGTCACTGGCGCCGCCACCTTCGTTGCGATACTTCTTCTCGCAGTACTGGAACTCAGACTCCAGATACGCTTTCAGATCTTTCAATGCGGGAATGGGAGATGTGAGGACTTTCTCGTCTCCACCTTCTCCGGATGTGTACCCGTACTGGCTACCCCGGATATTCATTCCGAGTGCCTGGAAGCGGGTATCCTGAGACTTGGGATCACACTTGATCTCAACCTCACTTCTGCTCTTGGCAGTGATGACCAGACGACCGTATGAGAACGATCCTTCTTTATCACGGAACTTACCCAGATCCTCTACGAAGATGGAATGGGGAAATACCGCCTGGGGATTGGTGATCAGCGTAATGAGCTGATCGATGAGAATGGGAAGACATTTAATCTTCTCCGGTCTCAATTTGATGATGGAGTATTTACCTCCACCTTTTACAACCTCAGATACAATAGCTTTGTACCGGCCATTGTTCTTCTCACCCGGGGCGATTTTCTCGATCCGAAATGCGAGATTGTTCTCGCCGAAGATACTGGGTCTTCTTTCTCTTGCCATGTGCTTTCTCCTTACAATGATAGTAGTCCAGAGCCAACTTTCTTGTCTCCGGATTTTATAGTGATGGTTCCAAGACCAATGGTCTTCATAACGTCCTGAACAGATCTAGCCTGTTCTAAGATAATTTTCTCAGCGTCGATAATCGGAATAATTTCTTTGGGTATAGATTCGGTTCCGTATGGGATAGAGAACCACTTTGCTTTGGTGAATTTCTTCATTTTACCCGTTTTCTTATCCATCTCAGGCTCGAAACCTGGTTTACCTGGAATACCATTATCCCTGATATTTCTTAAGATCTCTGCTTTGTCCGCTGGTATCAAAGCAAGAGCTTCATCACTTAGGTTAAGACCTACTCTGTAGATACCACCATCTGTGATTTCCCGTGTTGGATAAAGCGCATTCCAGATCCAAGCTCCAGTTACACCTGGGTTACCAGATGGATTGGAGTAGACTGACTCATGCTTAATCTTAGACGGACTGAAGTAAGTAGTCTCACCAGCTTCAATGCTGTTGGCTACACCCACTTCAAGTTTATATATATCCTCGATAATCTCATGATACATGACTTTATCCTTGAGAACATACTTCACGATCATCTTCTCCAGATATGCTCTGGTGTTCTGGTTAGCTGTCGACTTTACAAGGTCAACACCTTTCAGCTCCAGCTTGGCTTTCTCAAAGAAGTTTCCTTCCCTGATCCTGATGCTACACAGATACCTCTTCTTTCCCTTAGTGAGGATGATCTTCTCGAACAAGAACTCATTCTTGATCTTGATGAACTTCGCACCAAGTGAAGTAGTGTTGTAGTTATCAGCAAACAGCTTGAGAATAGCAGCAAAGGCTACGTCAAGTAGTCTGGCCAATGTAGATAGAAGACGAAATATCTCATCTTTGTTCTCATGAACATCGATGATACGTAACGCTTTACATAGGTCGATATAATACCTGAATCCTGTATAACAAGAGTCAGTATCATAATAGATTGTGATCTTTCTGGGACCATTGATTGCTCTATCCTTCTTGGAATAATCGAGCTGATCCAGATACACATAATTCATACAGAGGTCTACGAATAAGTCTACACTCTGTTTGAACTCAGGTGGAATATTGTTCGATGCCAGGAACGGTTTGTTTGTATGAGTGATATTGTGAAGACACTGTCGGGCGATAGGATTATCAATGATGAAGTCGATAAGATTACATCTGTAATAGATAGCTATCCTGTCATCATATGATAAGTTATCAATCAAAGAAGTATAGTACTCTCTGATTTCAGCACGCTCTTCGAAGTCTTTGGCGTATGTCTTCTCAACCATACGATTGATGACTCTCTCAGGGGAAACCTGAGGTCTCCAACCTTGAACCTTCTTGGTATCATACATAAGACACTTGTGAATAAACTCAGTGCCTTGACTTAGGTTCTTAAACCCAAAGTTATCACCAAACAATCGCTCTACAGTTACGATAGCCGTTGATACAACTGCTCTTCCTTGGCCGGTAATGGATCCTACAATATCCTTGCAGTAATGCACACTTCCGACCTTTCCCATAGCGCCATACGCTCCGTTACCAGCAACTTTAACACCCAACTGACCTGTCTTATAGAACTTCGTGAGAATAGGATCTCCATCCATCTCAGCTTTCTTTTCTTTAGCCTTGATAACATCTCGATCACTCATGAGACCAGACTGAAAGTTGTAGTACATAGACTCCAACCTGTCATGATCTACATATACAGAACCATTGTCTGTAATGATGAGATTGTTCTCATGAATAAAGTTCAGAGTACTATACAGATCTGTGTTCTTCTCCCAATGACGAACCCCGTTGGTTAACTCCAGACTATCAGACTTGAGTTCTACCTTACCGATCTCCTCTTGGATGATCTGAGCAAGTTTCTTCTCAGCTAAGTCAGGACTCAACTTATTCGGACTAGTGGATTTCTTATACAGACTCCCACAGACGTTACCCAGAGCACTTGTCCACTCTTTAAATATAGCGGTTTGCTCTATAGGTATATCTCCGTCAAGATCTTTGGGTAAAATGTTAAAGTCAATCTTACGATCTATGGTCTTTTCCATTTATGCTCCCTTGTTAGAAATGATGGTATTATGGTGAAGGATTCCCTCCTAATTTAAAATTTGTCAAGCGAAAATTACATATTTCTACTCACATAAATAATATATAATTAACCCTAGACATAGAAAAAAGAAAGGAGAAGCTGTGAACTCCTCCTTTCGCCTTACTTACTCTATATAGGATAAGTGAGGATATTTTTTATGACGTGCGGTTCACCGCGAACGACACGAGCTTTCAAATCGGCCCATTCGTTCCAGGTGATACCACCCGCTGAGAAAAGTCTCTTTAGCTTTTCAAAGCAAGTGTCATTAAGATGGTATACATCTTCCATGATACACCTCCTTTAATTAGGATAGGGAGGGGCCCGGGTAGTAGCCCTGGTCCCTTCTGATTATCTTTAACAAAGACAGTATAGTAGAGGTCCCATTATGGGACCTCTACCTTATTATACTATTTGCCTGATCTCATGAAATCGGGCATTCCCATTCCTCCATAGGGAGGCATGCCCTGGCCCCAGTCCATTCCTCCGTAAGGAGGCATACCCATCATTCCCGGATAACCGTTGTGGGTACAAGGACCGCCGGGAAAGGGTCGTCTGTTGATATACTCAATATAGTCATTGACAGCATCTGCCAGGTATTTGGGAATATTAGTCACATCAGAGATGGTTACTTCAGCTTCGCCGGGGAACATATTCCCTGACAGGTTGACATCGGGGCCGTATGTCCTCAGAATAGCAAGTAGAGGAAATACATTAACAACCTTCTCTACCGTAGGTTCTGTTTTACCCGCAGATATGACCTTGTGACCAACTGTGAGAGTTGCCTTGGCCTTGGCAAGATCAGCAATGATGGTATATTGACGCTTTACATCGTCAGCATATTCGTCAGTGAGATTGATTCCCTGTGAACCACCGAACGTCATGTCTACTCGAATTGTTGGTACTGTGACCGCCAGGTGGATGTCGTTTACTGTGATTTCTTTCGCTTTTTTGCCATTTTTAGGTATAGGGTTACTCATTTTAGATTAGCTCCTTAAAAAGATATATGTTAATCAGCTACACTGATTATTTCTGCTTACACTGCACCAGAGCAATTAACGCCCTAATAGTTAGACTACATTTGGGATGGGATACGGATACAGACGGACCATGCGCATGTCCTGATACCTGGGAGGATAATTCACCAGCTGGTATGCCTTTGCTTATCTCGTCATCTGCTACAATACGAGATTCAATGCTTTTGTTCTTAGAATCACTCATATATTTCTCCTATACAATAAAATTGAGGGGCCCTTAATAGGGCCCCTCATCACTAGTCATCTAATTCAGGTTCATTTCTTAAAACAGATCTTTCGATCGTGCTTTGTTCGTTGATCTTATCCTGGGTAACCAATCTAGTCGCAAGACCAGAATGGATATTCTCGAATGATAGTGCAGTACCGGTTGATGTATATGCAGGGAGTTTCTTAATCGGAACAAACTTGTAGTCTGTCGTCATAGGATCTACATTCGACATCAGCCGGAGCTTCTTTGTGGGATCGCTCTCACTCCTTGCCGACTCAGCGATATACCCCATGATATAGATCAAGGGGATACCTGTACCAACCTGGTTGGTTTTGAATGCGTCAATAATAAGCGGTGCCACTTCTGCGAAAGGTATTCCGATAAGCTTTCCACCGAACATGGCTTTGTTCACAGCACTAGCGTTTTTCCAGTCTACAACTACGGTAGTGGATAGGACAAACGTATCACCCTTCGAGTAGCAGAGAACCATATCGTCTCCTTCTCTCCTCACATCACTGGGAATAGTCTCAATGGTAGAGGGAGTAGTCCACTGTATCTTCTCATATTTACCCGAAGAGTCTTTGCCCTTCCAAATCCGCATATCTGTAAACAGACCAATAGTACTAATCATATCGGACAGCCGGTTCGCATAACCGGATTGAAAATAACCCTGGGGGATTCTAACTTCCATGTACCCGCCATCGAAGATAAAAGATTCCCCCCGTTTCTTGAATAACTTTTCAACGTCTGCTAAGGTCATCTTAAACGGCTCCCTTTAGCTTATGTTGTCCAGATTAATCAAGAGCCACGTCGATCCTTTCTTCGGCTTCCTCTTCTGTGTCTTCACTCAGAGGAGCCATAGCATCGGGATCTGCGGCAGATGTCTTTTCGGCAAAGTCGTCATCCAGGCTGGAAGCGATAACCAGAGACTCGATATTCATACCGAATCCCTCTACGGCCATCTTGGCGATCTGCTCAACCATGGGCTTGGCGTTATTGAACAGGTCGACCATGTGCTCGGGATGTTCTTCTCTGAAATAGTGGCCGGTCATGTAACCGAGCAGCTCACGTACACCGCCGGTGATATCTTCGGGATCTGCATCACCCAGAATATCATCCTCCTTCTTCTCGGAGATATCGGCAACCATCTTCCGGCATACAGAACGTACCGCATCGCGATACTTCTTACCTTCTTCAAGGTAGATACTGGAGTTGATAACCAGGTCTCCGATGGCGTTGTAGGCATCCATATAGGGATATATAAATGCCCGCTCTTTCATGATCTTACCGTCGGTGTAGACGACGTCATTCCAGACGATCTTATCCTCTCCGCCGATGATGGTAGCGAAGTCCTGGGGATGGACCAGCTTGTCACGAATCAGGTCGAAGTCTTCCTTGAATCCGGGACAGTTCTCATCCAGGTAATCCAGGATGTGTTCTACCCATCTGGTGGTCTGTTCAGCCGCTGCATTGAGAGCATCAATGGGCTGAGTCAGGTTGTCGTAGATGTTGGTGGTTGCGAAACCATCCTTATCTACATCGACAGCCTTGGGATCCTGGGGCTCATACTTGAACGTCTTGAGACCTTCAGGCCACCTGGTGACTTTCTTGTTCTGAGCGCCGATCAGGAGTCGTCTCAGTCTCTTGAGAGTGAAACACAGTTTCCTGGTATTCCGATCCAGAGTGCCCTTACCGGACATGTAGGATACGAGACTGATACACATGACATTGGCAACACGGGTCGCCATCATATCGTATACCTTCTGCTCTTCTTCGGTGAACTCACCGACAGGTGTAAGGATCTTGGGTATACCGCTGGGAGAGGCTACCAGACTGATAACGTCACCGGCAGAGATTTCAGTCTCATCATAGCCGCCGTCAAAGTAGGATACCTTGACTTTGTTCCGACCTTTGCTGATAAACTTGTTGATGTCATGCTGACGACCAACTCTCTGTTCGATAGCAGTTCGGAACTTCTTGGCCATGATGTTGAAGTTCTTCTTGGCGTTCTCACCCATGGATTCACCGTCGGGATCTGATTCGCAGTAACAGTCTACCAGAGCCTTGATGTGATCTCTGGACATGGCCTCGTTGAACAGATCGATGAAGAACATCTTGTTGGTGAACAGGATGTCGTATTCCTTCAGGAAATGATCTGCCTCATCCTTGGTGTACGTCTTGTACAGCTTATCGGCATCGACCTTCTTCTTCTTCCGGTCCATGGTCTTCTTGGAGTTGGCCTTCTGCATGAGAGCATACATCGTCTGGATGGACTCATACTCTGCCACAAGAGCGTTGATGGTCTTATCGGCCTCTTCGAACATGTTCATCATATTCTCAGTAAGCTTCTCTTCTTCATCTTCGGTCATGGGCTCTTCACCCGCTCCCAGAAGCTCATCCACCTGCTCTTCAGTCACAACGGGCTCAGTTGCAACTTCATTAACGTCAGTCTCTTCGACTTTCACTTCTTCTTCGGGTACATTGCTTTCGCTCATTATATGATTTCTCCTCGTCAATAGATTTTGATTTGATTATAGATTTTGTCCTCAGCATCTTCCACTCCGTAGAGTAGAAGATACTTTAAGAGGACAGGGTTGTTGACTTTCGTCGTTAAAGATAGGATAAGTATATCATCATCGATATCTTCGCCGAGAGAGTCCGCCCGCGTTACTTCTTCAAGGTAATCCTCAAAGGTGTAATTGACATAAGTCTGCAAGCGGCCCAGCTCATTGCTGACAATTTCCGATGTGATACGATCCCCGTAGGAATCTTTGATGAAAGCGCGCACCATGGATACCAGAATGTCTTCACGACTCTCCAGCAACATACTCACACTCCCTAACGCTCTACCGATACCGGCTGAGTTCAGGCTACAGATCGCATTGCTCGAAAGCGCGATACCATAGTGCTCATACAGTATTTCATTGATCTTAGTGATAATTGCGTATTTCACCTCTTCGATCTCAGTGCTATCCACAACAGGTTTCTCTTCGTTCACCTGCTCGAATATATCATCCACAGCTCTTAACATTCCACTGGGATTGAGATCTTTCAGTGATTCTTCTTTATCCGCAAGAATCTCCTGAACCAAATCGTTGAGAGTTACCTCAACATTGCTGTCGTCCATCATTACCTCCTATATCTTTAACGACTATTACAACTGATTTGTCAGTGTACTTAAACACATCCGTGAGATCATTTCTGATGAAGCCAATCACACTCGGCTTATCGATCTCTATATCATCAACTTCTCTATACATCTTCTCCGGGTTATCAGGTATGTCCCGGTTCTTCTGTATAGGTCTATGATTCATGTTACTATGATAAATAACATGATCTATATCCATCAAAATGGGCTTCACTTCTTTCAAAGTAAATACCCGACTAGCTGTTCCCACTCGCCTATTGAAAATAGCCTGAGCATAGTTATGACGTTCATCTCTATACTGGGCAGCGGTTTCTTGGGCATGGGCAATGATTGCCTTGGCATAGTCTTTTGATGTGGGGTTAAATCTACCAGAGCGATAAGCTCCGATACCAGAACGATAGGATACAAGCGAACCATATACAGACATCTTGCGTGTATGATTCCAAAGTAGTCTTGTCCCCGCTCTATTAAGGGCAGTTATATTAGATCTGAGTTCCTGATGACTCAAGTCCCAATATTCCTCATCGAAGATCTTTCTTCGATTCCACTCGTCTTCGATATTTACCGTATTGATCTGCATGTAACCGTAGTCGGTTGTACCGTCATTATTGGTCACTATAGATATAGTATGGTAAAAACTTGATTCCCTTCTGGCTGTGCTTACAACCAGATGAATGAAATAAGAGTCCAGAAATGTCTCGGAGCCTGTTTCTTCTTTGACAACGTCAATGGCATCCTGAGCGATCTCTGCTGCGACTTCCCCGTATTCTTCATAAAAGTAGTTCACGAGGACCCGTTCTTCTGAGATATCCTCACCGAGGAAATCCCAAACGCTATAAGCGCTGGCATTGGCTGTGCTAACACAAGCAACAACAAACGCAAGAAGCGTAATACAGAATACAATAGTCTTTCTCATCGTATAACTCCTTTAGTATATTTGGTATAGATAGTAAACTATTATTCACAGTATTAATATATAGGATTACCTACCCTTTTATTCTATTTTTATAAAAGTCAGTAATATAAGCATTAGAACATATATCAAAGAGATCACACAAGGAGATAAATATGGAAGCGTCTGATGTAATTCTGAAAATCCAGGATAATTCCGAGGTTGCTCCCCTTACTGTTGCAGGTCTCAGTGATCCCTATCGTCCTACCGGTTTGGTGGCTGCATTCAGCCCCATGGGTGATGATAAGGTTCACTTGATTGATGGTGGTCTGACACAGCGTATGAATACGCTGGATAAGATCACTGGTGGTTTTTCCGATCGATATGGTGCTGAGCAGAACGCCGCAAGAGCTGTCCTCGCGGGTGGCTCGAACCTTCTGCTTATGAACCTGGCGAGCCCCGGCTCCAAGAAGAGTAAGGCTGTAGCCTTTGCTGCTTTCAAGGCCGGTGTTGCGAAGAAGTACACCATCAACAGTACCTCGAAGTTGCTTGAACTCGAATCCGGTGGATCCGGTAGCGATTATCAGGTGACTACAGCTGCTACTATGGTAGCTGGCGGTGATGCTCTGAGGAAGGCCAATGGCGGTAAAGAGGTTGATATCTCTGCTGCTGGCCGTATTCCCGAAGCGTTCCGCAGTGTTATTTCCGAAAATAAGAGTGAATATACCGGTGTGGTAAAGTTCCCTGTTTTCGGTATCGAATTTGAGTCTTCTGGTAGACTGGGAGATGAGATCTTTGCTCGTATCGAACTGGCCAACGAAACGGCCTTCGATGAGTTCAAGAGTTCCCTTCTCTATATCCAGTTCTTCCGCAGACAGAACTCCGCTGACACCGTACTGTCACAGAAGATTCTGTTCAGCCTCTCTGATACCGACCGTATCTTTGAGACCGCAGTTATCTTCATGGATAAGCTCGGTAATGAGAATGTTGACCGGGTCAAGATCCATGTCTATAAGGACAGCATCCAGGCCATCCACCGGTACCTTGCCGATATCGGCACTACCCAGATCCTGACCGATGCTATGGATGGTATTGATACCACTCCCGAGCTGCTGTCTACTGACCCCAAGGTCACTCCCGACCCCGAGTGTGCGGCCAACTATACTTCCTATGACTTCCTGACGGCTTCCCAGAGAATCCGTGTTCGGAAAGGGGAAGCTATCACCGCATACAACCTGATCAGAAACGACAGTACGTTCGTGACTGAGATGGAAAATGCTTTCACCGCTGATGCGGATGTGGAAGTACTTGACGGTTTCGAGAACTCTTCCGGAGAACTCGATTTCATCTGTTCCGGCGGACACGATGGCATCTTCGATAAGATCAGTCCCGTGAACGACGAAGGTGAAACCATAACCGTTGACGAAGCCAATAGTCTGATCGCAGCCAAGCTGTATTCCGCCTATAAGGGTACCCTGATCCCCGAGATCAGAGACCTGGAGCGGTGTCGCTGGAACTTCTGTGTAGACTCCATGCTTCCCTTCGAGGTTAAGCAGGCAATGATCGACCTGTGTCAGGAGTTCCCCCACAGTCTCTGTCTCACCTATCTCGGTGACCAGGAAGTTTCTTCTTTCGAAGCCGCTCAGGCTCTGAAGGACTACAGGTTCGACGCCACCGGTGAAGTTGACGCAACCATGGCTATGTTTTTCCAGACTATTCTGGCAACTCAGGTCGACGTTGCTCCCATCGCCAAGCGGATGCCTGTGACTATCGACTTTGCCTATAAGATCGGTAAGTCCTGGGACAGTGCAGAGAATATGTCCAAAGCCTTTGCTGGTAAGGACAACATGTTCGGTCGTGCATACATCGGAGATGGAAATACGATCAACGAGTTCCCTGACAGAACCGCAGGTGCCGAAGAGCACAAGTCCCTGGCCGACAACAGAATCAACTACTTCGAGCAGTCGATGGAAGGACCTCATATGATGAGTGACCTCACCAACAACTCGACCGAGACTCGTCTTTCCTCCATCAGGAATAAGCTGGTTCTGGGTGTTATTTACCTCTTCCTGTATCGCTTCCTGTCCAACAAGCGGTTCAGTGGCTCTGCCCTGAGTGCAGTAGAGTTGACTTCGATCAACAACTACGGCGCTATCTGGTCTCAGCGTGGTGTTATCGACAGCATTCGTGTTGTTGACGTAACCGACACCCCTCACAGAGAGCAGGGTATCTACCAGTACAGGTATGAGATTGGATTCCACGGTATTGCTAAGGCATACGAGGGAGTCATCGACGTTAAGAAAGCTACCGCTGCGGTAACCGGGTAATAGGAGGAGTTTAACCTATGAGTATTTTTGAAGATATCGGCGGAATGGACCCTTCGCTGACCAGTATCAGAGATGCCGGTTCCAGCCCCCTTCTGATGAACGGTGGACTGGCCTCTGCAAACCCTGACCTGATCGAGCCCTTTGTATCAGGATATAACTTTATATCCTGGTTCAAGCTGCCGGGCTTTTTCGATGGCGATACGCGTGCTGCCTACAGGGCGTACACGGAGCGCAACCTGAAGTCACTGGATCTTTACAATGACTTCGAAATGGAAACCGGTTCTGTGAACTACGGTTTCCACGGTGCGTCGTATGAGGTTGCAACCAACCTCCGGCGCGATATTCAGAGGATCACAACTGGTCACAACGAGTTCTGGAGTCTTCCTGTATCTCGTCTGACTGAGAAGTGGGTAACAGGTATCAGAGACCCTGAAACCGGCATGGCTCACTATCACGGTCAGCTGATCAACAACGACCTCATCGAGTACAAACCCTCGTACCACTGTGGTTCGATGATTACCTGGGTAACTGACCCGGCAGGTAAGGGACTTGTAAGAGCAGCTCTGCTGGTCAACATGTTCCCCCTCCCCGTCAAGCTCAGTCATCTGAACATGTCCAGTGGAGATCACAGCACGACTGATATGAGTATCTCCTGTAGCTGTATCTACCACGAGAGTCGGTATATCAACGCTATCGCCAAGGCTATCAACAGCATCATTCCCGCCAACAAGCAGCAGGCTGCCGCTTGGGGATCTACGATCTACGAAGCCATGGTCAGCAATCCCGATTCCCTGGCCGACAAGGAAAATGGTTTCGGTTACCTCTTCGACGAAGACTGGGCTTCTTTCGGTGTTGAACACCAGAATGGCCTGGACGGCGAGAGTCCCGACCACCAGAGAATCATCAGCGCTATCGGTAGTTAATTCCACACTTACGATAAAGCAAATCGAGAGGGCCCAAATGGGCCCTCTCTTTTATTGCACTGTGTATTAGTAGCTAGAAGAAGAGTCTCCACCCTCTTCAGCTTCACCATCCTTACGTTTGGCAATTTCCATTGCAACTGTTTTCTTAGAGCTCTCTACAATCTCTTCCAGTCTTTCACTGTTGAGGATGTGACCAAAGTATTCTTTGGCGATCTCTTTACGTACGTTTGCTACAACAGCATCATACTCATCATCAGACACGCTATGACGAGATACAAAGATCTCAACCAAGCTAGCTGTAAGGTCATTTACAGTGGAAAGAACTTCAAGCTGGTTTGTGATAGGTATAGATGCAGGAGGAGGTAATGTAGCATTAAGCTTCTTGATAGCACCTATCATTGATATGTACTTATCTCTCTCCTCGATTGTATTGTCGGTATCGTTCTTTACATCATCTGCTACTTCTTTCTTAGACTTAGCAGCTTCCTGTTCGCTTACGATCATATCCCCATCATTAACCTCATGATTGGGATTATCCTTCTCAAGCTTATTTATCTTGTAGATAAGCTCATTGAACAGTAATAGCCTGGCAGCTTTGGTGAACTGATCAGAGGGGTTTTTCTGGAAGTTTAAGACACGTACACTAAATGCACCGTCCTGTATCCTGATACTCCTGGCATACTCGTGCTCACCTAGGTTATTCATAGCGCTAGGAGGTACTCCAGTTGCCTGTGATACACCTTCAGCGTAGTCATCGAAGTTCAAGTCTTCCTGATTGTAGTCCTGACCAGGCAGAGTATTCACATCAAAGACAGTTTCACCCTGAGACTTAGCTGTATAGAGATTGGATCTGTTTGTACCAAACTTATCGAAGATAGTCTCAACGCTACCGATATCGGCAATAGACATCTGGCTGCCTTCTACTTCCTTCATAAAGGAGGATACTATTTCGGCTGTGTTAGAAGCAAGTTCACCTACTTCCACATCCCAGAGCCTTACATCATTTGCTCTATCTACACGGTTTACGAAGTCTGTCACATACAGAGCTACATACACGTTACAGATGAACAGTGATGAGTGAAGAAGTGATAATGGATACCCTTCTTCGTCTCTCTCAGGACAGTATTCGATCATATACTCAGGTGGTATGAAAACCATCTTGATTGCACGATCGTGGATTGATTTGGTATAGAGAAGATTGATGACCATGTCACCAAGTGAACCATCAGTTGAGAAGGAGATATCCTTACCGGTAATCTTCTTCATGATAGCTTTCTCTGTGATGTCTCTAACTGCATTGAGTTCTTTGAGTTTATCCCCACTCATAAGAGCAAGAGACTGAGCTCTACCATTGTAGGTACTAGCAAGTGTATCAAAGAATGTAGTTGCAGTACCATTACTGAACATATTATCCTTAGCTCTACCATCATTTGGTTCAGCTGAGAATCTGCTCAGGGTATTGGATAGATCAGCATCCATAATATAAAGGTACCCATAACATACTTTGTCATATACCACAGGGAATACATCATCCGTCTTAAGAGAACGTATGATACTTCCCTTAATGGCACGATTGTCTTTGTGCTGCATATAAGCATCTGCCAGGTTCATACCAGGGGTTGCTTCTGTTTCGTCTTTGTGTTTGAGATCATAGGGATCACTACTGAGTTTGGCAAGTCCAAGTACATCTCCCAGCTTCTTTGAGTTGGCGGTACCCTTAGCTTCTCCGATAGCTTCCATATCAATCTCAGGCATATGAGACATTGATAACGATTCAAGTTCACTGTTAGCCGCTTCTTTTACAGCAGCGATCGTCTCCATATCATAGATAGAGATCTGATCGACGATACTTGCAATACCTTTGGCTATCTCACCTGAGACAAATGATTTATCGACTATATTTCTTTTATCCTCGGGAACAGCATCTTCCATTACATAATGGAATGCACTCTCTTTGTTGTTGTAAAGGTTGGCGATACCATCACTTACACTCTCCAGCTCTGCTGTAAGTGTACTTGACTTAAATGAAGCACCCTTGAGGATATTACCATCTTCGGCGCTTTCCATTTCGATATCAAAGACATCAGTTCGGTTGTACTCATCTTTGGGCTTGAAGAGCTTGTTTACCGCCTTGTTATCCCGTACAAAGTCTTCCATTTCAACTTTGGTATTCTGGGCGTTGTTCTTACGGATCTCGTCCAGAGCCTCACTTACAGGAATAATACTGTAGTACTTGGCTCCATCCTTATAGGATTCAATCAGGTCATTCACCAGATCGTCAAGCAGTCCAGATTCATCCACAAGCTCAGCAGCAAGAGCCTTGAGCTCACCCATCATAGTTTCTCTTTTATCATCGGCTTCTGTACCGGTAATATCGAACTTGACCGATTTCTTGGTATAGTCATCAGGAGATGCTACTGTTTCAGCCAATATAGAGAATGCTTTCTGTAATGGGTGGATGATGTTATATAGCTGACGGTACTGACCCCGAAGAATAGATCTACTATGACCTTTTGCAACGAAGTCATTCAGGCCACCAGAGAGACCACTCTTCTCGTCGACAGGGTTCATTACTTTTCTGGGATCCTCGGCGGTAGTCCCTGTCTTGAACATCTTCTGCTCTCTAGCCTTCTTTTTGCTTTGCCTCTGACTCCGCATTATGGTATCGGTATCATTAAAAGCAGATCCAGCAATATCCTTAGTATCACGGTGACCACTGAGCTTTGTCCGTGTCTCCATAATACCATTGAGGGTAGCCATGTGATTTGCCGTGACTTCCGGATCCTCTTTTAAAACACTGAGTGAGAGATCTTTGTATGAAGAAGGTAGAGAAGATTCTTTAGACTTATCTTTAGCCATTAAATACTCCTTCTTTTAATTCGTGTCGAGAAACAGTTACTTATTTAACAAAAAAAATCAGTGGGGCCAACTAAGGCCCCACTGATTAAACTATTGATCGATATATGTATATATAATCGAACAGTGGCACTGAGGCCGATGTAATAAAGAAGCTCTCATTATCGGTTAATCCCGAAAAGAACTTCTTCTCAGTTCCAGTCATCTTGATGATACTAGATGCAATAAATACAACAGTTCTCTCACGGATATTGTCATGTATCTTAAGTACAGGGCTACCGCGATATAGTCGTATTACATCGATCGTAACATCTTGATTAGGAATCTGATAAGTTCTAGGCTCACTAGTGCCACCCTCACAAATATCCACAATATGAACTGCAACCTCTTCAGGCAATTCAAATATTGTAGTTGGAATTGTGATAGGATGCCTCATCTGATTGAAAGTAAATACTTTCTCTCCGACTTTGGCAACCTGTGGGTTGGCATTAACAAACCTGAGTCTGTTTCTCCTATCCAGATCTTCATAAATATCCTGAGACTTGCAACCTCTCAGGAAGTCCATGAAATCAGGAACTTTTTTGTAATCAGTATATGCTTTACCCATGCGCTCATCGAACCCAATAAACATAGAATACATGCTATCTCTCACATCTTTATGATACTGAGGGATTGCAATATCTGTATTGGGCTTGTATACTTCGACTCTATCCTTGGAGTAGTTCCGTAATAGAATCGAGATCACGTTGGATACGTTATCATCAGCCGGATCACATAGTATCTCTACCCCCATGCCATTACCGATGATATACTGATCCACCTCAGATAGAATATCCCGATCTCCGGTTCTTCTATCAGGAGAATAGAATCTTTCAGGTGGAACATGAGATAACGTCTCCGATACCTCTTTGTACTCATCCGCTCCTATTTGCATGGACATATGCCCACATACCACATCGTGGTAGAGGTAGGCAAAGACCATCTCAAGCGGATCCGAATCAATTAACTTCTTAAAGTGATTAAGAGTCTTGATCTTTTTCACGCTACTAGAGCCTCCCTAACAAACCTTCTTACAATCTCCTTTGCATTCGGAAATCCGAAGTAGTCGTTTGTGAGTGTAAACCAGTCCCTGGATGTATAAGCCTCTACGACATTGCTGATATTATCATACCTGGCAGTACCGGTGAGACCAACCCACTGATTACCAATTCGTCTCATTCTGAACATGAAGGTCATCTCTCCAATATTAAATGAGCAAATCATAGACGGGTACTCTGACTTAAAGTCAAAGTCCATAACCATTTCCTGTTCTCTATTTGACGAGTATTTGTGATGAAATGCAAGTAACTTCACAAACTCATCAGGTATAGGTAGAGGTGATTCAATACGTCCATAGTTCGCATTGATATCCTCGATCATGATGTTGTAATCTTCTTCTTTTGATCCTAGAAGATCATTGTTCTTTACGTTTCCTACAATCCCCCCGTGATAGAACTCCTCCTGAGGTTCCTTCGCGAGTTTATCATAGAGCTCTTTGAACTCTCGGTCGGGTAGATCACCTTTCTTACGAGTTATCATCTCAGTGTATCTAGCCTTAAAGGGCTCAAACCTGTTATAGTTGATGTTTGGACCAAGCAGCTGCTCATCTCTTCTGAGATACAGTCTAACCGATCCGGTTGTCTTAGCTACAGTAGATGTAACATCTTCCAGCACACATCCTTCTGTAAATACAAGTGCAGATCCAATATCATCGTTTACTGACTCCTGGAATCCAAGAGGAACAACGTCGACAATCGAATATGCAGCTGCCAGAATAGGATCCTTGTGGAAGATATCACTGATCGTGTATCCATATTTGGCGATATCGATCTTACCGATACCAAGCTCATGCTGTATAACCGTATCCAGTTTAGCATTAGGTGCCTTGTTGGGAACCGTGGCTCTGAGTGAGAAATACATACTGCAAGCATCCAAATAGTTTACAGGTCCGGATATCTTGAACAGGTCGTGCCTATCCTCAGCTGGAGTAAAGACTCTTTTCTTTTCACCGGTTTCCCTATCAGTCTCAACGGAGCTATCCCGAATATAAATATTCCGGAGCTCTTCAGGGACCTTGGGATGAGCGAAGTATCTATCAGAGCAATTCTGATAAATGTGATCAAACCTTGCTTTCAGGTACTGAATATCAAAGCCAGCGTTCCAGAACAATACAAAGTCTACTTCAGCTTCTACATTCACATGACTGAAGTAATTATAGATGAGTTCGGCTTCGTCCTCAAATACTCTTACGTCGAGTTCCATGTTCGGAAGTATTTCCTCTTTGAACCTCTTACCAAGCTTGTTACCAGTATCGATAATTATAGTCTCATTGATCTTATCCATGAATGTCTTGGCAAGCTCATCGGGTGTATGCTCCTTATAGTAGGAGCTGGCTTTATTTTCCGGATATACCAAGAGCCATAGTACAGCTCTATTGATATCCGCATGATACGTAGATATCATATTGACCGGCACTGTAGGATCATCTATCGTTGACATAACATTAGGTAGATGAATCCCTCTCCTTTTATAGAGTTCAGTGTCGATCTCAATATCGCTTGCAGTCTTCCGAAATGATTTCGGCTTAAGGTTTCCGGGGTTGGCATCAAAGAACTTGAGCTTCTCAGATTCCTCAATAGAGTCTTCAGCACCGAAGATTTGCATACTCTCAGTGATGATCTCTTTGAGAATCAGGTTATCCCACTTACCCTCACTTCTCCGTTCATTGTAAAGATCCATCAAGCCTACCTCTTTGGCAATGTGCTTGACTTTATCCTTGTAAGGAACAGAGATCTTACGACACTGCTCAATCGGGATATGCTTATGAAGAAAAGTTAATGGCTTCTTACCATCATAGATATACACATCAAACATAGGGTTCTCTGTGATCTCTACATGCTTCTCTCCTGTATCCATATCCCGATATGATGTGATCAGCGCATCTTTCTTTCGGAATCGATTCTTCCGAATGTACTCATTCTTAATGAAGATCTTTCCCTCTCCATACAGGTCAGGAGAGGGAAAATCTCCTTTAAACTTATCGCTTTGGATCATTTACTATCCCTCCTCCGCAGGGCCATTATAGTTTATGATGTTATCGGAGATCTGCTCAGCTTCACCTACAGTTACTGTCTTGATACAAGTACCAACAGCTCCCATATATGCTTCCAATGCAAGTACAGATTCCTGAGGATGCTTCTCGATATCCTCCGGATCCAGATATACGTCCTTGGGCTCTTTGGTGAGTAGTTGCTCGATAATGCTCTCTCTACACCATCTGGATGAACCATTGGCATATTTGAACTCGACCGCAGCATTTGTTGGATCATTCAGTGAGTTGAGAATCTCAAGAGCATCGTTCTCCATATAGCCACACTTGAGGCTGGAGTTCTTGAGGATCTCATGAGTCTTCTTACGCACAGGGCCAGTTACAGGGTTACAGAACCCAGATGCTCTACCTGACGTCTTGGTATCAGGAGTATGCTCCAGTACCAGGATATATTTCGGGGCAATAAGAGGTCTTTCGATTAGCTCTTTACCATACCAATACACCTTGGGCGGTTCATAATCAGGATACCATTCATTATACATTTTGTATATGAAGTCGGAGTTGAACTTATTCTTAATGGGCTTAATTACCAAGTTCGGTCCCCACGTCATACAGAAATTGATATAATCATCGAAGTCTGCTTGAGATGCTTTGCTTAGCGTATTCCACTCATAGTCCAGATCCATATGAGATACTCTACCAATGAAGGTGATGATATCCTTAATGATCTCAGCTCGGCTCTTCTTCTGTTCGACAGCTTTCCGTACAACCCATCTACCAACCTCGGATACATCACTTTCATACAACTGACCAGGAATCAACCGCTTGAATGTGGATACGTTGTTGATAGCAATATCAGCAACAATACCATACTCATTTACAGGCATATCCTTATCGGGTCTGATGAATCCAGTTACGCCTTTCTCAGCCAGTCTACCAGTGAGTTTACTACCAGTAATACCTTTATATTTCACAAGGCAGCTGATCTCGATATAGACGTTATCGAACTCTTTTCCTCCACGACCAGGAGTCTTCTTACAGTCTTCGATGAACTTACGATACATTACATACCGGCTCACAACCTCAGGGTCAAGACACTTCTCACCACGAGTTGCAATGATCTCATCGATCGCTCCAACAAACTCTTTGTAGAACGCCATATTCTTATCATAGTAATGCATGATCTGCTCATTATGCTTCTGAGCTCTGAGCTCTTCAGGATCACTATTTACAAACACGTCGATATCTACAACTGTACTACCTTTGTGCCCTGTGATTACATCATCATTGGGCTGGCGATTATCGATATGGATATTCTCATTAAGAGAATCGATGAAAGAAGAAATACTATTCCTTCTTCTCTTAGCAGCAATAAGGACACCATCAATGGTCTCCATGATATCGGGAAAGCACTTATGGTATCTGGGATCGTTACTCGTACTCAGGAATACTTCTCCCTTGGACAGAGTCATCGCATACTTGATGATCTGATAGTGAGCCATCTTCTCAGCGAATGATTCAGATATCATAATAGAGTCTTCATACGTCTCTACAGTATTCAGGAATGCAACCTGTGCGTTAACCCCATTACCATAGTTCAAATATTCATCAAAAGATGATGCCCGTACCAGTACGTCTCCTTTCTTTACTTTGGTACCTACAGGCATAGATTCGAGATTGTCTGCACACTTCATTGCGAAGTGAGGTCCTATGTTCATGAAATATCCACGCTCCTCCATGGATATATGGCCAGTGTGAACATCACGAAATAGATAGATCGTGAAGTTGTCATTCTTCTTGATCACTCTATACAGTTCACTATCTGATTTAGCTTTCACTAAACCAAGTGTGCTGTGCCTGGCAAACAGGTTCTCATGTCCGAATGACATAATGGGCTGCTCTGCATGAACAGGTGGCACACCCTGACGCCTGTGGTTATCAGTCATACCACCTCGGGCACCGGACATGTGCGACATCATAGTATAAGCATTGTCCCCCGTGATCGCAACATCTTTGATATCTACATTATCAAAGCGCTTAATCATCTGGTGACGTTTGGATAAAGTCTTGCTCATACAAACTCCTTAGTATTTATATTCAGGTTATTAATATATAGATTACTATCGCAATAGAATACTCCCTCAGGGTATTCCTGAGGGAGGTAGTGATTATCGCTTTTTAAGGTTGGTTAAAACGATAGAACCAAATTGTGATTTCTTCTTTACCTCTTTAGCGAAGTTCAGAAGACGGTTAATGGGAGTTCCGGGTTGTCTAATTACTTTCATTTCTTAGCCTCCGGTTCCGTAGACTTGAGAGTCTGGGTGAGTTTGTTTCCATACTCACCAACAGGTCTGTACTTTGCGAAATACTCCAGCACGTCATCAACTGAGATTCCAGAAGACGGATGGATTACTTCAAGATAGGTCTCATATGAGATCCTGTCGAATGCATCTTTAAAGGTAGCATCAGAATGATACTTCTCATAAAGAGTTTTCTTGGTGAACTTCTTATCATACCCGGGAATAGAATAATGCCCAGAACCGATGAGTTTCTTACACTCATTCAGGAGATAGAAGTTGGAGAAGATGTTTACAATTCCTCTGGAGAAATCGAAGTAAACAGGGACGTTGGTTGTTTCACCACAGCTCTTGGACTTACTTACAGTGATACGCTTGTTAGCACCTCTGAAGTCTCCTCCCCACTGATGATCTTTGTCCTGTTTGCCATGGTCGATCTTGTAGATATGATAGGCTACATCACTGAATGCTTTACCGTTATCCAGTTTCTCACCAACTCTCATTCCCGGGAGGAACGGAGTCTTGGGAGCATAGGGATCCAGGTTTGCCTTCACGGAGATGTGACTTACAAATGTAAGAGGCATGTTCCGACCTTCAACCAGAGGCCTTACACGACCCATCATCATCTTGGTCTTGTTGGCGATCCGCATATACTCGGTATTACTACCCATGTCGGCGGAGTTACCGGTGACCTTCTTCTTGGCGTTACCATCATCATCCACATCATCCACAATATCCTCAGTCGTAATACGGGATGTGGGGTCCATGGAGATAAACGTAGGCACGAAGAGTTTCAGTCCTTTGATATACGGATGATCAATCATAAACTCCTTAGGAGCTGTTTTCTTGATGGTGCTAAGACGTGCAATATTATTGTACATCTTTTCTGTAGTGAGCTCTTCTGCCTTACCGAGTCTCATGAAGTGGTCTGAGAACAGCTTGTAGCTATCGAACGGTGATACATTGAAACATCTGGATACTTCTACCAGTCCTTCAAGGTCCATAAACAGGGAGCTTACCTTGTTCTCCATACCACTCATGATACAGTTAAGTAGAGCTCCTCCAGTAGCCATCTTCTCGAAGCTGGACTTACCTGTACCGGTGTACCCGATGAAGCCGGTCACTTTACCGCCATAGATCCCACAAGTAAGATGCTCCTTTCCTTCAGCATCACGCTGTAAGCTCATACTCAGGAAATCGAGAGCATCTACACCAGTGGGATAGCCCACTGGATAGTTGTGAATATCCATGTCGTCTGCGCCGATCTTTTCCTTGAAGCTCGACATAAGGGCATTAGCCATTATTTACCTCCAATATAATATATACACTAGATTGCGTTTATTTAGTGACTGTTATGGGATATTTTGAAAACAAATATCCCATATACAATACTTAAATTAGAGTCATCTACAATGACTCACAATAATAATATATAGTATACTAGGAGGGATGAGATGGAAAAGATTCTGAAGAATGTAATCGTGATCGAAGGTATTGACGGATGTGGTAAGAGTAGTCAAGTGAATCTACTTGTGAATGCTATTCGGAATTATGACAAGAACATGAGGTTGAAGGTTGACGCCGAACCTACAGGCGGTCCTATCGGAAAGCTTATACGTAAGCACCTCTCTGGTGAATACACATGTAGTCCAGAGTCAATGATTCACATGTTTGCAGCTGACAGGTCTCTGCATCTGGATGACATCAGAAACTTCCTTGATAATCCCGAGAACAGCATGGTTATCTGTGATAGATATATGTACTCATCTATGGTATATCAGAGTCTTCAGATGGGGTCTATGGACTATGTTGCGAAGATGAATAGTGAGTTCCCCAGGCCTGAACTTCTCATCTATATGCACATGGATTCTGACAGAGCACTGGCCAGAGTACATGGTAGAGATACTACTAAGGATCTCTTTGAGCATCAAGATTTCCTTAGTATGTGCGAGAAGGCATACAATAAACTCATTAATGATGAGATTAAGAGAGATGTATGTAACATCTTAACTGTGAATGCGGATGCTCCTATGCATGATGTACATGCTCAGATATGGAATAGTGTCGAGAAGATGATTATCCGTATACATGAAAGATCTACAAATCCCACCATGAGCATCTATTAGTATCAAAGCGTATAAAACCTTATATATTATATAGGTGAATCTAAATTATATTATATTCATATGGGAGGATTCTAATGGAATCAATGAATAACAATGTATCTAGCGTTAATGAAGAACGGCTGCTCAATCGGGTACTTCTGGTATCCAGTGGGCAGGGTGGTATGGCAATCGCCAACGAGATCATGAGTACTGCAAAGTCGACCGAGTTCACCAATATGACCGAGTTCAAGCTGGTGGGGATTATCTCCAGTGCTACGGACCTGATTAAGGTGAAAAACAACCCCAATGTATCGGGGGTTATCAACATCGCTCCCGAAGGTGGCGGTGCTGGTGCGGATCGGGTTACAGCCCGTGGTATGGTTGACAGGAGTGACGCAGTCACGATGTTAACCGATATCATCAACTCCAATGTCTATGACATGATCGTCTATGTTGCAACTGCTGGGGGCGGTACCGGATCCGGTTCCATCCCCTATATCGCCAGACAGATGAGCGACATCTTCATCGATATCCCCATGGTTATCATCGCGGCTGTGCCCGAGATGAACACCCGGGTAGGTGAGGCACGCGCCATCGAAAACGCCGTTTGGTTCGGACAGGAAGTCGTTGAGCTGATTGAGAATGACGATACCCGCCTGGGTGTTGCCATCTGTCAGACCAACAATACCGACTACGGAATCAATGCCGGATATCGCGCCACCAACAAAGCGATAGCCGAAAACTTCATCTTGACTCTCAATGCATTCGAAACTTCCAAAGACCGCAGCGAATCTGATTCGATCGACGCTGGGGACCTTGACCGCCTCGTTGGATGGGGCGGCGCCTGGGGTTGGTTCCACAATCCCAGTATCGATCTGACCGACCTCAGAGATGAGGAAGTCAGTGACGAGTTTCTCGTCAGATTGATCGAAGAGCATCCCTGGTTTCTGGTTGAAGGCGGAGACGCTCGACCCAACATCATGATAGTCGCGACGATACCCGAAGAGCTGGAGGCGCCCATGCGCGCAGCATCGGATTATCTGAACGAGTATCTCGGCACCGGTGGTACCAACCGTATCGCCTATGTGAAACCGCAGGACGGCGAAGCTCCCTCTGTATCAATCATGGTTACAGATACGAGCATGCCCGTCCAGTGGATTCAGGACGGTGCCGTAATCCTCGCCGATCAGGAGGCGAAGCGTCAGGCCACCAAGAAGAAGCTGGGTACAGTTAACAAGCTGACCCGGAAGCTCGGCCGCACCGCTGAAGAGTCCAGGACTCCCCGGAGAAGAAGCGCAGCCACACCCACTGGAGGACAGGGTGGCTTCGTTAGAAATCGTAGTGCTGAAACCGCGACAGTAGGATCCTCCCAAGAAACAGCTTAAGCGGTATAATTCCATACGCCCAGAGGTACTTCGGTGCCTCTGGGTGCCTGGGTTATTAAGCGTTTCTTTTTTCCCTAAAGACATCATATAAATAAGGAGTATGCATATATCATGAAAACGATTAAAGTATTTGCTATCCCCGAAGTCGCCGAACAGACGATGGATGGTAATAGTATTGCAGCCACTGGTGTAAGTAGCACAATCGACCTTCTCGGCATACTGGAGAAAATAGTATTACCCGTCAAGATCAATCATGGTTACAATGATACTGGTAAAGACGGTAGTGCTGTAAGCGCCACCAGACGCCGGGCAGAATACTTCATCTCCTCCGAACACAGAGATGTGCTGGATGAAGTAGCCAAGATGCACAGCAATGATGAGGCTCGTCAGAGTGAGTTCAAGAACGTCGTCAAAGACCTCATCGGTTATGGTACGTGGAACTGTCAGGGACAGGACCTCGAGCCCTACGGTAACAAGGTAAGTGACTACCAGACTTCCGTAAAGAACTCCCTCTATGCTCACCCCCGGTTTGAACACTTTATCTCCAAGAGAGCAGGCGGTATGCCCGTTCAGCTCATCTTTGCAGGGACTGACTACAATGATGACAAGACGTTCGATCTGGTCTCATTCCGTGTAACCTCCCTGTTCGATGGTGGAGAAGGAAAGGATCCCGATCTGGAGATTCAGATCTTCACCACTCAGGAGTATTTCAATCAGGTATATGAAGAGCCCATCTGGAAGTTCTACTATCCCAATATCGACTTTGATATCAAGGGACTGGAAGCTTTCGATGATAACGGTACCGAGAGATTTCGGATTGCCGACTGGGCTCCTCAGGACCCCGAGACTACTCTGGCCACAGAGATGGATGACATCGCTGCTTTCTATTCCGAAAGAAAGACCTGGAAGCGGAAAGAAGTTACTCTTGCCAAGACCAATTCGGTCAGCCGCAGAGTGTATGTCTTCTATGATAACATTCCTCTTCCGGCTGAGTATTTCACAACTGACTTTGTCAGAACCAATTTCGCCGAGTTCCTGAGAGAAACCTACGCTCAGGATGCTCACTTCAAGGGAAAAGGTCAGATCTACCTGGACGAGTTCCTGATGAGAGAATGGCCCAAACTCTTCCCCGGTGAGAAGAGACAGATTGTTCCTGTTCCCTATGTCTTCCCGTTCATTAAGAATATGGACAAGAAGGCTGAGCATGACAAGGGTAAGATTGTTGAAGGCGAAACCTACAATGATCACACCATGGTTATGCCCTATCAGAGATTCAAGACGATAGTTGAAGATACACGGTTTACCTCTCTGTGGATCCACGGTGCCGACTCGGCCACCAGTAGTCCCAGCGAGTACGAACCTCAGATCGAACTCTTCCCCCATGCAGATGTGGATTGTCCCCTGCTCATCTCCCCCGGCATCACAGACATTCTCCCCCAGTGGAAGGGTACTGTGGTTGTAGGAGGCGGAGCTATCCCCGCCGGTAGTGCCAACCTCATCAACGAGTTCTACATGATCATTTCGTATCTTCATGCCAGAGCTATGCAGCGGAGTACCTTCGTTGTTCCCGATGGCGTAGAGGATCTCTCCGGTAGTGTAAGCGGAGACAAGGATACCATTGTAGGACGGTACACCATTACAGGTGAACCCACGGATGATGAATCCACCTTCAACTTCCAGGGAATCGAGTACCATTTCAGACAGGTTGAGCTCAATCGTCTGAGACTGGGTCAGTCAGAGGTTTCCTAGAATAAAGGAGTAGAATCATGAAAGACATAGAAACAGGACGTTCTTATCATATACTTGGTAAGATGAACTGGGCCTCTGTCGAAGAAGATGTGTATGTTATATCAGACTGTGATCATACGATTGTAGATACCAATGCTGGTATACACAGCTCCGTGATGAACTTCTTCTCTCCAGAATATGACACCGATGAGAGTGTATTTGAGTCTATGGTTGTAAAACCGAATACTCGCATTCTTATGTGCTATAATCTGGAGGGGTTAATCGATATTCCCGATGTGTACGATGATGCATCCAGGATAATGTATATTCCTGAGTGTATCATCGATATTGGGAAAACCGCTCTTTCTGTAGTAGCTGAGAAGTCGAACTATAGCATAGTCACGCCATTCACGTATAAGGGATCTGTGCATCCCAAAAACATCCGTGAGAGGGCTCTTGTGATGAAGGATATCCTCCAGAAGGTTATTCCTGGTTGCGACGTAAGATTCCAAGGCACATCTACCACCTTCAAGTCAAAGACGTTTGTTGATAACGAAGTGGCTAGAGGGGAAGATGAGAACAGAGCGAATCTCGATAAGAAGAACAAAGAAGAGACTCAGTATATTCGTGCTCGTAAAGAGCTCAATACAATGATGAGTGCGCTTGATAGAGAACAGTCTTCTGTTACGGCTAAAGTGGCTTATGCTACTAAAAAGTCGGAAGAAGCATATGCCGCAATGAATGATATGCAGCAGTTCCTCAATATCTTGAGTGCTAATTACAACTGGGAAGATCTACTTAAGGATCCCAAACATTCGGAGCTACTTGCTTCGATGAAGAATATCCAGAACGGAGTTTTTTTCGAGACGTAAAAAAAAAGAATCCAGGGCCCGTCATGGGCCCTGGTCTTTATTGGTTACTTAAGAAGAGCACGTTTGATCTTATCTCCTGTGATCTTGTTCTTCTTGTTGGATGCCTTCACGTTCAGAAGAATATTCTTCTTCCCTTTGATATTATCCACCAATGCTTTAACAGCAGCGTCGCTCAGGGGAGGATTAGATCCATCTCTGAGTTTCATTGCTGCTCTCATAGAAGAAGAGTTGTATGAATCATGGATTGCATTGAACAGCTCTTCACGACATCTGGGTGCTACACGCACATCATCATCGATGTGACTGAAACACCAGATAGCTTTTGTTTCTACACCAAATGCTCTGTAGACTCTGATGTAAGGAAATTTACTACCAGTCCAAGGCTTCTCAGTCTCGATACTTCCTGTCATATCAACGACGGCAGGCGAGATGAGACTGAGCATTGTGTCCTTGGGAACACCAAGGTTGGTGTAGTCCAGTACATTGAACAGTGTGTTTCTCATCACCACTTCCAGTCGGTCGACGTTGGAAGCGTTTATCCGATCAACAGTTTCCTCAATAGCACCATTGGTACGGTACTCAAAGAAGCTATTCTTATGAAGGAACTGCACGCCTGCTCCCTGAGGTCCTATGATGAACTTGGAAGAGTCATCCAGGATCAGAAGATTGGTATCCAGCTTCTTGGCGACCGCCGTCAGAATACCCTTAACAACACAGGTGTCAAGAGTTATCTTTTTGGCATAGCAGGTCTGATTTTCCTTAGTGAGACTGAGGAAACAATGAGATCCTACGAACTCGTCCACTTCCATGTTACCCATGTTAACAGAGCAACAGGAGATATTCCTGTTGTAAGGATGCTCGGAGACCTTTGCGGCACTCTGGGGGTTGGCGAGGTAGGTACGAGTAGCTTCCATATCAAAGGAGTCTCTCCGCCCCTGCACGCCGATTCTCTTGGCATAGAATCCATCGAATGAGAAGTATCCAAACTTCGCCATGCAATTGATATCTACAACCACGTTATCGTGACTCCCATCGTTCTTAAAGAAGTAGCTCGGCTTTGTATCCTGACTACCTCCTACAGTTACTCCACCTGCGGTCTTATCGCCTACTTTCATCCGAAGATGAATCCCATCGGGGATACGAATGGGCTGGTAGAGCAGAACCTGAACAGTATCCATGTTCACACGCAGAAGCTTATCTTTCTCAGATTTACTGAAGATGAGTTCTGCTACCTTTGTGTGAGTGATAAATAGTGTATCCTTATCTACGGGCATGTTTGTATATTCTACCCGCAGTTGGTACATGTGACACTTATCCAGAGCCACATTGCGAGATGCATGTACCATAAGAGTCGTATTCTTATTCACCATGGATTTACTGAAGAGAACTCCGTTACAACTAGCAGTTGCCAGCAAGAGTTCAGCCAGACTAGTTGTCTTCACCGGTGCATTAATAACATCACCGATAAACTGGATGTATGTAGATTCATGTGCCTGGCAGGATCTTGATCTGTCATCTGCATTGGGATTCTTACCAATACCCACCCCAATCACATTCACAAACATACTACTCTTTACAATGGCTACCATGAAGGGAATCGGTGTAACCACGTTTACAAGGAACATGTTCTTCGTATCCAGGTTATCCCCGGACATGTAGACACGTCCCATATAGATATTCTCGAGATCAACCTTCTTGGAACAAGGAGTATCTACTCCGCCGTCCTTGTTGTTGAACTCAAGATATACATTACATGCATTCTTGAGCTTGAAGGTATCACACTCCAGTCTCCCTGAGAACGCGAACGGGTTCGTATCGCCTGTTTCGGCTATAACGCTTGTTAGCGTATCCACGGGTTCCGCAAAGGAACTGAGGTCTGCACCTGCCGCGAACTCGTTGCCTTCTCTGAAGCATTTTGGAATGTAACGTTTTTTGTTTTCGTTGTTCAGCAGATTCTCCACATTTCTGTCGAAGAAGTCTTTCTCTGACTGCATCGTGATCGACCCGTAGGTCTTCCCCTTCATAGTAGATCGAATGCTGGAGATCTTAGCCTGCACATTGTTGGCAGTAAAGATCTCCAGCGTGTTATTTTTCATCTCCTCCTGGTATTCCACAAGGATTTGAGCTGTATGCATATGGAGTTTACTCCAACCGCCGATAACAGCAATCCTTTCCTTGGTGGACTTGGTCCGGCAGATAATGAGATCTCCTCCATTTATCTCAGCTTCGAAACCGAAGGCACCCGCAGCGCTTCCCAGGAGGTTAACCTGTTCGATTCTCTGGTTCCTGATCTCCTGTTTCTTCTTCTCGGAGATATCGGCATCCTTCCAGTCGAAATCGTCAGGCGCTGTAATACCGTAGTATTTCACAGCACAGTGATCTTCAATCCAGAGGTTACCCATAAGGAAGTTCGGTGTGTTAAGCCCTACAGCCTTCCAGATACCAGTAACGGCGATATCTACTCTGGGGTATACCGCAAGCATAAGCTCGGTTATTGTAGGAGCTACCATGAAGACACCAGAAGGCATGTTATACATTCTGGAGATCTCATACAGCTTCAGCACATAACCAGGATAGGAATCATCATCAATTCCTTCGATCTTGGTATAGGAGGGAGATTCATCTATGTTCCAGGTGAACTCTCCGTCTCTGAATGACTTGATATCATCACTTGTTGTGATCAGATACTCATCATACAGATTGGTTGCGATTCCGTTGCTGCTGTAGATCTTCAGATCAGAGCCAACCATAGGGAGAGGCTTACGGAACTCTTCAGAGATCTCATAGCCAGGTGCATGGACTTTTACATCCAGAAGATTGATTCCTTTGAGGAATTCACCTTCTATTGCAAGGTCTCCCGCGATAGCATGAGACGTAGTGAATGCACTATATACATCCAGGATAACAAAGGTCGTTTCCTCTGTCTCTCCGCTGAATGCATTAACCACACTATCGTGAAACGAATCGGCAGTTGCTTTCATCTCATCCAGTAGGGCCGGGTTGGGTTTACCTTCTTCGGTATATCGAACGAGTTTAATCTCCCGGATATGGGGCATGAGCACGACTGTACGCCCTTTCTTAAGAGAGGTATCGCCCAGCTCGATCTTACTCACACGGGATGCCATATATACCTGAGTGGCGCCGAAGAAGGTACCGTCTTCATCAAGCATCTCTACATAGTCATGACGTTCTGATTGGGTCATTAGATTACTCCTTTATATGGTGTGAAAAAAGATAGTAAGATATAATTCATATAAATAGGAGGAGGGCACGAAGCCCTCCTCCAATCAGGTCGAATGCTTATTAAGCGATCTTGTTGCCCTTCTTCTTGGAAGCGGCGGCGGCAACGGGGGATTCAAAGCGAACGGCTTCTTTGAGCTTCTTGCTGGCCTTGAAGCCGACGACGCAGTGATCACCGGTGTCGGGAATCACGATGGTTCCGTCTCCGTGGAAGGACTTCATCTCACGGCCGGGACGACCGGCTGCTCTTCTGACGATCATATTACCCAGGGCGCTGGTGAGGGGGATGGAGACCTTGGCTCCGGGAGCGGCGTCTTTCAGGGACTTACCCATCTCACCGGCGATTTCGGCCAGGGTGTCGTAGTTGGCATCGACACAGTCTCCGTACTGGGCCTTGGTGATACCGGACTCTTTGACTTTCTCGAAGCCACGGGCGATGATTTCGTTCTTGGTGGGTGCTTTTACTTCTTTGGACATTTCTGTTCCTCCAGATAAAATAATAATTTAAGATAAGATAAAGACTGCTTAAAGTGTTGGGGTAATAACACGTTTCACACAAATAATATATAACCTAGACTAGCTATTGGTTTTAAATATATCCTTTACATTGTATTATTTAATACCAAGTAGTTTCCTATACTCTTTTACTTTTTCTTCAGGTGGATTCCTTACATCGTCTGTGATTTTCTCACCTGCTTGTTTGTAGAGAGTATATCTAGCCATATTCACACATATATCCGACGTTGTCGTAATGAGTGAAAGTAGATCATCCCGCTCCTCTGCTACATCCTTCTCGTCTTTGTTTTTTGTTCTCTCTTTTGTATTCCCTTCATACTTGAAGACAATTCCACAGTTAGTCATTATATCAGCAAATGATCTAACATGAGGATCCGCTGCTTGTATTGCAGGAATAAATAGTCTGAGACTTTTCAATCCCATACTTCTAAAGAGATTTAATGTATTTTGCTTACTTTTTTCTAAATCATCACAAAGTACATCACTGACGGGTAAGGTTATATATAAAGGAGCGAAAGTATTGATGATTGATTCGTTTCTGAAGATACCATTCTTATCAATGGTTCCTTCTACGAATCTCTTTGGGGCTTCTTCCCCATGAACGAATCGGGTTAAGCTACCTACAATGATTGTCTTACCAATCTCGGCAGGTGAGTGCACATGACCACAATATGTGGCATACTTAACTATGCGATCCATTGCTTCCTGAGGAAAGATATGTCTGAACTTCTCTTTAACAAGCTTTGCATGTTCATCTCCTATGATAACCCCTCCAAAGCTGTCCATAACTCCATGCATAAAGATGAAGTCATAGTGTCCTTCGGGTACCTCCAGGAAAGGAGCAAAGTGCTCTACAGGGTCACTTACATGCTCATCTGGTATGAAGAGCATCTTACGACCATTGTATTCCAGTTCAGATGTTGTTCTGATAATTCTCACATTTAGTTCAGGTACTTTAGTGAGGAACTCCATTGCTTTTAATTGATTCATTTCATGAGTACTAGTACCATCTACAAGAACGAAAAGAATCGGTTCACCGACTTTGTTCTTCTCGCGTGCTACCATATACATCATTTCAAGATAAAAGCTCATAGCCTCCGAATTTGATCGTATTTCGAAGTGTGTACCATCTCCGTTTAATACAACCATATCAGGTTTAGATGATCTAATGCGGGGTAGTAATATCTCATAAAAGGTCTTTCTCATGAGATTTACATCTATCTTCGGATGACCTAAGTGCAAATCCGAAAATACAATTACGTTAAATAAAGAATCCATTACCAATCCTTGTCGGCTACCAGTTTGATTTCTATCGCTCCAGACACATCACTATCTCTCCATTCTGAGAAGAACGTTTTGGTCCTTTCCTGCACTAAGCCAAATGAGTTGTTGTTAGCAAACATCTCACTGGCCAGTGAACAAATCTCAGTCTTGAGAGGTCTAATGATATACATATTCAACAAAGTATCTTTCTCTGCTCTGGATAGCTCACTCCAGATAAGAGTTTTATCATCATGATAATACTGTATGAGATCATCACCAGATGTAATAGCAATGACATTCTTTCTCGTTGTCATAGCCGAATGAGCACTGACGATGAATCCACTCAAGATGGGATAACATGCATCTGCACTATCTTCCAGCGTGTCGAGGATGTCATCGATAACTATCCTTACATCTATCTGACGTCGGAATATATTGTTGAATATCGTTTCCAGCAACACAGACATTATCCCACTTACGTTTATTCTGAGTTTTCTGTCGATGCGCTTTGTTTTGCAGCTTGCCATAGTCATATGATTTACTCCTTGAGATTTTATTACTGTGATAGATTCACTATAATAATATATAAGATAAGACGGCAATAAAAAAGAGAGCTCCCGAAGGAGCTCTCTCAACATTGATTACAGGAGATGTTTTTAAATGGATTGTTACATACGTAAGCCCAAAGTAAAGCCAACGCCTAAGCCTCCATTATCTCCAGCGATGTAATTAATATTCGGCCCTAGGTATAAGTTGTTAAGCCTTACCAGGGGAGTGAACCCTATATACAAGGGGGACCCTCGAATGCCGTCTGTTTCCAGAATGCGTCCAACGGTTCCCAGTAATATAATATCGAACTTAATGAGGGGCTCCTTGGGCAAAGCGAGCTCGTCAATATCTGCGGATATCTGAGATATCTTTATGTTTGCCTGATCGATAGCTTCCACGGCTTTAATATGTGTGGTTATAGCCAGATCACGGTATTCATTCTTCAGTAGATTCTCAGTTTCCAGGGCTGCTATAGTATTCAGAAGGAGCGATTTGAGGCCTTCATAATCCCCTGGAATTTCACCGACGCGTACCTCTTCATCATATGTAAATGCGAACTTAGTCCCTTCGGCGTTCACCTTAGCAGCAAACACAGGGCTAACATTTACGATCATGACAAAACACAGAAGGAAGAAGACAACGATGTTGAACTTCTTCAGCAGATTAAAAATTGTTTTCAATCTCAAATACCTCCTTGAATAACAATAGTTTGGTTCATTTCTCAAAATGAGAGACCGCTGGTTATCCCGAAGTTACCCAGACGATCTCTTTTTAACATGTTGAGAGATTTGGTTACTTAATATCTTCCCAATCTTCTACCTCTTCGGGAGAAACAGTAGTAGGAGCAATTTCATCAATTCTCTTGTCCTGCTCTTCCTGTATGGTAGAGATATCCTCTTCGGCCTCTTCCTTGATTTCCTCAAGTTCTTCTTTGGCCTCTGTGAGATCTTCAGATACTTCTTCAGCATCCTTCTTGATCCTCTTCCTTCTCGCTTCATATGCCTTCTTATCCTCACTGTGACTTCTTCCGAGAACACCAGCAATGATAGCAAGCACTGCAAGGACGGCTGCACCAATCTTGGCGACGTTTACCCAATCCTTGATTTTGAGAAGGTTCTCTTTCTTAAATAAACTTAAAAACTTTTTCATAAGTTACTCCTTAACCTATTATCAACCCACCACCTGAGGCGTGATAGTTCTTGAAATATGTTACTGTTGTATATACACTTGATGCGTATCCAACTTTACCTGCACGGAACTTAACCGTCAGATGACACTTGTGATATGGTACCTTCCTACCATCCGGAGAGATTGGACTGGGCGAGTGCCCCGATCTCCAATAACCCATATCATGCATTCTGGATGGATAGTTTGCGTTATATTTGAGTGATGTATCAAGATTATCTAATACACCTTGTGTAGTCTGGGGGGAGAACTGATTACCTATACCATTTCCCCATTCGTTGAACTTGGGATATTCTGCTCGCATATCCCATTCCACGCTAGCACCCTCTTCAAAATCATTGATTCTGAATCTCATGTATGCTGGATACGGTTCTGCGGATGGGTCATACATTGGTATAGTCCAGTACGTTGACTGGTCTTTCTTGTATACTCTTAGTTCAGGTATAGGCACCTTCTTAAGAAGAATATTTTCAATAACAGCCTCCTCTGAGAAGTTTCCTTTCTTGTCTCTGAACTTAATCTTAGCAACAAGCGGAATATTGATGAGCTGAATGATTCCACACCATGAATACCATCTTCCGGTGTCTTCGTCAACGAACAAAGGTATATCGGTTAGATTACCTAACTGTGACTCAGTTAAAGGTTCTCCATCCATACGGCGTACTTCAATAAATCCTGCATCTACGTCTGCTTCAGTAGGAGCGTCGCAATCAAAATGCAATACTCCATTATCGGTGTTTATCGAATGAGATACATTGCCGGGCTTAGTAGGAGGATTAGTATCAGTAGGTGTGATAGTATAGGAGATCTCGCCTGATTCCAGATTCACGTTATCGATGACAACCAACCTTACGTTGAACGGTTGTTCATACGGTACGTTTGGTATTTCGAAATACGTGGCTGTCCCAGGAAGGGTCTCTGTACCATCGAATGATATAAGTCTTACATTCTTTATATCTTCATCATCGGGAAGAGTCCATGATACTCTGGCGATGCATTTCTCACCTTCTGCACCAGGCATTTCCCTTGTCTCTACTTTTACATCTTTAACTACACTTGGAGGAAATACGTCTGTTGCAGTGTGTTTCACCGTAACAGGATCCGCTTTGTTTCCAACCTTATCTACAGTTTGTATTGTATAGTCATATGCTACACCAATACTGATGTGACGAATCTGAGCTGTCTCCACTCCTTTCAGTGCCGTAATGAGCATCTCAGGAGAGCTACTACCAGATTCTCTGTACCGTATTTCAACCCGTTCAAGGTCAGGGTCGACAGGGTCGGTCCAGTTCATAGTCAACTGAGCTTCCGTCCAGAGATTGGATGGATCCTGTACATATGTGATAGCCAGATCGGTTATATTACCGGGCTTATACACGTCTGTACAAGTGCGCTTGTGCTCCTTTACGGTTGACTCATTTGCTGCCTTATCTACGGTTTTAACCTGATATGTATACTCGTGACCAACTGGGATATGCTCCAGCGTGGCACTGGTTGCATCAGCGGCAAGTGTAACTTTCTTGTTGAGATTTCCAGTAGGACCATAATCAATTATGATCTCCTTGAGGTCTTCATCTGCCGGAAGAGTCCAGTTGAGTGTAACCTCGCATTCAACCCATTCATTGCCCGTCTGTTTCTCCTGAGTGGATCCTACATTGGATACAGGACCAGGAGGATAGACATCTCTGGGTGTAATGTACTGAATAATCTCTTCAGATTTATTACCCAAGATATCAACACTCTTGAATCTGAAGTTATATGTAGTATTGATATTGAGATGCTCAATATCTCTTGTTGTAGTTCCTTTGGGTATGTGAATAGTGTTATCGAACGTACCAGTCTCTCCATAACTAAGCTCAATATGATCGAGGTCAGGACTAGTTGGCTCATCCCAGTTCAATGTCATAACAACCTGACTCCACATAGCTCCAGGCTGCTGAACTTGGGTACGAGTTATATTTGTAATAGGAGCAGGAGCAAATACGTCAGTTGTTGTGAGCTTATACTCAACTGCTTCCGACTTATTACCTACGGCATCTACCGCAATAACTCTGTATGTATACTCGGTATTATATTCAATGTGCTCAATAGCCAGCTGATTGTTGGCTTTATCTACATTAGTTGTTGCTATGGGATTACTAATATCCTTACCATGAATCACTTCGAAGTGATCAAGGTCTTTATCGGTAGGAGGATCCCATTTTAATACAACAGTTGATTCTGTATCTTCAGCACCGGTCTGAGGACTTATTTCGGCTGAAATATTATGAACCTCGCCCGGATTGAAGATATCAACGGGGGTGTATGTGAATACAGTCTTCTGAGAATGGTTCTTAGAGAGGTCGATTGCAACCAGCTCGAATGTATATTCTACGCCGATTTCAAGACCACTTATATCAAACGACTCAACTGATCCACCAAGGGATATAGTTGTATCTGCCGTTCCCTTACCATATGCCAGTCTTACAGCTGCGAGTTCCTCACCTGTGGGATTATTCCACGTAAGATGAGCGATGACCTTATTCCAGTCATCTCCTGTCATCTGGGTAGTGGTAAACGTCTGTCCTGTTATAGGAGCAGGAGGCTCTGTATCAGAAGGATAGGTAAAGAACTCGTACTGCTGAAGTAGGATATCCGATGAGTCAAGTACCTTCAGTCTGAAGTCGTACCTCACTCTGGCATCCAGGTTGTCAATAGTTGTTCCATCGGGATCAAGAGCTCCTCCATAGAGGACCCAATCTCCACCATCCTTTCTGTACCATATCTCTGTTTTGGCTACACCTGCTTTCTCGTTGGGAGTCCAGGTAACTGTAATCGACCTATTCCCTTCGGTGTAGTTAATATCGTTAATATAGCTGATATCATCAGCAAAGAACTCTGCCTTAGTGAGAAGATCAGAAAGATAAAGTTTCTTTGTGTAATACGAAACCTCAAGGAAATGCGCTAATATAACGTGAGTTGCATCAGCATCATTGATCGCCTTATCCAGCTTCATTTCAAGATCACTATCCTCTCCTAGAGCGGAGAATGTGAAGATACCATACTTATCCAGTGATAATACAGCTTTCCTGTTATCAGTCGCCATATCATCTGAAGCTCCCTTGTATCCGATACCAAGAGTTACGTTCTCAGCATCCTTTTCCAAGGTCCTGAGAGTATTACCTTCCCCAGATGCATAGGTCTTGCCTTTTACTGCATCTACAACTATATCACCAATACGAGGTACATCGGATGCTCCGATCCTTACACTCATGCCAATATAGTCACCATCACAGAGGACCATGATGTTTTCATTATCCTCGCACATGATTTCTTTCATCGTGGCAGGAATACTATACTTAAAGATATTGGATGTCTGCCCTCTATTGCTGACCAGGATGAATGTATTCGATTCGGTCATTACAACAGCTCCACCAATAGGGAGAGGGTAAATATCATTCATATTAGTTGCAGTAGAAGCAATATTATATGCTACACTGAATGTAATTTTATGTGTTGCTGTATCTAACGTACCAAATGCAACCTTCTTACCAGGTGCATCGAGTATTGCAATATTATCTCCGTTTACCTCGATATGAGATATCTGAAAGGGGGCAATTGACTGTATAGCCAGGCTGTTGGTTGTAAATACCGCAACCTTGTTCGCCTTAGCAACAACAAGCTTCCCGTCAGGAAGAAATGCCATATCAGAAATCTTCGTTTCAGCAGGTGTGCCAAAATCAACTGAGCTAATAGCAGGAGTAGCTACATTCTCAAACGTACCAGCATTGAGATCAATAATACCAATAGCATCGTTTGTCTCATCATATATGTAGAGCTTATCAGCGGCATCTGCATCCGCTCTATCACTAAAACACTTCAGGAATGTAGGTTTGTTGATCCAGGTATTGAACCCCGGAGGAGAGTATGCTGCTGCATTACTTCCGTGCATATTATCAAGTGCCATAAGCTCTTTACTGTTTTCATTAAAGTAGAAGAATCTCTTCTTCTTAGGACTATACGCCATGATACCAGGATTGTGAGAACTATACGGATATGTCTCTGTTCCTTCCATGAACTTCTTGGTCTTTCTGAGTCTTTCGCTCATAGAGATCTTTCGGAGGTCGTATGTGGGGGTCTTTGTTTCAATCTCCCTTACAACCAGCTTATTGGTAGCTTTATCATATACAACAAACTCTTTATCGAGTCCATTAAAGGATCCAACAATCTCTTCAGATTCAAGGTTCATTGCATAGGTAGGATCTTTTACATTGATCATTCTTTCTTTATTGGCTACATAGATATCGCCACCATATACAGATACAGTCTTGACGTCTTTGAGTCCATGAAAGAGAGACATTCCCTTGGTTACAATAGTCTTACCACCAGTAAGATCTACAGTGTAATCATCCAGGGTATCTTCCATCAATATATGGATAGTATAGATATCATCTTTCACATGAGTGACTGCGCATGTCTTTGCACCTGAGATATCTTCAAGTATTGTATTAGTAAAGTCGATCTTGATAGCATCTGCACCCTGAGATAGCATCTCATCAGTGGTAGCTATAGGAGCAAATTTACCGACTCCCTTGACGAATGCTTCGTTATATATCTTAGTAGATGATCCACTCTTGAAGTATGTAGACCATACCGCAGGGTCGATAGCCGTCTCGAATATCGTGAGAATCGGACATCTCTTTCCAGGAATTGTATTTATACCGGATGTCGCGAACTTGAATGTATTCAGCTTGTAGATGCTGTCAGTACCATACATTGCATCAGCATGCTGGGATTCATCATTCTCATAACCACCAGTCTCGGGGTTGTAGTCCATCAGATGTGCCCACCTGACGTCTTTCATAGCGAACTCCCAAAGCTTAGAGAACTCACCGGATGAGTCCTTTGCAAAGCTAGTAAGGAGTCTTCCTCCCGTACTATCATGAAGTACACAGACTATATCCACATTGGTGTTTGCGTCTTTTACGGATATTGAACCAAGTACATCCACTGTACCCAGCGGAGTAAACTCTTCAATAACCATAGCTTTACCATCGGGAGTGACTGTGCTTATCTGATTCGTTGCAGTACCGAATGATTTGATTTCATCGGTCTTCATATACGTATCTGCCCAGACACCATACGGCTCGCCGGGTGCCACATTGAACAAACACATCTTACCGCTATCATCGGCTGCCAAATATTTGCCGTGTTCGGCACTCCATGTTATTCTCGGTGCTCTAAATGGGATAGACCAGTTAACTCTCTTTTCCGCATATACAGGATCTGTATTTCCGGGTGTGACGTTTTTGATACAAATCCTACGATGAGTGGAATCTTCAACCTGCTCTTCAACAAGGAAGAGTTGATTTGTGTTGTTAACAGCGATGGAAACTTTCTTCTCATTTGTTGCAACAAACGGAAATACCCCGCTTACGGTGATTTCACCGCTATTGCCGTACTGAGGTATATTGACGACCCGTACCCAACCGCCTTCTCTATCATAGAAGAAGATACGACGTTTATTGTTCGGATCTACGGCTATCGAATCCATGTCATACTGTTCATCGAGATCTATCTCTTTCGTCTTAACATTAGCCATTTCAACACTACCGTTGTTAATCGGATAGTTCGATATCTTGAACTTCATCGATTACCTCCTTATCTTTTCAAGGTGTCTTCGTAAGATGGCAATAAAGAAGGAGCCCCGAAGGGCTCCTTCACGTTTAAACTTTCGTTAAGGTTACAATGGACTTACCACTGTCACCTGTGTAGATCGCTTTGGATATCGGTTTATATTCAGAGATAACTTCGTCATCACCAACGATCGTTGATTCGGAGTCATCATCAAAATAGAAGACTCTTCCTGTTCTATCATCTTTGACACTCATCCCGCTCTCATTATATATGAGTTCGGGTGTTTTCAGGTCTCTCCATGATGCATAATCGTTACCCAAGAAATCAACATTCTCGTACTTAAAGGACTTAATGTGATCACCGAGTGAACTAAACGGACGGTATGCGTTGATACCATCAGCACAATGCTTATATGGATATACTATGAGCTCATCTCCATACGGATCAAAGAATGAACCGTGTGAGTCATAGTCAGCGTTATTCATCGGAGTTGCCTTTTTGGACATATCGCCCGTATCAAGGAACCCGAGACAGTTATCGTATGATGGGGGGTTGGGTCCGAAGCTGTTAACTCTCTTATCCGATCCCCAGAGGACACTCTCTCCGTGAGGCATAGGCTCTATGCTCTGAAAAGAGCCTCCGCTTCTACACATGGATACATGCATCACCGGTCCGATAGTTTGCGCAATGGTGAAGATACCTGCGGATATCTCTATCGGTGAATATGATATATTACTATTTGATCCGAAGAATATTCCATTGGATACCCCCGGTGCATATATTGAACTCTTACCTTCATAAACACCCGTTTCGATATCGTATGATACACGATATGATGAGCCAATCATATGAAGGGTTTTATTTAAGAGTATTGTATTATGAGGTGCGCCGTACCTAGGATAAATAGGTTCTGCACCTGTAGATACAGTACCGTAATCAAGGTTGAATGTTCTCAGCGGATTATATGCTCCACCTGTGGTTACATCGTATACACGGCATACCCAAGGTTTGGCTGGATCACTAGGTGAGTCGTGCTTAAACAACACAACCATTTCACTACCATTACAATGAATGGCGTTGATCTTGCCACTTATACTGAGTTCGGTCACTTTCGTACCGAATATGTCGCCCTTGTTATAAACTACAACCCATCTACCTACTCTGCTGAATACTGCAACTAAGGGGTTGGCTGTACCAGCTACAGTGAACTCACACATTCCAATCCACTGAAGAGGATCAGATCCATCTTCGATAATTGTGCGTGTAAACGACTCGTTGTATTTCAGATGATTCTTACTATCCCTATCAAAATGATGAACGTAAACCTGATGGTTCTCGCTACCGGGAAGAATCTCTGAAATATATGCACCTGATTCACATACATGATGACCACGATAGTAGCCTCTGGATGTATTGGGAATAGGTGTGCTGAATATTGTTCTGTTAGGAATCCGGCTATCTCTTCCCATAAGAGGAATGACTTTACCAGGATTCTTAATATCTGTATCGATAAACCAGGCCTTGAGAGAGAATGGATAGATCGCATAATCCCCATATATAACTCCGGGCTGTTCAGATGATTTATATGCTTCGTTTGTCGGCTTTGTTTCGCCGGTCTCAGCATCATGCAGTATGGTGTTGGAGAGGGATATTTCACCCATGTTCTCCAGATCAAACAACCCGAACATCGCTTTATTGCGTAACTGGTTATCGATATCTGCATTATTACGTGGAAAGAGATTACCCATTGTAGGAATGAATCTGTCCGCATACATACGGGATTCATGAGATGCCATATCCTGTATCATGAATTGTGCGTCATAATCAGTTAATATGAACTCTTCAACCTCCCCTGTTATTTTATTTATCCGGTATCCACCGGCGTTGTGCTCATTGGATTCTGTAGAATTGACAAAAAGGTCAGTCTCATTCCCATATATCGATCTGAGATAGGTATGTGCCCTACTTACAGGTCCTCCGAACTTGTGACTCATTACTGAATCGTTCAACTTCCGAGTCCACTTAGTAGAACCGTCTCTCATATCAATTGCTACAACGATTGCTTCGTTCTCAGTACTGAGCTGCTTCATATGCTGTATGGTGTAGAACATGTGGCCATCGAAATGACCATATCCTAACCAATTGAACGAAGAGGGTACATTTATATCAATGCACCTTTTGAAAGCCAGAGTATCCGCATCATATACATAGATATATGCAGATGATTTACCGTCTTTTGTTCCAACTTGGGTTGTGAATACATAGACCTCACCCCCGATTATTTCCAAGTCGGCTGGCTGTGGCGGTGTTATGGTGTTATTACCGAACCCACCATCGCTTATCATTCTCATATAATGCTCAAAGAGATTATACGGATCGGATCCGTAGTTGTGGTATGCCGTAGCATCCATCTCATATTCAATCTCTTTGGTCTTGAGGTTAAGTACTCTGATAACATCACCGACACTGGAATCAGTAAACCGAATTAGTGATATAACGTGAGTGTTATTGATCTGAAGATATGACAGAAGCATATGCTGTTTAGATGACTTATCCTCTGCCCGCGCTGCAAGATCTTCAATATCATCAGTGATTGTATTTCCGGTATCAGAGAGATCATATACGTTCATCAGAGATGTATCAAATACATCAACTCTGGACGACTCACCTCCCTTAATATATAGTCTGTGATCATCAGGATCAAAGAAAATTGATCCATGATCTTTAGCTGTGGGAACTTGGGCATCGCCGCCGTTTCCATTATAGAAGAAATAATCTTCTCTAATAGAGCTAGCTATAATCCTATTTGACTGATCGTCAAGTCTCCCATTGACTGCGAACTTATATACGCCTCCGCGATTGTCCATACCAAGAATACAGAAACGGTTTACCTGACACATGAATGATAAACTTCGTGATGTATCCTCGATGAAGTTTTTCTTCTCGACGAAGGACGGGTTCGCTCTACTCGCCCATATATTGGTAGGGCACTTGATGTTAGTAAATGACGGAACGGCGGTCCTGATCGCATCATTCTCATCAATATATGCATTGTATGCAGTAGAGCCATCAGCGTAGTTAACCATAAGTAACCACGATGTGTTTTCTTTGGTGCGCTTTATATCCGATCGGACAGGTGCATCCTCAAGGAATGAACTCCTGTCCACCATGCAGAACATTGCGGCACTACCAAATATGGCTCTTAATGAAAGTGTATTGATATACTCACCATCTGAGAGACGGTGAATCTCGATGTTCATATCATTACCGCCTGTTAAAGCGTAGAGATAATCATCGGAGCTATCATACTTTCTTGCAGGTGTTTTATCGTCTACTCTGATTGTTTCACCTGTTGCCCTATTTACGACACGGTATCGGTATCTCTCCGCATTACCAGTCTGGGGCTCGATGAGTCTTTCTTTATAGACGTAAATGTGTTTAGTTTTCACTATAATATGATGGTTGGATGCAATGTCGTTCTCTATATGAGGACGATATCCATCTTCGCCAAGGTAGATCTTATTACCGGCTGCGATTACTCGCTTACCACCAGTTCCTTCACCGCCATCACCAATATCCGAGATGACTTCAGATGCAGTATCCTCAATCATAACATCCTTGGTTGATTTGGGAGTGAGTGATCTTTCATCCAGAAGAAGCTTCTTACTGGACTTCTTATCGTAATCTACACCATTTGCTTCCGAAAGGGAAACATGATACAGAGTGTTGTAATTGCCTCTAAGCAGAATATCCCGTTTGGATGCTGCTATTATTTGAGTTGCCATACCTACTTTGTCTTTGATAGATACTTCAAATACCTTACCAGTGACGTAGTTGTAGATAATGTTTCTGTTGTAGGTTATGATAATATAATGGTTTTCAATAATGAATACCTCATTGGCGAAGTAATCTCCGTCAGGTATCTTTATTTCTTTACCATCTGCGGTTCTTACTGTATTGGTATTCTGATTGTACAGAACGTAGAGATTCTCTTCTGACATCGCGGTCTTAGCGGGTAATACAGTCCAGTCGGAACCCGTACCATATGTTGCCACTTCATCAGCGGGAAGAAGATTATCAATACCTTTCTTCAGAAGACCTGTTGTGTACCCAGCTCTATACTCCAAGAGTCTGCCAACTCTAGGCATCTTGAAATTATCTGCCAAGCTGTACCTCGGATTGATCGGAACGTATATCACACTATCACCATCAAAGACAGGATGAGCAATGTATTCTGATGCAACCTTATGGACTACACCATCTGCGGGGAATGCAGATGCAGTATTGCCGTTTTTGGATTTAACCACGTGTCCGTAGTTATCCTGCGTTGCCAGTATTTGGCTTCTATTGTGACCGATAGTAAGATGTGTATCGGTTGCGCTATTTGTTACTCCATTGATGTAGACATTGTTGGCAGTTCCCTGGTAAGAGCCAGTTTCTGCATCAAACTGATGAACCTCCATCAGAGCAGGCTTTGTTACATCTGTAAGATGTAATTCGAGATCTTTGAAGTAAACGTAATTACTTGCGTTATCTTCATCCCATACTCCTGTATACAATGTGAACTGAGACCACTTCAGAGTAGGATCTTTATCCTTCTGGAGATGAGAGATGAATGTAATCTCTACAATATCATCGGTTATGAAATGATAACCGAGATAATCAAATCCCTCATGGTCCATATCACATACAATTCGTTTCTCATTCCATACGATACTCAAGTCGCTGTTATCATTAGATCCAGTACCAGCAGTTTGAACTGCGAACTGAGTTCTATTGCTACCGCTTTGACCTTTCTTAATGACAATTCTACCAGAAACCTTTCCAGTATGAGCGGGATCTATTACCCATCTAACCCGTCCGGGTGTACCGGAGCCATTCTGGGCTACCTTGGTCCACTCTCCTTCCTGTGTAATTGTTCTAACACTATCGGGAAGAGGATCAGCGGGAAGATCATTGGCTAAACCATCGAAGAACCCTCTACTGCCCTTGTTGACGAAGAGTACACTTTCATCTTGGGCATAATATGATCCTGCTACAATATCCACTGCCGAAGACAGAGGGTATCCAAGATCTTTCCAAGTATATGTACCGATCAACTTGTGATCAGCTTTGTTATATACACAAACAGCGGGGATATCTGCACCCTCTTTGTTCGTTTTAAATCCTATGAATATCTTACTCTTGGTTACAACCAGCTGAGGATCTGCAACGACTGAGTCATCGTCGATACCAGCGGGCCTATCAAGAGAGTTAATAAGTGACCCATCATCCAAAGAGTATATAAGTATACACTTCTTAGACGTGCTACCTTTCCGTTTAACCGAACAAATGATTCTATCACCATCAAGATAAATCTTTCTGGGATTGAGTTCATTGTCGGCATTATGGTGTTCAAGAGTTATATCTTTCACATACCGCTTAGTTACCTTGTCGATGATATAAAGTTTATTAGTATCTCTGATAAGATATACATCATATCTACCGTTGGTATCAAATCCGCTAATGGTTGATCCATTAGCACTGTTCAGATCGCTCATATCATCGGGGGTATCCCCGAAAGGATGCATTGTTTCTGAGTTATGGTTGGTCTGATCGTCGAACTTTTCAATAGATCTGTTACACAGACGATACCTAGAGTTGATCTGTTTATTAAAGAACTCAGTTCCGATTTCAGTCTCATTGAGTTTCTTCGGAGAGTAGCTCTCTGCAATTTCTACATTGAAATGCAGGTTACCACTATCATTGAGTATGATATGGTTATCGTTCACCTGCATCTTGGCACGACTTTGAGAGGGTAAATTACCATCTTTCCATGAGGGATCTTCTACACGATCAGTATAGAAGTCATAGAGAATCTCAGGAAGGTGATTAATGTTATCGAAGCGGTACAGTGCACCCTTCGTGGCACTTCTGGCAACAACGAACCATCGGCTATAACCTTTCGGCTGATAGCAGGCGAGCTGTTCGTAATATGCGCTCACTGTGTACATTGGGAAATATGAACCAAATCTACGTACAGGGATCATATGTCCGAGTCCATCAAGTTCCAGTTCAAGGATGCTATTCTTGAGAATATCAGTAACAAAGACATGCATCTTCGTATCCTCAAACATGGTCGAGAACATGTATATATCGTGTAAGAGAGAGATATTTGCAGCTTCCATGTTTACAGCACGAAGTACAATATCACTCCTATCTTTGATCTTTGCGTGGAAAACTGTATCACTGAACCTGATAACAACAGAAGGATCTGTTCCTCCAGATGATACCGGCTCTACATCGCCATCGGTGAGGTCAAGTGACTTACCGCTCTGGTCAATGATTGAATTGGTTCTCCTGAACTTGGTAAGATTGCCTCTGTCTGCGAAGATCATAGAACTATCGCTAATGAGGAATACAATTTCCTCTTCAGACGCACCAAGTGATTTAACATCGCCTACACTTACACTATCAGGAATAGTCCCGATCTGAGTGAAGGAGTATCCAATGATATCGAGAATATGAACTTTGTTAGTGTTACTGAGATAACCAACTGAATCTACAGTAGCGAACATCTTGTCTTTCCGTGCAGTTGAAGGGATAGTGACGTTCCTTTTTCTAGTGAATCCACCAGAGTCGTGAACAAAGACACCCTTCAGAAAGGGAACTTCAGGTTCACTGCGGTCACAATAGTAAAGTGCGCCGTCCAGTTTAAATGCACATGCTGTAAGATGGTTAGCCTGATGGAGTTCTGAGCCGGATTCCACATATGTAGCTTCCTTATTCAGATCATTAGTATAGAAATCAATTCCATCTTCGAAGATAAAGAATATTCCATCATCATCTCCTATGACTTTCTTGAGAAATCTTCCATCAGTGATGGAGCATTTAACTTCGGAGTCGCCGGGAATGTAGAAAGACAGATCATTCTCTTCATGGAGTCTGATCATATTCTCATTCTGTACAGCAACTACACCAGGAGTGAGACTGAAGATATTATCAATCTTCATCTCTACAGGATAACCCTTCCTCATAAGAGGTTCGATCTTCCATTCACCGTCGAGGTCACCATCGGTTTCCATATATGCTCTATATATGGTATCGTCGTTATCCTTTACGATAATAATACCATTTGTATTGTTGTGTGCTACACAGCACTTAATATTTGTTATCTGCTCTTTCTGTAAGCCTTTAAGCTCCTTCTGATACCCTTTACGGGGATCAAATCTACAGATCGAGTTATCGCTATAAAGAATAGTCTGACCCATTAGCTCAAAGATGCCCTTGAACTTACGGTCTCTACCAATCAGCGATAGCTGTTCCTGCTTAATTACCTGTCTGGTTTTCTTGTCCAAGACAATCACTTTATTTGCAGTATACATAACAACTATACCCACATTGACGTACGCATCGACGGCTGTTAAGTTCCAGGCATCAGCAGCATCCGAAGTGGTGTTCCACCTTGTTGAGGCAAAGAGTCTGTTGTCTTTGGCAGGACGGAAGTTTTTATTTGTTGTATCATCCTTATCATACATATATACACGGAGAGTATCACCATCTCTGGTTACGAATCCATTACGTACAGTAAAGAAGTCATCAATATTGTACTCAAATGAAGCATTCTCAATATTGTAGAAAGTGTCTTTGAAGTCATACTGGTAGTTTCCGTCCATACTGAATACATGGATAGATCCAGTGTCTTTATCCCAGGCTAACAGATGTTCTGCTGTACAGCCTAGTTTGATTGACGTATAACCGAGAGTAAACTCCCTGTCATAAATATGAGAGAAGTCGAATACCTCAACAGGTTCACCCTCTTCAAACTTTCTATAAAGCTTGTAGTTGGTTCCCACAAAAAAGATAACTCCTTCCTTAGAGGTAGTATGAGCTTCAATAGCGAGTTCTTTCATCCGTATAGCCTCTGTGGCCACACCAAGATCAGTAACCTCTACACCTTCAATCTCATCGTATCCTTCAACTACTCCAACGGGCGAATCTAATGATATACCCTTCTTTTTGTATGTGGATAGTGTACCATCTACACTTACAACGGCAGCTTCATCATCATCGATCTGAACTGCGCTGTAGTCTCCAATATCACTTGCATGAGATTCGAGTACATATGATGCACCGGGCTCTTTATCGATATCCGACATGACAATCATCTTACCACTAGGATAAGACAGAACACCATCATTGAAGGTTGCTCTTTCAAATCCATCATATACATGGATCTTATCATGAATACAGGTATCGCTTTTCTTATCCTGGATAAGAGCGTCTCCTGTTCTGTGAAGCAAAATCATTTCATCGTCGCCGATATATCTCTGCTGCTCACTTGTCTTGACGGGCGATTTATACCCATGGGGTATCGCTGTGTCATAATAGAACTTCTCATGGTTCACATAGTTGTTTATTCTGCCGACTTTATTAGCATAAATCGACTTATACTCACGAAATCCATTCTTCGGAAAATCATATGCAATTATATGATCATAATCATCAGGCCACCCCAGATTAGGATACATTAACCTCGTAGGGTTAGCATGGAGAACAGCGTCATTGAGTCTGAACTCAACAATTGTTTTACCGTAACCAATGAGTCTTCCATTTCTGTAAGACAATCTGGTTGTATTAGTTCCGGGCTTGATGCTGAACTGCGTATCTGCGTAGAGATATCCGTTTACATAGTCTACATTGTAGATCATGATTCGGTGGGTATTGAGCAGAACATACAGCTTGCCTTTCTCACCGAACTCTATATCAAGAATGCTATCCGCCGATAGAGGAGTATCCACCGTAATGCCGTCAAGAGTCTCGACAGTTAGTTTATCTCCTGTGTAGGCGACTGCTTTTCTCTTGGGATCATATGCTACCGCATTCGTTCCCTTTCCGGTAACATATTTAGTAAAGACGGGATCTCCGTTCTTGGCAAAGACAGTGACAATATCATCAGATACGTGCCGTCCGACTACCGCCGTGTATTCGCCGTGGTCTTTAACTGCAACCAGTGACTCGAAAGTCATTCTGGGTTTAAATGCTTCTGATTTGGAGAGATAATCTCCATTTATTACGTACTTCCTAAGAAAGGATCCCTCAATGCGATGAAGTGCATGTTCGTTGACACATTTCTTATCGAAAGCAATATCACTAACCTTAACATACTTCACATCGAACTCATCTAATGACGAAATGATGTTTCTGTATACACCATCCTGGCGAATGATGCTTGTCTCACGCATTGCGTTGAATATTTCAGTCTCTGACTTTTCAAAGTCATAAGGAGATGCAAACAGGAAGTCGTCATCTTCAGTGTATATCGGAAGGAATGACTCAACATGATCCAATTCAAGAATCGGACTCTGCATGCTATGGACAGAAATAATATTCAGTCCTTTATCATTAAGGTGGATGTATTTATCCCCCAGAAGAATAGCCGGATAATGTTCTAATGAATCGATCTCAAATGAACGACTATCAACAATTCTATCATCAGCTACGACGTTAACTATAGACAGACGATTCTCTCGTTCCACAATAAATGAATTGTCGTGGTATGTCTGAGTCACTGTGTTAACAACGGGTGAGTCCTGAACATGTTCATGGATCTTCACTCCCGCTTTACTATATACGATGAACTTTGATGTATCACCAACCACAAGATAGCCGTTAGAGACTGCCATTGCAGAGCAATTATCACCGTCCACCAAAGTGAGTGATCTTTTGAACGCCAGTGTGTCGGCATTACAAATGATAAGCTTACCGGTATCTTTGGATAATATAAACAGTTCGTTACCATCACATGCCATGATTACTTCACTTAATGTGATATTGGGACCGATCTGATCATAATCCTCACTGGTTCTCATCTGTTTAACATCCGCAAACGGAAGCTCATCAGTTAAGAAGTCAGACTGTCTTGCCCAAACAAGCTTAGTGTTATTAAGAGCATACATCTTTTCATTATAGCGCAATAGTGCAAGGGGGCCATTTATATTACCCGCATCCTTAGCAGAGACAACTCTATCGAGCATGAAATTTGTATTCTTGGACTCGTATATCAATGCAGTCAGCATGTACCTATTCTTTCTGCATGAAGTGGCCACGATTGCATTTTTCATCAATGCATCTTCCTCTTCTACAGGGTTTTCCGCTCCCCATTGTCGTGCAAAGATCGGACTCGCCATAGGAGTATTGATGAAGATGGGGTCACCATCGGCACTGCCATATACAAGAACAGCATCTTTCATTGGCTGATTATACTCATTCCAGGCTGATCCATGGAACGAAACTCTAGGATTATCAAGAGCTCCATAGTTAACAAGCTCACCACCATTGGTTAGGATCTTCATGTTACGTACGTTGATGTAGAGTAGTTTTACTCCCGATACATCAGAAGTTGCAACTACCAGTATATCACCATACTTATTATTATTCTGTGTTTTCCAGTCAACGCAATAGAGCTTATGATATATAAAAGGACTGAATGTCCTTCTGATCTGCTCATTACCATCCTTATCATACCGTATTACGGTACCATCAGATGTGATCTTAATGTATCCATTTGTATTTGTACCACCAAGATCCTGTCCACCTATGAGAGTCGTCTCGGTAGACTTCTCCACCGCGCCTACTTTAGTGTAAGGAATATACGCCGATATTTGTGACGTTCTGAGTGTTAGATCGTAAATATGATACTTAGTCGTGGTTTCCAATGTAAGAGTTACATACTCAACACCACCATCACCACGCGCATTGTTGCCGCTGATACATACATTTGTTCCGAGCATATCACCACCATCGGGATCAGTGATCAGTTCGTGGTTGTCATAGGCAAAGTTGTTGAGGATTAACCACTTTCCATTAATCTCCCGCTTTATGGAAGCCAGTGAGAAGTAGCGATCATTGGTATTTGTTGTTACCTCGCAACATACAATGCAGATATCAGAAAGTGCATGAACACCAATGACTTTCACTGCCGTGATCGTCTGTTCGACACCACTCTTTACTGTGGAGAGGCGTGATCCGAGGAGATTGATCCCCATCATATTAACACGCTCTCCATCTACGAAGATATGGTTTTCGCCCTTCTTGTACTTTACAATAGTCGGTTTTTCGTATCTAGCGTTCTTAGCCGCAACTGTATAAAAAGACGCTCTTACTAAGGGGTTGAATACTTCATACTCCCATCCTGCTTCTACAACTTCTTTGACCTTAGTCTGAGTCATTGCAATCTGAGGGTGGTAGAGATTCATTTCAATATCAGTGATATCGCTTATTCCGATCATTCCTTCGTTTGTCATAGCGAAGAGTTCTCCGTCTATGATTCCAAGGTTATTTGCCTTAGTGGGAAGGTGAGTTGGAGTATTGTATCGGTTCATATTGTACTCAGTAACATCCAGATCGGATATATTGAGTCTATATATAATATTACTGCTGGTTAATACATAGATATAATCCGAATGACTTCTGATAGCTACAATGCTGTCAGCTCCGTCGTCAAGAGTTATGGGATATGTAGAGCTTCTTCTCACATCGCCGTTTCCACCAACGATATCACAAATACCATCAGCACGTACCCCAAATGCAAGTGATTCGATCTTGGCACTGGCAATGTATTCATGCTTAGTATCAATCAGAGTGGGTCTCTTGATGTGGTTGTTAACTCCACTAATCAGCTCAAAGCAGTAATACGGATTGGGATCACCAACAAAATTGTTAAGTATTCCGTAGAACTTATCTTTCTTATTGGATCCTATATGCAGTAAGTCATAGTAAAACGGCAGCGTTGCAATATCAGTGAGAGTAAGCTTACCCGCTTCCAATCTATGCAGTACGATTTTACCATGTTCTCCTGTTTTAACGAGAAGGACCATGTCCTTAATAACTGTAGTGTGAGTGTATCCTTCTTCATTCGCAAATGTTTCCAGTACACCATTACGATAATGGTAGTATGTAGCACCTGCGATTGCAATTACAGAATCCTTATATACAGTTACACTCTTGATATCATTAGTATCGAATGTCTTCACGGTTTCAATTGTCCCACCGTTGTTCCTGAGAATATGTAGTTTGTCTGGGCGCCCTACGGCAATCAAATCACCATATGCATCGACTGCATTAACATCAGGTCCTCCCGGTATTGCAGAAGTAAATGCCTTTGAGCTAAATGGATACGCACTATCCCACTTCAGTTCACTACCAAACACTCCATATATGATACCTGTTACGGCATCGACACATTTAACTGTGACATTCTCACCATATACGGGGAACATAACTCGACCACCATACTCACAGATTGAAGCTCTCCGTTCATTAAGTTTAGGGTTATGGAGGTTGGTATAGGGCATGCCTATTACGTTATAGTCGCTCTGGGGCTCACGGTAGTTACCGTTATCAGCACACCTGTAAAGGATCGCTGATTTCTTATCCAGAACAAATACGAATGTATTATTGATAGCAATGTCTTCCGGGTGAGGCACAATATTTTCATTGATTGCCAGAGACGGAAGAGTGTATGCAGGTTTAAATGTATTCAGGTTATATACAATAACCGAACCATGAGTGGTATCACCCAAGTAGAGATATTTACCTTCAGGTCCACAGATGAATGCACCCCCCAGATCGATCTGACTAATGGACCTGTTTTCTGTTGTAGTTTCTGTGATATGAGCATCGCCCGATGGAGCCAATACTGTCTGAAATAACTCAGCACCCAGACGTTCACCACCAGCTGAGTCTTTAACTCTTCTTTTAATGATATATACAGAACCACCTGCCCACAGAGGATCGTAAATGATAATGTAAAGGTCATCACCAAGTGTGTGCATATTAAGGATCTGATCAGTTAATATTGGGTTATGAGATGCATTAGGAGATGTATTGAACCCGTGATATTTCACATCAACAAATCCAGCACCACCATCGTTTGCTCTGAAGGGCACAGCGATAACCTTACTACCGTGAGTAGCATCGGCCGGTACAGGATATGGTATATCGGTGTTAAATGCGATATAGAGAATCTCATTCTCATCGCTGACTATTTCGTAGTTCCCCGTACTCTGTGTTGACAGAGTAATCACACTGATATCTTCCAGATCTGCTTTGGTTAATCCCTTGGGATACTTGAAGTAGTCACGCTTACTTGTGGCGGTATTGATGTATTCAATCTGCCCATCATCATTACAAGAAACGATAATACCATTGTTCATGGTAAAAGCATAACTCTTGATGGTTCTATCGATGGTTCCTCCCAGAATAAAAGACTTCTGGAGGATTGCGTCGTTGTTATATACGTAGACGATGCTATACAGCTTTCCGTCTACAGTTTCTTCGGTGAGAAGAGCGGTATTGGCACCATCTACACTGAGAGACTTGGGATTACCAATCTTGTCTTCAATGTTTATGTTGATCATGGATTCGACTTTGATATTCTCATATCCTCCGCCGTTCATGTAGCGGTTAATAAGACCACTGTCAAACACCTGCTTCGTCATATTGACGATATAGTCACCTACTGCTTCATACTCTCTGGGTCCACGCATGCCATGAACCTCTTCTTTTGAGAAGTTCTCATTAAAGAAGTTCTTGAAGTACAGCATGGCATCGGGATCAGTTGTATCCACATCGATTGCATTGATAAGCGTATCGGGGATAGCAATACATTTCTCGATATCACTGAGAGGGATCTTATCGATAAGGAAAAGCATGTCCTTATTGAATGTATTGGCCCTTGTGTAAAGGCCTATGTTGTTATCGTCTGTCTCTATAAGCTCGTTAAACGAACCTATCGTGAGATAGAGTAATCCCAGAGACTCCAGGATCAGACGCTTGGACTCTTCATCAGATACATCTTTCGTTCTGGTCTCGATGAGCTGCTTGAGCATATACGGGAATGAACCGCTGATATTCGACTTTCTCGAATAGATCCGTTTAAGTTCACCCATACGTACAAGCTTGGCACTCAAACCACCAGTGGAATTGCTGTTACTCACAACAAACCTCCTTGTCACTGACGTACAGTTTTACTAGTGTTTTATGGAAAATACGCAAAAAATAGAGGACCCGAAGGCCCTCCACTTAAAGATTTAATCGCGGACTACGCCGCCCAGTTTGTCAGCCCATTTCTCTGGATACCTCGTATAGTATCCAGCGGCTATCTTTTTGGAGAACCTCGAAAGGATATTCCAGAATAGACTGGGTAGTCCAACCAATAAGAGATACAGCGGTCCCAGATATAAGGACTGCTTCGAATGCCCATACTCATGCCCGATAGTGTTTAAGGTTAAACGACTCTCAGGTAGGATAATAAAGAATCCAAGTGAACACCCACTGAACCACAGGTTATTTGACGACTTTTTGTAACTAATCACATGGTGATAGCCACGATCTTCAGTGTATGTGAAGTTCGTCTGGATAGCCTCCAGAAGAACAAACACACCGGCTGCAACGATATGCTGAGGAAGCTGCCAGATCAGCAGAACCAGATACCAGAGAGCCTTTCCCATCAGAATACAGAAGTCTTTAAACGTGAAATCAGGTTTCATAAAATCTCCTAATATTTCTCAGATGTCAGGAGATTTTCCATTCACGTTTGAATTTCTTGACACCAATGTCGTTTAAGTTAGATAATTCCTCATATGCTATTTTGAGGAATGTAAGATCATCACATCCTCTAAAGTCGATGCAGTACGTGATAGTCTTGAGTTCATCCAGTTCTATATGCAGGAATATAGAATCCTTCTCAATATTCTCAACTCTTTTCTTGATATTGTTTAAAAACATGGTTATTTGACTTATACTATCCATAGAAGTCATAATATCCAGTCGGGTGACGTGTTCATCACCCGGTACATAAACACTACCAACGCAAATGTAGTTGAGTAGCATGATCTTAGTGATCAGCTCATTTTTCTCATCACTAATCATATTATACTTGATGAATCCATTGATTTCTATTTGCTTCAACATCTTCTGGTAGATGCTGTAGTGCTCACGAATGAACCCTTTTTCATTGAACTCAACATTTTTGTCGCTATAGTATCTAAGAGGGTTACTGAGATGATCGAGTTTTTCCTGAATCTCTCTGTCTCTCTTCGCGGCAGCTTCCTTTCTTTCCTGTACTACTGACTGATGTAATTCCATTTAATACTCCTAATATATTTATTTTTCTTCGAGCTCGATAAGTATACGTCCGATATCGGATAAAGACATTTGTCTATTCTTGATAATGGTCGTGATAAGATGAGTTAGTATCTTATGATATGATTCATCTGGTTTATCCGGATCTTTCTCTATTGCTTCTTTGACTCTGATAATTGCATTCTCTATCAATGATTCAAGAGTGCCTTCTATATCTTCAGATATTATTAATTCATTGATGAGATGTCTCATATCTACCATGGGGATTCGTACCGTTGTTACACGGGGATTAATGTAGTCCAATATACGCACATCTTTACCGATTATGTGGATATTCTGGCGACACCGTTCCAAGACAACATCAGTATCCTCAGCTGACGCCCTGGCGTATTCCTGTATTACACTATCATCGTTTATTTGGGTATTGCGACCTCTTCCTACTACTCCGGGTAGCCTCAAGGTATCATCTTTATCCATATAATTCCTCCTATAGATATTTTAATATATTCATTCATTATACTAATATATAATATAATGATTATTTTCGATTTAATAAAAAAAAATAAAGATGAGTCTGAGGGGTTAATGTACTAATATTATTAAGTGGATGACTACTCATCCCTGTCGTACATTAACCCCTCTAATTTAATTTCTTACTTTGCGTGAGCAACTTTGTTTGTATTTGTATTAAATAGACTCATCATGGTAGCTTTACCATGATCCAGTTTCCGTATGATGGGAAAAGCCTGGTTGCTGAAAGTCTCATTCACTCTGCGGATGATTTCGATCCGATCGTTACCGTTGAATTGACGAATGTACTTGTTGACAAACTCTTCAACGGTCCAATCTTCACTTGCATTGATGAAGACCTTAGCGAGACTGGCGGGTATGATTCTTGTCCACCCGTCAGATTCTTTACCACAGAGGACTCTGAGGTAAGGTAGGTTCTTGGGAAGCACGCCGAGAGCATTGAAGATCTCGAGAGTAGAATCCATAGGGGTCGGGATGGCTTCTTTGCCACGGCTGATAGCCATGAGCTTAGGAGTCATCAGGGCGATAGTTCGTCTGGTGTCAACCTGAGCATAGAGGTCTTTGTCATCTGAGATGAATACAACACCAACATTGTTATCAGGATCAACCTGATTCAGCCTGTTGATGATATCTCTTCCCAGAGTATTCAGCACGTCATCCGCTTCTTTATCGGGAGCATAGACATGGTAGACGTCTGTGGTCTTGGAGACATGGGACGCACAGAGATGAATGAAGGGGTCACATGAGGGGTGAATCTCAAAGCCTTCTTCACTGCCGCCGTGCTTGGACTTGTAGATTGTGCGATACTTCTCGGTCTTATCGGCCAGATCGCTACCTACGAAAATCATTGATTCGGGGAATACAGTCTGAACTTTCTTTACGAAGCCAGCGATTCCAAATAGTATCCCGGACTGGATTCTGTGAATCTCTCCAGTTTCAGGATCTTCCATTTCAACAAACCCATCCGTGGTGTTGTTGGTGTGTCTGTAGGCATGCGCCACACTCATAATGTCGATAAGCACGATGTTCTTGAACTTGTCCTTATACTTGGTAATGTACTCAAGAGTACCATAAGTGTCGAAGAATTTATAGGACTCATTCACGTTATACGGTTTGACCAGCTCCTTGAATACAGAGCTATCCAGCACATGCGCATAGTTAAATGATCTTTTCCTTTCTTCCATTGATTCCTTTACCCTCCTTGGGTATTTACGTTTAGAGAGGGGCCTCCATGGCCCCTCTCGACTTGGTTACGTTACAACCTTGAGCTTCTCGCTCAGTGTCTGATGGTTTATCTTGAAGCCACAGGCTCCCGGATGTCCTCCACCGCCATACTTGGTAGCGATGGTTGTGTAGTTGAAATCTTCGTCGATTCCTGCATAGATTGTGATGAGCTTCTCATCCCCGGAGTAATCCAGGATTTTCATCACGGCACCGTCCCAATCTCCGATGGCACGGGCAAGTCCTCTCATTACAACGGATGAGACCTTACCTTCCTTCGTCGGGACGTAGATGCGGAGAAACTGTTTTCCTTCGAACTCGATTACTGATTCTGAGAAATTATTATGATCTCCCAGAATACTCAGCATTCTTTCAATGTTCTTACGGTATGCCTCTTCCCCTATCTCCTGAAGAGATAATACGCCCTTACTGGGCATTATGAATTCCCCTATACTCGAATCATAGAACGATGCAAGAGCAGTCATCTTTACAATTAACTCTCCATCATTCGATGCATACGACATCGGGAACTCGGTATCAAGCCTATAAGCCATCTGGTCGAACTCACTCTGAGGAGCATCCTCCTCAATGTTAAGATCCGACTTTCCAGCTTCGCGGGCTTTGCGCATTGCGTTGATCAGACGATCTCTCGTCTTGTGCTCAACACACTTGATGAACCCCTCTTTAATCATAAGAGACTCAAAGAGAGAATCATACCCATCAGGGATATCCTCAAAGGGATTCTGATAGGTATCGGATATACTCAGCTTCTTGTGGATAGCTTCAGGAATTACCCATTCACATCCAGGCAGAAGTTTGTAGCACAGATACGAAGCGGACTTGTCCCACCCCGCATCATAGAAGATATGTCCGAACGGTGCATACCCGTAACCGAGCGGCTCCGTCCGACCGTAAGCTGCGATGAGATCCTGATCCCAATTGGCCTTGTGGTGATCCACCACACACAACCGCTTTTCGTTCAAGAGCTCATCAGTGATACCGATTGCTTCTTTGTCGTTGAACGCATAGTCCAACAGATAGGTGTAATCAAAGGTCTTGGCATAGTGCATCATCTCAGAAGATGTTCTTTCACTACTACCGAGATTCTTCACTACGACTTCTTTCAATCCCAAGGCATTACCATAGGCTGAGAGATGTCGTAACACCAAAGAAGCAGAGAGATACCCATCGGTATCATTGTGCGATAGTACTAATATTCTCAAGTTTATTCCTCCTTTACATTAGTATATTCACATAATTAATATATAATTTTCTTTGCTTTAGATACCACTTTCTAGGAAAAGTCCTTTATTGTATTCCTCAGGATATTTACCAGCTGAGGATCGATGTTGAATCTCTTGAGGTTGACGGATAATGACTTCATGATATCGCCATCTTCATGTCTTTTACATGCGGCTATCCAATCGCAGAGCATCTCCATGATGTCTACCAGGTTCATATCATCGATCCCTTTATCATGAAACTCGGGGTGATGACGGTTGTTCTTCCGGTGACGATCCATTACATCTTCACCATCTTCATCTTTGAGCTGGTCGAAGTACTCCTGGGTGCCATATGTGAGCTTCTCCAGTCTGGGAGTATGGACGGAGAACCACCTGCACTCTTTCGGGTCGTTGATCTTACTATCATCGTGTAGAGTGAGTCTCTTGTGAAACTCATTCATCATATCAACCCCAGCACTGAATACAAGGTTCTTATGCTTATATACTTCATTCCTGTGGTTCTCGATTTCTTCTTCTGTGGGTATAGTGTAAGCCATTATTAAACTCCTAATTTTTATGTTGTGGTTCTATTATTAGTTTAACAGAGTTTAAAGGAGGAGTATAGTGAGACGAGATGATACCTTTAAAGATATGCAGTACATCTCACCTGAGATATTCTATTCCCTTTCACGATATGGTAGCTACCAGACAAAGATATTGAAGAACCTGAGAAGAACGAAATCGTTCATTCAGTACATAGAGTTCATTAAAGATCTCGGTCTTTGTAGATCTGCTGTTATGGGTAGACTGCAAGTGAAAGGAGGAGGTCCTGATGATCAGGGTATCAGAGTGTATCCTTTTATAGGTCCTCATATATCAGATAAGGATATGCTTCAGATACTTACCAGGTATATACTGGGTGAAGGATTGAAGATGGATTCATTCGATGTAATGCAGATGCTTCGGGATGAGATCGTGAAGAACAATAATGCTCCTATAATGCTCTTAGATAGAACAACACGGGAGCTTATAGAGAACGGAAGGATAGCTCCTCCAGCGTGTGCGAAATTCGGCTTTCCTGAACGTTTCCTGAAGAAGTATGAGAAATATGTAACCGATGAAGCCTGGTACAAGTTCAAGTTATTTAAAAATATGGAAGAAACTTTGAAAACAGGTCATTTCGGAAATAAGTTTGATTCCCCTGAATGGCTTGACTTTAGATCTATTATATAAAGGAGTCTATTATGGGATTAATTATTTTCTGTATCATCTTAGTTGTGACGGTTATTGTACTTGTGTATGCGCTGATGAACCAGAGCCGTGTTCTATCTGAGTATAGAACTAAGGTAGGGATTCTCTCTGCTGATACCAAGCGTCTTCATGAGCTATGTAGTATCATACAACTTTCTATGTCGTCCACTGTGATGACTGTATTAGGAAAGAACTTTGTGAATGATGTCGATGCGACAGCTCACGAGAAGGACTTTCATAGCCTCGTTTCCAGCGTTATCACAACAGCAATTACTGATGCAATGACAGCACCTGATATTGTTATACCCGCAATGGTAAGGCAACAGGCTATGATGCTAATGGGTGATGATGCCTATAACAACTTCATCAATGAGACAGCAGAGGGTATCCGTATTTATCTCTGCGATCCCATTGTGAAGATAACTGACGTCTGTGAGGATTATCACATGTTCAAACTCAACTACCAAGAGATTGTGATGAACTACATCAGACACATTGCTGGAACCATCAGACTTCAGTATCCTCTTGTAGGAGCTGATACTATGGCAGTTAAGATTGCCGAGTTTAAGAAACTCGCTGATGCCATCCTGAATAAGGAAACTTCATCAGCTAAATAAAAAAAAAGAGAGGGGACCATTGGTCCCCTCTCCTACTCACCTCCTAGTGGAAGGTAAGCTTGCTCTTCGTCTGATCCAGGTAACCGTGAATCTCGGTTGCCTTTTTCATGTGAAGGTTGCTGGGCTTGAAGCCCCTGGCAGCGGCAGAAGACAGACGTCCCATGCCGAAGTCATTTCCGATGATACCATTCTTCTTCTGACCGTTCCTTCTCTTCATGAGATTGAACAGTCCGAATCCGGCGATCGCACCAGCAATGGCAACAAAGATACCAACGAGGGGACTGATCTCCTCACTGGTCTCACTGCTTCCCCCTCCGGATGCCCGGTTGGGAGTGTTGGGGTTGTCAGCGCCCACGGCAACGATGTTCTTGTTGAACTCTTCGATCGAACCCTTGACCAGGGACAGATCTTTCTCGAGCTCTTCAATACTGGCGTTACCGCCTCTGATCTTATCGACCAGAGCATCCGCCTTGGCGTTAACCACGTTCACGGAACTCTCCAGCTGGTTTCTTGCGGCGGGTCCGTAGAGACCGGCCTTGAGCAGGAGAGCGGTGTGGCGGAACTTGGCAAAGGGATTTCCGACGATAGCGCCTTCAATCTGCTCGGGAGCTGCCTTGTCGCCCTTGCCTCCGATCAGATCGTAGACTTTGGCAACCATTTCCCGGGTAATGGAGTCATACCCGCTGATGGGGTCGACAACATTGTAGCCGGATTCGGCAGTTGCAGGAGTGATGTCTTCAGGTGCCACATCGTTACAGATGACACGGGTGAAGGCAACACACTGCATGTGGAGATACTTCTTCAGTTTCTCCTTCTCTTCGGCGGTCTTACCGACCACCTTGTCTCCGAAGAGTTTGGTAGCGACCAGGTTCCAGATCCGGAGCTGCTCCTGGATGGAGAAGTCCTTCATGTACTCAGGAGCCTTACCGCCGATGAAGTTGAAGCTGTATCCCATGAAGATCATACCCAGCTTACTGTGGGCGTCGGTGTAGATCATACCGTTGGGTGCACCGGTCACTTCAGCACGATCGGGCTTGGTGCCGACGATCACATCCTCATTCCTCAGAGCTCTTGAGGGAACCCAGATCAGACTGGCCCGGGGTTCGTTCTCGTTACCGATTCCAACGGCCATAGCGTTGACTTCGATATCACTACCGGGGGTCTTCATGACATCCTGCTTGGTGGAGCAGAAGATCACGTAGCCGGTCTTATCCTCCCTGATGCGATCCGCCAGATCGGGGGCGCAGAGAAGACTTCCCTTCACATCATCGGCAATGGGAGGGAGAGATCCGTCCTCCAACACAGCACCGGGATTGCTGATCTTCTCGATATGACTCACGACGGTCCCCTCAGACATGGTGGGCACGGATCTGCCGTAGAGTTCCATTCTCATCGCATCGGCGATCTTCATATCGGGAGCGCTGTTTGCCTTCCCGTCGATATAGGCACCGACCATCTGGCTGCTACCGGCTCCATAGTAGGGATTACCCACTTTCATGATACCGGCAACAATCTTTCTGGCCTTGGTCTTTACACCGAAGGGCCGGTTGATTCTGCGCATTTGGAATGCACGGTCGATGTCACGGCCGCTGGAATCCGTCGCATCATAGACGATCTTATCGCCTGTGGCGGTGACAAAGCTTCCCTTGACACCTCCGATGGACCAGTGACTGATCCCGGCGGAATCCTTTACTTCGGTTGCCATCTCGGGGATGAACTTGGTATAGGCTCCGTTCTTGGCCTGTTCCAGTTTAGCCTCTTCACCGCTTGTCAGATCTCTGTTACTATTAACTCCACTCATGATATACACCTCCTACAGTGTTCAAATGTAAAATACAGGGGCGGCTCAATGGCCGCCCCAAGATAATTTTATGGTCGACTTGAATAGTTTATGGCGAACTATTCACATTATTAATATATAATATATTATGCTATTGATACTAAAAATAGCCTTTGGGGGTATATACTACAGGTCTGCCATTTACCTTACCCTTTCTAGCTATTGCATCTTTTAAGTATCTGGAGAAGTTCATGATATCATCAGGGTGAAATCTGAGGTAATGCATGTTCTTTACATCCAATACAGCTTCCTCTTTGAGTTTGTTCATATCCCTTTGAGCTATCCTATCAGGATGAGAGTTCTTGTTAGCAAGATCCTCTTTACACTCAATAACGATATTGTATCCAAACAACTCATAATCAGGAAGGTACATCTTCTCTTTACCTTCGTGCTTGTATTTGTATACAGTTGTAGGTCTGCCGATATCTTCTCCATCCAAGTGAAACTTACGCTCCAATAGATCGAGTAGAGCTAATTCAGACTTACCCATATAAGGAACTTTGGCCCCATCACGGAACTTCTTTACGCCGCTTATACCTCTGCTGTCTTGTAGCTTAAACTGGATATCAGGGTCATTCATGTTCTGTTTGGCACCGTTCTTGGCAGCCAATGTGCCAGCCATCTTACGGCACTCTTCAGAACAGTAATGTTTTGGTTTTTCTTTCACATAGTCCCAGGGGCATTCTTCACTACAACCAGGTAAATGGCAGATAGGTTTCTTACCTTTATTCCTATAATAGTAGTGAGCCTGGGGAGCACTCATTTCACCGAGAAGATGACTGTGCTCTTTAACCATATGCTTATATATCTCTTCATTGGTTGATTTACGCATATTACAATACGGACAGCGGCCTTTATAGTTCATAGCAATCATCCTTTCTTTTTAATCTTGTTTTATTATGTGCAATCCCATAACAAAATGAAAACCTGCATAAGGATAAAGTCATGCCTGATAAAGTATTACTTATGAACCTTGATGAAGATGAGAATGGAAACTTCTCCAGAGAAGTTCCTCCTGCTATCTTAGCTTTATCACAACTGGACTTTGGTCTTGGAACATCACGAGGAGCTATCAGGGATATGCCTGATTGCTACATCGATATTGAAAGATACGTATTCAGAAATATAAAGGAGGGAGAGGTAAACTCTGCGGTAACTGAAATACAACGCGCTATAACAACGTTCTTGGAAAGCTTTGCTACACCTGATGCTCCCATCAGTGTAGAAATACAGAAAGTCCTGGACTCGCAAGTTATCTTCAAGTTTACAGTAGATGATACATCAGAAGATAATCCTAAAATATACCTATTTGGATTAGGCTATGTCAAAGGTGCTGATGGTGTGCACTCAAAGCTATTAGAAATAACACCAGATCATATTTAGATAAAAAATACGGGTAATATTTAAAACGATAATAACGGAGGTTCTTGCAATGGCAAAAGAGAAGGATTATTCCTCTGTTCACATAAGGAATAAATCCAAAGACGAAATAGTTCGTCAGCATATCGGAATCATTCAGGATAACAAGCGTAAAGCTTCTGAAGAGGTTGACCGTATGGTGAATGATGATACTGAAGAGATGAGATCAAGTCGTCAACGAGGATTCGAAGCAGGTGATAAGATAGAACTGGAGAATATCCGCTACCTTATCCACATCGCTTCGAAGTTCAATATTTCCAGGGATACACTGGTGCGCGAGCTCTCATCCGTACCTCACTCCCAGCGCGGTGCATTCAAGTTTGAAATGTTTCGCCTGGGTGTGAACAGTCCTGAGAACTTCAGAATAGATTTCATTAGAAAGACTGCTGAAGACTTCATCAGACGGTATGGGCTCGATCAATATCGTAAGCTTGGAAGGAGGTCCTGATATGGGTGAAGAACAAAAAGCTCCCTTGAGTCAGAAAGAGGCTGAGAATGAGCTTCTCAGTCTCCTGAAGAGCGAAAAGGATACTATAGCTATCGACAGTGGAAAGACTGAAGATGGTAGGACTATCCTTATGGGTGAAGATATCAGTGATATCGTTGACCCTGAAGAAATTAAAAAGAATGGAATTACACCTGGGCTGAAGGGTTCTAGAGCTGAGCTCCCTGCCCCGGTTAAAAAGAAAATTGCTCAAGAGACAGCCGCCAAAATGAACGTAAAGATCGACGAGTACAACAAGCGTGTTGCAGAACACCATGAAGTATCCGGAGAGATGGACGCTGATTTTGATGACTTCGATCTTGAGGAGGAAGAGGATTATATGGAACTCGGAGATGAAGACATGGGTGACATCGTTGAATCCACCGGTGTAGAAGAGGTTTCGGAAGCTCCTGCTCCCACAGAGAGCGCTCCGATAGGAAATGAGGAAACAACCACGGTTGCTCCTGTCAATGCTGCCGATGACGGCGAATTCACTGAAGAAGAGTTCGACGACGAAGGTGCGGATGTTGACAGCGACCCCGATGTTGTTGAAATGGGAATGTCTGAAGAGGAGGTCTCTGCCGAAATGGGGGAGACCCCTTCTTTAGATGAAAGCATCGAGGGGGATGAAGTTCCCTCCGAAGCTGAAACAGCAGAAGAACCTGAAGTCTCCCCCGAAGATATTTGGGGGGATGAAGAAGATATGGAAGAGGATGATGAGCCCAGTGAAGGTAAGTTCTCCTCCAAGAGAACAGCCAGTGATCTTGAATACGAAGAGTATGCAAGACAGAATGACGCTGGTCTGGTGAACTACAACAACGTTCACAAGAAGCCCCGCATGACCGCCGTTCCCACTGGTATTAAGCCCGGTGAGCTGGCCGCTATTATCGCTGACAGGAACAACAAGCTCAAAGAATCTGAAGATTCCGTATATGGTGAGGATGCTATTCTTCTCCACTCCGGAATCGTCAGCAGAGTTACTCCTCTGAAGCAGAAGGATATGGATGAGATCGACACTATCAGTGATATGTCCGAGTCCTCCAAGTCCAGATGGCTCAGACAGTTCAACTTCCTGTATCAGCACATCTCTTCCTACAATACAGGATTCAGCATTGCTGATGATCGGATGTTCAAAAGTATCATTGCTTTCAAGGATATCCCCACCATCGCGTTCAATATCTTCAAGGCGTCCTACGTGGACAGAGCCGTCCCCTTTTCCTTCCCCTGTAGCTCAGAGGCATGTAAGAAAGCCAGCAAAGCAAACGGTAATAGGAATATGGTGACGCACAGTCTGGTTGCACGGGATATGATCCAGTACAATCCCGATACCTTGGAGAAGACCACCAAGAAGGCTGCCGCGATCGAGAAGTGTGTCGGTAACCGGAAAGAGTGGATGAAGAACACCCTGAAGCATACTCGTGAACGTCTGAACTTCACGAAGACTTCCGGTGTCCTCATTGAAGTAACCGACCTGGATCTGAACAGATATCTCGATACCTGTATCACCAATGACGAAGAAAGAAAGCTCCAGAACGCCAGCGCTGAGCAGCGTGATGAGATCATGGACTCCGTCGGTAACGGTATCAAGAATAGAGTAACCAAGGCATACATCCGTAGAATGATGGTCGTAAACGCCTCCGGTGCTCTTCAGCTGGTTCCCAAGGCCAGTTGGGATACGGTCCTTGAAGAGATGCTTACCATCACTGACTCAACCATTCTCCAGGAAGTAATTGCCCGGATAGCGGATGAACACATGGTCAAGTTTCATATCAAGAAGGCCATCTGTCCTCATTGCCACAAGGTATATGAGAACATTCCCATTAATCCTCTTGACCTGCTTTTCAACATAAGAGCGACAATCAGTCGCGGGTGGAAAGGGGTAGAGGGGACACGATCATAAAACGTCGTCGCAGGAAGGCAGAAGAACGTCGCCGGTACTATCTCGAAATAATAAGATACTTCGAAGATTCGGGTATATCCTCTATAGGGGTTGAAGATATCCGGGAGATGACTCTGCCAGAATGCGATGCTTATCTTTCATCAGTGCAAGCTATGAATGAGAAGCGATTAAAAGACGAAAATGATCGTATCTCAAAACGAGATAAAAAGAACCTTAAAAAAGCATTTGGTTAAATCATAATAGGAGGTAAAATTATGGCTTTTTCATCAATGCGCGTACTCAGTACGATTACATCTTTGCCTCCTGGTATGGGGGTAGCACAGGGGTCCACCAACTTCGACAACGCAACGAGGTTTTGTGGAGAATACCTGGATGCTCTTAACGAGATCAACAACAATTTTGAAGAAAAATATGGGATGATTGCAGACGGTGCAGTCCCCATGTCATTCCCGGTGAACGGTTTCGTCGGGGGTAAGTTTGAACCGATTGTAGGGTACAATATCACAAGACCCGAACTTTATGACAAATTCCTTAAAAGACTGAAGGGTAGAGCTATGAAAGTCTCTGGCGGTCATTTTACCGTCGGTGCTGTTCTTATCCCTCAGCCTGATCCCAGTTGGGGAGGAGTTTTGACAGCTGGTATAACCCCGGCTACCGTTTTCCTGAAATTAACCTTGCTTAAGGGTTCGATTTAAGCATATATTTAATACCAGGGGTTACTAACCCCTGGTGTTGTTTACTCTGGAGGTAATATAATGATTGCTAATGCAAAAAAGATTGACGCGGATCTCAAGAGAGTGGTTGATTATGTAGAGGGTGCATTCTCTCACATCATCGGTACTCACTCGGATCTCACCATCATCGATACTCTCAACAAGCGTGTTACCACAAAAGATGGTGCCACTGTGTATAAGCAGATGAGGTATCCCCAGAATGGAATCGATGACAGGTCCCTGGAAACAGCTCTGTTCAAGATGCTCCAGGAACCTTCCCTGGCTCAGGGAGACAAGAACGGTTCTGGTGATGGTACCACATCGTCTGCCCTGATGACTACTCAGTTCATCAGAACTCTCAGTGAACACGGTGTCTTCGCTCTTTCGAAGAGAGAAGATGGTCGTAGTGATGTAAAATGGCAGCCCAGAGCTGGATTCAACAATCTGTTTTCCTGGAGCAAGTCCGATTTCAATCTCCCCTTTGGAGGTAGTGATCGCCTGTTCGAGGTTGCCTGTAAGAAGAAAGTCCCCGTAGCCGAGAGACATCGGTTTGTGATGGATGTAATGGATACGTACATTCATAAGGTTGCGGCTCAGAGGAAGCTCGATGTAGACTCTGAGAACATCGAAGAGTTCCGTGATGCCCTGTATAAGGTAGCATATACTTCCTGTGGTGACCGGGATATCTCCCACACCATCGTCGACGCCTATATCAAAGGCGGCACCAGTGCCTATGTGACCATCGACGATTCTTACGATCAGGACGATCACATTCAGCGGGCATCCGACAAGTTCGTCTCCAAGAAGATGAAACTTCTGTCCAAAGATCTCATCAACGATGACGCTGTGTCGGCACACATTGTTACCAACCAGTCTCAGGTTGTGGTTATCAAAGACCACATCACCAAGGATCATTCCAACAATGTGAAGCAGTGGTTTGAAGTCGGTCAGCAGTGTATGAACAGCGGCATGGGCCCCATGATTGTGTTCTGTTACAGCTGCGACCAGGTCATTACATCCAGTGTTGAAAACTTCGTCAACAAGAATGGTGTGATGCCTCTGATCTTTGTTATCTGCAACGAAGGTGATGATATAACCGGTAAGTACCTTGACAGTATCGCTGCATACTGTGGATGTCTTCCCCATGTAGATATGAACACCTTTCTGAAGGAAACCGGCAGAGAGGAAGAGTACTACGGTTCCCTTGACAGCGCTTCCTTCTCTAAGCAGAAGTGTGTTGTCTACAAATCTGCAACTGCCGCCGGTGAGAACCCCCGGTACAATGCCCTGGTTAAGAAGCTGGAAGAGATCGTTGAGCTCAAGAAGGCTAAAGGTATTCTGGAAAGCAACGACAGAATTGAGATGGGTAATGCCCTGAATCGTCTGTCAGTTCTCAAAGGAAGTGAAGTTGTCATTATGGTAGGCGGCAAGACTCATGCCGAGAAGACCATGAGAAGCTACCTAGCCGAAGATGCGATGTGCGCTGTGCAGAGTGCCATTGATGAAGGAATCGTACCCGGCTACTTCTTCAACTATCTCGGTATCTGCCGTGCTCTGACTCCTCAGAGTTATGCAGGATGTAATCTGGATATCATGGATCTCCCCAAGAGGTCTGTTAATCTCCTGTACGCTCTGAGTAAGCCTCTGGTTGCAACTGCCATCAGGGCAGGCGCATACAAAGATGTCGATATGGATTCCGACGTCCTCATTGCGTTCATTGATATGATTGATGAGGATGTATCTAAGGAGAGACTCTTCACTGATCTCTTTGATGATGCCGATACCCGTATCGCATCCGCCAAGTATATCCACACCGTTATCAACAAAGTGATGACGGCATATCTGGAGGTCTTCGCCGAGAAGCTCTCTCTGGTTCTCTACATAACAATAAAGAACTTCATCCAGAAGTATATTGTCGAACCTGCACTGGATATCGACGATACCCTCGTTGAGAGTATTATGGAAAGACTTCTGTGCGGATACTTCTTCGATGCTGTCAGCTGCTCTGTGACAGACGCACGAGCCGGTATTGAAGGTGCCTTCATACCCGACTACAACAATATCCCTGTTCTCGACACCTTCGAGACTCAGAAGGGAGTGCTGGATACTATGATGTCCATCGTTACGTCCATTCTGTGTAGTGGTATCTTCATCAGCTCTCTGGAGTCTGATGAAAACTTCCTATACTACGGTAACGAGAAAATCACAGGTGATGTTCCCACTCGTCCTTCTACTGATTACGACAGAGAAGTCGAAGCGGACGTCGAGTAAATATATGGGCGTGCTGGTTAAGTTATATATTAATACAGTGCGCCCATCATACTAAGCATTGTGCTTAAAGGAGAATCATCATGAGCAATAACAGATTTAACGCATCCGGTAAGAAGAGGGTTGTTGTAGTGAGGAAGAAATCCTCCGCCAAGAAAGAATCAAACGACCCCAAGCTGCATACGTCGGGGCTTTATCATAAAGCATCCAAACGGCTCACGAGAATGAAAGACTTTCACATAGTAAAGACCAAAGAGGCCTTTGCCGAGAAGGTGAGAGTCGGTGAAAGAAGAGAGAAGAGAGTCAAAGAGTACGACCTTCTATCTCTCTGTAACAACCTTCGGATAACCGATGAGAGTAAGCGCATCGTGTTTAAAGAGGGAGGTGTAGTATGCATCTCTGGGTTTGGTAAGCCCTTTCGATTCGCGTATGCGTATAAGAACAGAGTTTATCTTGCCTGTAGTAATGTAGAGATATCCAACAGAGGTATCCCCAACGTCTCTATCAAAGGAGATATAAGGTACCGTTCGTACAACAAGGATATCAAAGAAGGGTATACTTACCCTATCTACACCTATAAGAAGGGACCCAATGGAGGTGAGCTTATTCCTACTGGAAACTCCACCGTAGGGCCCATTATTCCCTTCCACGTGTATCTTGATATGGCCACACGGACACCTGAACAGTGTATTCCCACCTACAATGACGAGATCGCTATTGAAGGCGGTATCGAAATCGATGAAACTATGGAGAATAGAATCATTGATCTCATTGAGAGTGGAATCAAGACCCCCGACGGTAAGCAGACCAAAGCACCGCTGAAGAATCTTATCGTTGTACCGGGATATGGTCTATTCAAGGCTAAGTTCTATCTCGGTAAGAACAGAAAAAATCTTATAGGGTACGCTAAGACCCATACAGCAATCGAGACGTTCAAATCCGTCGACTCTCTCTACCAGACTATTCTGGAAGCGTGTGAGTTATCAAAGGATGATGAATATCTAATCTTAACAGGAGCGAAAGGTTCCTATATGCTCAGAGCCAAGTGGGATGAAGAAGCAAATCCGGATAAACCGGTTCTCTTTATGCTGCTTAAGACGAGCATGTCCTATCACATGTGTGATCAAAGATACATCGGACCTACAAGCGATTTCGGATTCAGGGCGGCATACAACGCCATCAGTGATATTCCGAAAAGGTTCTTTGTGAAGCCGCTCACTATTGCGAAAGAGTGGCACAAATATAATAAATCACAGAAGAAGAAGTTTACCAGGAACGGTCAGCAGAACAGACACAGTACCCATCGTGGTGCTACCGGTTCTTCCAGACCAAGCAATCGATCAGGGTATAGGCCATCTCGCGGTTATGGCAGCGGGAGGGATTCTGGCTATAGGCCCAATCGATCAAGACCCGGTAGTTTCAACCGACGTGATTAAATATTTTTAAGGAGCGCTAAATTGGTAAGAGAATCATGCATGAAACTTGTTGAGTCTCTCGTATGTAAAAAATTATTATCAAATACCGAAGAAGCAATCCTCAAGCAGCTTGCTGAAGGAACCTGTGCAGAGAATCCCTGCCCTGGTTGTCCTATTCACCGTGTTCCGGAGAAAGTCGGAACGGCATAATTAATAGGAGGGCCTTAATGGCCCTCCTATTGTATGCTTATTTTTTTATCTGGGAGTGATTTCTCCCCGCCCCACTAGAGATTCGATAGTTCTTACGTTGTTGGCGATTCTACCAGCCGTACCGCGTATGAGTTTTGATCCCATTACCTTAGATACATAGTGTAGCGGATCGGAGAGTCTATTCATATTTCGTTGTAGATCCATAAGTTTACCGAATATTTCCTGACTCAATGTCTCATCTTCCATGATAGGAATACCAGCCATATTCATAATGAACTGACTAAGCTGAGCATTCTTCACAAATAGTTCTTGAAGTTTACTTTTCGGGTTAAAGAAATCACTAACACGCGGATTACTCAGATAACTTAACATCATCGTGGGATAGAGGTCTCTTACCGAGAGAGTGATATTAAGAGCAGTGCCGCCATTGTGACCATACGCCCAAGCATCGTCGACCTTCTCAATAGACGCACTTTCAACCATACACATATCTGAGTTGAACCAACCAGGAGCATTGAGCTTCAACATGAATGGAGATGCATATGTATTGTAAGTAGTCTGAAGAGGAATGATCCAGGGAAGCATATATGACAGAGGAACCAAGATGTTTCTTGCGATGCATTCCTGGTTACCATATAATGCTCTGAGCTGAATAGTTATATTGTATGAAGGATTGTACTGTGAATCCTTATATACCTGAGGGAAAAGCACGTTCCCTGAGCCGTTTATGATCTTACCGCCTACAGGTGACTTGTCTGCCGCCCATCCTACGATGTTGCCAGCAATCTCAGCCATTCCTCCACTACCCGGGGTGAGTTCATTGAGTTTCATCTTATCCTCGCCAGCATCGACGTCAGTTTCACCAAGGAGGAATCGAACCTCTTTAGCACTACTACTGAGGCCATCAATACGTGACTCCAGTTCTGACTGTGTAATCTCATTGGAGAAGCCGTCGCTCATACCAGATGTTCTCTCGATGCGCATAAGCATACGTCTACCGGCCGTACCAAGAAGGCCACCAAAATAATCCTTATTTGACTGACTGGCATATTTATCTCTATCAAGGGTGCGTGTGATTAATTCATCACTCATACCAGCATAACCGGCAAACGTAGCAGCATACCCTTCTACATATGCCTTATATGCTTCCCATGTATTATTGAATCCATAAAACCTGGTGGGGTTCTTGTCATTCTCTTTGATTGCTTTAAGTCCCCTTAAAGCGTTATCCATTTTATCCGGCTTACCATCATTCAAGGAATGAAGTATAGCTGACCTCAATACAGTCTCTTCGTCTGACATATCCCACATCTTCAGTGCATTGCCAAACATTTTTGGACGTCCTACCTGTACATACATAACAGGCGTTCTGGAATACGTATACTCTGTATACATTCTACCATAAGGGGCTTTTGTCCCACCTGATCCTGCCTTGCCACTCTCATCAGGGGAAGGTCCCCATTGCGAATAATCAGGGGGATCACATATTTCATTATAGCTGGGCCATGGATTCAGCATATACTCACCATGGAAAGGAGCTGAGAGCTTCATCTATAAACCTCCATTTTATATATTTTACATAAAAAGGCAGGTGGGCATAAACCCACCTGCCGGAATATACTACATGCCGCTAGCAAGCTTGCTTGCATATCTGGCAATATCGGTGATCTCATCACGGGTCTCGCTGTCAAGCGCTGGAGTTCCAGATGCTCTACCAGGAGTACCGGCCGCTATCTTGGCCAGGAAACCTGCCATCTTAGCGTTAATATCGATCAATGTTGAGATTCCCTGCACTAATACGGGCAGTGCCTGCTGTACAACCTCAGGTGCAAGAGGTACAACGCTTGCTTCTTCTGTAACTCTTCTGGCAGCAGCCGCAGCTTCGACACCAGCGGTTTCAGCAGCAAGTGCAGTCCGCATTGCAGATACTCTTTCAACATCCTCAGATGGATCAGTGATAGAAACTGATGTTTCATTTCTGACAACAGGAGCTTCTCTAACAGGAACGTCCACAGGTTTCGCTTCAGGAGTGGGGAACGGAATAATCGTCGCACCGGCTGTACCAGCTGCTGACTCAAGGATTGCTGCTCCACTTCTGTCACCTGCCTCAAATGCTGTCTTAGGTTCTTCATCAATCACCTCGGCAGCTTCGTCCTTACGACCGAAGATCCTGGAAAGAAATCCCTTTCTCTCTTTATCTTCGCTTGTGTCGTCTTTGTCTTTCTTAAACGGATTGAGTTTGTCGAGGATTCCTCCGAAGAGAGCACCAATCTTTTCAATACGTTCATTTACATAATCGAATACCTTCGTGATAGGTTCAAGAAGTCCGATCTTTTCGAGCTTCTCTTTACCCCAGTTAACCAGCTTAGAGAAACCAGCCTTAAGAGGATTAACAAACTTATCTTTGAAGAATCCAGTTACTGATTTCCAGATGTTCTTGAAGAAGTTAGATATAGGCTTACCTACCTTCTCTGTGAACCAATCTTTGATATCAGTGATAATCTTTTTGAAGCCATTGCCGAGTCTGGTGTGCCAGGGAAGATCTCCGTTCTCAGAGTATCTTTTGTTTGCCTTATCGAGCTTTCTCTGGAGCTTTTCTTCACTCCATCCTTTGGCTTCTGCTTCTTTTCTAAGAGACTTCTCTGCGTTGTCTCTCATAAGAGCATAGTACTCTTCTTTATCCGTCATACCGAGCTTCTTCATGTTCTTCTCAGTCTCACGTCTTCTGGTCCTAACAGCATCCAGGAACTTTCCTCCCATAGTGCGGTTAGTTATATCGTTGAGATCACCAGCTTCAACTCCATACTGCTGAGCCATTGCATTGAGCTCCTCTCTGGAGTTACTAACTGCCTGCTTATCTTCATCAGAGCCAATCTTATCAAAGATAGGATTAACAAGGAGATCCGCAGGTACAAGACCATATGTGAAACCACTGATAGCATTTGCTATACCAGCCGCGTTCTTCATGGATCCTGTGAGTTTCATACCAGGTCCTACCTGGAAGTAGTTGGCTGCATTCTTTCTACCGGCAAGGTAATCCATACCAACAGTAGCAGCAATTGCAACACCACCGGATGCGATATTGGCAGCGGTCTTGGTTGCAAAGCGTGTTAATATCTTGGGAGCGCCCTTCTTGATAGCTTTCTCACCGAGTTCAAGAGCGACTCTCTTAGCACCGGGGAACTTCTTCAGGAGCTTGGAATTAAATACGAAATCCAATCCCTTCTTCAGTAACTGAGCAGGCTTACTACCAGCAATACCACGAGCGGCCTTACCGATAAATCCACCAGACTTCATCACTCTATTTCCAATAGCACTGGCACCTCTACCGATACCGCCGCCAAGTCCCTTGATAGCCTTACCAGCAACGCTTCTGAACTTACCACTGAACTTAGTCATAGATGATACAAGACCACCTCCTGCCTCAAGTCCACCTTCAGCATTACCGCTCATGAAGTGTTCAAGCATATTACCAAGTCCCAGACCAGCCAGAATAACAGGAATCATCTTCAGAAACTTTCCAATTCCCTTAAAGAATCCCTTAACACCATCAAGTGCTGCCATTCCCATTCTCATGAATCCCTTCTTACCGTATGCCTCTTTGAGGTTACCGGCCATAGACGCAATATTAGAACGGAAAGTCTGGTTCTGCTCATCGGCCTCTTCCTGGAGAGCTTCCATCTTCTGAGCATCAGCAGATCCGATATCCTCAGGTTTCACACCAGATGCGATATCATCTTCACTCATGAACTTGATGTTCTTCACAGGGTTAGTAGATTTCTCAGGCTCTCCTATAACCTTCTCAGGGGTCATTTCTACGCCTTCTACTTTCTCACCAGTTACCTTAGCAACCAGCTTATTCACACCTTCCTTAATCTTATCAAGGAAAGAAGTCTGTTTCTTGTTCTCGTCAAGTACAGCATTCTTAGATGCCATTTCTCTTGACTTATCTTCCATTTTATCAAGCTCGCCATCAATCAGAGCATTGACATTGGTTCTCTTCATCTTCTCTCTGAGTCTATCAGTGGAGAGGGTCGAGTTGATCTTATCCTCATCCCAGAGATCTGAATATTTCTTACCGGGTCCTTTCGTTCCCCAGTCTTCCAGTTTAAGAATATCATCTCCCTTACCGGCTTTCGTCATAGAGTTAACATACTTTGCGTAATCACTCTTAGCATCACTAGCAAGACCATCCTGAATAGCTGCATTCATTTTGGCCTTAGCATCATATGCCTTTCTGCCTTTAGCGTCCATCTTTTCGATTTCACGCATTCTATCATATGTATTAGATGCCTTTCTGGCTTCCTTTACTTTCTTACGCTCTTCAGTTGTGAGAGCGTCCATATCGATCTTATCAAGCTTATCCTTAAGCGTCCCAAGTTTCTCGTTACGCTCATTCTTGCCCTTATTAAGACCATACTGATCATTAAGCTCGTCTTTAATCTGATCTGCTCTGGTCTTGGTTCCTGCTCTTACAGAGAATCTACCCATAGCAAGAGCTGTTCTTCTACCAGCACCGCCTATCATTCTAGAGGCACCATACACAGCATCAGATGCTCTTCTTACACCTTTACCAATGACAGTATTAGACAGAGCTCCGCCAAGCATCTTTGAAAGACCATTAATACCTCTAAAGAGCCAGCGTCTACCTGCTTTGACTGTATTCTTAGTTAATATCTTTACTTCAGAGAGCACACTTTCGGCAAACTTACCGAACTCTCTTTGTATAGACTGAGCTGGTTTAACAAGGTTATCCATAAGGGTATGCTGAAGGTTAACAGCCACATATGCAGCAGTTGGACCAGCCTGTTCAGCCAATTCTCCACCTTTCTGCTTAAAGGTATCAAGGTTGATACCTCCTTTAGATCTACCACGCACTTTACTACTCAGTTTCTCACCATATTTATTCTGATACTCACCGCCAAAGATATTCTTCATATCTTCCCAGCTTGCTTTACCTATATCATCTCTTAAGAACTGAAGAAGACCACCGGCCCTCTTACCGTCTCCATTGAGGTCCTTGTATCCAAGAACTTCGCCAAACATTCTCTTGGAAAGATAAAGAGTATTGCGCTTGAGGTTTCCAAAGATACCACCAAACTTCTCGTCTTCTTTACCAAAGAGTCTGTTTCTAATTTTATCACTTATAGTTGCACCTTCAGTATCATCAGCAACACCAAAGATTTTATCCATGGTATCCATTGCTTTATTTGTAAGCTTGGGAAGAAGACCATCTTCGCCAAGGAACTTCTCATGCAACCATTCCTTCGCATCATAGCCGAATGTCATCAGAGGAGATAAGAAACCGCCTTCATATGTGACGTGCGTCTTACCATCTTCACCCTTGACTTCTTTCTTCTCACCGATAAATGCTTTATCCCAGATGTTCTTGGCTTTCTTTCCTATAGATTTGGCACCTTCTAAGATTTTGTCGAAAACACCCTTACGGATCTTGTTTCCTTCTTCATCATTCATACCAAACATCATAGCATTGACCATGCCACGGGGACCGTCCTCTATAAGAGCTTTTCCGTATCCCTTACCGTAGTCTTTAGCTTTACCCCAGAACTCTTTACCTTTCTCCTTTGCTTTGGAGCCAAGGTTCTTCATATCTGAACTGAGCTGCGATCTGACGGCTTTCATTCCACCTTCACGTTTTGTCATTTCCAGATTATGCATATAGCCTAAGGATTTATTTACTCCTCCTCTCATAGAGGATCCTATCTTGTCGAATACATTTTCTTTCTTACCGGTTGGTGTATTAACACCATTGGCTGCATTCTGCTCTTCGAAGAAAGCTTCAGCGTTTGCTATAGCCTCGGGAGTAACCTGTCCGATAGACTCAAGCTCGCTTTGATCTTTCTTATTTCCAGGGCGTGTTGCAAGTCGACGGATATATGCACCAGCAGAAAGAATATCATCTTTAACACTACCAAAGCGTTCTTTCCATCCAAGCTTACTAGCCAGTCTGATGAGGTCTTTGTGAGAAAGGACTACTTCGCCACCTGCTGCTTTGATATTAACATTATCTGAGCCACCATGACCCAATACAACACCACCTGCATCAAAGTTTTGCTTATGGGGATTGAGTAACTCATCTTCGTTCTTGAGACGGAACTTACCCAGACCATCTTTGGCTCTCTGGAATAGTGATCTACTATCATCATCGCCCAGAGCAAATGCCTTCTTAGCTTCACCATATGAAGTCTTAAGATATTCACCAATGCCACGACCTTTATCTTTAGCCCAGTCCTGGAATGCCATAGAATGCTCTTGGAGCTTCTCGGCTTCTTCCTTTCTTTTTTCCTGAGCTGATCTGGTATCGATTGCTTCTTTGAGTTCATCAACAGATTCAGTAAGCTTCTCTTCAGGGGAAGCCGATTCGACTCCACCACCAAGCATACCGCCTGGGCCGCTCTGTCTGGAGAGTAGCTTCTGTTTAAAACTCTTGTCTTTATAGTTATACACAAGAATACCTTCTCTGAGTATATCAGCGATTGTACCAAGTGTAGCCGTACCGGGAACTGCTCGTCCTCCTCTACCAGGAAGATTTGCTTCTGCTTTGATATCTTCAAGATCATCAAGAGCATAGACAGTGCCGAGACCGCTTTCCATTAGCTCGTTCTTGAGTTGACCATGCTTTTTGTTGGCCTTCTCTCTACCGTACAGTATACTGGATGCTATATCATTATAGTCACCTGTACTCATAAGACTGAGTATACCGCTGAACTGACGAGCTGCTTCATTTCTATCTAATGGGCCATCATAATCTTCCATAAGAGATTCGATATATGATGTGTCCTTGTCGTTAACCTTACGTGTTACAGAGTCTAGGTTAAGTCCCTTTCTGGCGACGTTACCCAGTCCTGTTTTGATGAGTTTTCTGGTATCACCACTGCGGATATCTATACCAAGTCGTTGAGCTACTTCTTCATCCATAGAGAATGATGTAGCAAGAGCATCCAATGAGAATGCACTCTTGAATGCATCATTACGATAAGCATCCATCTCTTCTCTGGCTTTTGCCCGAGTGGTGTACCTACCAGTCTGATGGTCATATATTCTAGCCGGATCTCCTGTTAGTGCAGAAAGTATATCTGCCAGGTATCCCGGAATTACTTCGTTCAGAGTACGTGAGTTATTGAAGTCCCAAGGAACCTCTTTGTTCTCGACTTTCAGGTCAACACCTGATAAGTCCATAGACTCATATCCCAGAACACCAGCAAGCTGTTCCCAGATACCGCCTTTCTCTTTACCCCACTCAGATGCATTCATCACCATACGAGGTAACGCTCCGCCTATTACACTATTTGTAGTCTTCACTACATCGTCTATTGCAGACGGTATTAACATAGGCAGTATGGTACCAAGCGGCGCGTTGATAAGTTGGTCGATCGCACTGGGACCCAGTGACCTATCTGTCAGCATCTCAAACATTCCGTAGAGCTCACTGCCTTTGACAAGGTTCTGCGCTCTGTTCTTAACACCGCCTATATCATAACCAGTGGTTTCCTGGAACTTATCCTCGAAAGGACTTCTCTCTACAATCTCTTCTTCTCCCTTGGATTCTTTCCAGATAGCAATAGCATTCGCTCTGCCTGTATTACCACTGACTTCTCTCATCAGTGCTGTAGTATCCTCCATAGAAGCAACAAGTTTTTCACTCATTGCTCTTACATCGGCTGCCATGGGAGACATAGACTCTTTCTGTACATGCGCAATCTCACTGAGGTACTGCAACTGCTGACTAGCAATATTGGTTAATTCAATGTGACGTTTCTCACTGAATACCTCAGATCTTGCACTTATATTAGCAGAGACATCTGCCTGTGCTTTAGCAGCACTCATAATAGCACCGCTATCGCTCTTTGTTATATTAACCTGATAGTTATTCTTCTGTACAATGGTATCTCCATCGTCTTCGAAGCTATCATTGTCATCATCGTCGAAGCTGAAGTCTTCGTCTTCATCAAATGAAAAATCAAAGTCATCATCAAGCTCTTTGTTCAGAGCTCCCATACGTTTTTTACCAGCGATATCACCAGAAGCAATATCTTTCATGGCATTGGTGACCATATTCCTGGTCTCTTTGGCGATTCCGTCTTTCCGATCGCCCACTTGACGCATGAGCTTATTATCTCTAAAAAACTGAGTAGATTCCTTACGGAACTCTTTAACAGCATCGATCCCCGTTTTTATATTGGGGGCCGAAGTGCCCAGATAGTCAGAGCTCATGGATTTGACGGAAGCCGCCAGGTTCTTGAAGTAGGACGTTGGTTTTACGAACGTCGAGTTAGGATTTATACGCTTTGCTGTCTTCTCGACTTCCTGCATAATCTGCTCAGGCGTTCTCTGCATGCCCATAGTCGGCCCTCCTTATATTATTATATTCTTTTAATAATTTCACCATATAAAGTGAACAATAAGAAAGGAGCCCAAACGGGCTCCTTCTATGATTTTTAATTAAAGCTCTGCTGCATGATGCAGGTGGACAGGTTCTCCGATGAGAACGTCTTCTACGTTGAGGTGGACCATAAATCCATCGGGCTCTTTACGGCCACAGAACCTACACTGATTGGAAGGGAAGCTCCCTACTTCAGCAATGGCTTCCAGCCACAGATCTGTATCTACGCCTTTGAGATCAAGGATAGTTCCAGGCGAGTGTACTGTTACCCCAGATGTCTCATGGGTATATATACCAACATCGGGTGCATTCTGTACGGGAATCTTCACTCCCTCGATTGACTTGGTGAGGAGTACCACAAGTCCTCTCTCAGCACACTCTTCTCTCAGTTTCATGAGAATGTCTTCATCTGATGTTCTCATGAATCGTCTTACCAGGTTGTTGATGATAACCATTTCTTTGGATCTCATGTATTCCTCCAGTATTTTAAGTATTTTATTGCACGTTTAGAAAAAAAGAGAGATGAGGGGTTACGTCCTCATCTCTCCTAGGGAGGATTCTTGTATTACGAATAAGCACCCTTTTCTCGCCATTGTATTATTAGGCTTTTATTAGGCAGCTTTAGAATGTAATCAAGATTCATATATCTACCACTCGTAGAGATCGGCTTCGTATTCTTCAATATCGAAGTCATCCTTATTAGCGGCAATACGCTCTTCATCTTCTCGCATAAGCGATTCGATATCCAGAGGATCATGTAAGTCCTCCAGATCGGGATCTTTAGCAAGCTCTTCAAGACCTTGCTGGTACTCTTTAATAGCCTTGCGACTATCATTTGGAATATTTGAATCAGAGTTATCATCAGAATCGATAACTCCATAGATACCCCATTCGAAGGGGTTTATGATAAGACCAATCCACTCTTCCGGATTCTCCATATAGTATCGCCACTTAGCGAGAATCGGATGAGAATAAGGTCTCGGTAGGTTTGCTATATACCATGGTATACATGGTGCTGATGTATCTGGATGTGGCTTACCTTTAAACCAAGCGAACTTCTCAAAGTCCTTCTCAGTGAAACCATAACCATCTTCTACGGGAAGATCTTTAAGACCTCTCCCATACTCTCTTGCGCCCTTTTCGATTAACTCTCTGAGGGACTTTACGTCGTCGTGTTCTTCTGTTGAAGACATAGTGGATACTCTCCTTAAATAAATAATGAAATGAATATCCCTCCTGGCTGATTCACTGTATTAATATATAATTCAGAATCCATTTGTTACGCCTTTTTATGAAAACGACAAAATATAGGGAGGGGCACAAAGCCCCTCCCATGTACTAATCTTCTTCTTTCTTTCTTGCTTTTGTGATGAATAATCCAAATATCATCAACCCAAGAACATATGTGATTATAGAATCAATCTGATTGCTCATCTTCATAGTACCAAGCTCATTATCAATAGATGCAACCTCTTTGAATATATTATCAAGCGTCGCTCGCACCCTAGATGATTTCTTCTTGATAACATCGGATAGGTTGAATACTGTGATAGGTATGATTATCTTAGCATCCTGTTTCATCCCTCTTGCCGAGACTACTAGTTCGCCAGACATATCCATATCATCGTATACAAAGCTCTTTGCCAAGAACTCATAATATCCGAACGTATGCTCCCAATCACCATTGTTTCTGAAATACAAATCCTTCAATCCATTTATATCATATGAGAGTAAATGCTGATATGTCTTTCCATTGCCAAAGTTGATCATATCACCTAGTGGGTCCTCTACGTATTGAAAAAACAACAACCCATCATAATTAGTCAACAATTTCTGGAATGTGTAACTTGCTAGTTCTGGGTTAGCATGACCTGCTATCTCTTCATTGAATGTACGAGTTCTATCTTCAGCTGCACAGTTAATTGAGTAGTCAGCTGCAATAATAGGCTCATTCCCTCCGATTGCCAGAAACATATCATTTGCATCATTCTTAATATTCATAAAGTACTGATGTTCAATGTGCTTTCTGAATATAGGGTACAATAGGTTGTCTTCATCATTGAGAGTTCGTAGTTCATCATAAATCATTGTTTCAGGTACACTATCGATGATGTCACTTGCAATAGCCTCACCTTTCTCATCTGATTCACATAATGCTATCTCGAACGTCTGTTCGAGTATAGTTACCCACTGTTCGTATCCATGGGTTAGCAATTCCTGTCTTTGGCGTAAAAGCTCATTCCTGTCGTCCCTAATCGCAAACAGAAACTGCACGACTATAATGACAGTGAATATGAGCAACCCGCCTATGTATTTTAACCATAATCGCGTGTTCATATATCAATGCTCCAATATCTATTTTAAGTGTGTCTTTTTTTATAAACTACCCTCAACATAGAAAAAAGAAAGGCGGTATGTGGTGAACCTTCTTTCTTTTCCTGCCTAGATATAAGGAAAGAGGATACTACCAATATCCTCTCTTATGTTGACGTAGGTTGAAATTCGTAGTAGACCAGGGCCCATAACGGGCCCTGGCTTCTTATGCTAAATTATTGGATTTATAGGTACTTTCTTATCTTCCACAGGGAAGAGTTCGTGAATACCATCTCCTGATATGTAAGAATGGGCTAGTGTGATATTGAATCTTCTGCGGTCTTCTGCTGACTCTTCGATTAACTCTTTTGCGTCCGCTATAAGGTTCTTAACGTCTTCGCTCATAGATACATTTCTCCTTTGATTTAGATAGTCGGTTTAACGATTGTTTTAATCGTAGATTCTCACCCCTCTTGCGATGAACGATGTAAAGATGAGATCCTCATCAACATCCTTTTCATCAGTGAAGGGCTGATAGAATGCCTTTATAGGCTCTAGTAACTCAGGCATATTGGATTTGATTCTATCCATAATGCCCAGATTCTTCCGGCGATACTCCGCCCAGTCATTAAGCGCCTTGACAGCATGACCGATCACGGGATAAAGAATGGAAAGAACCAGTAACTGATAGAGATTGGGCTTGGGTTCACCGGGCTTAAATACAACAGGTCCGTACCCACAGAGTGTGTTGATTAACCACACAATAGTATCGGATGTGTTACCGGAGATTGAACTCTCACTATCGACATAGAGTCTGACGCACTTATCAGTGTGGAAGTCCAGCGTCTTGGGTCTCTGAGTGAAGAACTTCTCTCCGGGAGTTTCCCCGTTACCAAGAATAGCCTGCTGTATAGCCATTCTAGTACTGGTTCCGTAGAAGTCTTTCATCAGACCAACTTCGTCGTATCTGAGCTCATTGAAAGGCTTGATCTCATCGGTGAACGTATGCAGGGCGAAACTGAGAAGATTCTGAGTACACTCATCCATCCCCATCCCGCCTTTACGATCCTTAATACCAGAAACAATATCGAGCATTTCTTCTAAAGTACATCCTTTCATTATATTCTCTCCATTGCACCGTAAGATATATGATAAGCGCAGTTAGTGCCGATTGTGATCTCATACCGTTTTTCCCATTCGATGTTATTCCACAGCTCAACGGCCTTCATCGTACTGGGTTGTAGCCCTCTCACGATACCGACCATATACTGACCGAACAGCTTCCTGAGTTTCAGTAGCTGGCCGTCATCAGAAGCATAGGAATAGTCATCATCCCACTCGCCGGTATGCAGAAGTTTGGATACAACGGTGAGCTTACCCTTGGGTCTGATAATGGGGATAGCTGAGTTCATCACACACAGCTTTTTCAGATCACTGATGATGATCTGGTATGCTTTGATTTTCAAAGCATTGTTGATAATGGGCTGCATAGATTCCTTCAGCAACATAGACCGATTCTCGATATAGAGATCCCCGTAACAGGGTTCCACTCTGCGAAGGATGTCTTCCTGATTCTGCTGATAGAACTTGAAGACCATCTCTACGAGGATCTTGGTGTTGTATTCCAGCAGAGTCTTGATCATCCTCTCGGGGCTACCGAACATCTCTCTGAACAGAGATGCATGCTCCGAGTAGTCTCCTTCGCTCAGAGCCTTAAGCCGTGATTCAAACTTATCTTCTTTATAGTTGATAGGTTTATCAGTAAATCGAGCATCTTTAAACATAGATTGCTCCTCCTTAAAAGATATAGATTCACATAAATAATATATAAGAAAACTCTTAATATGATACTAAACCGGTAAACATAGAAAAAAGAAAGGAGAAGCTGTGAACTCCTCCTTTCAATCCTACCCTAGATATTATATCTGAGTAGGTTGGTGATCACGTTTCGATCACCGCTGGTGACTCTGGACTTTAAATCAGCCCATTCATCCCAGCTTATAGCGCCTGCTGAGAAAAGCTTTTTGAGCTTCTCAAAGCAAACGCCATTTAACTGAAACACAGTCATGGTGTACCTCCTTTAATTAGGATAGGAGCTCCGGGGGTTGTGGCCCCCGGAGCTCTGATTGCCTTTAACAAAGACAGCTTATTCCTATCTGAGAGGATACTGAGTTGGATAGTTCGATTGTAGGTAGTTCATCAATAAGATGCTGTTCAATGATTGATTGTTCAGTCATCCAAGAACGTATCTGATCTTCTGTTACTTCAGGCTTATATAGGCCGTCGTTAATCAACTCCTCAAGTTCTTCCATCCTTTCTCTGAGATTACCTTCTAATGCTTTTGTCACGATTATTTGTCTCCTGATGTATTTTGTACTATAGATGCACTTTTCTAATATATAATTGAAATCCTTATTGATACGAATACAAGGGAGGGCCGAAGCCCTCCCTCATAAAGTACTAACCATAGTTAGATATTGCAATCACTAGAAACATATACAAGGCTTTCTTGTAGTTACTACGAGTAGCCTCACGGGTAAGATGCTTATACTCGTCATAGTTGTTGTCGAGCATAGCATCCAGTCGTTCTTTAAGGTCGATGATTCTCTCATCTGCTGTGTTGTTCTTTTTGTAGATTTCTTCGCACTTATCAACGAAGTATCTACTCTTGACCATCTGTGTTTTGTTCTTGGGGTTCGATAAGAAGAGCCCTGAAATATCAAGACAAGCGTTGAATATATGATCATTCTCATTCTTGGCTATCTTTGTGATAACGACAGTCATAGTATGATATGATACTTTTGTAAGTGTTGATGCCTGTCTCACCATCCTCGGATCAACTCGGCGTTGTATACTCATAGACGTCTTTGTGGCCAGCGAGACGATAGCTTGCGAGAGGTTTCGGTCATCTATCCAGTCAGGAAGATCAGCATCCGCTACATCATTGTAATACTCACCAGCTGCATGAGCCTTAGCGAAGTTCCCTCTGATGGAGGTCTTCATAGAGTCATTCAATCTGGAATACAGTCCTGAGATATACTCAAGTACGTCCTTGTCAGAGCCTCTATCCAGACGGTCAGGGCCTTTCTTCTTATTCGTCTTGTAGTCTATACCGACCATGTTGGCATGATTACTCAGTGCCTTATGTTCGATGAATCCATAGACGGTTTTATACTTACGGATATCATTGTTGTCCTGCATGCTGTTGATAGTTGCTTTCATAACAGCAGCATCAGGAAGATGCTCAAAGTACTTGTAATGGAAGAATGAGTAGAACTTCATACCCATCACAACCTGTACCTGTTTACAGAACTTGATATCTGTTTTATGAGTTGCTATGATCATAAGACTCAATGCTATGTTTGCAACATTACCACCGAAAGCGAAGCTAGCATCAATCGTAGGAGAACGATCTATTGCCATAGCGATCTGCTGTTCACTCAGTCCTGTACTGGAGACCATATCATCTATCAGCTTCTGATGGATAACAATTCTCTTATCAGGATAACTGGAGAACAATGCTTCGTTATTTATTCGGATGATATCGTTGTATACTTTCACGAGCTTCTTCTTATCGATCTTCATCTTGGGAATAAGATCTTTTACTATACTCATAATATCTCCTTTAATAGTTGTCGAATAACAACAACGTATAAAAGGAGACACGATATGGAGGAAGATCCTAAACAGTTAGTGAATGATGTACTTCATGTTGCTAGTACTGAGCCTAGACCGTTTAGCCGTGTGATGCCAGGTGAAGTCCCTGTTGATCTCAGAGTTATCGAGATAGGTCAGGAACCGTTCTTCTATGATGATCATATATCAGATATTATCTGTCTATCAGATCCGAAGCAAGGGATAAAGTTCATATCATATATTGAAGGGATGGTGAGATCATCTCCTAGTTATACAGATATGGTTACATACTGTAGATTCGTGAGAAAGATGAATAGATGTGCTATCTTAAGAAACATTTATCACCGTCATGACGCTACTATAGAGCTACACCACTACCCTTTATCTCTATTTGACATTACCCGTGCTATAAGCATGAAAATGGCCGAAGAGGCAGGCGATAGCGAGTACTTCGATATTGATAGAGACATAGAACTCGGTAAGAGAATCATGGAAGCTCACTTCGATAACAAAGTCACCCTTGTGCCTCTTTGTTCAACAATTCACGAGGCTCACCACGAAGGTCTTGTTTTTATACCATTGGATGAAGTGGATGATAACTGGAGACGATTCGTTGAAGAGTATGATAGGTTCTTACCAGAGCCTGCGCATGCCAAGATCAAAGTTATTGAAGATATCACAGCTAAGATGGTTAATAGAGGAGAGAATAAGATTCCTCTGGCTGTTAAACCTATGATAACAGAAGTACAGATTGATGGTGTGAATGTACCTATAATAAAAAAAGAATTGATACCAGCATGAATAGAGAGGGACCATATGGTCCCTCTCATCTTCATAGGTTGTACTGCGGGTGAGTGAGTGCTGTAAGTATACAGCAACCCGCCGCAATGATAGCAAGTGCAGCTACGCCGATTTCCAGAGCACGGATCTCCTTGGGAGTCCACTCTTTTTCATTGAGAAGATAGTGGCAATAAGCCTTGATTTTTTCTTTCATAACACCATCCCAGTGGTATTGAAAATAATGATCATAAATACTACAACAAGTGTAATATTTAGTAAAACGATTGCAGGTTTCATTGGATTATAGATGATCTATATGATCTATGATCATCCAGGTGAAGGGTATAGCGGTGATGCTGAGGGCCATGCCTGTGATGAGAAGCTCTTTGGCTTTCATCTTCAGCTGTACCGCTCTGGGCTCTTTACCTTCTCTCCAATTCACATGCTGCTTCTGAGTTACTTTCATAATAATACTCCTTTAAAAGATATAATTCTACAGTATTTATATACTGTGATTCAATTATCTAATATATAATTTAATGTAGTGATAGGTACTATTTTGGAAAAAACGCCTAGCGGGGCCATAGGCCCCAATCTAGTCGTTCTTAGGGTTTATATACACCCGGCCATTGCCGGTAAATGAATTGATGTAATTTTGGTACCAACAGGCACATCCGTCATCTTTACTCTGTGTGATGAGTCGACCATGATATCTACCTCTCCTGTGGGGGTATTTGATTTTGTGGGATCGACATTTACTACAACAGAGTTCGTTTTGATTTCTCTTGCCAACATAGATGATTTCCTTGTTGAAAGATAATGGGAAAGATGAGGGTTACAATTCATGATGTATAAATTCCTTAAGAACTTATAGATTATATTACTGATTCACATTATTAATATATAACTTTCTTCTCAGTTCAATCCAAACATTAAGAAGGAGGGCCTTAAAGGCCCTCCTATAATCAATATGCTGTTTTATTATCAAATGCTTCTTTGGTTACTACCATTGTCGGGACGATCTTTGTGTTGATCATCTCATTAAGAGCATCGTTGATAGGATCTATACTGTTGGGGTCAGGAGTTACAACAAGTACTTTCTGACCTTCACCTGAGTAGATGATATCTTCTCCGATCTTACTTCTACCAACAGTAAATGCATCCTCGGGGAATACAAAGGCATTGGTATTGGCAATGTCTATCAGAGCCTCTTCGATTGCTTCACCTGTCATAACAGGATGAAGACCATTGATAAAGTGCTCATACTTGGGATTGAAGAAGTCGATCGCTTTGGCATACAGGTCGTTGTCGACCATAACACCATACATTGTAAGGAAGTACACAAGTGCATCGTCTATACTAAAAGGTGCATAGTTATGACTTACTTCCATACGATAGTCAATAGCGTCACTGAGAGCGATCTTCATCTGATCAGTTGCCTCAATGACGTTCTCTTTCAGCTTGGATATATTCTCATCATCAATATGAGTAACAGGAAGCTGCTTGTTCTCAAGTCCAACCCTCAGTTTGTAGTCACTCGACTGTATAGATGAATAGCCAAGCCTTTGTCTGAGTTCGAGTATAGCGTTGGATAATGTACCATATACATCGACCTCATCGTCGTAGTTCTTGAATGCGTTCGTATCAACATAGTTCTTCAGATCACTATCCTGATTAACCCACGCTGTATTGAGCTTGAGTATAAAGTACTCAAGAAATTTCTGTTTTGTTGATGGCGTGAGTCTGTACTCTTCCAGAGCAACGGGATCAGAGCTACCTGATTCTACACCATCTCTTACACCTTTGACGTATTCTGTAATCCTATTGGGATCCATATCCACAGTCGTCATGGCATATGAGCTCATAGACTCCCTGGATATTTCTCTAGGAGATACTTTCTTTACGAAACGTTTACGCATCACCATGCCCCCTTAAATATAGGTTTCTATTGACGTGAGCGTATCCATTAGCGCTGGTTACTACACCCTTCGCACTAACCTCAATATTACCCACTATATCCTTCTTTACAAACGCCATGATCACTCTGAGTAGATCAGTTGTACAAAAGAACTTACGTCCGAACCCAATCTTCCTCAGAATCACACTGTTGTTGTTCAAGATACCCTTTTCATGAGCAACGCTTATCCAGGGCTTATCTCCACCGATTGTATTCTTATCGATGTCTCCACCCTTACCATATGCATCTGCTAAGAGTGCATCAATAGAGCCCGGAACCATCGATTTAACAAAACCGATATACTGAGTATCATAAGCCTCTATGTGAGATTTCGTAACTACACATGCGTCATAATCTGCCGTAGCAAACACACACAAGGGATCGTCATTGGTCTCCCCATCAATAAGATGATATCGCATATCCTTAAGGCCTTGGCCGAACGATATACCAGTGTAGTTCTTCAGTTTATACCGACACTTGGTACTCACCGGATAGTAATCTCCGTCGGGGTTACTTTCCCTATAGAGAATCTTACCAGGTATATCAAGCATCCTATGACTGGATGTACGTGCTGCTATGATATTACTACCATTTGCAATAGATGATTCCACTTTGAAATCCTTTACAGATAATTCATAAGGAGCTGAGACATCAATACTACACATGACAATCTTCTCTTTGGTTGTTACTTCGAATCTAACATCAGGATCGAATATGCCACGACTTACACCGATCGAAGATTCATATACTTCAATGTTGAGCATATTCTCTACGAATACGTCAGTGAGATCAGTCGGTAACTCAGCTCTGATCATAGCCGATCCTTGAACTCCGTAGAAGTTCCATGAGTCGGATAGTTTCAGAGGAATCTCTAGAATAATAGTCCATGTATCGATTGATCCATGACCAGGCACCAACTTCTCCAGATCACGCTCGTCGGTTACTATCGCAAGTACTCTGTTGTTGAGGTTGGCTGTTCCACCAAGGATCGCACTGGCATCTATTGCATCAGTAGGAGTGTTACCTTTAGATGCATATTCGAATCTTGGAGATGTTGAGTCATTGGTTGTGCCAGTGAGCATAAACCAAGTATCATATACCAGGACAACTCCACAGTAGGTATCCGCTTCACCGGGTGTATATCTTACTATCTCGGGTGCAATAACCGAGAACATATCAGCGGTGAACTTGTTATATTTATCTACTAAGGGACCATCACCTGCATCGGATATAATAGTTTTCACACCATAAGATGAATCGGGGGACAGCGTCGCAGAGGGAGAATCATATCTGATTACATCCCTCACAATTTTATCCTCCTTGGTGTACAGTCTCTGCATATATAGCTTGTTGTCTCTGACAGAATCAGGATAGATTCCTATCAGGTCTTCAGCTGTATCGATGTATGGAAATGATATAGCAAGGCTATCACCTTCGAATAGAGCAACTACTCTGTTCTTCACGATACAATACTGAGTATCGGATACCCTGTATGTATCAGAGAGAGTTAAGTCTAGCGTCTCTTTTACTGCGTATGTAGAAGCATTTCTCTTCCTCATAACAGAGGCATTGCCATATGTATAATATTTACCGATCTTTCTGAAGTATGTAGCATTCTTCACATCCACAAAGGAAACGATTGTATTGATATTCGGCCTGAGCTCACCGGCAGTACCAAGCTTCACTTCATACAGAAAGACAGCGCTTCCTGAGCTTGTTGCGAGGTGAATTGTATTGTCGTCTACAGGTATAATACCTATAGGATCTCCTGCCATATGACTAAGATCAAAGTCTTTAATCTTGTTGAGGAATGGCAACGAGAACATCTCGATAACAACTCTACCTTTTCTCTTCTTCAGAGTCACAAGACGATCTCCGAAGTACCCGAGACAGGTAGCAGGAATATCATCATACGTGGGAAGGTACTGTGGTAACTCCTGAGTGGGAGTCATTGTATTCTTATTGATGAGGTGAACCAGTCCAAGATTGGGAGAATAGATAATGATAAGATCATTATCCGCATTCCCTATGAGTTTGTACTGACCACTCTTGGGTCCATTGAAGTGGAAGATATCACCTGTGGATACCATCACACCGGTGGATATATTGTACTTTTCCAGCTTGGTTGAATCCAGCACATAGACGTAGTTGCCTATCTTGAGTACATCGAATGATTCACACTCAAGAGAAACCCCTCCGAACTGAGCATCGTTTGTTGATTTCGCAGTAGGCTGAGCTATACCATAACACCTGTCATTGGTCTTGGGAACTCCGCCATTAAACATAATCCCTTTAAGATAGTTGTATCTATCCATCAGATCATCTATCGCTTTTACATCTTCAGGATTACCTCCGTTGAATGCTTTTGCGATCTTGGGCTTTACGAACTGAGTGAATCCAGGGTTGCTACCCATAGCCTGGATATACTGATATATACCAAGCTCTTTCATCACTTCAGTAAGGAACTTCATTGACGGCACTTTGTGAGTACTCTTGAACTCATCACTTGCGAAAAGCAGAGTATCAATGAATGTAGCCTGAGCGGGATCTTTATCATGGAAGGAGTCTCCCTGGGTGACCAGGTTAAGGTCCTCTGTATCTTCTATATACTGCTCAATGAGATCAGCTATGTAATGTAAGGGAGTATGGAATATCCCTGTTGCTTCGTTGTATACACTGGGAGAGAGCCCACATGCGAACTTCTCATCAGGAGAGAGTGTCTTCGCAGCTTCAGAAAGAGCAGATCCCAATTCGGCATCTATTCCTCCTTCACTACCAAGATTAACAAACATCTCCTCGATAAACTTTCGGATGTCAAGCTGTTCTGCTGATAATCCTATACGATCATCATATGTTTCATCTGTGGGTAACTTATCTTTTGCCACACTAATCCTCCTTATTGATTTGGCTGAGCCATGTATGAATTGAAGATGAACTTATTGTAATACAGCGCAATGGTATAGATCTTTGAGTTATCAAAGTCGCTCTCATCTTTCTTCTGAACTACAAGTAATCCCTCTTCGGGAACATATACTACTTTAAATAAACCAGGATCCATTACAGAGTAGTCTTCTACTACTGCTACTTTGAATAGTGCATCCAAGTGATCCAGGTTCCTATTATAGACGTCATTCACTACTTTAAAGTGAAGGTCTGTCAAGTGCTCTGATAGATCCACAGCATCGTATTCTTCATTGCCAGCCTGAGACTTCGTCAGACCAATCTTAAAGTATACATCACCTGGCTTGGTGCTTTTCTTTATATAACTTGGGAAGTCTGCCTGAACGAAAACGTTCTTATAGACATAGTCACTCTCTGCTTCCCATTGATCATTCTCTTCTATAGTGATGGATTGACCATCAACTACATTAGGTATAACCATAATGAAGTCTTCCACTATGGGTATCTCCATGTCCATATTGAGATTGATTCTGTAGTCGCGAGATGTCTTACCGATACGTTCTCCCTGGTCTCCTTGAGGAGCGTCATTGATCTGAAGCATCAGCCTGTCATTCGTGACTTGGAAAAAATACTTATTCCGTCCAGTAGATCCCTGTCTCTGAAGAAGCACAGGAATATCACAAGAATGAGTATTCAAATATGTAAGCATGTTCTTGGCTTCTGTGGGTGTTGACATATCCATATCGTTAAACATAGATAGCACATCCATGAAGTTTGAAGGAATCTCGAACTCGTACTTGAAGTTAGATACAAAGCTGGGTACTTTGTATTTGAAGATCTTCTTCATGTAGTGAATGAGGTCCTGCTGAGCCAATGCCGACTCAACGATCATCTCTACTTCCATACTCACCTTGATTCTACTATAAGGCCCCATGATCTGAAGCCCTGTAAGTTTATCATTAAAGAAAGTAGGGTACCCTGATCTTCTTAAGATACTGACGTTGTTCAGTCTCATATTATCAGGGGTTGATAAAGACGTATTATCTTCATCTGCATCTATGGTATAGTTCACTCTCAGCTTCGGCCGTTTACTTAGTGGATCTTTATCCATAAAGGCACTATCCGAGTTCATACCCGGACTGGTTGATGCGATCTCTACTTTCTTGAAATAGTTCTTTGGAAACTGCCTCACAAAGTAGTTGTTTATCATGGCATCAACTGCTGAATAAATGACTGATGAGAATCCAACCATATGGCCGTTTCTCAGCATATAAACATTTTCATTATTCATAGGCAGCGTCCTTTTAATACGTGTCTTTGTCCCAATATAGAGAAAAAAAAGAGACTCCCACTGAAGGAGTCTCTTATGATCACTGGATGGAATCCAGTATTTCAGTTACTTTAATAAGGAAGGACTCGTACATCCCTGAAGGTTACACTCTTGCAATCATAGGAACTTACCTTCTTGGTTCCGAATGTTACAGTTAGACAAATACTATTCATGTAGTTGTCATTACTGTCTTCGGTGTGCAGCTCTATGTCTGTGATATAAGAATTACATGCCGCTTTACTTGAGTCGGATGAGAATAGATCCCAGAACTCGTTGTTAACCGGAGACTTATCTTCGATGATAATCTTCTCGATTTTGCCATATCCGGTAGGTATGGATACATTATCGCCACTACGGGCGAAACGGTATATTGTCATCCAGGGAGTCGCATCTAGGTCCTCGGCTATCTGTTCATCGAGCACGCTGATGATTACTTCCTTGAGTCTATTGGGATTTGATAGGATGATGATTCGGTCGGTTAACACCTCCTCATGGCCGTTCGGATCTACCATACTATTTCGCCTGGGACTGCCACATCGCATCGTCAGAGGAAGATCTTTAATATCCTCCTCTGTAATATTCAATTCGGGTGTACCTTCGGTTGCTACTATAGATTCGATATGAGCGGGGGTATCGTCCGACATATCCTTGATGAAATATTTCCTAATGACCCCATTGGTTGTCATCATTTTATATTTACGCATAGAGCCACCGACAGTGTCGGCCGGGGATATGACTAATCTGCTTTTAAAGGTGGCAGGGCCAGCGGATATAGCATCCGGTGGTAATGATTCGACCGATACTATAGTTAATTCAGTAAGATAGCTAACTAACCCCTCCCTGAAGTCACGGCAGTCAATATTGCCGATGGGGATATTGGTCTTAATAATGATACCGGGTTCACATGTAATATCGCGCTCATTAGTAGCCCACCTACAAAAACCCATACTGTCAAACAGCTTCGGAGTAGTCAGGATATACTTCTCCATTTCTTCCAGGAATGGCAGAAGCGGAGAAACGATCGGTGTTATTTCAAAGTCTAGGTTAATGATTTCCATGATTACAAATGCTCCTTATATATTGTAATTAACTATTTATAGATCTAATATGCTATACGATACTTGCGGGTTTCTTGAACTTGAGTCTATCAGTCTCGGGAGTCCATCCCTGAATACCGGCTGTGAATGAATTCTCCGTCTTGGTTCGGTAGGCCGATATTACTCGGTACTCAACTATATCTCTACGGAAGAACTTCTTCCCACCGGCGATTAATTCTTTTATCAGCTCATACAGAACTATCCTAAAAGCATCACAATCTATGGCATAGAGGCCTCTGGTATATGTTACCGATATGGCACCGTTTCTAGTTGTGAGTGTTTTTGAAGTGGCGTCTTTTCTTAGAACGTACCACTTGCCAGATATCAGTTCAACTAATTGTATGTTAGTTACTTCCTCATCGCGTTTGGGGAAATCTATCTTCACGGTAACCTGTGCGACAGGTGTAGTTAGATCCATGTTATAATAGCTCCTTATGTGTTGATATAAAAATAAAAAGAGGAGGGCCATTAAGACCCTCCTCCTGATGATAATCTATTGCTTATCGCCTCTCGGCTTTCTGAGGGTGACGCTATTACCGATGTTGCGTTCTTTGAGATAGACTGATTCTGGCTTCGAGTCTACATGATGCATCAGGAAATTATTTTCAGGTGTGGGGTCATAATCTTTAACATTGATGATAAAGTCGACCACATCTTCAATCTCTTCTGCATGCTTCTCTACCAGAAGAATATTACTCACGATACGGATGTTATACATCACAGTATTTATTATGCCAGTGGCGATGGTGTTAGATAGATACACAACACCATTACATTTCATCGTAATCGACGAAACCGGGCCAGTGAGGCTATCAACACCATAGGTTGATAAAGCGATCATACGCGTAAGCGAAGCCGAAGGATTTTCTTTACTTGGACTCAAGATCTCTTTGAGTCTATTCTTGAAATACTCTACATGCTTCGCCCGCTCATCGGCAGATGCTTCTTTGTTAAGACGAATACCCAGTCTTACTGCGTACTCTTTTTTCGGTGTGCAATCACTAGATTCCATTGTGTTACTCCTTGGTGAAATAAAATAATATATTCATATACAGGGAGGACCCGAAGGTCCTCCCAATATCACCACCTACAGCGGTGATAGCTTTCTGTTAGTGGGTCGCGTACACACTACCCTGTAGGCATCCTGAAAGGTTCCTACATCGTCAAACCTGTACCTTAATTGGTTACAAGTAAGAACGAACTTTTCTCCCGTAGGAGTAGGTATGACAATTTTGTCACCCTCCGCTTTATCTTTTAGCAGACTTGCCGGAAGAAATGCAGGGAATGTTTCGCCATAAAACTCTCCATCTACATCTACTCCCAGGCTTGACCAGTGAGATACGAAGCTGGTGGCTCCTCTATAAGGACCCAAACCAGGGGTACTAACCCAAACTCTAATCATTTCGGCATCTGCCGCAGGCTCTTTATGCAGGAATCTGCGATAAGGCCTCGTGTTGTAGATCTTGCCATACTTTCTTATGCCATCGGGGATAATGAAAATATCTCCAAGATATGTGTTTTTGTGATCCACTAAATCCTCCCATAGGTTGTGAATCAGATATCTGCGATTTACGCATCCTACGATTTTTAAATCGCAGCTAACTATCGGGTGGTTCCATCTCCTATATTCCTCCTACTTTAATCTTAGCAGCAGCAACTGCTTTCTTTACTATTGGTTTTATTGAAAAGCATTCGTCTCAGCTTCTTAAGAGCATCTAAAGATTCACTGAAGTTTCGTATCATAGCGGCATTGATTCCGACCTCATCGGGTAAGTCTTTGGGATAGGGCTCACCAACGGGGAGAAGGAAATCAAATATTTCTTTAGCCGCGTAGACACTTAACTCACCGTAAGTACATCCGCAAGGTAAAACATCTGATATCTCTGAGGGATTAAAATACGTTACATTGTATTCGCCGGATTCTTCATTTAGTTTGATCTTAACAAATGTGAATCCGAAATTGCATGTTCTGTGGATCATGCTTCCGTCTACTGTGATGATCGATCCGACCAGTTCGTTATCTCGTCGGCAACACGCCGCAACGAATCCGCTGGTCTCACCAGTTCTGAAAGCAAACTGGCTGTTGCTTGCACATTCCCGAGTCATCATCACTGAGTGCATATGCTGACAGTAACTTGCCTCTTTGTCAGCAAAGAGTTCTTCAACCGCAAGGCGTGCTCTTTCATCACCCACCTTATGGAATACTTCACTTTTCTCGAGGTTTTCCTCCAACCTCAATAGAGTAGTTGCACATAGATCACTTACAATCTTATGTGCATCCTCCCTTTCTGCTAGCTTGTCTAAGCTCAATTCATCCCCTCCTTCCGGGTCTGAAGCCATACGAGTCGGCTCGTCATTGACTTCTTCTGAGTGTTCGATCATTTTAAATCCTCCAATAGTATAGTATAATTACATTGCTGCACTATAATAATATATAATAAAATAATTGAATCGATAATAAATTGAGCGGGCTTCAAGCCCGCTCAGTAGTTTTTAAATACATAAATATCCAAGAGACTAATTCTCCTTTGCAGGAGCTACTTCCTTAAGCTTACGTCTGAGACATTTCTGGCTATCCATATAAGCGTTAGGTCTGCTCTCCTGATCAAAGATATCCATAAGGGCACATGATATTATCGAGAGCCCATTATACATCAAAGGAGTTGATTTATGGTAATAAGGGAATGATGTATCATCCAACTTATATATCTGAATCCAATCGTGTTCTTCAATGTATTCAAAATATGCAAAGCACCCTTGAAGGAGAGCATACGGTTTATGTGATTTAAATAATGCGCATACTCCATACCTGTTACCTTCTTCAGATAGTTCGCTACTACTATACCACATGCGTCCTCTCATAGGATAAGGGATACTCGTGAATGAGTAATTATCCTTCTCATTAAGAGGAGTAACCGCATGTGGTCTACCTTGTATTTGTCTGCTCATAAATTGCTTCATTGTTTTGAAGCTTATGACGTCTTTCCTGTCAAGCATGAATGTTTCACCCAACATCATAGTCGCAAACGCGTTCAGTCGATTTGTGCTATTAGTTGCTTTCAACATCTCCCTCCATTATTTTATGATTTATTTATTGTCTTAGCGAAAAATAAATAAAAAAGAGCAGCTACTACAGCTGCTCTTTCTCGAAGGACTATTCGTCGTCCTTCCTTTCCCGTATCCATGACGAATCCGCATCATAGTCAAACATCCAAGCATACTCTGTGGCAAGCTGGAGAATCTGTTCTGCGATACACTCTAAGGATTCATCAATCTCAACATACTCAGTATTAACAGAAGGGAATACTCCATTCTTCATGTAATACTTCCTGAGATTCTCTTCGGGTTCGGAATAGATTCCGATACTGCCTGCAAATAAAGTGAAGCAGTGCTTCGCTCTACTGTGCTCAGTGGGAAAGATACCAATCAACGGGGTTTCTTCATGCTTCTCGATGAGAACCGTTCTGAAATCCTGCTGAAAGATATTTGACGGAGTCCAGTCTTCCGGCTTGGGTGACTTACTCCGAGGTCCAATGACCTTACCATAATGATTTATATAGTCCATACTCATCTTGGGTTTACTAGAATCACTCATAATACATACCTCTTCGGGTTTAAGATATAATCACTATACAGTGATCACAATACTAATATATAACTTCATCTATTATTTATACTATTTAACTGAAACTAAAAAAAGAAAGAGTTAGGAGAAAACCGACAATGTCGTAAAAACTCCTAACTCCTTCTTTTGGCTACTACAATCGATCTACATCGAGCGGAGTGGCTTCAATGTGATTATTGAACACATCCGTGATGGCGTTGATAGTGTCACTATCTGTGTTCAACCAACCTGATGCGGATTCGAATATCTCACGAATCTCATCATCTGTGGAGAGCCATGTCTCGTTCATGGTATACCTCCTTCCTGCTTGGGGCGTGCAGGCCCCAAGTGGGTTATTTTTAATCTACACTTGGTAGATCAATTTGCAGAAAAATAAAGGGAGCCCATATAGGGCTCCCTCTGTTGTAGTCTTTATTCGACTACAGTGATCGGAAGATGCTCTTTAACCGAAAGGGAATCCCCTTCTTTCAACCATACATACAGATTGTTACAGCTCATACCGAGTGTAACAGGAGTCTGATTTCTGATTGTCATAAGGGTTCTATTCACTCTCTCATTCTCAGTTGGAATTACAACCTTAATGATACGTTCGGCATTATCCAGTACACTGGATACCTCCCACGGATCGCAGACTATTTCCCCCTTCTCGGAGGGAATGATAGCATGAGGGTCAAAGCCCTGGTTCTTGATGACGATAGCTTCATTGTTTCTCAGGATAGTATTTTCCATGATTAACTCAATCCTCCGCGTCTTACCAGATTCAGTCTTCTGTTGCAGATCGTTCTTTCTCCTCTGAGTCTGGTGAGAGCAATCTCATCCAGAGGATTACCATCGGCAATCCGAGGGAACATCGTGATCCACAGGTTGTTGATCATCTTGGCCCGTTCAATGAGTACATGCAGATTGTGGTCTACAGTCACATTGCTGGGATAATCAACGGCGAAGATATGTCTTCTGGTGGTATCCGCATTGAAGGGAACTACGGCATTGGAAGGACATGCCCTTCTATATACCTGACCCTTATGGATATCAAACGCGACAGCACCGAAGTAAATACTCCGGTTGTTGGGATGAAGCTCGGTGAGATGAAAGGTTCCACAAACCTCTCTACCATCGACGTCCATCTTGAAGTGAACTCTCTTCGATGCTCTGGAATCGAGCTTATCAAAGATAATGGAATTCAGTGCTTTATCCGTAAGGAAGTTATCCATACATGCCTTGGCAAATGCATAGTCATTATCCTTAACCGTAGATACAAATCTATCAGCACCAGCGAGGGCGTGCTTGACGCCATCGATACAATAGCAGGCATTGTGATAGAGCACATCAAACAGCTTGACGTATGTGCTGATCACATCACCTCTTTCATTGAAGAGTTTCTTGTACTCATCAACGGAACTGAGGTAACCGAGTGCTCCCATCTTTCCACCGCCACCGATAGGGTTAGCGGGTAGCCTGGAACGCATAGAGGCCATATCCACTGTCATGATTGTATCAATGATATCATCATGACTCAGAATAGTCCTCACTCTGTTGCACAGTTCTCTTTGAAATTCTCCCATAATTAATCCTCCACAAGATATTATTCACTTTAATAATATATAATAAAGTTCATAGTATGATCCTATTTTTATATAACCCACCCGCAACATAGATAAAAGAGCGAGTTTGAATAGTTTCTTGCTCTTTCTTTTTCGTTTGCGTAATAATATTCCCTCGATTTCTTATTCAGAATGGTATACTGATGAGTTGCTTGTGGGTGTATTAGTAAGACTTCCTAGAAAATTTAGTTAGTACAGTGGGCCCTCCATTGGGCCCACTTTGCTGTTGCAGTACTATATTCAAAACATAGAAAAAAGAAGGTAGGCTTAGATAGGAGAGATCACAAGCGAGCGAAGACTCTCCTACCGTCCAAATCAATGATGTTACGTCACTGCGTTATACGCTGCAACGGCTAACCCATCGGGTTTACCATTGCGAACGGATAGCAATGAAGTAGTCCACTGATCTCGGGTAATTCTACCCATGAGAACCAACCGGTGAAGCGGCTCTCTGATCAATGAATACATCTTCATGTAATCCACTGGTCTTACCTCCTTTCCTGCTTGAGATGCTCGTTACATCTCAAGTGGGTTTATTTTAGTACATTAAGAGGAGGCCCATTTGGGCCTCCTCTCTTTATACCGACATCACCAATACCCATCATCTTCTTCCAGACACGATGTCTGATTAAAGGGGACGCATGGTCTGCTGATGAATGAGACATACTCGGCGATATTCTGATCGAGATCATGTGTCTCAGGTAGGACAATATTGATTCTCGCATGAGAAGTTCTCATATGAGGTTTACCGTTATATCCCACCCGGAAATACTCAACGACATCAAGGAGACTCATAGATGTTTCCTTATCGACGTATTCGCTGTCATCCCAGGACTCACACACGAGCTGAACCACCGCAGGAATATTACCTAGACGATCTCTCAATAGGTTTATTCTATGCAAGCTCAGTCGTCGTTTTGCGCTGATGTCCATGAGAAGAAGCGAACCTGTTCTATCGCAGCTATTCATCGCAGCCGCCATACCGATCTCCTCCACTAGAATACCATTATCTGTTTTCCAGCTCCAATAATCGTTCATAATACAATACCTCTTCGGGTTTAAAATATAATTACTATACAGTAATCACCGTACTAATATATAACTGGAATGTTGATTGATACGGAAACACCTTTTAAATAAAAGGAAGGTTTAAATGGATATTAAACAGCTTTGCTATCTATCAACTCATCCCAAAGATGGATGGGAATACGACAAGGATATCACATCTACTGAGATGAGTATCTTTGAAGTAGACGGAATCCAGATCATTGCTTACCGTGGCAGCACGGATGGTATTGACTGGTTCAACAACATCGGTCTCTCCTTTCCCTGGTTCTTTGAGGGAAGACTTCATCACTTGGGATTCTCCATGGGTATGAGGGAAATGAACCGCATTGTCAAGAAGAACGTCGACTTCTCCAAGAAGACTGTCTTCATTGGTCACTCAAACGGCGCAGCCCGTGCGTCTATCGGGTATAAGAACCTGAGAAAGAGATTCACAGGTGAGGTTGCGTGTATCGTATTCGCACAGCCCAGAGATGAGTTCTTCCTCACTGAGATCTTCCACAAGGATGGAGATATCCTCAGAATCACCGTTGATGGTGATGTGGTTCCTCACGTTCCCTGTACTTGGATGGGTTATCGTCACAGTGGTGCTGAGATCAGACTTCCCAAGCCCAAAGACAAGAAGGGAATCATCGATCTACACATGCCTGATACTTATGAGGAGTGTGTAGGAAAATATGCGCAGGACATGAATTGTTCGGATTCTGCGATGGCCAAAAGAATAGATGACATGTTAAAAAGTTGATTTTCGTTTTTTACTAACATATAGAAAAAAAAGGAAAGGATTTTACTTGTTGGCACATATTTGAGGCATCTCCTACCTCGGTCTAATATGCTGTTTTTGTACAGTAATCCTCAGCTCTTCATATTAGAGCACAACCGTTTCAGCATTTTTCTATTTCTATTTCTTTCACGGCCTGCCCGGCGGATTGAACTTTCTTCATTTCAATTCCTTTACAAGAGCGGATTATTCCTCCAGGGTACAATTCGTCGGGCTTTTTATTTTTTACCAGGTACGCTTTGTACTGATCCATATAGATATGCAATCACAATACGACAGCATCAGAGGGGCGATGTGCCCCTCTGACCTGTTGTCATTTTTTATTCTTTACCTTTGTAGGTAAGTGTCGTACTCGTTCTCTTATCCATATCTCAACCCAGGCTGAGTCTGAATACTCTTTGGAACTATCTCTTACATATACCAGTGCATCATCGCCGAATAACCAGTTCTTAGCGAAGTCTAAGTATACCTTGTCCATGTTATCCAAGTCAGGTGTACCAAGAGGTTTACCAATCCCCATTTTGATCAGCATCTTCTGCATTCTAGTGAGACTCTTGGGAGGAATGATCCCATACTTAATCTTACACTCTACGGCATCCCAGTCAAAGAGGAATCTCTTATCTCTGACAGGTCTCATACCATAGTCTTTATGTACCTCAGGAAGAAGATGTTTCTCACACCTTGTTACCTCAGCACTCTTGCCAGGAATGAATGCCCTGATAACAGGGAACTTCTTTTTACCTGATCCTTTCATACCCAAGAAGCGGTGCTTTGTTCCCTGTACTACAAAAGGCTTGTTGCCTTTACAAGGTATACGGAACATGTGCCATTCACACTTCTTGTCACACTCTACAGCCGCTTTGTACATTGACCTGAGACGGTCTTTGGACTTTTGGTCTAGTGCCTCAAATCCATCAATCGTCTCAGGATCAACTAGTACGTCACTGGCTTCATACGCCTGCTTTACCACGTTCCACTCTTTCCCTTTGCTCACGTTCTCTTTTGATCTGTTCAGCGGTCTTGCCGGATCCGACCTCACCTCTTCCCTTATCATATGAGTCTTTAACGGAGCTAACTATTTTATACTTTTCAGTAATCAAGTTAGTTTTCAGAAAGGCACCAGTTAATAACTGGTCTGCACTACGTACAGAAACGTTCTTTGAAGTATCAATATCGAGCTCAGATAACCTTAAGGATCCTTTTGCCTTGATAGCTTCAAGTGCTTCGGATTTGGCTTCCATGTTATCTGCCCTTACAGTGGTAAACTCTCTTACACAGTTATCCAACCCTACAGCTGTCATTACCGCAACGTCAACGTAGGAAACTCTTCCTCCCTTGGTGCTCTTGGTAGACTGCCCGGTGATGGGGTCTCTGGTTGATACGTTTACACTCTGCTTAGACTTCTTTACAACTCTCTGCACAGGAGTTCTCATAAGGAGGTACCCTACAGGAGCTACAGTCTGAGACTGGATCCTCTCATCATCACCATCGGTAAGGTTATCGAAGTGAGGATATGTTATCTTCTCATCAAGAGGAATATCCAGGTACTTGGCTGCTTTCTTGATATTGGGGAATGTAGGGAATCCGCCCTTATCATAGGATGATACTTCCAACTGAAAGAACCGTCCGTCGTCATTCAGCTTATCTTTAACGAACTTGCTGAATGCAGCATCGCTCATACCTTTAAACATTCGGGTATACTTGGCTTTGTTGAACCCTTTAGGTTCAAGGATATTAACAGTCTCAATGATGAGCTTCTGGATCTGCTTTTTCATAGCAGAAGTGATAGCCTTCTTACCTACAATATCGGCAATCTTATATTTAAGCTCTACCATAACCTTGTTACAGTATAGAGCAAGAGGAGGAGACTTAACCAGACGGTTCTCCAGGGACTCAAATGCCATTTCGATGTCGATAGGCTCGTCGGGTCTGTGGTGTCCATATGGCATCTTCTCACCATCAGCAGAGAATCCAGTAACGGTCTTTGCTGCACTATGAAGAGATGCTTTGTCTCCGATCTTATAGATATCGTTGAATCTGATGTAAAACTCAATCAGTACATCACCAACGTCGATATACTCTCCATTGATCATGCCATTATTGGGTTCTGTCACACCTACATAAGAATCCTCTGCTCTTTCAGTATCAGCTGACTTGCTGAGGATCTTCTTGTTTCTTCTTTTCAGTACATTATTATATGAGTTCACGACCTTCTTTACATCTTCTCCCAATTCCTCAGGAGCAACCGTATAGTAGATCTTGATATCCTCAATGACACCACTGAACTTGGATGAAGGCATTTTCTTCAGGAAGAACTCATCATCTTCTTCTTTGCCTTTCTGATCTTCTTTGATCTGGGCCAGCATAGCAGAAGCATCACCTGTGTGGTCTCCATATACATTCTGGAATACAACAAGTGGCTCACCTGCTTTGACGAAGTCTCCTATCTTTGCTATCTTTTCGATAACAGCGAATCCAGACATAGATACTTTCTTGCAGTCGACTATGTCGGCTGCCATATCCTTACCGAACTCTCTTCTAATAGAAGTGGAGTCTTCGTTGGTTCTGTGGCATGTAGTTAAGAGGATCTTGGCAAGCTTACCCATCATAAGAGAGGGATCTTTATCGCCAGCAAAAAACTCTTTGTTCTGAACAAGTACGTCATCTGCTTTAAACGTATCTCCTACCTTGACAATACAAGACAGTTTGTTGGGCAAGTGTATACCTGCACCACCGTTCTTGATTACTTCATTTCTGAAGCTGAAGATATCGGTCTGCGTTGTCTTGTCAGGCAGTTTATACTCAACAGTGAGTAGTTCATCTTTCTCATCAACTTCGATTACTTTACCAGGGAACTTTGCTTTCTTTACAAAGTCTCCACCCAGTGACCCAGAGATTACTCTCTCGTACCCTGTGATAATCGGAGGTTCAGAGGTATGTTTGGATGATGGGATAAACTGCACGCCCTGGTTCATTGTGAACACCCGTCGCTTACCATCATCGTTTCTTGTCATAGGAGTAGCACACTCGCAGGGACTACAGAGGTCTCCTGATTTGAGTTTGCTTGTATCCACGTCATCTAAGAATCCCAGTCCATCCTTAATAGGAGGGTTAATGGAGAGATATCTGTTGATACCAATTGTACCCTGTGATCCTACAATGGAGAAGATTCCCAACATTGATTCATCAAAGGTTCTCTTGTCTTTGGAGTAACCCTCAAGTACGTTCAGACCACCAGGTCCTTTGAATGAACAAACAGCTCTGGTTTCAGCCTCTTTCAAGGGATTAACCTTGTCATATCCTTCGATAAGAGGGTTCTCACCGATGTGTCTCATAACAGCATTATATGGTACAGAGACTGACTTGGGAATCTCTTTAGAGAACGATAATCTAACGAACTTAAGATACTCTTCACTGATAGCCTTATACAAAGCAACTATGATGTTCTCAGCAGGAGGCCTGAGTCTCTTGTTATACCCTGCACCGATCTTTCCGAATCCAGTGAAGCTGGTATTCTCAAGCATCTTGTTACCCATGATACATAGGTCAAGAAGATTATCATTAAGACCAAGTCTATCAAGTACATCGATCGTCTTGGAGTCAAAGAACACTTCCTTGAATCCTTTAAAACCTTTGGTGATTCTATTGGTTCCTCTGGTGAGTGTGCCAAATATATCAAGGTATTCATCTTCATCATCCATATCGATGAAGTTATAGTTCTTCGTGGGTACGGCACTAAGGCCGTTGAACAGAAGTTCATCCGCTGTCTTCTTGGTAGAATATACAAGATATCCATCTTTGAAACGAACGATCTTCTTGTTGATTTTATCTCTTAAGGTCTCGAACTTCGGCTTCTTAGGTTCGAAGCTCCATTCAACCTCAGATGCTTCAAGTACATTGGTGAGACCATACATATAACTCAAGAACAGTACAAGAGGTACTTTCCTTGAGAGGATCATGATTTCACTATGAGACAGACGACGAGTTGCCTTGATTTCACTCAGATCGTTATATGATCCAGATACTTCAGGGAATACTCTATCAAGAAGCCATTCGGTGATTGTCAGCTTCTCTTTATCTACAGTAATGAGACCATTCTCATCTGCAATGATAGGATTCATACCTTCATTGGTATATGCCACCACAGTACAGTTGGTGAGGTCTTTCTTGAGAAGCTTATCAGCAACTCTATCTCTGATTTCAGCCTGATCAAAGATAACTGTATATGATTTCGTTTTGAACTTGTAAAAGAAGTCACCCAGTGAAGAGTAATCTACATGTACAGCAAACTTAGCGTTACTTGCAGTACACCTACCTTCTTTGAGTCCAAACTTGGTTGCTGATTTATATTTACCGGGATTGTTGAAGTAGTTCTTGATAATATCTACACCAAGGGAAGTTACATTACCAGACCGGGAGAGGAAACACTTGTTCTGATTGGATATAACCTGTACTTCGTTTGCATCCGTTTTAACCAGAGGAAACATACAAATCTGCTTGTACATAGCCTTCCAGTTACCACCAATAAACAGCTTGTTACTGTCAACTACTACAGGTAGCGCTACCTTGAATGTATGAGTCTTCAGATTACTATCAGTGAATACAACTCTTAAGTCTTCCTTCTTGGTCATACTATCGGATGATGGAGTGAGCTCTGCACTCTTGAGGTATAGAGGGATAGACTTATCTCCTCTACTGAAGCACTTAAGAGTCTTGATAATATCAGGATAGTACATACCATAGAAGTATGTATCATCGAACTCCCTTACAGTATTGTATGACATGCTCTCGTCTGAAAGATCTGCTTTGACTTTCTTACGACGAACTACGCCATCTTTGTACTGCTCTTCTTTGAGCTTCACTGCTTTGGGAATATGAGTTCTATCCAGTTCGACAGTCTCAGAGTCTTCTACGACTTTATTAAGACGAGCCACCTGAGCCTTACTCAGTCCAGGTAAGTGAGGCCTTTCGTAGTTTTTAATAGCCTCGGATACGCCTTCGTCTTTCTTTGCTTTGATTTCCTGTTCTATCTCTTTGGTTACTTCCTCAGTGAACTGACCGCCTTTTGCTTTCCTGGCGGCATCTACTGTTACACCAATCTCATCCCCGAGTTTGGTTACTTCAGGAGAAGATTCAGAAGTAAGATAGGTTGTGGCTTTCTCTACGCCAACTGCTTTCTTGAGCAATTTGAATGCAAGAGGGTCATACCTGTCGTTGTAGCCAACTGATGGTATACTACCCATATCATCAAGACCTTTCATGATCCAGTCATAGTCACTGGTGTCCATGAATGCTCTTTCGTCTTCTTTATCTGCTTTCTTTGCGGCCTTCCTCATTGCATTGTGATATGCTTTGATTCTACCAAGCTTAAGCTCAGTCTTCTTCTGGGGAAGCTTGAATAGTCTGAGGGTTTCTCTGGTTTCATTCACACAATAGAATGAGATATTAGTATTTCCGTCTTTGGGAGTGAATATCTTAACCAACTCTTCAGGTCCTTCATGAGCCATTATACTGTATATGAGAGTTATGAAATCACTACATACTCTGGTAGGAGCCATCTGATTGATTTCTTTGTACTTTCTGTTGTTCTCATCTATATAGAAATAGATGTCTATTTTGGGATAGGATCTCCACAGTGCAGTATTGACTATGTGATCCTGAACGAATCTCTTGAACTCTTTCACCTGGGCATTGCGACCATTAAGACCGCCAAAGACGTACTCACTGTTAATGAGGTGTTTCATCTTTGATCCCAGGAAATAGTACATGTTCTCACCATCATAAGATGAGAGATTGGGGTATGTGAATGATATACCAGGGCATTCTTCTCTTACCTGACGGTACATTGAAGTCTGTGGTCCTGTGTTATTCACGGTTATCTTACTACTTCTTATCTTATGAGACCATTTCTTGTCCACATAAAATGAGCGTGTGTATTTGTAAAATAACCCATCGGCGTTAATGATCTTGATCATATCCTGAAGGTCATTCAGTCCTACAACCAATCTCCCGTCTTTCATCTGCTCTTTACCCTTAACAATAGGGTAGTCGTCAAACTTTATAGACGGGTCTTTATAGATCTTCTCACCGGATAACTTACTTACGCTAACAGCCATAGTAATCTCCTTGTGTTATAGATATACTTTTAATCGTGTCGTCCAATTCTTCATTGAGTAACTTGGGTTATATATTATTATAGTGATCAGGTTACAAATATAAAAACCAAGTGGTCAAATATATCTTTTAAGGAGCATTTATGAGTACACCTATCTTCAAGAAGGTTAACACAGCGAAACCTATCGGAGAGACTATCCCCAAGTCATTCAAGACTGTTCTGGGTACTGCTGAAAGAAAGGAGATGCAGTTACCCGAAGGAACTTCTATCGTTAATCAGAATAACGATATTGTAGATCCTGCAACTATCATCCACGAAGAGATCGTACTTGGTGGAGTCATTGACAGTTATGACGCAATGGTTGCATTGGAAGGAATGCAGCATGATACAGAAGTGTATGATGAGTATGCCAAGGCCTGGGGACTTGGTGATTATGAGGACTATGATAATTAGTTCTCAGTCTATCTGAAATTAATTAAAGGGCACAGCTGCGCAGTGTGCTCTTTTTTGTACAAATGTATAAGGAGACCAATTATGGAATTAGGATTTGATGCTAATGATGTCTATACTTCTGTGAACTCAATTCCCGATATTGATTCACATACTAAGGGTGTAGTCAATATGATAGTGCATGCTATAAAGAACTCCCTGGATCCCTGGGATGTAATCAAACCCGAAGAGAGAGAAGATTTTATCAACCGTCATCGGAACAACGCATTTAGTAATGAAAATGACCTTGACATGAAAATCGCCTCTTTCTTCCCCATTGTCCCGTTTATTAGTCCCAGTGGGGATGAGTTGTGTGTGAAGTTTCTGAGTAGGATCATTATGGATACCGATGTCTACACTCCGGGTCCTGATGTGAGACTGGGAACAAAGTTTTGTCATCGTCCTATCGTGGAGTTTAAAGATCTTCCTCTGAAGACGATTGACTTCGGAGATGGTGTTGTTGTTAATCAGTTCGATGGCTACGCCGCCGATGATAAGTCATTTTTTGCCCATGAGTTCACTCGTCGTTCCAGTCGAGGAACATCCCACGATACAATCAACGGCGGGCAGTTGAGCATGAAGATGCCCTTCGGTATGATCAAGACAGCTCACTTCATCGATGTAACCAACAACATTGATTACTTCAACTTCTTCGGTCCTTATCTCAATAAGATTCTGGAGAAGGCAAAGCTCGGAGCTGATCCCAAAGCACCCGGCGGAACTGCTATCACTGCCAGATGGAAGAACCCCCTGGACGAGGACTGATTAGATGGCGAACTCAATACTCTTCAATGATTTGATGAGTTATTTCGCCAAGATCATTATTAAGTCACCAAAAAGATTCAATGCATATGAGACTCCCGAGTCTGCTAGGCTCGGGAGATTATATGTTTTATCCAAAGATGGTAAGGCGACTGCATTTGACCTGGTTAATCATGTATCAGGTAAGTTCAGACGAGATCCTTCATTATCCAATGAAGCCAGGGATATAGACCTATCAGGTAGTTATTCTAAAGCAGCATTCAATGAAGTCTCGGCCTATATGAGAAAAGAGTTTATTGCCAACTTTAAGGAAACAAACAAGTATGTATTGAACCTGGCAGGTGAGCCTTATATTGATAAGACGAACCCCATCGAATCAGATCCACGGATCGTGGTTACAGGTAAAGACCCTGATATAAGTGGGCAAGAGATGTATCTTGATGAAGTAGATGAGAGATACTATCCGCTTACATATTCATATTACTTCAAACAGGATGTACCTGATGGTGTAGACTTCTACATCAAGGAGAATCCAGGGGTAATGTACTTGGCATCGCTGAGAAACCCCACTAGCTATTATGATACACGTAATGCATCAACCTATCAGATCATCTCTTATGATATTGGTGGATTCTCTGATGCCTATAACAATGTGATCATCAGCACATACAACACATGTCGTAACTTTTTGATTAAGATCATGAAGTCTAATGCGATTGTACATACTAACTATTTCGATGAATATTTTGTAACCATACTGATATTTGTCACTATATCCAAATTGATGACAACAATGTTTGATCAGTATATAGATGGAGTAATCATACCTGTAGATATCAAGTCTAGCTTCATGAAGAGTTATGGCTGTGGCTCACTGGTTACATCTCTATCGGCAGATGCACTTGACTCGGTTATCCGGGTTATGCCTCAGCTTACCTATTTCAAAGGAACTGACACGGCATTGAAGATGGTTCTTGATATCATGGGTATACCCACTGATAACTTGAAACAGCATTATATTGTTAAGATCCACACCAAAGACAATGAGCCCATTGATAAGAGCTATGTCGACAGTGCTTCTGAGACGTATGATCTTGGAATCGTAGAGGTTCCCTTTGGTGATGACCCATCTAAGTATGTAAATAATAGAGGAGTCTCTATTATTAAATCATATGAAGACTTTGTTGCCGAGGATATCACATGGGGTGGTCCCAAGAAGGTTGATAAGAAGCGACTTGAGTCTGAACTTAAGAGACTACGGATGAACTATATACTCACCAAGTATATCACTGTAGAGTATGAGTTTGAGAATGTATCTATAGGATATAAGTTCTCATTGTACTTCTCATCTCTTCTGAGACTTCTAACTCAGGGGGATTCCAACCTATTGAACTCAGCATCATTTACCAATACGAAAGTAAAACCATCAGGTGGTCTTATTACTCTACCCGGTGCGGTTGCTGCGATAATGCATCTCATGTGTGTATACGGTGGTAATGATGATATAATCAATCGTACTTCAAAGAAGAAAGAGATTGGTATTAACTTTGATGCCAATCACACTATCATACAAGAGTATGAAGTATGTGATGTCTTTGATGGATACAAGAAAATCAAAGATATTCTCACTGAGGAAGAGCTCTCATGGCTCTATACTACGTGTGTGGAGCTGTCTTCTCCTATTGCGACCACTAGTGGATACGCAGACGCATTTACCATAGCATTAGATGCATATTCGACGATTATGAAGAAATTGAAGATGCCTGGTATCTCATCCAGAAGAAATGCGTTCTATGCCATTAGAGAATATCTATTTACAACGAACGAGATAACAACTTCATATGCTGGTTACACCAGATACCTGGAGTATCTCAGAGACACAGACTTTGAGTTATACAACGCTGTCAGATCAGTAGTTAAACTCAATGAGTCAATCCCTGACTATGTTAATATGCTTATGGAGAATATTGTTACTGCTCTTGACAACAAAGTCTTCTTGCAGTTCGGTCAATCTATAAAGCTATCAACAAGTGTACAGACAACCAGTGGTAGTAACAGCTTCGATGAGGGTGTACTTGAGCTATTGAATTACTTCAAGAGCTGGGTAATCCAAGTCAGAGCGGTAAGACCATCTTACTCTGTTAACGAAGAGTCGCAGGATTATATATCAATAACAAACGACGTCCGGATTGCATCAGAGGTTGAGCTTTACGATTTCATATATAGTGAAGACTCTGTTCAGGTGGAATCAAGTATGGAAGTAAACGAACGTGTTCGTATGCTTGATATGTGTGATGTTGAGAGTAAGCCTATGAGGTATGATGATAAGAGTAGAGTCTATGATGAGGCAGAGGTTTCTGCATTCGTAGATATAACTGATCATATCTTAAGAGAAGAGACTGTGGAAGTGAGTCAGGCTTCTGTTGATGTAGTCGATAGAGCTAGATTCAGAGATCATGTCGTAGTACATGCAAAACAGTAAAAGAGGTAGCCGGGCATATAGCCCGGCTACTACTTATTATTTTTCGCTCTTTGTCTTCTTGAATTTAACAGTAACCTCTTCAGGTTCTACGGGCGGGGGAGCCTTATCCATCTGTTTGGCTACCGCTTCATAGTGACGGTAGTAATTCTTCTTAGCTTCATTTCTGGCTTTGAAGAACGAATTCAGCGACCATGAGAAGGCTGTAAACAGACCTACCCAGAACGCATGACCCATGGTGAATATCTCAATTCCACGGTCATCAGTAAGAGCTACAAATAATGCAACTGTTCCGATGAGCATGAGAAAGAAGAGAACCATGAGAGCGATTGTTACTTTCAGTGAAAGCTTTTTGCGATTCACTTCGCACCTCCGTTGGGTTGAAAATAATACAAGATCTGTTTTTCTTCCCGGACGATCTTCACAGGAGCATCTTTCTTCCAGGGATCAAAGATCTGCTTGATCTTCTTGTCTCCTGTTCTCCAGTGAGTACCTCCTCTTTCTGTGATACCACACATGGCAGAGAAGTTATGACCGAGTTCTTCACAGGTCTTGTTCCAGTATACAGGTTTACCGTTATCACCGATACGGCCTACCTGGTACATCCTGAACTGTCCACCCATCCCCAGAATCTCAAGGGCGTTAACCACTATCTTATCCGGGTTGTTAATGAAGCAGCTGTTTTCGATGAGCTTTGTCCCATTTACTGTTTTCTCTGTCTTCACCTGGATATGACCACGCTTAACAGAGAGATCCAGAATAGGCTCGTAGATTTCCTCAGGAAGAGGCTGCACTAACGCTAACTGGAGAGGAAACAACATAGTCAGGAAGCAACATTCCGTTCTATCCACTGCGTCGGGGTAGTTGGGAAATATCCTGGCCTGCTGATAAGTACAAGACTTAATGATCTTCTTATATGCCGGATGAGACTTATCGAACGTAAAGTTCTTCATTCTCAAATCGGTAATCTTCAGATCGTCAAGACTGGGAGGTTTAATCTCAATCTTGGGTTCAAGTGCCTTCACTGTTTCCTCGTCTGCCGGTACCAGATGTTCATCGGGATTATATGGAGAACTGTCATCTTCCTGCTCCTCGGGTACATCCAGATTCAGCTGAGGATACGCTTCATTTGCCTTTCTTTTTATCGAAAGGTACTCTTCTTCAGCCTCAATCTTCCGCATAAAAGCTGAGATCGTAGCATCAAGAAGTCGAAGTATCATTGCGACTATTCCATTCATACTAAAGCAACACCTCCTTTAATAGGATTCACGAAATCGCACATCGTGTTGAAAATCATATCCATCGTGTGGATAACTTGTCGGTCTACAGCGCTGGTCTTCTTCTTCACATTTTCAATGTAAATCTTGACCCTGCTCTGCCCTGACCTATTTGCCACGATAACCTCACATGAGTGTGCATTGACTTCGCCAAGCGTACTCATCAAGGACTCAGGGTAGTATTTCGACCTGAGTTCGAAGTAATCAAGATCACCACAGCACAAAAGAAATAGCGTGCGATTCACATGATTAACACTATCCTTTTCGGCCGCTCGACGATGGATATCATCTTTGTAGCTTTCCGGATACGAGTCTATGCGTTCGATCATTCTTCTGTGTAGATAGGTAACCCCTACTTCTAAAGGATTCATGCATGTGCTTATCTGAGCTTCATGTACATACCCATTGAGTATATTCACGGCAGCTAACGTTTCCAGCACACACACCTCAAAGGATTCATCATGAACGATTCGCTGAGGAAGATAAGTATATACTTCTTCAACAAACTGACTGATGAACTCTTTTGACATGTCCCGTATAGGCATTCCTATGCCAAATACAGACCGCAGAGACTTAGTGAATCGTGGCATATCACTATGTGTGCGGATAGAGTCATTGACGTTCATCCTGTTGGGCTCCCCTTATTTTATTGATGTCTTAGTCGATGGAAAAGGAAGTGCCCACTAGGGGCACTTCCTCTAGTCTTCTATTGTCTTAATGAAGCTTGTAAGCTCATCATGAGTCCTTATCACCTTACCCGATTCTGACAAAAGCTTATCCCGAAGGTTCTTTGCTTTGAGGATATCGTCCTTAGTAATAGCACTCTGTTTTAAAAGATAGTCCTCCACCGTAGCATGAAGGATTTCCGTATCGCTGTGTTCGCTAGACTTCTGGTCGCTTTGCATCTTGAGTCTAGCTCTATCAACCTGCTCTTTTGTGATAAGTCCTGTTGATATCAAGATGCCTGCTATAGGAGTTGATGAGTCTATTTTGATATCAAGGTAGTTCGGATCGAACTCTATCATATCGATGAGTAGAAAGGCAGGAGTTCTTTTAGCTACGATATTGTAAATCCAACCGTCGACTCTGTTACTCGTCATCACCATTGCTACAACCCCGTGACCAATCAGGGCTACAAGGTTTTCAAATTCACTTTCAATGTACTCGCCGATAACAGCCGAGACTACATCACCGAGCAGCAAACTCGTAGCCACGATAATCACTGCCGTATTCGGTACATATCTACAGTGTTTTATATCACAATCTCTATTCTTCTGAAGGAAACTGAGTCTATAAAGCACAATGCCCACAATCGGTATAGCGTTGACGCTACGATCGACTATAGTATATAAAAAGCCACCGAATACATCATCGGGGAGTCTATCGATCAGTGCAAGTACAATGTCCAACAATGCATTCCTCCTTTGGGAACCGCTATTTCAGGTTCTCCCTTTATTCATTGTCATATATAATACACAAGATATAACAAAGTAAAAACCGAGGAATATGAAATGAACGGAGGGATATATAACAGATTATCATATACTGATCGGAACAGATATTGCCATAGAGGCGTAAATGCAATTGTCTCAGCATACAGAGAGTTCGACACAGAGGCCGTTGAAGAACTCACTGATAAAGTTATGACAACCAGTAATGCGATGAGTATATTCCATGAAGTAATCGATGTCTTCTGTGAGTATGGAGCAGTGCATCTCTTATCAGAGATAATAGATAGATTGATGAAAGACAAGATCATTGATATACACTATATTACAGCTATCAAGGGTAACTGTGATAGGTACAACTATACAGTTGCACGCGACTGGCTAATGAAGTATGAAAGGACGTATTATTCCAATATAAAGACGCCTATAATAACTAGAATAAAGTCTATGTTTAAAGTAATGAGGAAAAAATTAAATAGAAAGAAATAATACCAGGAGGCCAAATGGCCTCCTGGATATATTGTTATTTTTTTCTGACGTTAACAGTATGAGCAACTATCTGTGCATCATCCTCCACTCCGCCATCATAGTATCCATCCTCCAATCTCCGGTCTATAGAGAACCGGTTGGGAGAATACTCAATGGTGTAGGGATCAAGGAGTTTGTACTGAAGATTCAATCCGTTATATGTGATAAGTGCATTGGTGATTGCCCGGGGGAATCTGACAACGTTCTTAACACCATGGTAGTTGGGGATACCTTCCATCTGATCAAGGATAATATCCTCTTTATCAGGAGTAGGGGTATCGAACTCAACCAGCCAGAACTTGTCGTGGTCGCTCGTGAAATCAAGGTCCTCTACATCCTGGGGAACTCCGACATTGATACGGAGTCTGGCACCGGGGTGGGCAGCTGATCTCTCTGAGTAAATCCACTGGTTCTTGTAGAAGAGCATGTACGACTTAAACTCTCTCTGGAATACAAGGTCGAAGGAAGCGATTGCTTCTACTTCGGTATCTCCTATCCCATCCTGGTCTGTGTCGACGCTCGTCTTAACCGTCTGTATAGGTATGATTTCCTGTGCAAGGATCGGGTCCTTGATGAGGATGTCCTTCCATCGCATGATGTTGGGACGAATCATATAGTATGGTGTGTGGTCCTGATCTTCATGATCATCGGGAAGCAGGTCATTATAGAAGAGTTTCTCTACTTCAATGTTATTCCTGAGCCCTTCGATATATGCAATATCAGGAGTCCTTGAAGGTTTACGGAGCATGAACGTATCTCCGCCACCTATAAACATTCCGTTTATGATGACGAGGATATTATTCCTGTCGGTAACAAGAGGATATCCGAACCTGAGACGGTAGTCTATAGCAACTCCGCCATTACTCTCATTCATAACATCCCCGGTACCATCTCCGTTGTTGGCAAAGAACTCACCGGTGAACCTGTTGTGAGTATAGACAAGATGTCTTTCTTCAATCACATCAGGATCATCAACACCTTCATTTACACCGAAGTTGGTTATATGACCATCTATATCGGTGTATTCACCTGCGGGTATATATCTACCGGGATATACTTTGAATAAACCAAGTGCATACGCTGCATTGGCTACATCTTTTATACCATAGTAGGTAAGACCCAATGTCTCATTGATGTATGTTTTTACAGGAGTGCTCTTCTGAGCACTTCTTACATCGATCCACTTATCAGACTCTTTGTCTGATGCTTTACCCTGCACCTTGTAGAATACGCCACTGAAGTTGTACTTCTTACGACGTTCGAGAGGGTGGCCGGTGAGCATCCTTGTGAGCTCACCGGCGTTCAGGGCCTGATCGATAACTAACTTATGTTTACGGTAGTACTCAAACTTGTATGCCATGGTGACTCCATGAATGAAGTCTACATAGGCGATACTATCTGATTCTACCTTGTTACCATCCAACCCTCTCATAATTAAATAGCGTTGATAGCCTGATCCAGTTTACCAGAGGTACCCAGGTCAGCTTCGATGATATAGGCGGGAACACAGTTTACAATCTTGTAGTTACTATCTGTGTCTTTGTGATAGAACTCGATCAACAGAGGATCATGTGCCATGGGCTGGTCGGGGGAACCGGGTACTGCAAAGGAAGCATTCAAGCGGTAGCAAGAAGTCTTCAGAGTATCGATCTCAATGGGAGACGATACATACTTCACATTGGGGTTCTTAACGCTTCTGATAGTAAAGTGAGTGGGAACAGTCTCAACGTAGTCGGTACTGTCTTCTTCTTTCACATTACCAGCAACCTGATCCCATGCATCACCGAGGAACTCAGTGATATTGGCATTACTCAACCAGAAGTAAATCTCACCGGAGATCTGCGCTGACAGAGGAACAGAGCGGAATGTATGCTCTTTACTGGTATCGTTGAAGAACTTGCCGTTCTCCTTCTTACCGGAAATGAACCTGGGTACACTTACAATAGATCCACCTTCTCTGAAGCTGGAGATGTTACTGAAAGCGAACGGAGTCGAACCGGTGATATCGATCTTGGAGTTGATACTCATATCCATCTGAGCATTGTGACCTTCCTTCAGGCTGAAGGTATGAGTGTTATCGGTACCATCAGAAGAGATGGTTGTATCTGCACCGGGCTCAATGAGGGATCCGGTTACATCGATAACAGAACCATCAGCATACAGACCGAAAGTTCTCAGCTTGTAGATACCGCCATTTGCCCTGTAGGGAATAGCGATCAGGTTCAGAGGCTTGACGAACACGTCTTTAACCACAGTGAACTTCTTCTTCTCAATGAGAGTCAGAGTAGTCTCAGTGGTTTCAACTTCTACACCCGGGGAGACTTTTACATCTGCCTTGGTGAGGATAGTGTACCGAGCTTCCATGTAGTAGCTGTCACCTATCTCCATAGCTCCGGTATCAACAGTGTACTTCTTGGCCACTGAATCGTAGGGGAATACAGTGGATCCATCGCTCTGAAGGAATCTTATATCCAGCTTCTCTCCCATCTCGGGAGTGATGTTCTTGGAAGGACCATTAACAAAGTCCAGGAAGAACTGAGATGTAATGGAATAGGGATCTTCTCCCTGCATGATTGTGGCATTCTCACCATCTACGTCTCTCTCGGTTACAATACTGAAACCGTTGACGTTATAGGAGTATGCTTTTGTGGTTACGATCATGGGGTCCAGTGCGCTCACTGCGTTAAACACAATGGGATATCCGATGGGGTTTCTGTCCTCATCATAATACTGAACCTTGTAAGGCCATCCACTCTTGAGAACCTCAGGAGCAATAGCAACAGCCGACACAGGCTTTCCGTCGATGATATCGAAGAATGCACCGATGTGCTCAGGGTTCGTCAGACTGGGCTGACCGTTGTTTACTGTACCCAGAAGAGGAATACTCATGTACTCACCCAGTGCTGCATAGTACTCACCAAGGGTATTGTACTTGTCAGGGGTGATCTGCTGGAATGCAGGGTCTGTCATGGACTTCTTGGGGAAAGTCGTAATGCAGTAGTATTTGGCAATGGTGGGTGTGCGGAACTGAGGATCAAAGAAGATCTTGTCGTCCCGATACATGAATGAATGGATATCCATGTTTGCAGCAGTTCCCTGAAGGAAACTCATTACCCCGGCTGCCTCATAGTCATCGAGTCTCTTCTTGAGCTCTTTGGTGGGCATAAGCTTGATAACTTCTCCACCGTCGGTGACGATAGCTACACCAAGGTCACCTGTTGTCAGGTCTCCGATGAGTTCCTGCTTGTTGGGGCTGACCTCTCCCTCAGAGTCTAAGGGGATAAGACCAACACGTCTGGTCATATTGACCTGACGAAGTAACTGTTCTGCTACATCGTCGTCGCTTGTACCCTGAGCAATAAGAGCCGCAATTGCAGCTTCGTTACCACTAGAGTCGAGTTTGTACGCTTCATTTGTCGAACCGTCAATAAGAATTATATCACTCAATTTATTATACCTCCGTTTTTAATCTAATAATTTAACTATGTGATTAGCGTTCAAGTTAAGAGCGCCATTTACACCAAAATCATCATTGGCATCAATGATAGCCTCTTTGTAAGGCCATTCAAAAAGACCAAATACTTTGTCCAAGTCTTCTTCAATATAAACATCTCCGAAGCCTTTGTTTGCATTAAATAGCTTAACGTAATCATCACCATTGTTGGGATCGAGTTTAAGCTTAAGCATATTCTTGTACATCTTCTGTACTAATGCTATCTTTAATTTTTGTTTGGTAAGACCAGCAAAGTTTGCATTCAAGATTGCATTGATAGAAACAATACCCTGCTTATTAGGATCGAACTTCATTACCGTCAGTAGGTTCTCATTCTTGGGAATGTATACACCATACTGATCATAAGGTAGCTGAATGAATCTATTAGCATCAATGAGCTTATCTGCCATATTATTAAAGATATCTTCTATATACTTGTTAACCAGTGGGTTAATATTATAGTCGATTGTATCGTCTACAATATCAGATACTGGGTTGATAAGGGTGTATTCATCATCATAAGGAGAGTTCTCCATGATCGCGTTGATATGGATCTTTCCGTCTGAGTCGGGTGATTCTTTTGCATAATCAAACGCGGCACAGTGATAAGCCATTGCCTGGTCAAGTATATTGGAGCCTGTTGTGAATGCAGTGATAAGATCACCGAAGTCACTTACTCCGTACTTGTCAAACTCAGTGATGATTGCAAACTCAATGAATGGGAGTTCTTCATCTAGAATCTTTATTGTTTTAGGAGATAAGGATAATACCCTACTCCTGGGGATCTTCCTACCATCAATTACACAAGTACAATACCTGGGGTCATATGGTATATGAAGATCTGATGCATGAATAATGGCCATCTTGTTATCTTTATCAACAACTTCGATAGCACTATATGTACTGTTGGCTGTACCGGTGAAGTATACCTCTACGATATCATCCCGTTCAGGAATCCTTCTGTATACAATCTCAGCGATACTTCTTTCAGGAGGCTGACCCTGAGGAGCTGTGAAAAGACTCAATCCATCAACAAAGTATTTACCAGCTGAATATACATCAATCCGATATCTACTGTCGACGGGGATAGGAACAATCTCACGAGCTTCATCATCGTAGTAGGAGAGCTTCTTATGACCTCTTACAGATGAGTCTTTCTCTGATGCTACATATGTATAGCAGAATCTAAAGCGGGTATTAGCCGCCATAATAATATCACCTTCGATGATCATTGTAGGTTTAAACTTAACAACAATCTCACCTGTGACGGGGTCATCACTCTCTATTGTATAGTCGACTATATTTTCCAAGTAATCGAAATCAAAGGCATGTGTTGGGCTAGGTAGCTCCGGATGCCAGTTGGATGATCGACTTCTCATATACAGTTCGAACTTATCATCACCCATCATACCAATCTCAGATCGGTTGAACTTGATTCTAAGTGTACTGTCAACGGTCTTCTTTGTCTTGGGGACTCCGTCATCTGTTACAAATGTGAATATCTCCAGAGACTTGTGTTCGCTTGTATCAAGCTTACTCACATCACATACCACTTCAACATTACCAAGAACACCTTCCTGGATACTGATGTGTGAATCAGGTACTTTGTAGCCATTGTATATCACAAAGACTGCATCCTTTCCCGGATGATCCTTTATATGGACTGTAAGCTTATTATCTATAATCATACTCTCGATCGCAGTAGCATCTTCTGTGTAGAGTCTGTTCTTGTGATCAGAGAAGTTACTCAGATAGTTATTAAAGTTATTTGAGTTTGTACTGATAAGAGCTTTCATGAAGTCAACCCGATCTGAGAAGTCTGACTCAAGGTTATATCCTTCCTCTTCTTCAGGATCATCTAAAAGATTATCATAGTACTCTTTAATTGAATTAAGTGTGAAGTCCCCAGCTTCAGGTGCAAACACAGAGTGATGAAGATCATCATCTTTGAAGAACTTCATATACTTTACTATATCATCACTGTAGTGACGGAGTAGTTCATTCGCCTGGTATACATTATCGTATACCCTGATGATGAAACTGTGAGTTTCCTCTACAGTCGGGATCTCATATACCCTGTGTGATATTCTATCAAATAGTCTATCATTCACATTCAAGTGCTCAGGTCTATCTCCATCAGAACGATAGATCTTCACCTGCTTCACACTGAGAGGGCCCTCTATATCATCAAAGATAGATTGAGGTATAACAATCTGACCGTTTGAGTTCTTCTTGTAGTAGATACCAGAGATAGAATAATCATCGATTATCTCAAACTTGGTCTCCTCATGAAGATCACCTGTATAATTATATACCAATACTCCACCATCACTGATCGTGAAGTAGTGCTCCGGATACAGAGGCGTCTCTCCCTGCATTACACAAGGTGGAAGGAGCTTTCCTCCCTTATATACCCTGAGGTATGCAACTGGCTGCGTTAGCCCAGTTGCCATGAACTTGGTTATCATCCCAGTTACACCAGGGCGCAGCTGAGCTGAGTGGTTCATGTATTTATGGGCTCTATAGTTTTTAACTGTAATGTGAATGTCATTCTCTCCCATCTTAAATACTTTTAAGGCGGTTGTGCCATATCTCACAGGGAGAAGAAGAGTAGAGCCGTTGTGACACACTACTATTCTCACATCAGAGTCAGGTATTTTCTTACCGTTTATTTCAACTTCAATCGTCCGCTTAGACATCTTCCCATGTTCAGCCAGAGTGATACCACTCTTGGTTTTACCGAAGACTTCTCTTTTCGACTTGGGATCATACAACAGATGGGGAATATCCAACTGCACTGCTGCATTGGGTGTATAGATATTCGACCCATCTATTGTACGTATAGCCTTCTTTGGAGTATCGAGATCATAATCAACCTTACGATCATAATATGATGTATAGTTGAGTGTATTCTCCCGAAACTCCTGGGCATACCCTGAAGAACTACGAACTACTGAGTTGAAGACGTCTTGTGTTAAAAGCTCTTTCTTCAACATAGCGTCTCCTTACCTGTCTCTGGTTACAGCAGACAGATTCTTATTGATGTGATCAAAGACGGCGGTCTTTAATACGTTGGAGTCATTCCGGCCACGCAGAGCATCCTTCAGGCTCTTGTAGTTCACACCTGTTACAGTGGAGCCGCTCTCTTCCGAGCAGACCAGAGCAGCAAAGAAGGGGAAGTATTCCAGCGCACTGGGCACAGCAGCTCCGAACAGAGATGCTACGTTCTTCAGAATCATTCTGAGAGATACGGGGATCTCTACCCCTGTTACCGTGGGAAGAAGATCGCAGAACTTGCTGAAGTTGCAAGCAATAATCTTACTCTCGGCTTCCTTGTCAAAGGTCAGACCAGGTCCGGCCCATCCTTTACTGGACAGATCGTTCACTACCCGAGTAGCATGACTCTGGATCGTAGTGAGTGAGTTCATATCCAGAACGTTTCCACAGAACCACTCAGCACATGCATGCAAAATGGCACTCATCTTCTCACCATCCCTGGATGCTTCCAGGTTATACATCATGTCGATTACACGTCTCATGAGAGTACAGAAAATGGCTGTTGAAGCATGGATGAGCTTGTTGTTATTAGCCCGGTTGAAATCAATCGGGGCTTTGTTCAGAGTATAGAGAATAGCACCAGAGATAATCTGATTCAACAGAATAGTCTGGTTGGTGCACTCATACGTCTTTGCCTTGGACGTAGAACTCTTGTCCATGATTGCCTTATAGCTATGACGTCCTTCCATCAGGGCGATGGGCTTACCCGCTTTGGGATCCTTGGTGAGAACAGCGGGAATAGTCGTAGGCATAGTAGCTACGAAATCGGCACGGTCGGGGGCCATAAACCGTATAATATTACGGCTTACCAGATCGGTGAAGTTGTGATCAACCGGAAGCAGCTGACGTCTCTTATAGAAAGAAATGATAGTTGTTACATCTTTCATGAGGTCATCGGTGGGAATGAAATCCTCTTCCTTCAACTCAGCCAGAGACTTCTTCAGTTTGACTCTTTCAGCTTCAATACTAAAGATATATGTTTCTGATAACTTCATTATTCAATTCTCCTTTATGATGGTGTATTATTAAGCTCTAACACATTCTGAAGTGAAAGAGCGGCATCTGTAGTGTTACGACTGGCGTCATTGAGACTGCTTATCATATCACTGAATGGGAAGTTGGTGAAATCCTTCAACACATCAGCATCCAGTGTAGTGAGCATGTCCGCTATCGCCTGGAGCTTCTCGAGCTTCACTTCGAACGGATCCACTGTGACATCAGTAGAGCCAAGACTCTCAACAGAGATGGATACACCGGGCTTCCCTGCAATGAGCTCCTGAATCTCTGCCATTACAGACTCAGCTGTTTCTGTACTGGCACCTACTACGTCCTTTGTGATCCGAAGAGAGATCTTATAGTCTTCGCTCTCAATACTCTTGGTAGTGAGGTTCGGATCATACAGATCTTTAGATACATAAAGAACATGGTTCTCTTTGAATGTTGTATTAAGGGGGTTTGTTACAACAAGCTGATAGTAGAGCTGCTTAACACGATCTGTCATCTGCTGATCGCTCAGGTCACTCTTCCTGTTATAGTATAATGTGTCGACATCACTCTTTTCCTGAGCCGTTGCATAATCTACGATTCCTACAACTTTAGCCAGGAGCTGATAAGGTACCTGGTAACCAAGCAGCCTGATGCTCAACTCATCCCCTATTGAGAAGGCGGTTTCCATATTCATGGCGGTCTCCTTAGGTTTGCTATTTAATATGTGTCTCTGCTGTGTATGGTGTAATTTATTATACATTTTAAGAACAGATATAAAAAAAATTATTTAAGTGAATTGCAGTCTCCCCCTCCTGTGGAGTATATACACCAAACTACCTATGCTTAGCGCTGGATCCTACGACTGAGTTGTTTGACCCTCCTGGCTCACGGCTCGTCATCTACGGTGTTAACCGCCTCTCCGCTAGGGAAGGCTGAGGGTTACATATAAAACGCATTAGTGCATTTTACCAGAACCGAGGTCTGATTCCCTCGGTTCTGGTTTTTATTTTTTTTTTTGCCTCTCTGCATTAACAGATAAAAAAGAAGGTGAGATAAATAGGAGAGACAGCAAGTTTCAACTGAGACTCTCCTACCGTCCAACCGATGATGTATTACGTCACTGCGCTATACGCTGCGACAGCAAGTCCATCTGGACTGCCGTTGCGAACGGATTGTAGCGACGTGCGACACTGATCTAGAGAAATGCGGCCCATGCGTACTAAACGTACTAGGGGTTCCCTGACCATGTCATACATCTTCATGTAATCCATTGGTCTTACCTCCTTTCCTGTTACCCCGGTGCTCTAACACCGGGGTAATGGGTATTTTTTTTTTGCCGAGTTTACCTCTCGACTTCCTGCCGTTCTCTGAGAGACTCGACATCTTCATTGTATTCGGTGATCTCCTGAGCTGTCTTCTTCAGAATAGCAAGACGCTTCTCAGACTCGGTGATACGACCTATGAGATGGATAACCATCTCTGTAATTGAATCGTTGCTGATGATCTTCCTCCTACGGAACTCTTGTAGATTTTTGATCTCCTCCTCCAGATGAGCTACTTCTCTTTCTTCAGATTTGATCAGTTCAAGAATACCTTTAATTTCCATAATGCAATACCTCTTTGGGCTTAATGTAATCATCACAATTAATGATTCACATAGTTAATATATAACTAGAGACTCGTTTGTTACTATTCACCTCCTCGCATCATAGAAAAAAGAGAGGGCCGCAATGGCCCTCTCTGATTTCAATATGGTGGTGGTGGTAGTGGTGTATTGGATCCAAGATGTGGATTTATTATCCTGCTTTCACGGAATACCTTAATTGAGTATTTCTTCGGATTAAGCAACTGAGCTGTTAGGTATACCATCAATGCATTGGATGATGGGCATTTATTCCTAATAGAGCTGATAAGGACATCACCTCCCCCAACCGCAAAAGCATGATGTACTTTGTACGCACCTTCTCTCTCCAGATTGTACAAAACATCACTCACCACATATTCCATATGCTGTAGGTCACTACAGTTGTTTACGATCATATTCCCTCTCTCTTCGCTTCACGGATTGTCAATTCCGCAACAACTCCATCTAGAATCGAATCGTTCACTTCCCGTCCACCACCCGTATACTTGGTGACAGTATCCGAGATATCGGCTAATGCTTGACAGAGGGCATGGTTGATAACCATATTTGCATCCTTATACAGCATCTTCTCAGCATAACAAACTACATTATTGATTACATAGAGGGTGAAGTCGGTGATGATTTCACTGATTCTATCTTCCATCATCTGTATACTCTGCGATCTGCGTTCCATTTCTTCCAGCGCATCCTTCCCTAGTTTCTCTGCATCATCCATATGCTTCCAACTACCTATGTGGCGATGATTCATACTAATGCGAGAATTAATGAGGACTCTAGCTGCTCGGATGATCTGAGACTTCTCCTGCGTTGCTGCAAAGTCAGTGAGATGCATCTCACTGATAAGGTGAGTTATAGCATCTTTAATCTCAGTGGTTTTCGGAGCGTCCTTTTTCAACTCATCGCCGAACAAGAACATATCGAAACGCAATGCCTGAAGGTAAGAATCCATTCCTCGTTTTGTGCGCTGCACTTCAGCATTATCGATATAGATCCGTCTTAGTTCGGGGAACCTCTCAACTGCAACAGGGACGGGTAAAGATTTCAGGAACTCAGTAGGATCCTTACTCATATCGGGTTCAATACTTTTGATTCGCTCTTTCATTCGATTACCTCTTTGGGTTTGTAAGAATACCAGGGCCTTAAAGGCCCTGGTTGGTTCTTCTATGAGTAGAAGTACTTTACCATTGCTTCGTCAATATCGGTGGGACCGATAAGATCGTTGGTCTTGGATGCGATGGTGGCTGTCAGATCTACCATAAGATCATCGGCCAGTTCATACATGATACCGGTAGCTGTCCAGATACTCATGTTCTTGGCATGATCGTGGACGTGTCTCCGAACCTCAACGTGATACTGACCGATGGCATACGAGATGTCCTTCATGAGATCATCGATATCGATGGCATCATCAATCTTATCCAGGTGCTGGTTCCACTTGAGGCCAACCGTCTTGACTAGAAGGTTACGACATGCCGTCTGCCATCCTCTCTGATCCATAGCCTCGTGGATCTGAACAACTGCGTTGTACTTGCCGATCTCACCTGCAATTCTGTCGAACTCATCCTGAGTCATAACGGCAAGGCAGCTCATGATGAGCCCAGCATCCGCAGACATATCAGTGGCAGGGAGTGCACTGTTCAAAGCAATGATCCTTTTCTCGGTCATCTCTCTGTAGATCATATGACTCAGATCTCCTCGGCTGAAATGCTGGGGAGTCTCCCATCTCTTCTGGATCTCGTTGTCGGGGATCACATTGTCATTCTTGTAATCTTTCATAATTCTCTCCTTATGCATGTACATCATCCATTATCTTAGATTCACTCAGAAGATCGTGATAATCGACGAGCAGTAGTGATACCTCTTTGCCATCGATATTCATTTTCTCCAGGGTGTGATGATCCTGATTCAATACAAATGATGTATTCTCTGATGCGTATTCGCTCAGAGTCATTACCTCATTCATATATATTTTACGACTTGTATCTGATGCATCGAATGCGATCTCATAATCCGAAACCGCACTCAATCCATGCGTGATAATGTAAATCTTAGTCTCACTGTCTAAATCCTTGGCGAATATTGTCAGATCAATATGGCAATCATCAGAAGATTCAATCTGATGATACACGCCGTCGTGAACGGATCTATAATCATTGTCTTTGAGAAATGACTCGATTAGCTCAAACCTCTCATAATTACTAATGCTCACAATAAATACCTCTTAGGTTTAAAATAAATTCTCTATACAGAGATCACATTATTAATATATAATATAGTGATAGTATAAATACGAATACAGTAGAGGGACCCCATATGGGGTCCCTACTATCTAAGATAATTGCAAGGGATGATTCTCTCCGAGAATCTTTTGCAGCGATTGCTCAAGTAACGATTTCCCATTTTCCATATCATCAAGATACACAGCTCTTTCAAGAGTGCCATTCATCGATGAACAGTTCTTGAAGATAACCTTGATATTGATACCCATGTCGCCGATAAAGATATCACTTACCTTGCGGTCATCCCGACATATATCAAGTCTACCATCTCGTCTATCATAAACGAGATTTACGTGTCTGAGTTTCTTAACCCAATCAGGGTTATTCCTCAAACGGTAGATTGTTTTGCCAAATTTCCTATTTATGAATAGGATCTCTGACGCATGTAACTTTCCAGTTTCTGGTGTCTCCTCAACTAAAAGGACGACGTCATTCTTAAATGTCATAAGCATATCCACTCTTCCAACTCAGGAGGTTCCCCTCCCTTTTTACTGTGTCTGGATGAAGTTAAAAAAAGGAGGCCATATAGGCCTCCTTCTCATTTAAGTGTTAACACTTCGCTCATCATTTTGATGATCTTGGTGTTCTTCTCTACCCATGCAAACACATGAGGGTTCTCTACCTTATAGCTCTGAGAGCTACGGTCGACAGTGAATCCATTAGAGTCAATACGGATATCGAACCCCTGAGATGTATTCTTGTTCAGTCCGGTTACCCCAAGACCAAGCCAGAAGTCAATCCATTTCATCGACCTTGTCCTATCTATAGCTTCCTGAATCTTCTTGGTGTTCTTATCTCCAATCAACTTGGAGATCTCTCTTACCTTTTCAATATCAAGAGTATATAGATCCTGAAGAGATTTGATAAGATCAGCGTCCATCAGTTTCTTCAGAGACTTACTAGCTCGTCTACCAAGCAGAGGGATATTGTGATAGGCACACCAGTATTCGATTAAGAATCGTTGCACGCCTTTACACTTCTCACTGCCTGTGCAGTAGAGATTATCATCCCTGATCTTGGTACCTGCCCCACAGTAAGGACATTTCCTGGGTACAGCTGTTTTGAGCTTAAAGTCTTTACGAGTCAGCCCACTTTCATTACCTTTGAGTAGAGGTATTCCACTGGGAGTTGTCGTTACTTCTATCAGGTCCCCTACTTTCACTTTGAGTTTCTTCAAGGTGAGTAGACCATCCAGTGCTACACTCGAGATGTTAAGTCCATCCAGCTTAATAGGATGAACATTCACAGTTGGAGTGAGCTTGGATGCTCGGTTAGCTTTCCAGGCTAAGCTCATTACATTAGTCTGCTTTCCAGCAGGTGGCGGAACCAACGCCATCTCATAGTCATGACTCTTTGCAGTAACACTACCCTTATCCAATTCAATCCAGTCTTCTTTGTTCCTGAACCTGTAAATAAGACCACTTGTTTCATAGTCATATACATGATTCGGAATAGTGATAGTACATGCGGATTGAGGGGTTGATGCGATCTCCTTTAAGAGATCAATCATAGGCATACCATCTCTGACGATATCAACATACTTTGAGATGAAAGGTATGTCTTTGCCGTCAAACATAATGTATGGTGTAGTGTCGAAATTAAGCTCTTCAAGCATACTATAATCGTCGTCAACACGCATAGCCGCATGAGTCGGATTCATGAGCTCTTGAGCTATAAATCTTACGCTTGAGACCTCATCCAGTCCATGAGCTGTCCTTCTCAATAACCCAGAACAGTAACTCTTCCTGTTCATATGAGGAACCTCTGTGTTCTTGGGAACAACCAGAACTCCTCTTACTTCACAGTTGTAAGCATGCTCTTCGGGTAATGACTTGGGTATGGTCTTGATGTATTCTTTGAGATGGGTAATATTCCTACCAACATAAGAGTCTCCTCGTAAGGCAATACTCTTAAGGCGACCCATGCGGTAGATAAGTGATGCTTCAATCCCATCGATCTTAGGGATAATACACATCGTAGTGTGGTTGGTGTTCAGTCTTCTGATGGACTCAGTCTTCCAGAAGACTAATCCTTCAAGTGAGTTCGTCTCCGGTATAGGAAGCATCCTCACCGTATGACGAACTTTGTTCTTGTTCTTACCGATACCCACTTGAGCAATATAGTGAGAAGAAGGATCTGTTTCAGCGATATGCTTCTCCAGTTCAGCTGTCTTCTCATCACTCATTGTATGGATACCAGTATGACAGTATGCATGTCTCTCCTTCTCCAGGAGGAGAGCCACACTAGTACTGCTTTCTTTTTTCATATTCTCCTCCTAGAAGAATTAAAGATCTCTGTATTCACCCCTGATGTCAATGATACTGGCCAGAATGTCCAGCAGGTTATCGGGATAGGAAAAGCGATGCAGGTGCACATCGCTCGTATGACCGTTGTATTCCAGCTGGATATACCTTACTAACGCAATGGTATTGAAGATGGTTTGAATCTTTGTCGGGTTGACAATTGTATCCTGGACACGCCGCTTCAGTTCATCCTGGGTTTTTCTCTTGCTGTTGATCAGTCTCAGACGATGCATCCAGTAATCAGGCGCAGATTCATCAGCGCGAATACCCAGAGATTCCAGAATGGATCCCAGGGAAGCATGAGGACGGCCTTTGATCTTGGAGATGGTCTTCGCTGTAACGAAGAGGTTATCATCAGCATCTTTGTTCATATCGAAGAAGACAGTAGTGATGTCATCCTTCTTATTAAAGAGACTCACGACAGTACGTCCGGTGCTCAGATCCAGGTACTCGATCTCTACATTGACTTTCCCTTTCTTGTAGCTGGTAGCGAAGGTATCAGTAGTCCGTCTCTTCTTGTTGGTGTTGGTTACCCTGATGGTGATCTCTCCATCATAGACTTTCTTGATAGTTCTGGTTCTCATAGCGAGTGCTCCTTTAATAGATATAAATTGATATAGATAAGATATTCACTTAAATAATATATAATCATGACAGTAAGTTGAGGGAGGCAAGTAGCCTCCCTCAAACAACTTACATCCTGTAAGAATCGATCAGTCCGAAACAGCGGGACAGAAGCATACCTGCATTCTGAATGGAGGCATTCTGAAACATTTCTTCCTGTACGGATTCAAGTTCCAGAGTCTCATTGTCCAGCTCTTCAGCCTGTCTCTTGATGAGACGGCTCATGTCAACATGACGTTCACCGGCGGTGATCAGATCAATACTTCTCTGGTATGATTCCATCACGGTATCGGTTCCGCTCATCTCCTGAGCCAGCTGGAAAGACTTCTTGATACGGGCATTCACTTTGGTGAGTGACCGACCAGCGTCATCCCTGACAGTCCGGATCTTGTTGGTAAGAGTTCTCATGAGCTTACCTTCGACATGATGCTTCTTGCCGACAGCACTGATTACACCAGTAACCGAGTCCAGACGACTGATGCTGTCTTCCAGTCTCAGCTTGGCAGCATTCAGACCTTTGTTCTTGGCGACGTTCTTATCGATCTTCTCGATACGCGCGCCGATCAGAGAACAAACATCGTTCACCTTGGCAGTGATCAGGCTGGTTACCTTAGCAGCGGGAATACTGGAAGCTATCCTACTACCGACGGACTCCATATCAGCTTCAATACCGGTTACCCGATCGATAAGAGCCTTGGCACTCCGCTCTACAGTGTTGCTCCTGATACCTCTCTTGAAGGTGTCAAGACGATTCACACCGTATGCGATATCGTCAACCAGGGACTTAACTCCCTCTACGTCAACGTATCTGGTTTCATTCAGGATCCTCTCACCGGCGGCAATAGTGGAAGTGATCTGCTTGATCTCTCCCAGTCCGACGGATTCGACTTCGGCGTGGATGTCAAATGCTTCCAGTTCACTCTTGAAGTTCTTCAGCTCGGCTTCCAGATGCTCCATGTCATCATTCTCGGTATACCGCTCAATGAGACCTTCGAGTTCACTGTGAACAGCACTCTCCATCTCTACCCCGTTGAACTCCCCTTTCAGGAACTTCTCCAGGTTACGAACGGCACTTGCGCCCATGGTGGGATTCTTCTCCAGAAGACCCTGAGCGGCAGTGAGAACGGGATTCAGATATCCTTCCAGCTCAACAGTGATATAGGGAGCTTCTCCGCCCCATGTATCAACAGCTGTCCTGGCCTGAGTGACGATGTTGTTCAACTGAACACTGTACTCTTCCAGGTCGACTTCTGCCTTCGCACTCAGAGTCTCGAGTTCTTTCTCGATGTTCTCTTTGTAGAAGTTCTCGAACTCCAAGATATTCATTCCACCGCCGAGATCCTCAGCGTGTTCCATATCCAGGAGACCTCTTTCAGTCTGGATGGTGATGATCTCATTAACCGCATCTTCCAGCTCACTGGTAGCGGGAAGCCATCTGGCTTCGATAATCTCACCCATCTTCTTGGCGAATACACTCTCGAGTTCGAACATTCCTTCGATCTTGATGTCTTCCAGGAGATCACCTGTGGACTCTTCCAGCTCGAAAGCGGCGTACATCACTTCGGATCTCTTGTTCTTGGTACTGGAATCCCACTCGGGGATAGCCTTGTAAGCTTCCAGTTCAGCAACTCTCTTGGCTTCAGCGACGAAGGGCTGGAGATACTCTACGTTCTCCAGTTCAGCGATCGCACCACTGGCGATAGCATTCTTGGCAATGGTCTTACACTTACCAAATACCTCAGACCTGTTGTACTTGTCATGAGGCACGGAGTTGAGAATACTCCTTGCCATAGCAGAGGATACAATGGTGTTGTAACACTCTGCTTCATATACATCCCTGAGAATCCGGCTCTTCTTCCGGTACTCTCTAAATGCTTCCTGAGGATTACTTTCGAGCTCCTCAAACTGCTCGTTGAAAGAAACAATTTTTCTAGCCATGGTTTACCTCAACTTCCGATAGCGTAGTCGATCTTGTATCCCTTGGACGAGGGGTCGGTGGGACGGGTCGACAGGGTGAAACGACTGAAGATTTCAGCACCAACATAGTCCATGTACTTCTGGCCTTTGTCGTCGGTTACTTCTCTTTGCAGCGCATTGATCATAGCAATCTCACTGAAACCAGAGTTATCAGCAAGAGTGCCAGTTTCCTGGTAGTACTCCAGGAGGTCTTCTTTGGCCATATCCAGAGTATATACCGCACTGATGAGAGTGTTGGTAATGGGAACGGGATTCTTGTCGTCATCACTGAACTCGGCCAGACCGGAGTTGCTGTATGTCGGGTTGTAATCCGCGTTGTTTCTGGAAACGATGAGCTTAACGCTCTGAACCTTCTTAGCCCAGTAGGCATAGAACTGTGTGTCGGTTCCTTCTTCATCGAAGGTACTCTTGGTTCTCAGACCATAGTCATCACGGCTACCGCCGATTACCAGGTCTTCGTTGAGCTTCCGACATCTGAGAGGAAGCATTCTTTCAAGCTTCACTTCATCAGGGTGGGGACTACTGAGAGTACCACCGATGTTGGCACCGCCGCTACCTATACCGAACAGACATACGGAACGGGCGTTCCACTCTGCGGGAGTAAGGGCTTCGTTCGGGTTCGAGTTGAGGACGTTTGCCGCATTCAGCGGGAGGCGCTTACTGGCCGGAATGTTGATCTGGTCTTTGGCAATCTCGCTTATGAATGAAAGACGACCTCCGAAGAGGATTTCATTATGAAAAATCTCTTTTTCGCCAGTCGCTTTATTCGTCAGACAGATCATCGTAGGGATTTTCTGACGGTGGCTACTCATGTACTCATGGAGGCGTTTGGATTCGCCAGAGAATAAGTCACCATCTCCCACTTCGATGATTCCATCAATGTTCTGGCCATTCAGAATATTCATGAAGTTCATCTCCTTATTTTAAGCGTGTCGACTATAGTGTATTTTGGCAAAAAAAAAGAGACCCCGAAGGGTCTCTTTATTAGAATGGTAATCCCTTCTCATCAAAGTACTCACGCCCTATACCATAATAATGGTTTCTGACGAAAGATCTGATCTTGGATCTATCTATATTATACATCTTGGTTGAACCAAATGCATGCCGCAGTTCTCTCAATCTACCCTGAGCAATTATGGTATCTGAATGCCTTGGGCTGTTCTTGTCCATTGTAGGAAGTACAATAAGAGTTGATTCATGGTGATGATATGGAATAAGGATAATTATCGCTTCTTTAGCTTCAGGTACACTCTCATAGATGGCATTCAGACAGGCTGTCTTACCTACCTTGGAGTCTCCCTTTATTGAAGCCTGTATGATAATCGGAGTTGTTTCAGTATGCTTATGAGTTCTATACACTTTATATGTAAGGTGCTCTTTAGCATCAGCAACTAACCCCCTATCATAATATCTTACGACTTTCTTGAATAGTCGCATGATCTTACAATCATCAGGATCACGGAGACGGATATCAGGAGATGTTAAAAGATTAAGCATCGTAGCGCAGACGTTATAGATTAACGAGACTCGATCGAAGTCGAACTCGTTTTTAAAGGTTTTGGGATTCATAGCAAATGCAGTATTGAGGAGAGGCCGTGCGATTCCATTACGGAACACAACCATGTTATCCATTTTCAGATTGACTACACTCTTGGGCTTAGCCCTTCTGTCAATGAATCTTTCAAGGTCATTACCCGCGCAGATGAGTTCATCTGCTGTGCCTCTCCGAACAAGATGAAAGAGAGATGTAACCATCTTTACATACTCGTTCCGATACACAGGTTCACTCTCATTAAAGATAGCACCACAAGTGTGATTTGGTACAGAGAAGATATCAGCCGCGCTGACAATCTCTCCTGCTATACCTGCGCGGTATGCCCCTTTTGCTTTGGTATCGACCATGTACTCTCCGAGAAGCATACCAGTCAGATGAGCAGTGCTACTATCCCAGGTTGTATCGGTCAGGTACGCCGACGTCATATCAATAACTCTCTTTACTCCTGAATCACTCTGGGCGACATTGATTGTCTTATCGCAATTCGTCTTGTTCGCAAAGAGATTATTATGGGTCCACTGATGATGGTCGATATAGAATATTGACCTCGAGTTCCTTATCGTATTCGGATGCTTGGTGTAGCTCAACCTGAGTGTCTTGTCGAGGATGTACACAGGCGCGTTCATCGTCGTATCAGAAGCAAATAGGTCAAGTGCTGCAACTGCAATATCGTTATAGTTATAGCTACTATTGGAATTGCGGTCTGCGCCAAATATATCACTGATAGGAATGAAGAGTATCTTCGTATTAGTGAATCCGGACATACGATGCATAGCAGCGATATTACATGCTGACATGAATCCATCCAGATCGGTATCGTGGATAATAACACAAGAGACATCGGTATTCTCAGCATACTCTTTAAGAAGCATGTAGAAATGTTTAGCCCATTCAATGCGCTTTTTATCCATCTTTTGTTTCTCTAGAACATTGGTAGCCATATAATAGGTTACCTCCTTTAAATATATAGATATCGTATATGTAAAATCCAATCAAGGATGAATTTCCAATTTAATAAAGGAGGGCCGATATGGCCCTCCTTTGTGTTAAACATGCAGATACGTAAGCCACAGCGCACTTTACAACGTAAGAGTACACTGGGTTAGCATCCATGATACACCCAACCCAAACCTTCCCATATGGGATTGTCAAAGTTAACCGAACTTAATCAAATTATTCAATAGAACTTATCGTTCATAATGATAATATCCAGGGTAGATGCATCAAAGCACAGACGGCGAAACAGGTCTCAACAGGTGTTTATTAGCCGACTGTACTAAGTCTTCATATATATAGCTTGCACATTATTTCTAATGTATTTGAGACACGCGGACAGCATAAGCCGACCCGTGTAAGATAAAATGAAATGTCCCCTTGACATGTGCGACCACGTCAAGAGTATATAGTGGCGTTGCTTACGCAACATTTTGAGAACATAGTGAATTTAAATACAGATTCTTTACAATTAAAAAGTCTACAAATAATTTTCACAGCCCTAACGCCATGGAAGATGTTAGGGGTCGATCGATGTCTCAGTCTGAAAATGTATTCTTCGTCAACGACTAAAGTCCTTCTATGAGTTGCTTACTTACATGGTTTGCTTGCTCGTTGCTTACTTACCACTTAGTATTTAAAATCTAAGGTAGGACTCCGTATATCCACCGGTCAACCAATGAATAATGGCTATATAGTAGCGACTCATTTAAGATAACGCACACTCGAACACTTGGATAATTCGAGGGCAATGTAGTCACTACACCATTATATGAACACATCGATTAGTAGGATTACCCGATACACGGAGACCACCTAAGACGAACTCTAAAAAGAAACTTAACTCATTTTCAATGAAATTACTTTCAAACTAAGACTAAACTACAATTGCACCAATAACTGAATCCCCCTGTCCTACATCCATAAGCTTACGACCAACGGTTGTCCTGTTGAGATGGGGGATATTTTCGACCTTGAGGTTTACCGTTCTAGTGGAAGAGTAGATCTGTACAGACTTACTTCCCTCATGGACCGGGGTTACGACACGAAGTTCGTTTTCCCTGTCACAACGGATCATGATGGTTGGTGCACCACCACGCCTCTTAATACGAACGTCACTCAGCTTCAAGCGCTTACCGTACCCGTCAGCCTTCACAAGCAGCAACGATCCGTCGCCTTTCACAAAGTCCTTAGGAGCGATGCACGCACTGATAACCCGGGATCCTTTCAGATCCTTAATGGCTTTCATAGCCTTGGAGTTCCTGGTCTTGAAAATGGTAATATCATCAACAGGATAGACTATACCCAGTCCAGCGTTACTGGCAATCACCAGATAATCATCGGCTTTTGCGCTGTTCACACTGAACACTTCCTCATCACCATCCAGTTTAATAGCCATCACCGCATCACGGCGCGACTTACAGAATGCCGACAAGTAATTTGCTTTGACTTGACCCTTAGTAGTGGCAATCACAACACGGTCATCACCGAACTCGTGACCCTTGGGTACCTGCACCACGCTTACAACTCTCTCACCCTTATTAAGGGGCACAAAGGTTGTGATCGGCATCTTCTTACCGAGGTGGATATCATAGCAGAACGTTTTGTACGTCCTACCCTGATTGGTAAACATGATCAGGAGATCGGTATTATTTACCCGTTTCACCAGAGCTTCGTGATTGTATACACTCTTAACGCCCTTGGTTCCACGGGAAGTCGTCCTTACTTCAGTGAGCGGACGCTTCACAATCCAGTTATCTACGATTTCAAGTTCGTAGTCAATATCAGGATGTGTAGCATTGGCCGTAACTGACAGGTTAATCAGTTTGGTCTTCGGCCTGCACTGGTACTTCTCTTTCAACTCATCAAGCTCCTTTACAATGTAAGTCTCAATGAGTTTGGGTGAATCCATATGCTTCTTAATCCACTTCAACTTTTCTTTTATATCTTTCCGCTCAATTTTAATTTTATCTCGGTCGGCAGCACTGAGCGCAGAGATCTTCATTAAAGAGATCTTAAACGCCTGAAGCTCATTGAGTTTCAGCTGCTTCTGGAGCATTTCCATTAAGTGAGCAGTGTTCTTCTGAGTCCTGAGGATCTTGAAGAACTTGTCCCGGTTATTGATCACCGCATGCTCGATACCATCCAGTACAACAAGCCTTTCATTAAGCTTGCTATGCATAAGGTTGAACTTACGGATAAGTGTCTTAACACGGAACGTATGCCATTCAGAGATAATCTTTAAGGGACTATATCCATCTCTGGGATATCCCTGCTTCAAGAGACAGAACGAAATGGCTTCAGTCTTCTCAAGCGGAGTATTCATGAATAGCTTATACATAAGGTTCTTGATGTCTACGCCTTCTTTGGCAGTGATACGGATATCAATACCGTTCTTATCACTACCGTCAGCGAACTCATCAATCATAGATGCAACAGCCGGATCATTCTCCTGGAACTTCTGCATAGCATCCTTAATACTATCGGTAGTTGTACCGAAAGGAAGCTCTACTACTCTGGCCATGTTTTCATCTTCTTCATACTTTACAGTAGATCTGATTCTAACACTACCAGGAGTGCCGTTAACATAACAGTCTCTAATCGCATCCTTATTGACGATAATACCGCCAGTGGGATAGTCGATTCTGAGAGTATCACAGATCTCGGCATTGGTGACTTTCTTGTTCTCGATGTACTTCTTTGTAGCATCAATTACAGTACCAATTGTATGAGGAGGTGTCTTGGTAGCATAACCACCACCACCGATACTCATTGTTCCGGTTACCAGAACAGCCGGGAGTCTTACAGGAAGAACCTCAGGCTCTTCATATCCGTCTCCCTTATATGCTGCATTATGATTCACACAAGCAGGGCACTCGGAGTAGTCCTTCAGGTATACATCATATGCAAACTTGGATAGCTGAGCTTCAAGATATCTTGGAGCTGCACTGTTACCTGATTCCTGGGAACCGAAGTCACCCTGGTTCTTGATAAGCGGGTGTCTGAACGAATGTGACTGACCCAGCTTTACGATAGCGTTGTTGATGGATGTATCACCATGAGGGTGAAGTGTACCCATCACGTCACCTCCGATAGTATGGACCTTTTCAATCTTGGATCCATTCTTACCTTCAATGACACCGCGCTTCATTGCAGTATATAAGATTCTCCTATAAACTACTCGGAGTCCATCCCTATGATCAGGAATAGAATCTTGGTTATTCTCAATGGCGTATTCACCACGAGACTGCGTCATCCGAGAGTCTATATCATGGGTGGAGATATTCGCATCATAGTTGATTTGCTCTTTGGGCTCACGTTTCTTGCGTTTACTCATACCAATCCCTTGCTTCTTTTATATATTTCGGTGGGGTATTGACGTATCATTCATCCCGCTCAACATGGAATATGATGATGTATGTGATCTCGCCGTCGTATGTCCTCATCATGAACTTACCGTCTGTTATTGACAGAATATCTGCTCCGTGACACACATCGAGAATATCTTCGATCTGAACAGTTGCCTCAGGGAATGAGACTTCTCTCATATCGTAAGCACCACCAGGTAGTATGTTTTTATATATAGAAACCCGCTTGTTGTCAGCAGGTATTGTATATGTAGGGAGTACAAGTTTGGGATGGTCGGCGCTGATTGTAGGATCATTATCAACTACAAGCTGATGAAGCATCTTATCAGCATTTTGGATCCCTCCTAACTCGAACTTAAGGAAAGTAGGAACACCTTCCTTCAATCGAGAGTGATCGGCTACTCTTACGAATCTTCTTCCACTAAGCTTTTTTGCTTTGAACATATTAACTCCTAAATGATTTATTTTATCTTATGGATGATAGGGCCCATCTTCGTAGATAAAGGTATAGCGTAGATAGTGAAATGACTGTCATCATTATTAGTTAAGTGTACATATAGTGTACTCTTGATCATACCGATATGAGTATTGTTGTACTGACCAATGATAAGTCTCAATTCCATTAGCGCAGAATCGTGTTCTGTTAGCTGAAGGATCTTTGCAGAAGGAAGTCCGTCTCCATCCGTCAGAATGGTAAACACACCCTCGTTATCAACAGCGAACTCGATAACATCCGCAGATAGTGCACTGCTATCCAAAAGATCTTCGATCTTGCCATGGGTTGCATATACACTACCCATTGGATGGTTACCTTGATTAACAAGGAAACAGATAAGGGCCGTCCCAGTATTCAGGACTATATTCTTCTCTTTCCTTACTTTATTAAGATTCATTCTATCACTCTCCTTAAAAGATATAGATTCATTTAAATAATATATAAGATATATTACCAGATGATAAAAAAAAATCCAATTACCCCTCCTATCTAAAGGAGGGGTAGGCGGTTACACCCGCCTACCCCTCTGATTGCCTCTTTACAAGAGACTTACTTCCTTCTGAAAGACTTCTTGATAAAATCTTCCAGTTTCTTAAGAGGACTTAATCGATCCATGGTCTTATTGAAACTGTTCATCGTCTCAGCGAACTCACTCATAGAGTGATCGAACTCTTCCATATCTCTCTTCAGAGTAAGGAGATTGTGGAAGTTCATAATCACATTCTCCAGGTAAGCAGTGAACTCAGGAGTAATACCTTTGTTCAGAGCCTTGGATGACGTGAATATGAAATCGTCGGTGACGATATTGTGAATGTTTCTCTTCACATATCGAACCAGATCCAGTGCACACGCAACGGTTACATGAGTGATAGTTCTCACATCAAGCGAACTAATATCACTGAATGTGTAGTTCTCATCGACGATAGTCTCAAGACTGCCTTTGATGTCTTCTCTGACTACCTTCACGCCAACTCCTGTCTTGAAGAGAGGAGTCAGGATACGCATCCAGACTTCACGGATGACAGTAATATCGTCATCGGCGATAGTATCAGTTGCTTCGTAGTCCGGGTAGCGCATTCTTCTCCACTCTTCATGGATCAACATGTGCTCATGTACACCACCGAGAATAGCCTCAGCACTGGCCAGCCAGTAGCTGATATCATTTCTGATATTATCAGTACAGGTATCTCTTGAGAGATAATCAAGTGCGCCATCGACTACATTGGAGATGTTTACCATCTTTCGTGCAGCGAAGATCTGAAGAGAAGTGAACGCGTCTCCTTTGGAGATCATGTTCATCAGGGAGAGATTGATTGACTTGGAAAGATAGCCATTCTTGTCTCTTTTAAGAAATCCGTAAACTGTGTCGTTCATTTGTAATACCTCTTTGGGTTTTAGTTTAATAACCACTCTACAGTAGTCACATTATTAATATATAGTTTAATATAGATTTTATACTATTATCTCTCGCAACATAGAAAAAAGAAGGTGAGTAGCTAGACAGAGGAGAAGTGCCACTTCTCCTCTGTCGCCACTAGCTACCTATACTGTTCCCAGCATAGCTCGATAGGCGGCAATGGCCAATTCATTTGGCCTGCCATTGCGGACAGAAACGAGAGCCTCATTTCGAGACTCCGGATTCAAGCGACCCATTAACACAAGGCGCCTCAGCGCCTCACGGACTAGGTCGTACATTTTCATGTAATCCACAAACTCACCTCCTTTCCTGGCTCCAGGGTCGTACCCCTGGAGCTGGGTGTATTTTTAAAAATCCACTTGTTAAGCGGACCTTTTTATACAATTGAAAAAAGAAGGGGACCCCGCTATGGGGTCCCTCTGTCTTCATCCTCTGGGAAGGATTAGTCCTGGTCTACATCCTCGACACTCTCAGCCTTCTTCAGAGACTTGAGCCACTCAAGGCTTTTTCTGATACCGGCATGAACGTCAAACATGAACACCTTGAACTTAACAGTAAGAATACTGTATCCTTTGGTTGCATACTCTTCAAGAGCAAAGACCGCATGAGTGTTATCCACCATTAGCGTCTCAATGTCGTTGCACATTGTAGCAGCAATGAGCCTGATGCATTCAACCGTTCTCAGAAAATACCTCTGCTCTGTAATAGCTTTGGCCTCTTCAGGATCGGTGACGTTGGCAACTGCCATGGCATCGGTAATCCTCACATCGGTACCGATTTCTTTAACCCTATCCTCTCCGAATATCTCGTAGAGATTAGTGATCATGTACTCAGTAGCCTTTCTGGTCTTTATGGATTTTCTGTAAAGCTCATACCCGCGCTTATCTTCAACGCGCCTGATAAGATCTTCGTCATCAGCGTCCTTCGGGAATATACCATGCAAGCTCTCCCAGTAGCTTCTGGTCCGCATTTCACTGGCCGAACCATATCCCAGGTTAACCCAGATGTCTTCGACAGTGAAGACGGTTTCAAGCCCGTGATCTACATCCTGTAAGACCACCTCAACAGATTCAAAGAATGCCTTGAGAACTTTCCCCATCGCATCATAGTCAACTTCTCCTGTATTGGAGAGTTCACCCAGAGTCTTATCCAGCATGTCAATAAAGTACTTTCTTCCCTTCTTGATATACTTCTTGGTGAGCTTCTGAGCTTCCTTAGATTTAACGAGTCCGGTCAGACCATCAACCAGGGCATTATGGAAATCCATGATTTCGAGAGTACCCAGATTCATCTTAACATTCTTTTCTTCGTTCATAATACATACCTCTTTGGGTTTAGTTTAATGATCACTATACAGTAATCACCGTACTAATATATAACTGGAATACCTATTGATACGATTTTGATAAAAAAAAGAGAACCCCGCCTGGAACGGGGAATCTCTTATTCATCTGATGATCTCTGTGACTGATGCACCCAGTGGCTGTATAGCAAAGAATTGCCTCTTGGCTATCCTTTCTTGTATCTCCATCTGAGTAAATGCGATGAGATTGGGATACTTGGATCTCAACCCCCGGTGTCTAACCATAGTGTACAACATACACAGAAGAAGATACTCTCTGTCAGACCGATCAAAGTCAATCTCAATCAGATCAAGAGGTTCAATGTCGATATGTATACCTTCATTACCTATGACTTCAGTCTGCGCTTTACACATCATAATACATAGGTTCTGATCTTCATCAACTATAGCTCCCATAATATGGAGTTCTACACCGCCGATTCTTTCAGTATGAAATGTATAGAATATAAAGACATCGGCATCTTCATCAGTTTTAGCTGTGATTCTCATTTTGTGAGGATCTTCCATTGTAGTCATACACATCTTACGAGTAGTGAGATCCGTGAGCTCCTGTTCAAGGAACTCTCCAGGTATGAAATCACCAGTCTTCTCGAAGTATCGACCCTTCGTGCCATGTTCGTTTGTATCCTGCACTAACCAGGGATAGACGGCAAAGTTAATCGATCTACCAAGACCAATACATTCGCCTTTACACTCTCTAGTAAACACATGAGCGAACTTATTTAATACCATAAACAAACCTCCTCGCATTGGTATTCATATTATTAATATATACTTTAGAATAGGTTAAATACGAGATATAGAAAAAAGAGGCCCATTGGGCCTCTTCCTGGTTTATTTAGTTTATGAGAATAGTGTACTGCCACATGAAATAACCGACTGATATAAACCCTGATGTATTTAAAGCAAGATGCTGAAGATATACATCTTTAATCTTGATTCCACCACAGTGGGATAGAGTAAACAATATCCAAGCAGCACTGATCATGAGTGATCCAGCTACAAGGAAGTAGCTCCCGGGTATATTCAGTGATATAAGTACTTCAGTTGCGAATCCACACATCAGCGCACTAGCAAGTCCACCGATCAGAGTCAGGTTACGCAACCCTCTCTTCATACGGTCACTAACCGAGTAGTGAGTTCCGATATTGATAAGGAGAACAACCAGTAGTGTAATACAGGACATGGCACTGATTCTCCACTGGAACTCTCTGGCAAGACCAACTCCTACAAGGATCATTGCAGTCATATAGGATAATGCAGAGAAGAACCGGTATGAGTATCTGGTGCTTATCTCAGCTTTACTGGGACCGGGGACTTTACGTCTTCCAGCTTCACAGATCTCACCCAGACAAACAGCCAGCATAGCAGCAAGTCCATGACCCATGATAGGAGGGTCGAACTCACACTTATCGGCAATAAAAGAAAGGAATATCGTAACACATATCATATTCATAGTACGAAGATGACCTTCGTTCTCACTACGATGATATGCGGCAACACATCCAATGACAACCGCCCATACTCCAAACAAACCATAAATAATAATGCCTAACATAACCAAGCTCCATCTTTTATACATTTCAGCAGGATTTAAACAAGATATAAAGGAGGTACTATGGAAGAAGCTAAAGGTTACATTGGTGCTTGGTTGATAACTCAAGGACTTCTCATTGATGGATTCTTTGTGGTTATATTCTTCTTTGTTGCGCTGGGTACGGTTTACTTATTTGGTCGGATGATGAACATCGTCAAATCAGATACAGGTAGAAACACATTGGCTTTCTGGGTGATGTGTATCGTTACAGGATTCTATGTATTCCTACCCCATATAACATTGGAGAACTATCCTGATGCACCTGCATGGGTCTTTATATTCGTAGAGTATGCTATGCTTGTTGGTAAGATATTCTGTATGGTTATGCTTGAGTGTATACTCTACGTACTTGTAGGATTCACTCTTGCTCCCAGAATGAATCATCTCCAGGATAAGTTTATTGCAGATGATGTTCTCGATGCCAAAGAGAAACGAGCAGAGCGAGCAAGACAGAAAAAGCGAGACAAAGAAGACGAAAAGAAAAAATAAAGTAGAGGGAGCCCAGATGGGCTCCCTCGTTGTTACTTAATAGATAACCAGTTCATACTGTATCTGTTGTTGAGTTTCTTCCCAACAGCAGTAGCAGCACTTGCGATGTTCGGGTATGATTCAACCAAGTGATCCAAGGACTCAAGTATATGACTCAGTCCAATGAATGCATAGATGGCCTTTCCCTTATTCAGGGAATCTTCATCTACTTCTTCGATGTATTCATACTCTTCACCCTTGAAGATAACACCGTAACATTCTCCGGTGCTACCTACAATAAGGTGACTTGACTCACAGATTGGAAAGTAACGCGGGTAGTCACTTCCCCAAATGCTCTTGACATGATCGTTGTTATTATAGACCCACAACAGGTCGGAGATTGCAGAATCATGAAGAGGATTCTTAGAACTAAGAAATTTCTCACACTCTGCTACTAGGGCCTCATCATCTTTCACTATTGAAAGTGATGCCTCTGCTATTTCTTCGGGATGAACCTGACACAAAGGGTTGGCCGTCATATCTACTCCTTATCGCGATTGGTATACCAGGAAAGACCGTTCATTGCCAGAGCCTGGCTATGGATAGCCGAAGCATCGTTGGACTCTTCACGGAACTTCAGAACCTTCGTCAGTCGTTCCATCTCTTTCTCGGCCTTGTGGAAGAAGATATCAATGCTGAGACCGGCATCTTTCATACCGCTGAAGAGATTCTTACATACCTTGTTAAGGTACTTGGAATCGAATACTTCGGGAGTGAGATACAGAGAGGACAGGGTTGCGTTGGGTCCATCATCGGTATGGAGTACACCGAACTGACAGGCTCCGCCGGGATGGGAGAGGGGATCATCGTCTTTGAGAACGTAGATGAGGAGAGTTCCTCCGGCAGCGGCCTTCTCGATCTCTTCGACAACCTGGTTCTTTGTACTCAGGCTAAGGGGAGAATCATCATACCCCTGAACCTGCTCCTGGGACTTGTTGACTCCCTTATGGATCAGATGAGCAACCATATTGTCAGTGTGATGATCAGCACCCCACTTATGCAGTTCCCAGATCCGATTTCCGTTGTCGATTACCTCGGGCAGATTGATTCCAGCTTCTTTAAGAATTTCCATAGATACATTTTCTCCTTAAGATATTTCATTTACGACGTAAGAGTCTTCATACATATCAAAGAGTGCAACCCACTCCTTGAAATATAATGCGGGATAATAATACAGTGAAGATTCAAATGAGTGAGACTCAGGGATAGAGTTAGCTAGATGGTGAATAGATTTACTAGCAATATTCTTCTCGGTAGTTTTGAACTCCTGAATTACATTGTAGTTATTCATCATAGCCATTGCCGTATCATGATGAACACGACGGTATGCATCCTTAACCATCTTCCACATTTTAGGATCTACACGGTTTCTTCTGGTTTCGTATTCCAGAAGAATATGAGATGTTGTTGATTCGCCTCTATTGTGTCTAGAGACGTGCTTAATGTAACCATATGCATCAAACCAAGGCTTAACAATATCACTTCTGATTATCTTATATGCCATAGCATAGTACAGAATAATCGCCGTGATATCAACAGCCTCCAGATTGATGTATCTGGTTACCTTCTTATTCGTTGGGTGGGCGATATACGCCTCTAGCGCCTTAGGCGGGTTGGCTTTACTTAGGTACATTGATCTCCACCGTATATGCAAGTTCGGCACCTAGCTCAGTCATGCATTTCTCAAAGCCTTCGTCACACTCACTCATTCGCTTCTCATAACCTTCAACACGAGTAATAAGATCGTTTTGGAAATCTATGAATGAGGTGAATAAATCGTAGAAAGGTGACGACGGCATAGCATGTTCAGGTACAACTCTAAGGGCATTAAAGAATATCTTGTATACCCTGGACGGAGACTTGAAAAATACCTCTCTGGGTCCACTCTGGAGGATCTCTCCAAGATTCGCAATCATAGGAGAGTGAGACTGCATCAGCATAGTAACATTCAGCATACCGCGCTGAATGTTAATACTCTGCCAGTTATCCCCTTCGTAGGTGTACCCGACTCCCTTTATCGCAGATTTAAACCTCTCGCCCATATTACACCGAGATGCTTTTGAGTCATTGAAGGTGAACTCAACTAAGTCCTCTTCGGTGACCAGCCCTAGTATATAGGCAAAGTATGTTGCAATAGCCCACATCTTGAGAGGTTTCATTATAGAAGGTGCATTCGCGCCCAGATATACATCAGGTAGATTAGCTAGCATTTGCGTTAGCCTCCTCAGTCATAGACTTATCCAGTCCTTTGACATAGTTTACGATTGTGAGATCATACTCTCCCAGGATTTCTTTGGTGATCTTAAGGATTCTATCCCAGTCGCCACCTGCTCTCATTGATCCGATCTTGGGCATGATAATATGAATACTATCACGTCCCTTATCTTTTGATTTCAGTGATTCTTCGATTTCCTCTCTCATTGACTTGAGAGCGGTTTCATAATGCTCGTATTCGAAGATGTCTTCGTGCCCTTCCCAACGTCGTACACCGAATTGGGTGTAGATGTTGTAGATGAGACAGAACTTATGACGTCCGTCTCTGATCCTGGGGCTGATAAGGGCTCTACTGTAAGTGCCCAGCTTGCTCTTCATACCGTAGGGAGTTTTGGTATCCACAATGCGAACTTTACCCCATCTTAGGGATAGTCCACGTGCAACACCGCTACCCATTGTAGCATAGCAGTTACAGCCATGGAACGCAATATTGTAGTTACCGGAGTCAATAAGATCTACGATATCACCATTTACGAAATGAACCATTTCTTTCTCCTTCTTCTTCAGATTTCGGTTACCCCTGATTCCTTGTAGAGAGCCAACGTCGACTCGATTCCTTTCAGTGTACAACTGAAGGGAATCTTAACGTGAGTTGACATGTCTTTTCGGACTGTGAGGTATACCGGTATTTTTGAGTTGTTAACCTCTTCGAGGAGGCTGGGATGCATTTTGCATAGAATTGTTGTAAGATGCATGAAGACGTAGAATACATCATATCCTAGTCCTCGTGTTCGTGCGAACTCTTTCGCTAGTTCAATGGAATATTCAGCAAGATCAACCATGTTGTATATAACTCTGGGATGTTTAACAGGGATAGGGATACCGCCTTCCATCTCAGTTTTTGTTATCATTACTTCAGTAGGACGGGTTCGAACCTTCTCTCCGCCCAACTGTATACTCACAACGTGATTATACACATGTTTATCACGCTTGAATCGTTCCCTGTGAAAGTCAGCAGGGGTTGTCTTTCTGATGTCGAAGTTTTTTGGTATGACGCACCTGCCACACAGTCTACTATCTCCACCACAGAAAGGTTCATCCATTGCATGGAATGGACAGGAATTATCATAGCATTCGATCATTAGATTGCTCCTTAGATGATTAGGATTCGAGTTCCCAGGTTATAGACATGAACTTATCCAGAGGAAAGACATAGTCATTGCACATGAACCCAGCGTCCTTGAGATTATCAACATCGGATGAATCTCCGTATATACCCAGATCGGTTATAGTGAGATAAAGGGAATCGATCATCTTCTGCTGATGGATCTCTTCTCTGGTCGGTATTACTACATCAACCTTGGTGTTAACCATCAGAGGCACGTTGTCGTGTAATGATCCTTTACCGAGTGATGTAGTGAGTAGCATATCGAGCGACGCTTCTCTAGGAAGCTTGATAGGCTCAACATAACCACCTCCCATCATACCAGGTCCACCGGGCAGCCGGTGAATACCTTCAGTCAACTCAGCGAGGATTTTGTTCAGATGAGTACCGTTCATCCAGTCTTTACTTCTGGATTTCCTGATATTCCAGGTACGGAACAGATTCGTCGATACATGATCTCCGTCTTTGTACTCTTCATATGTGATTGCATCATACAGCTGATGATTCATGATACTGAAGAACGTATCTCCCAATACAGCGAGGTATGTTCTACCGCCAACAGAGAACTGCTGAACTTCTTTCAGATCTCTTAGAATATGAATCCTTCTCGGACTGTAGTTGATCAGAGCTAATCGACTCCTCTCTTCTCCTTCTTCCATCATAGATAAACTCCTTTAGATGATTTAGTCTTCTCTCCTCTTTACACTGGAGAGGTCAAGATATCTTTCGCGTTCTTCTTTATACGCGTCAGTCAGGTGGAAACCGCAGGATGCGAACTCTTCGAAACAGTGACCACGGTATACGCAGTCTCTTACGCAGGCTTTGACCAGTTCGGGCTCTTTCTTGCCGATCTTAACCAGAACCTTCTTCCAGGCATCATTGGTACTCCGGTCGGCCAGCGAACACAGTCTCTTACGACTGATGAAGATAATTTCCTGAGCATTGGAATGCATCAGGTGATTCACCTCATCTCCCTGCGGTTTATCCAGTCTTGCGCCGTGATAATTGGCTCCCTTACCCAGCTTATCTCTCTGGGTAGATACCATATGCTCAATGCCATGTTTATGGCGTACAAAATGTACAGATACATAGGAGATGAGCTTCTCCAACCAGAAGGTGAAGTGAAGCATTCTGATGGGAGAGTGCTCACAGAGAATCATCTTCTGCTTCCATGCTGTATCAGTCTCAGTGCTCTTCTTGGGTCTGAGACCAACAGTTCCCAGTGCTCCTTCCTTCACCAGGTTCCAGTCTCTCTTTGTGGGAGAGTCCCGGAGGATGCATCTGGTGAGCTGCTCCTTCTTGATCAGTTTCTTTAACGCTTTCCTCTTGATATCATCGGTCTTACTCATAAGTCCCATTTCACTCCCTCGTGTTTTATAGATTTTGTTCAGATTTTAATTGGTTATATCGGCTCTCTTCGTTGCACTTGTTTGCTTTCTCAATACTCGGGTGTAGATCATGATAAGGGCCAACAATGGGCATACGTATGGTTGCATCCCGAATCTCTCGAATCATAGTCTCTTTATCTGTATTGAACATCCATTCAGTTGAACCATTGGTGACAAAGGACTGAATACTCTTAACGAAAGGTAACCAGGCATACCCAATGTATTTTTTCATATAAAGGGCAGTCTCACATGAGAACTCGATGAGTTTGAACTCACCGTCATCAGTTTGCCCGATATCAATAGTCATCATAGGGACGCCATGTTTGGCAAGGTGTGTGCACTTGCGCACGATATGCTCAAATGGTGTATTGTTTAGTCCGAATCTCTTATCACTCAATGATTCAAGTGGAGTAAATCCATCAATCGGAGTATTTGATTTTTTATCGAGTTCTCTTACGAAGCCGTACGTATCCCTGCTAATCTCCTTCATATCGACACCGAAACCTGTGATAATTCTATATTCTCTGACGAATGAGATGTGCTTCTGAATAAGCAAATGCGAGTCAATACTACTTAGTATTTTTCGTATATAAGTAGACACATCATTAGAGGATTCGTCACAGCTTGCAAGATTATACCATGCCGATAAAGGATTCATGCGTATGTTACACTGCCCATTCGCTCCCCCATCTCCCTTTATCCAAAAATCCGTCTCGTATAAATCCGCTGTATCATCATTAACCTCCCGAACAGCATTCATAATAGCATCCCATGACGATCCTTCGAACTCTTCATCAATACCAGCAGTTGGTATGCGATACTGACTGTCGAGACCAATGATATTATGTATATCCTGATGACTCTTAGGTAAACGGGAATACATCATAACGGTCTTATTTTCATTCGTTAAGATAGATGCAGCTTTCTCAGTCCCATGTTTAAACTCATCACACTTGTGAATACCCATAATACTATAATCCGTATCCGTGAAATCAGACTCTTTTATATCTCCTGATTTCGATATTCTCTTGAACGTAACCTCAATAGGGATCGTTGAATACTTACGGAGTATATGATTGACCAAAACAGAATGACCATCCTCCATAATATCGATGAAGTAGTTAACTTTAATCGGACTTGTTTTCTTAGGCATTATGATTTCCTTCTATTAAAAGATATAGATTCACATAAATAATATATAAGATAATCCAGATATAGAAAAAAGAAAGGAGGGCCTCTAAGGGCCCTCCTGATTACTAATGTGATTTGATCTGATTTAATTGAATCTTGTTACAACCGGAAGGTTGTTACGGACTCCGCATTCGAAAAGTTCACTGATCCTATCAAAGTGGGAACAGAGCATGATGTCTTTGGTGTTACTCTTGAAGTTCTTCATGATTGGACTGTTTAAGATATCTTCCAAGATAGTTTTCTGATGATCCACACACATACGGTATCCACCGGAGCTATATGCTTTCACATAGCTATCCAGTACATAGAATACCCCACATGTCGGCCTCTCGGTAGCATATTTATTACGAAGAGAATTAACCTCCGTTAATACAATGCCTTTCACTTTTTCGACGTCAATCTGTATACTGGTCAGCTCGGCAGCCTCATTGATAATGTGACTCAACTCCTCCAGCTTGTGTAGCTCATCACACATCAATAGTGTACTAGCTACAGTCTTCAGCATTCGTACTTCATCGAAAATAAAGCTAGGGAAAATACCTCGCTCCTCGTCTCTCTTCTCACCCACACACATCTCTATAACCATAGTCTCACTCCTACATTGGTTTCTCTCCGTCCTCTTTTAAAAATTACTTTTGAATTGATTACTTTTCTATATTTCAGAATTGATTATGTGTACCCGGATTCGCCGTTTCAGTGCTTCTTTAATAGCACTCTCTGTCCCTTTGTTCTCCTGACCCTTAATACGTATGGCGTAGACCATGTCGTTATCAACATCGAGTTGATTCATGATCCATCCATTACGAATAGGTCCGGCCTTTAATCCAAACTTATCCCAGTCGGCTACATACTCTTTGAAGTCAATACCGGAGTCGTAGTACTCCTCCCGGTAGATACTTTTAACTATGAAGTCAATGCCAGTCTTACAGTCTCCTGTGTAGATAGTATCCAACATTCCCTTTTTACTCTCATCTTCGATTATCTTAGATACGAGTCCCCAGTTTCTGGAATCCCGTGATCCGACTATCGCGATGTTATGCATTTCTCTGCGCATCATCGTCTCCTCTTACCGTTGGTGCTGAACCTGGGTCTACCACCTCGGAGTACTTGCGTGTTTCTCAAGTTGGAGAATGACTTCTTGTTCGGTCTAGGCTCATAGTCATCCTCCAATTCGAGATCTTCAATGTTATTCGTACCTGTTATGGTGAAATCGTCCTCGGTGAGAGGTCTATCCGATTTATTACCAACACAGGTACATCGACCACATACACCTATACTACCACATTGTGCACAGTGCATCACTTTTCTCCTTCGGGCTTTTTCCTTCTCTTTCTACCAGAAAGGCTGAAACGAGTGTCTTCATAGAGGTAACTGTTCCAGTGACCGTAGTCTATTGCTTCAGTAGGCCAGTCGTTCACATGACCAGTATATGCACCACAGAAGCGACCTATGGGATCCAGGTAGTCATTGCACTTGGCAATGATCGCAGACCCGATAATGGCGGGTATTGTAGTACCGCTGGTGTACTGACGACTTACACAGATATCGTGAAACATCGAAGCCACGTCTGCCTTCGCTGCGCCCAGATGACCCTGGATCCACCTGATCTGTTCACTCATCACATATCGAGTCATCGGATCATCATCAAAGGTCAAATAGAACACTTTGATCAGGCCTTCGAACTCATGACACTGACCGTCGACATATTCAAGAAGACTCATCATATGCCGGGTGTGCCTGGCGGGCATGCCTTGGCGCTTCTTGTTCATCTCAGGGTCAATCGTCTCAGGAGCCAGATCAAAATGCTCAAGCGGCTCAGCGCTGTTAACCATACACCTCAGTGCTATGGAATCAATACGTCCTTTCACCCGAGTAGATATACGGGAAACTATACCAGTCATCTCTTCTGTGGTCATGGGAGTATCAGACTCTTTACTATCTCTTATAGCCTGAAGTCTCTTCTCTGATTCTTCCTTCTGATTCTTCAGCATCTTCTCAATGCCTTCTTTGGATAAGTCAAGTTTGCTCATTCTCTTCTCCTTAGAATAATTGGGTGAAAAGGTATACTATAGTGTAAGATACTATCTGAACACTATACATACTACCAATGTTTTTAGCAGCCATATAGGGCGGACTAAAGTTGAGTATTGTCTCTGTTGTCACAGAATCATGCTCCAGGTGCGTATGAAACATATCAGCGCCGACCATAACTGCAATAGTGAATAATCCACCAAGACCAGGCCATATAATACCACTGGGGAGCATAACAGTCGTTAAGTACAGACCAGCCACGACTACCTTCAGATCAATCAGATACACTCGAATAATCGACGGATCTAATAGATCAATCGGATTGTTCTTGTAATAGCTATTTGACTTATACATGATATTATTAGAGACTAAGTATGATGGTACAAGTATAATGATAAATATCATACTCAGCATAGCTAATATAGGCGTGTCTTTTTCCATGTGAGCAATGAAGAGCATGTTAATCAATACTATAACAATGAACAAGTATGGGAGTAGTCTAATATATGCGAAGATACTACGCAGTATGGGTGAGTACTTGATGAATAATTGATCGAATGCTCTTGGTATCCAGGCCATGCAGCTAACGAGGTAGAACCAGGCACCGATCATATAAACTAATTTATTCCCATAATCTATATTTCCACCAGCCATTATTACACCAAAGAAAAACAGAGTCGCCAGCGATTTGAATAGAACAGAAGCAATAACTAAGATGGTGACACCGCCTTCGCAGCTAGTCCCACTATCGCGTCCCATCATCCGGATTCTGGCACGATATAGCATGTGATCAATAAAAGATGATATGCCCAATATCAGGCATATAAGAGATATTGCATTGTACAGATCGGTCATAATAATACTCCTTGATAAATTAGATTGGTTATACGAATAATCTCTCTTTGAGAGACTTAATGAAAAGATTGAACCGAGTACGTGCTATACATACCCGATTTTCAAATGTAAGGTTGCAGTAAAGATAGGCAGAATCAAATACATTGAGCTGCTTCAGGTCATCAAGAAAGGGAGCGTTAGGAAAGATGATGCCGAGTTTCTTCTTTGCGATCAGAGTCTTCTTCCACTCAGCTTCATGCCTCTCAACCATCCGCTTGGTCTCATCAAAGAGAATCCTTGCCTGGGGTCTCTTGGTAATGTTAGTGCAGTATATGTGCGCAGCAACAGCATGAGCTTTCATATACTCACCACATGCGACCAACTCAGCAATTCTATACACGTCTCCCATCCGATAGTCGATATCGTTATGCGCAGTATCGATGATATTCTGGATCTTTCTGGAGTGACCAGCACGTATAGTAACGAACCGTTCCCGCAGTAGACGACAGACTTTGTCCTGTAGCTCGGGCGTCTGTGCGATCAATAACATCTCTTTATTGAATGGGAAACTGTTCATGATAAGAGTTCCATCTGTATCGTTGTAGTATGTGATGGCAGGATCAATTCCAATAGTATTCATCTGACAGCGATATATGGCGTCAATCAGCTCACATACTTCAAGATTCATATCAATACCGTAGCCTGGGTCATGTACTACATACCCGCCGTCTACATCCATGAGCTGTATTGCATCAAGATTCTTTTTCATTCTCATTATTATATCCTTTACATAACTACCAAATAAGCAGACCAGGGCTATTACGCATGGCTCTATCTGTTTGTGTTACTTCTCGTTTAATTGTTTTAACCCAACTATCAAATGCATTCAGCAGATACTGATATTCACTGATGAGATTTTCAGGGATGGGACCTTTCTCAATCTCCTTTATATGATCCTCTCCCTCTTTTCGTAACCGATTCAGAGCCCGCACTCGATTGTAACCCTTAACATCGCGATTGATGATGAGTCTCTCTTTCCGGACGTGTCTCAGCAGCAAAAACTTCTCAATGAACTCAGGGTCAGCCGTTGTTGATTCAAGCTCCGTTATCACTACGTGCCTAGTACTCATTATCCTCTCCTTTACAAGATATAGGGACGGGCCAAATGACCCGCCCCTTAAATTATACTGCTTCCAGTGCAGCTTCAATCGTATCGTTCTCCACATACTTGTAGAGTTCTTTACGACCAGCTGTTGCTCTGCCCATCAGAACCTTGAGAGTCTGGTGGGTCTTTTCGTTGTCGCCACTTGGTACAATCTTAATGAGACGTCTTGTCTTGGGATTCATCATGAGTGATTCCACTTCATCCTGAGACATCTCACCTACGATGGCCTTCAAACAGGTTCGCTACTTCCTGCCCAGTTCTCTTATGAACTTCTCTATATTACTATAGACGCCGAGACTATATCTTCACCTCTTTAAATAGAGGGCTCCCCGTTTCCACACCCAATAGCTTGGTGCGTACTCTACTCACTCACACGTATGTGGCTTTCGATAGTCGTTGAACTTGACTCTACTATACTCAGTAGAGTATTAGCTGCTGATTGTCCTATAAGTAGGAGTTCCCAGCAATTAAAGGAGTTTTTTAACCTACACGTTCACACATGCAGGGGGCTAGTTTAGTCAACCCTTTGTACCTAGTTACACTTCGTACTGCAACCAGTTTGGTTAGAGCCAAATGGAGCTCCAGCAGAGTAATCCCTTTGTGGACAACATTCTTATCCTTATCCAGGATATTGAACTTCGGAGCCTTCTTGCCTTTGCTGAAGATCCCGAATCTCTTGTCGATATACTTCCGGAGAGTATTCAGACGATGGATGTTCTCTTTGTTGAACACCATCTTTGTGAATCTCTCTTTATCGACTTCCTCATAAGACTTCTGTTTGTTCATCAGATCGTTGTATACAATCTTCTCGATGAACTCACCAGGAACTCCATCAGCTCTACCTTGTGCAATGACAAAGTCAGAGTATATCTTAAGGTAGTCTCTCAGCTTCACGAAGTCTTTCTTAACCAGAGGTTCCATACCAACAGGAACCACCCTCAGTCCTCTACCCCAAAGGATATTGCTCATCCTCGCGGTATATTCATCCTTGTATCTGATATAGATCTTATCTTTCTTACTCAGAGTCAGTCTGAACAGAGGAGGAGTTGCTACGAACAGGTGACCCTGTTCAATAACAGGCATATGATGCTCTCCGAAGAGAGTGATCAAGAGCGACTCAATGTGCTTACCATCGGCATCCGCATCTGTCGCAATGATGATCTTATCATAATGCATCTTGTCATAGTTGAACGTTCCATCTTTGTTGGTAGTGATGTTGAGAATGATCTTCAGGTCGTGGAGGATATCACTCTTGTGTACCTTATGAGTAGGCATACCAAACGTGTTGGTGATCTTACCCATCAAGAAGTACACTCCCTGGAAGTTCTTGTTCCTCATCTTCTTGATGTATCCACCGGCCGATTGACCCTCTACAATGAATAACTCATTGATCGAGTAGTCTTTCTCAATGGGAGGAGAATAATCACCGAACCGTTTGAGTTTACTCATCAGGTTGCCGTTCTTACTCCTCTCACTACGGATGGATTCCCTGGCTTTAACCGCCGCCTCTTTGGCTTTGATGTTGGTTATGATCTGCTCAATGATCTTCTTGTGAGTACTCATATCAATGAACGAGAGCATATTACTCATTGCCTTGTAAGCAGCAGGCATCAACTCAGGGTTTTGTACCTTCTCCTTGGTCTGACCTTCAAAGATCGGGTCAGCCTTGGTGAAGGTAGATATCACCAGGGATAATCCCGGCATTATATCATCCTTGCGGATGGTCATCTGGGTCTTCCGATTGGAATTGGCCAGATTATTATAGAACTCCAGAATGGCCTTGATCGCACCATCTACATGTTTACCACCACGAGATGTGTTCTTGGCATTAGCAAACGATGCGATATTAGTTACATCCTGTGTAGAGAATGCAAATGCGATTGATACTCTGGGGTCATTGGGTCCAGCCTTACCGACATGGTTCATCGGAGCCAGGATCCTCTTGGAAGGCTTGGAGTTATCGATCAGCTTCAGATAGTCATCCAATTTGTTCCCAACAATCTTCTTCTTGAGAAGAGTCTTCTTACCGTTGGTTACTTCGAAGTTAAATGTGAGTCCGGAATAGATACAGGACTTCTGAAAGATTCTTCTCTCAAAAGCATCCAGATCCACAGCCACTTCCCTCGCATCATAGATGAACTTCTCAGGAATGAAAGTGGTTCTGGTACCATGCAGCTTAGCGTATGCAGGTTTCTTATCCTTCACTCTCTTCTTGACATTCTCTTTACCGGCATTGAACTCATGGTATCTGTGTTCACCGTCGGCTCTCCACACCTCTACTTCCATTTGGGAAGCCAGAGCATTCACTACGGTTACACCAACCCCGTTGAGGCCAGAGGTGCCACCGCTATATCCACCATTACCGAACTTACCACCAGAGTGAGATTCGGTATGAATCTTAACAATACTGTTGGGAGGAATACCAGGCCCATAGTCACGAACTGTTATCTTGGGCTGCTTACCCTTAATAACTTCAAACGTAATGTCGACCTGATTACATCGACCCGCTTCATGTTCGTCACATGAGTTATCCAGAACCTCATCAACCAGTTTCTCACAGGCAACGTGTCCGACAGACTCGATGTACATCCCGTATCGCATCCTGATAGCATCAATGATATTAAGAGTTTTGATATTCTTATCATTGTAGGCTAGGAGCTTCTTTTTATCAATAGGTTTGTTAGACTTTGTTTTAGCCACATCATTCCCCTAATCTTTTAATAGTTTCAGCCGGGTTTTATGATATTGCATGGATACCACTGCAAGCAAGATTCCAGGGTCATAAGACCCTGGAAATCTATCACTTGTGATAACCATGCAGAGTTCTTCTTTTCTTGAGTACATCCGGCTCGAAGTACTCTAGGTATTTGCTCAGGACCATGTCTCTGGTTACGATCATCGGAATGATCTCTTCCAAGCCCAGTGCAATAAGAAGTTCTCTGAGTTCCTGCATGAGTCTTTCGTGGAGGAACTCGTTGTAGATAGGATACCGGAGTCTTTCTTCCAACCTCTCATGAATAAGAGGATATCGAAAAGCACCACCATCCATCAAATGCTTTAGCGTACTCACCAGTCCGACATAGATAGGCCTGATATACTTATCTTTCTTTCCGGTGATAGGGTTATCAACCAATACTATAGGAAGCATATAGTTGATCTCTCTCATGGTGAACGCATAACCAGCCGCATTGCAGTACCCTGATACTTCATTGCTGTATGTAGCATCATCACTATACAGTCCGGGTTCTACTTTAAACGTCTGGTAATAGTCATCCAGATATGCAGAAGGTGGTTTACAGATAGGACTACGAATCATCCGTCTGGCAGTATTCGAGAACACCGACTTGGTATTCCACTGCTGCTTCTCATCAGTATTGAACTGCTTGAGTCGGTTAACCAGCCAGATTACATCAATCGATCCTTTATATAAACCACGGTAGGTATACATAGCATATCTCCGAATAAGTTCAGTTCTGAGCTTACCGGATGTCTTGTATGCAACCTCAAGTGTTTTCCAATAATCCCCTGCATATACAAAGTCCATGAACTTCCTATCGTACAAGGGATCGGCACCTGCGTTAATGAGTCCTTTAACATAGGTATTGGCAAAGACGGTTTCATTCATCTCAGCCAACACAGTAGTGAGCTTTATAGCTCCTGCTGCTATCGCCTTACTGGTATCTATAATGGCTTTGAGCTTCTGCATAGCCTCATATTCCATAATCGTTTCAGCAAGGTTCGTTCCTATATCAGTAGCCATAAGTCCTGCACTGATACCCTGACTCATTGATTCTAAGACTCCACCCATCCCTTTGGATTTGATATCGTCTGCTAAATCAAGAATAGAGTTTTTGTATTTCAGGACCTCTTTAACAGAATCTGAGAGTTTCTCTGTATTGGTGACTCCTTTCTGGAGCTTTGCCAATGTGGTGTTACTCTCACCGGCAGTAGACGAGTCTCCGCCATCAAGTGAAGCAGGATCTCCTCCTACTGCACTATCATAAGTGGATCCACCGCTTCCTCCAGATGAAGATGCTCCAGATCTAACAGAGTCACTAGATGCAGGTGATGGTGTCTTGGTATTGGATAGGACATCAGATGAATCATCCTTAGTCCCTATAGCAAAGTCGAAGTCTTTTAACAACATGTCTACACCAACCTTTTAAGGTTGTCTACAGTCCGTAACTCCGAGCAATGTCCTCCATAGACATACCATCCATAGCTGCTTTGGTCATCTTTCGAGTCAATGACTTATTGGTACGAAACATACCAGCATCATCAATCTTGTCCTTCTTGACGCCGCCGCCGATGTCAGTCTTCTTCTCTTCAACCGTCTTTTTGCTGGTATCAAATCCTTTACCATCATTCTTCTCAAAGAACTGCTGAAGATAGGTCTTCTTATCCAGGCGATACTCAACAACCCATTCATAGAAACGCTTTAACGCATCCATATTGGTTGATTTATCATCAACGACCTTGGCCAGATGAACTTTGATCGACTTGTCCTCGATCTTCTTGAGATCTGTAGTGATGAGGATTCTCACCAGTTCTACAAAGGACAGCCATATCAGTTTATCCTCTTTAGGACAGCCAATGTACATATCCTTACCGATGTAGAACCCCCAGGCATCTCCTTCACGGTAGAACCTGTCAGGTGATCCAAACGTCAGAATACTCAGCCGCTGGGCAACTACTCCAACAACTGCTGCTTTACAGAAGTTCAGAGTATCAGTACCTTTACTTCTCCTGAGAGCAAGCACTTTACCCTTTCTACCAATGGGGATAATCGCCCCATCCTCATCAACGATCTCACCATAGCGACCGTCAATGTCAAGTTCGAGAATGTCAATGACAAACTCTTTCAGTTTTGCATTTAAATCAAAAGCCATAAGATTTCTCCTTATACATATTCACTATAATAATATATAATTAACACCCACATTAAATAAACAGGAGGTAGCCCACGTGATTAGCTTAACTAGAGACTCATCTGGTCTCACTGGTATGATCCTCGAGGGTGTAGTCCTTAAAGACGCTAGAGAGATGGGTAATAAAGCCCAACTCGGAGTATATATCCCTGCTCTTATGCCTACAGTTCTTGTTCCACAGGGAGCACAAGAAATGCAGAAGAGCATTGACAAAACAAAGTTTGTTACCACTGATAAGAGTGCTGATATAGCATCATCTATCAGCGGTAGAAACTATGTTGTTGTATCGATCATGCATCTTCATAACCAGATGGAAGTTCCTATTCAGGAAGGAGAGCATGTCTTTGTTGGATTCATCGATAATGATGTAAAACGACCATTTGTCTATCCATGGGGTGGTCCTTCTAATGTAAAGCATAGAATGAGAGATAAAATCAAACTCTATGTTTCTAATAAGAAGTCTGTTCCTGGTGATTTCACAGCTGAACATATGCATTTCATTGAGATAGATTCAGAAGCTATGACAATGGATATCAAGCTCGTCAACTCTGAAGGAGAGGCTATAGCTTGGGAACAGCATGTTGATTATGGAGCCGGACTGTGGCATATTAAGGATAGCGCAGACAACCGTCTTGTTGTACAGGCGGATCCTGATTCACCTGATAATAACAACATCACACTTGGTAACCCTGCTGGTACTAAGATAGAGATGTTTGGTAAGATAATGAATATCATCGCACCTGATGATGTTAATATTAAAACTACCAGGATGAAAGTAGATGCCTCTGAGTCATATACACTCAATACAAGTGAACATGCCATGAATAGCGATAACTGTACCAATACAGTTGGTCAGGCTCTCACTGAGACGGCTACTACTATCGCACAGACCGCTTCAGATGCGTATACAGCAGATGGAATGAGCGTAGCTATCAACGCTAAAACAACACTGGATGCTATGGCTAAAGCTACAGCAACTATTGGTGTAAGCGGCGCTACAATAATGCTTGCTCCCGGTATGGGTACATACAGCCCACCGGTTAATGCATTTGGTGGTATTGTATCATGTCCATGTATTATCATCGGTGGTGCTCCACCTCCTCCTGGTACACTTCCTCCTGTTGTTTCTCAAGGAACTCCCGGTCCGAAAGGTATTACTGACTTAGCAGGTGGCACAGGCGTACCATTGGCTAAGGGTCAAGAAATACTTGATACAGTCGCAGCTGCACTTGGAGCGTGCTCCGTTGTAGGCCAGGCCTCTTGGGTGCCAGCAGGTGGAGTGGGTGTTCTAAATGGAGCCAAAGCAGTAGTCCTGTCAGAACAGGCAAAGGGTTAAAGTTATGAGTAGAGTAATAAGAACACAGAAAAGATTAACTGTAGGGGAGAGTGCTACTGATAAAGAGAACTCTCCCTTCTTCCAGAAGAATCAGTGGGTAATGAAAGGAAACGAATCCTTTCAGAACGGACTGTTCAGAGATATGGGTAAGCGTATCAAAGAGAATTATACAGTAATGGAGACGCTGAGTGATGATGACTTCTTGAAGTACAATCTCAATCCCAAACTGTTTTGCTATGATAGATACGGTAGCGTGGATTTATTCCATGTACTGCTCTATGTAAATGATATGTTGACCTCTATGGAGTTCAACAAACAAACATTCATAGCACTAACTCCGGATGTAGTTATCCTGATTAAGAATTATGTAAAGAGTATAAATAAGTAAGTATCCCCAGCCCATAATTGGGCTGGGGTATACACTATCGAACTTCTTTATAGGGAAAGTCATCCCATTCAATATGGATATTCTTCGGATCAAGTAAGACTGAGAATGGATTATACTCAGGTCTATTAAACTTAGCAGGATCACTTCCAGATAGTATAAAGTACTTGTCTATCTCTACGCCATCCTTAATCACTTTAATCCTTTCTCTGATCTTCTCGATCTTCTTATCAGATAATTTGAACTCTTTGGTAACCAGCTCTTCCAGGTTATCCAAAGTTAATTCATCATGTGAATTAATAAACCGAATTGAATCCTCTACACCTATGATTACCTTCCAGTTATCAGAAGCCTTTCCACAAAGGATCTTTCTGAACATAAGCTTATGAGGAGGCACACCAAACTTATCAGTTACCTGAGCAGGTTTGATAAACTCACCATGATGTTTCATGGTAAACATAGTACCAGCGTATCCGGTTGCTCTATCGCTAATATACCACTTGAGATCTTGGTCTCTTGAGCAGATGTATGTATGAGTATGCGCATCTTTGAGGCTACCATTAGATAGCTCAGATGCAATAGCATTCATAACATCGTCGGCCTCTCTACCATCAGCACATGCTGCATATGTATGACCGAATGTAGATGCAGCATAAAGTGCACTGTATTTAATAGCATCATTCAAGTACACATGGTTCTTGGACTCAGCTGTTCTGTTTGCTTTATATGATTTATCTGCTTTCTTCTTTGCCTTACATGGCACATCATAAATGCAGATAATAATCTTGGGTACATCATCTCCATATCTAAGACCGTGATCTATCCCTATAGAAGATATTAACCTTCTGGTACCATCAGGTACACTCACGGGCACGTAACCATCTTTGGTATGATGAAATAACTTCTTTGAGTACCCACCATATGCAAAGCGGTATCCAAAGTTAAACATATCAATTAGATACACAACAGGTTTGTTGTCACCAAACTGAGAGAGTAGATCTCTTATGCTGTGTGACTTATATCTGTCTTTACCCAGATATGCTTCTTTAGCATTCTTACCCCACTCACACCCTTCACCATAGGCATCTCCGTGAGACAATGCTATCTTATGTACTTCTAGTTTTTCTGCGTTATTGCTCATCAGAGAGCCTCCTGGATTTTTTGAAAAAATTAAAGTGAGACACCACCCATATTGCAGGGTGGTGTCTCAAAATGAATATATATCTCATAGGGATCAGACAAAGGAGCGATCTGATCCTCAAAGGAGCAAATTTAAAAAGATGTGGGACTGGTGAGAGGAGAAGGTAATACACCCAAAACTCACCAGCCCCAACACCCAAATCCAATGACAGAAATTATAGGAGGTGATAATGTGGAATACAAAATCGTTAACTCGTCACTAGATTTATATACGATATACTATATATTAACCCCGGAGGAATAAAGGGGATAACATTCAAATTAAAAGGTAGCGGGCAGACCTCTCGGGAGGGAGAGAACCGCCCGCTACTGGCACCATCAACGTAACTAATATCAAACTATAATTCAGGTTTACTCACATGCAGGCCACCGGCTTGGCGGGCCTTACTATGAAATCATGAACAACACACGTTGAAGGTAATTGCATTTAATTCCGGAGAACGGAATTGTTTAAGGCACCAACGGAACGGTTATGTTGATTGCCCAAGTATACAAAATATTATTGACATCCTGGTATGGATAACAACAATTAAGAAGCTAGAAACTAGGAGCTTGTGATTGGGCTCCTGGCATAGGAGTCGGCTGTGCAGTTCCCGGTGGAGGTGGAGGTGTTCCTCCGCCATAACCAGGCATCTGATTCAGGTTAGCCGCTTTCCTGGTAGTTAACCTAGAGATTATACCTCGATGTATATCAGGGATTATCTTAAGGTTATCTATTGGGTGGTCGATAAAATATGATCGACCAGAGGTATCCTGTTTCACATAACGGTTACCCAAGTCTTTAAACTGTATAGAAGAACGACCTTCTGCCATATGAGCACATATAACAGTCAGTGCATCTACTTTCATCTTGATGTCATGAGATTCACTCATCATCGGAGACGTCAGTGCAAGCACAGGATCAGTACCATTCTTCACAGCTTCAGCCATTGCTTCTTCTGACGCTCTGGATAACTGGTGAAATGTAATTACAGGGATATCAAGATCATCAGCCAGGGTCTTTGCGTCTCTGGCCAACTGTCCGTACTTCTTACGCTCTTCAAGGATATGAGCGGGCTTCTTCTTTGTGCCGAGATAGTCGTCAACGACCATAACAACTTTGAAGCCTTCATCATAAAGATTGTTGATGCGGATACGGATGTCTTTAAAGTCAACTGTTTCATCAGGTGCTTTCCAGAAGTGAACTCTGATCTTATCATCAGAATCATCATCTGCACCAAACCCAAGTCTTTCTTTAAAGATATTAAGGATATTATCGATAGGCATAGTCTTAGCTTCAGTGAAGTTCTGACCAGTCTCAGCGATATACATACGCTCAATTGTTTCACGAATAGAGTTCTCATTAAAACAGAATAATATGGTTGGTACCATTCCTGTCTCATCACATCGATATGTGTTGAACTCTCTGGCATGTGCTACTATATTCATAGCACAGACTGATTTATAGTTTTTCGGTGGCGCACCATAGATATATAACTTACCGTTATAGTGCCCTCCGCCTAGTGAATTGTTCCAAGCAATTACTCCTGTCTTGAAGCAACCACTATCATCCTTGGCCTCTGTGACAGCGTCACGTATGAAGTCTTCTCCTTCCTTCGATGTCATGTTGACTATGACGTGTGTATCATCTACACGGTCATTTACTGTGGATTCGAATCGTTCAACGCATTTACGTACATTGGCTACAATAGATGTAATAGAATCATACTCACCTGTATATAACTCCTCTCCGAGTTCAGTCGTCTCGTCTAGGAAGTCAAAGATATGATGATAATCTACGATGTCTTTGATCTTGGTATTGATGTAACGGATCTCTTGTTTATCCATCACATAGTCATCGACTATCTTATGTAGTTTTTCTTTTAAGGCTTCGTCAAAGTTATGGCTATAAAGTTCACTCTTCAACAACTTATAGTTTGATAAACCTTCCATCCGGAGTGGGACGATTATTCGAATGACTCTTTTCAGAATCTCTTCGAATGCACTACCCTCATCGTCCTCTATCAATGACTGATAGAAGTCTATGTTATCCAGAGTCTTCAGGTTTATATACTTATCAGTATTGAAGAGGTATTGAACTACGGCGGTTAGAAATTCTTCTGATTGAGGTATCTTAACGTTACCGAATCGCTTCTTACCGCTCGGCCTGTTGTTTTTAGCTAGAGGTCCCACAAGCCAGGCTCCTATGAATTAGATTTACTTATTTTGTATATGGCCCATACAATTTAAAGTATTATTCATCACCTATATAATATATAAGGTACATGGTTTATTCATTTATTATATTTCGTCTCTATATTTATATAGATAAAAAAAAGAGAGACTCATCGTGAGTCTCTCTCCTTGATTACCTATTAGACATTTTCCCTTGTCGGGTACTCCGGATCTTGATCTCTTCTCCGGTGACCTCATCGACACACTCGATACCACCACTTGATGATGTGGGATTGAGTACACGAAGAAGTTCACCATCCGAATCGGTATATAAATCTATCGTCAGGGATAGAGGCCTCTTCTCGCCAATATTGTAACATCTTTCATTCACCGGCGCAGTCAGTACAACACCTATACCATTGACTATCCCAGCTGCCTTACACTGGGTTAATCTACCCAGATATTCCGGTTTGAAGTCATCCAGTGCGATTGCATGGAATACGCTCTCGGTGGAATTATTTATCAGCTTTATATATTCATTCTTATTGATGAATACAACACCGGTATAGTCGTGTTTCTTACCATCCTGTTCAAAGAACGTGTTCGGGAGATTCTCGATATCGTCGATCGAAAACTCAGTGCCCGGCTCGAATGTTTTATAGTAGATAACATGACCTGTATGCATGATGAAGACACTCTGTTTACCATCATTAGTGGCACTGATTATGTCGAAGTCGGATCTCGACCCCTCATTAGGTGCGTGACTCAGGCCATTACATGTATCCATTTCCAGAGTACATTTCCGATGTTTAATATCGTCTAGTTCTAGAAGATTAGTGACCTTGATCGTATCATTTGCATCGTTTATGATAATGAGACTCTTGGATGTAATCTCATAGAAGACGTTCCGGGCAATTCCTACTCTACCGGTTCTTTTAATATCTAACATTTTTTCTTACCTCCATAGGTTTAATATGAACTTACATACGGTAGTTCACAATATTAATATATAACATAATCGTCATATAAATACTATTAGAAAAAAGAGGCCCTTACACCGGGCCTCTTCTATCATTTAGTGCTAGGTTCCTGGATCTGAAAGAAGGCAGATGCTTCTACGATCTCGCCCAGTTTACTGGCATTGTCTACAGAGAGCTCGCTGATCTGAGTCACGGCTTTATTGATCTCATCAATACCGTACTTGATTTCATTTGCACTCTGCACTACCTCCTGCCCGATATTAGAGACGGCTGTCATTGACTTCTTGGATGAAGCCATTGTGACACCCATCTCTTGACTACTATCAAGAACAGCAACCGCGATATCTCTCATATTGGACAGTGCTTCGATAATCTGCTTACTACCAGCAGACTGTTCCAGCATACCATCCTTCACTTCATCAATCACCTGACCGGCACTCTCAACAGCTTCACTAATGGATTTGAACAGAACACTGCTCTTATCCATAGCATTAACCATATTGTGTGCTTGTGATTCAATTCCTTTGATATCCTCACTTACAGCCTTGGATTGTTCAGTGGTCTGGTTAGCCATGTTGTTGATCTGCTCTGCAATCACAGCAAATCCCTTTCCGGATGACCCAGAGTGGGCAGCTTCAATAGCAGCATTGATCCCCAGTATATTAGACTGGGCGGCAACATCACCTATCAGGCTATTTGCAGAGTCCAGTGACTCAGTCCTCTTGCTCACATCCTGAGCTATCTTCTGAGACGTATTCTGGGCATCAACTCCTTCCGCAACATAGTCGGACAACTGTTTCATTGCACCATGCATCTTCACAGCGGCAGCGGATATCATTTCAATGTTCGCAATCATCTGCTCGATAGCGCTGGAAGACTCTTCTATAGAGCCTGACTGATTCTTAATATGACTATTAAGTCCAATCAGACTCTTAGATACCTGTAGGTTAGCAGTTGATGCACCAATAACCGCATCTGTCTGTGCAGCGATCTGTTTGTTGGAGCTACTGATGTTGCCAGCAATCTGGTTAATGGCAGCGGCAGTCTCTTCAATGTTGGCAGAAAGCTCTTGGGATGATAGGTTGATTGCTCCGATATTACGATGCATCTTCGTGAAGAAGTCTTTGAGGTCGTTTCTGAGCTTGTTGGTCATAGCCCAAATCAATGCGATTTCATCGTGATCATTCTTATACTCACCAGGTTCTTCATATAGGTGCCCGTGAGACATGCGCATTATTGAATAGTTGATAATCGCAATGGGATGGAAGATCATCTTCAATAGTAGCACATTTGTAAGAATTATGATAATCAATGCGATTACAGTAGATGCGATATAGATAACCATATTCACCCTTTTCATAGGCGCAGCTACTTCGTTGTAATCAATCGTAGTAACTACAGCAAACCCAAGACTATCCTCTCTATCATAAGTAGCCCATTTCTCTTTACCTTCAAACCAATATGTGAATACACCTGTTGATTCGTCTGGTGCGAATACCATATCATATATTGGGTTATCCATATTGATGATATCATCTCTATCGATATATTCAGGATTTGGATGATATAATAACAGTCCACTTTCGGTTAACACATATCCATAGCCGGTCTCTCCTAGCCTGAGATTTTCCAGATGCTTCTTACTGATTTCAAATCCATTTACTAGAAGATACATAGTGTGACCTTCGGGTAGGTCAAACGCTTGGCAGATATATGATCCTGATGAGTCAGTCCAAGTGGACCCTTTAAATGCTAGCTCTGGTGAAACAGAGCGCGTATCAACACCAACACCTGTCACATAGCGTCCACTGGCACTGTATACAGCAAGGCCTCTCATCGGTGCATAATACGTCAATACGTCTTCCAGTACTACTTTCAGATCGGTAAGTTTATGACTTTCAACCAGTGATGGTATATCATATTCTTCCATTGCCCAAGTCACATCACTAAGGATGGTATCCAATTCGCTTTTCATACCGGCATGGGCAGACAGTACGGCGTTCTCTTGTTCACGGCTGATTAAATTGAGAATCTCAGATGATACAACACGTTGGATTAAAACAGACAATCCTCCCAGTGAGAGTAGGATTGTGAGAGTCAGGCTAAAGATAATCTTAAACCGAATGCTTCTCTTGAAGATATTCCTCATTGCATTAACTCCTAATTACTTTTATTAATTTTTACTATTCACTAATATAATATATAATTTACTCATGAGACAAATTGAAAACACGGGAGATGTACCATGAAAAGGATAAATCTCATTGATGGGTATCAGCCATCAGAGGCCAACTTTAACCAGCTTCATGATAACGTAGAAGATGCTATATCCTCTATGATATCAGGTATGGCTGGCGTTGGTATCGTCAAAGGGTTAGAACTGGAGTTAGATGGTGATAAAATCAAACTCTCTCCAGGTGAAGCCTTTGATGTGGCTGGTAGAAACCTTTGTCTTGATATCATATATCAGCACAACGTAGATGCCTTCACTATGCCATCTAGTGGTTCGTTTAAGTGGCTAACAGCAGTTGCTGTCCACAAGAGAACCGTACTTGAATCTGTAGTAGATGCAGGAGGAACCGAAGTTCCCTTCATCGAAGAAGATGCAATACAAATCCACTACCTGGATACCTCGCCTACCGCAGCGGTAGAAGAAGATGCTATTAAACCTAGCGTTACTGACGAAAATATGATCATTCTGGGAGATATTCTTCTGGATGAAAATGGTGTAGTCCGTATTGACTTCGCCAGAAGAGCCACTGATCTTACTACAAATGAAGATCTGGCTAATTATCAGAAAGCAAGTCAGTTCGACTGGGCTGAAAAGGATGAACGGGGTGAAACGTTTTCACCCACATCGATAAAGACTCTTATGCTCGACGGCTCTATAATGATGCTGGATAGCAACAAGGCAGCTCCTCTTGGACAGCCGTCCTCAGTTGAAACAGGAATTGTTTCAGTAGGCGGAGTCAACGTAGAGAACCCCTCACCTAGAGTATGGAAATCCAGATCATCATATGGTCTGTTCTCCGGTATAAACCTCTGGAGTGGTGAGAACGAGTTTGCTTCTGTTGTTACAGAGGATGATGAGTTCAAGACATCCAGACTCACTGAAGGAAAGTACACCATCAGTGGTTACTGTACTAAGCTGGATGGAAATAATGTAATTGAAATAATGAATGATGCAACTGTTGTAAGTAAAGTTGCAGATATCACAGAGAACCATTTCTGTGCAACATTCGAGATACCCTCAGGCGGCACAGCCAATGGTATCAGAATCCACAGTGACAGCTCTAGCTTCATTGTAGTACATAATGTAATCCTCATGAAGGATACATACAAAGAGATTTCTCCTGTAACGAAGCTTGACTCTTCGTTAAGATTCAACCTTAATGCAGGTAATGCAAATACCTTTATGTTCCCCGTTTACTTTAACTGGGACCTTGTAAATGACTACACCAGAAGAGTTATCTTAGATACTCGTGGTGGCGGAGAAGATGGTGTTGTATGTGTACTCGATCCTATCAATGGATTATCTGTAGAGATATATCGCGATGGTAAGAAGAATGTATACAAAGAACCTGTCATTAACAGAAGCAGAGAAGGCTGGCACTGGATCGGTCTGATTCAGCAGTATGTAACCAAGAATGTAGCTATAGTATATATAGATGGTAATCCCATCTCACTGAGTATTGTAGAGGAGAATATCACTCTCAGACCCGCACATGGTACATATGTATCTGTAGGTATGGATAAAGATGGTAAGGCTCCTTTAAACAGCTGGATTGGTGAACTCACCCATATAGCTGGAGTAAACAATGCTCTTTGTCAGAGAGATGGATCGCTTCCTTATGCTATTGAGGATGTGATGTATGACTCTAATGCAAATATTAATATGTATAAAGACGGGGCAATCGTATCCAGAGGCGGTGTAGTTGAGAAAGCTACCAGAGAAGCATATGGTGATGATAATACCAGAGGAATCATTATTCCTTTCTATGTATACCCCACCAATCCGTACACGGAGAACTCTACAGTAAGGCAGCTTTGTAACCTTATCAGGAAGTATCCTGCTGTTCCCATCACAGTTATTCTCAATCCCGGGTCTGGACCTGGAGCTAATATAATTCCTGAATACACCCAGGCAATAACTCTCTTAGAGGGAGCAGGCGCTAAGTGTATTGGGTATGTGGCAACCACTCATAGTAATAAGAACTACAGAGAAGTAATCAAGCAGATCAAGACCTGGAAGAAATTCTACCCTGAAATCAAGGGTATTTTCTTTGATGAAGTAGACTACCAGAGTAAACCTGAATCTCTGGAGTACTACAGAAAGATAACAGACTACGCCAGGAAGATTGGTGTTACTCATACAATTGGAAACCCTGGTGCTCCCTTCGAAAAGGCTTATATAGATGAGGATATCTTTGATATTCTTATTGGTTATGAGAATGCAGGATTCCCTGACAAGGCAGCAGCTGAACAGGCTTGGATTGGTGGAGGGATCGATATCCCTGTATCCAGAAGAGCATCCTTGGTTCACACTGCTCCTAGCACATTCGATGCAATTAAACTCAATGATATTATCCTTCCCAACTTTGGATGGACTTATATCACTGCTGATAAGATGCCCAATCCCTGGGATGCTATTGATTTCGCATATCTCACTAAGTTGATCGATGGAATCAACGGCTATGTCGGTGGAGTAGTTAAGAGTGATAGTGTTAAAGATGGTGGCAATACTGTTGCTACATCTGATGCAGTTAAATCACTATATGAACTTCTTCAGAAGAGGACGACCGGCACAGATGATGCTGGTATCTCTGAGAAGTACATTGACAACATTGATGATATTCAGATCAACTCTGAGTACTGGATTAGTGTAACTGATTCAGGCGATGATACTCTGGCGTCTTCTGGTTCTGAGTTCCCTATGTACAATACCTGGGGTCTTCTTAAGACCAGTAAGTTCTCTAGTGGAAATCACAGTAGAATCCAGGAGTTTATGAACTGGTCCGGTGATCCCAAGATCTATAGAAGATTCTGCAATCAGGCAGAGGATACGTGGAGTGATTGGAAACAGGTCTCTAGTGAGATTACATCCAACCTTCTGGATCAGAGTACAACGAAGGCAGCTTCTGCTAAGGCTGCATTTACTATAAACTCTAAGCTCGACGAGCACATTGAGAATCATCCCGGTGGAACTGGCGGTGGCGGTGGCGGTGGAGATACTATTATCGTAGACATGGATATGTTTATCGGTAAAGCATTCCCTCACTTTGGATCCTCAGATAACATCGGCACTGGTATGATGGGAGCTCTGGGGCAGATGCTTCAGATCGAAGACTATCCCAAACTTTATCAGCAGTACGGAACCAGTTTTGGTGGAGACGGCGTAACCACATTCAGAATGCCTAACTTGCAGGGTGTTGGTCTCAGAGGCCACGGCCAGCAAGAAGTCAATGGTAGAATGAAAGGTTCTACGCTTGATGTTACCAAGATCTGGGAAGATGAGATACAAAGACACTCCCACCAGATTAGTCATTACAATGATGCTGGTCCTAATATAAGTCCAGCTCCTGCCACATACAGCGGTACCAAAGGGTATTCAGGAATTATCGGAACCAAAACAGATTTTGCTGAAGGTAGAAGTGGGAGTGAAACCCATGGTACGGATATGATCGTTCATTGGGTTATCTATGTTGGAGATGGTTCTAGAACCGCTTCACGGGATACCAATATCGACCAGAGAGTATCAACAATTGAGAATAGGCTTGATCTGGCAGGTGAAGTCATTACATGGGGTTGGACTGATTGTAGTGGTGCACTTGCTGATAGGCGAATCAAGATTTGTCATAAAGACGATCTCATAGGAAAAGACCTATCTAACTATGCTATAAGCATATACTATAGACACGGTGCAACAAATAAAGCAGTAATCAACGTTGGTGCTATGCAGATGGATAACAACGCTAATCCAAATGATGACCGATTTATTGGTGTGCGTGAAAATCCTCCTGGCGGCGATGATCCTGGGTACATCGTTCTGGAGACTGGACATGACGGATTCTTATTTCCATCTAACTCATCTCCAGGTGTATTATCAGCTGCAAACAATACAGATAACGGTGAGCTTAAAGTTATACTAACTCCTCACCAGAGAAACATCAGTGTGCTTACTGATAACCACGTTCCTCATATGGACTATGTCCAAGTATGGGGACCCGATAAAGGAGATGATACTCCCAAAACCACTGTGAATAATGAATGGGGTAAAGGAGACTACAAAGTCCTATTCCGTGCAGGGACTACATCTAATACCAACAGAGTTAACTTCATCTCAGCTGATGAGGCTGGAGGCACGTCTGCTTGTGGTCAGAATACATTCGAATCTACGACAAGTGTTAATGACTTTTTAGTAGTACAATATGCATCTGGGGTATTCAAAACACACCGGGATGATGGTGGTGCCTCACCTATTATAGTTGCAATATATAAGTGGATGGAAGTCAAAGGAGACAACCGACCTAATATACCTATCGATGATGGCATGAAACTGGTATTTGACAAGGATGATAATACTTCTCCCGTAACCCCATCGATGATGGACGACTTTGGCCCAGGCCTATATGCAATTGAGCTTGGTTGGACATCGGCAAGTGATATCGATGAGCTAACGGCTACGATACTAATCGGAAAGAATTACTTAACCCATAACTACTACTCATCAATAGTGATGTCTGGCACTGAAAGCGATTCTACTACGAAGAAAGCAAAGATCCAGTGGCAACGTGATACGCAGAGTTTTACACTTCATCCAGCTGAAGTTACATCACTAAGAATACATAAGATATGGAAGATGACTGGTAAGGCATCATTAAATATCTATCAGAAAAATAGAAACATTGAAGGAGCTGTTAAGCAGTTCCGTATGTGGAGAACTCCCAGCACAGATCACATTACTCTCACCGAGAATGTTGGATGGGATCCTGCTAAACAGACAGATAATTTCTTTCCCACATTTAATCACCCTTCATTGGAGAATGGAGATGAAGTTTCTGTAAGAAACAATGCTCCCTTATCCTCTAATAAGAAGATCTTTGGATTGCCTTTAGGTGTTGTACTTGGTGCTGGCTGTGAAGTCACATTCATCAAGAACAATGACATCTTGGATTGGAGTCTTAAAGATAGAAAGGCCGTAGCAGACCGTAACTTGATTGATGACGATGAGAACTCAATCATTGAGACGTATGCTGACGGTACGATGAATATACATGACTATATACCATATAAAGACTACCTGGAAGTATGGGGTCCTGAGAAAGGAAACGATACTCCTGAGATGAAGATTCCCAACAAATGGGGCCCTGGTCGGTATGAAGTTACTATATTCAATGCTGAAATAAATAGATACACCACAAGTACATTCACGCTGCATAAGGATATGGGATCAAACGACTTAATATTATCTGAGTTCATATCAACTAATACTGTAAGTGCACAAACCAGATTTCAGTATAATGCAACGGATAACTCGTTCAATGCAAGAGGCGAAGGTGATTATACAAACGACTGTAAGATCACACGGATAGCCAAGTGGACAGAGGTTAAGTCAAACGACAGACCTACATCCAAGATATCAGATGGTCTTAAAACTATATACAAGAATCATACTAACAAAACTGTATATCTCAATGTAGACGAGATAGATGATTTTAATACCGGGTTGTATCTATTTATCATAAGTAATGCCGACTCTGTTTATACGCCTCATACTTCTCTTATGTATGTAACCAATCTGGATGCTGATGCTCGTGGTACTACAGCTGCAAATGATTCAGCTAATGGTAACTTTAGAGCAGAACTCATAAACAAGCAAGTATTGGTAGGTGGAAGCTGGAGTAGCACGCAGAAGTATTATATTAAGGAAATCAAGAAGTTCACTGGTCATACAAACATCAATGTTTACCAGATGAACAGAAACATCGAAGGTAATCCGGATGAATACAGAATCTGGAGAACTCCTGGCGAAACAGATATCGCTATGGTTCCTTCTATTGATTGGGATCCCACTGACCTGGTTGGTGATAAGTATCCTATATTAAATCATCCCAAACTGAAAACTGGCGATGAGATTACATTTAGAAACAATGCTCCCAGAAAATCTAAGAAGAAAATACTTGGATTACCTCTTGGGGTAGTGCTTGGTGCAGATTGCCAGGTTACATATATCAAGAACGATGATATTAGTGAGTGGTCATTAAAAGACCCGAAAGAGATAGTAGACCATAACCAGGTAGGTGATAGTGGTAGTACACTTGAAACATATGCTAATGGATCCACCAACATCACTGATTACATGCCTCAGAAAGACTACGTAGAGATCTGGGGACCAAAGTCCAATAAGACACCTGTAGCAGCAATAGAGAATCTCAACTTACCTGATGGTAGATATGAGATTGAGGCATTCTCACTGTCAGCTCCCGATAGCGAGATGTTAACTCAGAGAATAGTTATAAATCGTAAATCTGGGAGAGTTAAATTTTTCTCATCAAACTTCGGAGGAGTAAACTCAACCGCTGACTGGGTTTATCTTCACTATGATGCAGCTAACGCAAGAATGTTTATAGATGATCACGGAGGATATAACGGTAAGGCTAAGATCTACAGAATATCCAGGTGGATGGATGTTAAAGGTGCCGACCGGCCGACTATTCCTATCGTCGATGGAATGAAAGTTCTGTGGGAAGGTTATAGTAAGAAAGTCGCCAAGAAAGATATCCCTGAATTGGAAGCTGGTAAGCTGTACTTTGTTGACATGGCATATGATAATGATCATGAAGACTCTATGAGTGCATGGCTACCAATAAATGCAATGGATCATCACAGTCACGGCTGTGGATGGGCTAATGCAAATGCAGGAGTGGTAATACGCTCAGATGATAACCCGGACGGATATCTTGAAGCATTCGCTGATGTACACAATCCTGCTATAACTAGGATACGTAAGTGGGTAGGCTTTGCCAACCTGAACGTATTCCAGAAGAACAGAAATATCGAAGGAGCGGTGAATCATCATCGTATCTGGAGAACTCCCGATCTGGATCATGTCACACTTGAAGCAAGTGCTGATTGGGATCCTGCATCCAATGAAAACACAACTCACTTTCCTACATTCAACCATCCTAAGTTGGATAATGGAGATGAGGTTACTGTAAGAAACAATGCTCCGGCTTCGTCGGATAAGAAAATAAAGAACCTTCCTCTGGGATTAGAACTGGGAGCCGAATGCCAGGTTACATACATCAAGAATGATGACGTTGGCGATTGGGTTATCAAGGATAGGAAAGAGGTGGTTTGTCATCATATATTACCGGATGGTAAGCAGATTGACGACTATGCCGATGGCACATCCAGTTTACCATTAGCCAATGTAGTAGAGGCGCCATTCACCACTGGATGGACACTACACAATGACTGGACAGCAAGCATATTGGTTATTAACCATAAACTCGGTACAACTATCGATGGGCTTGAAGTAGACTTTCATGTTGCACCGAATGCCGATGGCACTGGTATGATTCGAATCTCCTTGGGTGACACAGCTCAGACGTCATCAACAGAGGCCTTTGGATCTCAGTTGGTTGAGAATCCGGATGATCGGTTTAATAATCTCAACATAAATATGGCAAAGACTGGAATAATGAGAGTAGATAATGCGGGTGGATTACCTGCGTTGGATACAGAAGCATGGTACTATAAAGTAGACGTCAGAAAGAAGACTCCTGTTCCGTTACATGCTGTGAACTTCCAGCCTATTAAAGACTGGGTACCTTTCTGGTTCGACTATAATAACAAAGCGATTGCAGTAACTAAATACGCCGAAGATGGTGAATACGAAGTTGTTGCTACAAACAATACTCGGAATCTCATCAAGAGAGCCGAAGTTGTAATAGATAGGACCAAGTTCCCCGACGCTAGGTATTTCTATGGAGTACTTAACGACGAGACGGGTGCGGCTGAATGCTATTATGATAAAGAAACAAATGAATGGCGTACAGATGGGGCTAAGTTCTTCATAGTATCCATTCGACGTAAAGAAGATACAACTGGTAACAATAGGCCCTTTGTTCCGTTGAAAGATGGTTATGAAACCATATATGAGAAATTTGATAATAAGATAAATCCTCTTACACAGTTTGTTGATGACGGTTCATATGTTGTTCTTGTAAAGGGAACATCGTCTGTCTATGCAGCAAATGTAACAGTGAGACGGGCATCAGGTATAGATGTACGTGGATCATGGAGTAATAACCAGCAGGTTATATATACATTTTCCAACAACCAGTGGAACGTTGGCCTTAGTGGTCACTCAGTGGTTGCAATATATAAAGAGACTGGTAAAACCAGCCTTGATATATACCAGTCAAATAGAAACATCGAAGGTAAAGTTGATGAGTATAGGATTTGGAAAACTCCTACCACTGATCATATTACACTTTCCTTTTCAGATGAATGGACTCCTAAGGTAGGTGGAAATACTTTTCCATCATACAACTGCGAGTTACTCAAGAATGGTGATGAGGTAACCGTTAGAAATAATGCACCTGTCAAATCAGATAAAAAAATAAAAGGACTTCCGCTTGGAGTAGTTCTGGGTGCTGGATGTCAAGTAACCTTCATCAAGAATGAAGATACGCTTGACTGGGAACTTAAGAACGAAAAAGAGGTTGTTGACCACAATAGAACAGCAGCCGGAGCTGGAACCATTGAAGTATATGCTAATGGAACCACGAACCTGGCGGACTATATCCCATTCAAAGAATATGTCGAAGTATGGGGACCAAAGAGTAACAAAGCTCCCGCATCATCAGTTCATAACAACTGGGGTGAAGGTAGTTTTAAGATCACATATGGTATAAATACAGATACCGAAGTTGTTACCTACCTAGATGTAGGTAAAACCAGAGAATCTACAGTATTGGAGAGATCCCAGTCATGGTCACCATCGGGTAATACGATTTCATATGTTAGCTACGGGTATGATGCTCATAACTTTAACTGCGATCAAACCGGATTCAGTGGCGGGATGTATATCCTGAAGATTGAAAAGCTCATGAATATTCAAGGTCAGAATAGACCTGGTACTCCGATAATCGAAGGATTTGAGTTAATGGTCGACAAAGCTGGCACTACCAGTGTCAACATAGAGCCTGGGTATATGTATTACGTGACAGTTGCATATAATGGTATAGGAGATAAAGCTCGATTTGGTGGTATGATAATGGCAGATGACGCTAACGCATACTTCCCGAAGACCCTCTATGTCGACCATTCAGCGTCTCAGGATCTTAGCATAATATATAAGAATGATTCCGGTGGAGGTCGAGTAGAAATATTCGCTCAGCAAGGATATGGATCCGTGCCCAGAATAGGAGAAATATACAGGCTTACCGGCAAGACTTCAATAAATATACACCAAATAAACAGAACAATCGAAGGTGCTCCTCAGGAGTACGTGATTAAGAAAGATACTACTTCAAAAGATATAACATTAGCTGCATCTGATACATGGGTTGATGACAAAGCTGATGGCGCATTTCCAAGTATAGATGATCCATCAATCAAAGATGGTGACAGGCTAATTATTTGGAACAGTGGAACCAAGGCTGCCAATCACGGTATACTTGGATTACCTCAATTAGATACTCATAGGCTAGGTCCTTCTTGTAAAGCATGTTACATAGCGGACAAGGATAATCATATATGGGCTTGGGTAAATCCAGGACAGACTATTGATAAGTACACCTCAGATAATAATCAAGTGATATATAAAACTGCCGATGGTTATATGAAGATATCTGGATTGCAAGAGGCTAGCTTCAGCAATCAGAATGCTAAAGACTATAACCCTGTTTTCGACGAAGTATTTATTTCGATTCCAAAAGTCAGGGTTACAGGTAGTGTTATCCGTGGTGTTACATGGATACAGTCATCTGCTGGCTACATCAAAGTGAATACTTTCCGTTTCAGATTCATTACCGAAATTGGCGGAAATACATCAGGAACTGTTGAAGCCGCCCCATGGTGGGCAGAGGGTCATTGGAAAGACCCCGATACAGTAAGCTAGAACAAAAAAAAAATAAAGCACGGCCACCCGGTTAATTCCGGGTGGCTTTTCATGCTTCATAATTACTTCCTTGTAGAATACTTCACGTACTGAGGTCTTACCATCATATGTGTCATCATCTTATCGATAGCACTACAGTATTTTCCAGCTTTGTCATAGTCTTTCAAGAATGCACGTGCAACGAACTTCTCATGTTCCAGAAGTCTTCCCATGAGGCACTTTAAATCGCCTACAGAGGAATCTCTTACTATATCATTCACGCTAGCAACACAAGGAACATCAATTTCCTCAGTCAACGGGCAGAAGTGAATATAGAGAACAGGGTTATCCAAAGAAGCACGTTTGGTTCCACCGATTAAACAAGCGATACCTTTACGGATGGTGGAGTTTCCGTCAGGGGTATAGATACTAAGATTGATTCCATTGCCGAGTTTATAGACACGGTGGTCAGAGTTGATTCCTCTTTTCCACTCATAGTTCTTAAGATTGGTATTAGAGATTACAGATTTAAGACGTAATGTATCATACGCCTTTACATTATCACCACTGTCGGCGATGCAACCTCTAAATAGATTCGTAATCAATTCAGCTTCAATCATACTAGTAGTTTGTACCATTATTAATTCTCCTTATCATGGCACTAATATATAACTGAAATACTGATTGTTACGATTTCTTTACAATAAAGAGGAAGAGGGCCAAATGGCCCTCTTCCCAGATAGTTGTTATTTTGTGGTAGTATCTCTACCTGCAATATCGTCGTGAGGCTGAAGACCAGTAGGATTGAGAGCCTGGCTAACCATGTTGTTGATTCCATTGGTTAAACCAAGCTGCTGCTCAGCCCAGGCTCTGTCGATCACGATTCCACAATCCAGATAGTCAGGACCTATGTGAATGTGAGGGCACTTCTTTCCTCTACACTTAGTGAAAATACTCCTATAAGGGCACTTTCTCCTGGGAGTATAGTCGAATACTCCTGTCTTCACAAAGGACTTAACAACATCCATGCCACTGGCAAGCTGCATGAACCGACCATCAACCATACCGATAACCTGAATAACATCGATAGACTCATCGGTGTTTACGGCAATCTCATTCTCTCCATTCTCTAACAGAGAAGGATTGTGCTTACGGATATATTTCTTGATCTCCGATACATCTTTTGAATTACCTCTGAACTCCATTACGCTTCCTTTTCACCGACAGTGATAACCTTATCGATATCGATAAAATAATTCACACCATCGATCTCATTATCCCGATCAAAGAGAGGGATAATAACCGATCCGGCAACGGAATCATTTATGATGATATCACTATCATCCAGGTCGATGATCTTATCAGGAACATCAACGAACTCATCTTTCCACTTAACAGCTTCGCGCTCTTCATCGGTGTAGACGTACGTGGGATCATCTTCAGCCTTCTTGGCGATGGCGGCGCATCTGGCGTCGTAATCATCCCGGATCTTGTTGTTTCTGGCGGTCGCCTTATCAATAGCGTCCTGGGTATCCTCTCGTAGCTTGTTATATTCGGCGATCTTGTCATTCGCATTGCGGATGTACAGAGCCAAAAGTTCCATTGTTTCATCTCTGGATGCATCTTTGAGATCCTTCCAGATGGCGGGAGATGTAGACTGACTGATGGTCAGTTGGATATCTTTGATGAGATCGACCTGGGGTCTGTCGTAGCTTTCACCATACATGATATCACTCGTAAGAATGATCATCATATCGTTGTCTACACGGTCTACTGCTCGATATCTCTCTTTCAAGATCATACCATTATTCAGCTTAATTACTTTCATATTTCAATACTCCTTTAAGGTGGTTTTAATAATATCGGCTGGATATTCTATGGGCATTTCTTGATGAATATCATAGAATAGAATGCTGGTCTATTATCAAATGCCTGACCCTGTCCTGCTGATTTTGTTTCACCAACATATTCTGGTACATCAATATTATGTGTATGGTTTGCAACTGCGTCGGTTCTGGTATAATGGTTAATTCCGGAGTTGCTACTATGACCTGTTGCACAGTATGCAAAGTTAATATGACCAACACTCGGGCCATTAACTGAACTAACTTTATGACTATGACCGCCATTATCAGTACTATTAAACACAGGGTGATTATGACCCATCCCGTGAACATGTGCAGGGAGGTTCTCTTTTGCCAGCGTTCTCATATTAGCACCGCCTATATATCCAGGCGAATCAACACCCTTACCCATCACAAACCGATGAATCATGTTTGGACAGCCCTTATCAGCATTATCTGCTATACAGGCATAGAATCCCTTCATTGTTACGTTATCTTGCCAATTAGTCCCATCATACATAATAACAGCACCGATAGGCCAATGCTCAAAATTATCAATCTTCGCTTCAAGCTCTTCAACAGAACCTGCTCCTTTAGAAGGAGATACTAATCCTTTAATATGGTCCAGTTTATATGCACCATTTCTGGCGTATGTTGTCCTGGGATCATAGTATGGGATATACATATTCTCTCGGGTTGGTTCAGTTAACCTACGCCTAACCACCAGAGAATGAATGTACCCCCATAGACTGGCTTCTGCTCTGAGTGTAGTATCTGTATCATATGTACTAGCTATTAGTCTTCGATGCACCTTGTCGGTTCGGGGAACACTGGCACGTACATCGCACTTCTGTCGTCCGTCAATATACACGAGAATACGGGTTCCACTCCACCATTGTATCTTTAAAGTATGAGTTTCCCCATCCGATATATTACTTGCTATATTATACCATGTGTCAGTATTATCTCGACGAAGCGAGAGTGTTAAAGAATGATGATGATCACGGTTAACCACGAGCCGATCAGGACAATTATCCGACTCTGGTACAGTTGAAAATAGTCTGCACCAATTATCAGTTTCGGTTCCCTTTACACCGAGGTCATCCATTCCTTTCATCATGGTGAAAGTCTCTTCGATCTCCCAGAAGTCTGACTCATGCCATTTTTTCTCCCAGATAGCCTCACCCGGGATACTCCTTTCAGTCACAAAAGGAACAGGCCAGTTAACTCCTCTCACAATCATAGGTCTAGAGTAGTATGTAAATTCTCCAGCAACAACGTCTGTAGACTCATGTCCGCTGGAATACCGAACTCTTAATTTACCCTCTTCTGAATAATTGGGTATACCAAGAGTGTGTATCTCTACTATATCACTGGATACCCAAATAGCTCTCACAAGTGTACCTGCTCTTAGATTAATGCGATGTTCATCCCAATAAATATCAACACGTATTGTTGCGGCAGTATATGGCTCATTCTCTAGTACATAGGTAGCATAGTTAGTATTACCTCGTCTAACCCTAATGGACATATAATAGCATCCTTTAGCATCAACATCCATATCCTGGCCAGCAAGAGACCATTCACCTGCCGTAGTTGCCCTAACTCTATACCATTGAGGATCTGAATCTTGCTCAACAACACAATCTTGCTTATCGATTGCGAGTAGGTTCTGTTGTGCGCTATTCCAATACCTCCAACCAAAGAATAGCCCACCTCGGTTCTTATATGGCATGAAATCATTCTTTACCAAAGTACCTTCGACAGATTCTTCATTTGGAACAAAGGTCGAATTAAACAGTATAGGCTTGTTTCCATTAGATGTAGTTCCATCTGTAGGAGAGCTATCTATAAATATCTCATCCATTTCAGGATCAATAGGTATACCATGAATATGGCTCACCTCAAGTTGTTCTTCTTTTACAGGAAATCTGGTATTGTCTCTTCTGATGAGCCATCTACCATTCGCCCCGTATGTTGTTTCATGATCATATAGGTATTTATCTTTATCAGCAAGGCCTCTGACATCATCTGAGTCATCAGCCCAATTCTGAATTGATAGGTCCGATATGTAGCCATTTAGGTGAGGATATACGTCATCCCCTCCGATTACAAGTTCATTGGTGAGTTTACTAAACTCCAATGCATCATCCCCGAAGTCGATTAATGTACGCTTACTACCGCATCGACAGATTACTTTATCACTATATAACTCTATCTTGAAGTGTCTCCATTGTCCAACTGTATTTTTTCCAACATTATCGTCCTCTATCTCTTTTGCATACCAGGTGTCATCAATATTCACATGAAATATCAGAATATCTCTGGGGGAATCTACGAATAATTGAAAGAATGGCTGTGTGAATGTTTTCTCGGGGTCACGTCGGCTACCAAAGACTATATAATGTGTATTAGATGTTGGCACCGACGGACGATTTATCATAACCCATCCTTCAATCGTCCATCTACCTGAACGATTCCACTTGATAGGATACCTCAGTCTGCTGGGTGGATGATATTTCTTTACATATGGAACAGGGAAGTCTTTATCTCTTACAGCTATCCACTGTTTATATGCAATATATTGACCTGCAACTGCGTAGGTATCTTTGGATAGCCTAATACGAAACTCAGTCTCAGTGGTTGTTGGGGTATCACTTTCAAAGGCACACATGACAAATGCTGTTGTATCACTAGCAAAAAATCCATATGATGGTAATTCTTTACCTTTTGGACATTGTATTTTATTAACAGCATATATGTTCTTATTTTCCCAATCAATGACGGTCATACACAGAGTTTCAGACCCATCTAGAATAAATAGCATAGTATCTGGAGAGGTACTATTCCCGCGATGAATCCAAGCTGAGTGGAATCCTTCCTTATCACCTGCTGGTGTTCTACATTCAATTCGAGTATCGACCCCATCTTCAGAGACGTGCACCACAGTCCAATCATCTCTCCAGTTTCTACCAATACAGTTACAATATGCAAGTGCATTCTTTTTCGATACTTCATTCTCATATTCTTGGAAAAACGAATGATATCCTCGTCTAGAATGACGACGGATCGGATCGACTATTCTCCATCCTTCAAGAACATCATCTATATAAGGAGGATGATACATCATCTCATTCTCTAGAGGGACAAGGCCATCATTGGTTACTCCACCTGTGTCGCATCCTTCAAGTAAGATCTTTTCATGACCCAATCTACGAATACCATATTCTTTCGAGTATTCTATTGTAGCTTCACTTATGTGATTTTCTAGGTGATCATTGACTCTCTTTACCGTTCCAATAGTAGCAGGGTGATTATTACTATCACTGGTAAGGTCACTTGAAAGTTGGGATGCTATCAGTTTCCAGTCACTCCATTCATTTGCATTACCATCCCTCATTCTTATATATACTCGTAACCCACTTGTCATACCATACGCTAGCTGAGTATTATATCCATTACCATGGCTATGGGCCATCGTGTGGAGGAAATACCATCCGATTGTGAAAGGATGGGGGCCTGCATCACTAGTGATACTTATATTATATAATGAGCTATAATTGATGTCATCAATTGATTTACTTTTCGGTAATAGGGTATGGCGACCAGTTGTGCCATATCCCATTGTCTTGGTGTTTAATTCGTCATGTAATAACTTAACCGCCTTTGATGTGGCTAGTATATCGCTACGATCTGAACTAGTTGCGTCGCTCTTAGCATTAGGGAGACTCCCCAACCCAACCTGCACTTTACCAACTGCATGAGGATTATCACTATCATCACCATGTGCAGTATTTGCTGCAACGGCGTCACCCATAGCATCAACCGTTGCTTTTATCTCACTGATGGCATCTTCCATTGAGTTGCTTATGTCTTGTATACTCTGGATGACTTTTCTTCTTGAAAGATCAATTTCGAGTTTATCCAGATCTGTATCGTTGTCGAATAAAATATCTCCCAGTAATACATGATCTATGGGGATATTCGGGCGCATTGCCTCATCTTTGGTTGCAGCGTTTACTGCTGTATTTACGATGACTACTTCACATGAATCATCACTGTATCTACTAACAGTCTGCCCATCAATCTCAGTGATAGGTTCTCTGTCTATGCTTTTATGTTTTATACAAACTGCTACCCATCTCACCATAGAAGATGACGGCCTGGGTATGCTAACTAATGATACCGGTGTACGTCCTTGGTTGCTGATTACATTTCCTGCATTGTCGTATGCACTTCCTGCTTCACAGAAAGCACTAGATCCGCTGATAGACAGATCCAACCCCAGTCCAATAGCAGAACCATAGAGTAGTACGTGCATCTTACCGACTGCATGCGCTACATTATTTTGTAGTTCTGTGAAATGAGCTTCATCCGCAGGATATCCGGCTATAAAATTTACTCTATTCATATAAATACCCTATATTTAAGGAGTGTCTTAGCTGGCAAAAAATAGAGGGCCCGAAGGCCCTCTCATAATTCATTTAGAATGAAAGCGTTGAGAAAAACAACTCACCATCATAGTTCATGTTTATCACCATAGGGACAGATACTTTGGTTGTACCAAAGGCACTGCATTCAGTAGCATTAGCCCCAGTGTGGTAAGCATATCCGACATTACTGTTCAAAAATACTGATCCATTCTCATCCATAATGAGAATAACACTGGAACTACCTCTGTAAAAGGTATATCTATCTGTACCACTCTCTTTATACATCGGATTGAATACCTTGGGTACCACAAATCCAATGCATATATACATATTGTGTATAGGATCCCAAAGTATATCGGTATATGCACCATTATACTTCGGTGAAGTAAGACGGTTATATGTTTTATTATACGTCATAGTATTAGGGTTATATTTGTATAGACTGTCCACAGTTCCATACTGATCTGGAGCAGCATGAGGTACTACAATATAAGCACCTGTACCAGCTCCGTTTTGAGCACCTCTAATACTAAACGAACCATCAAATTTGTTTGGATCCATGGTGAAGGGAAGAGCTCCTTTCTTGGTCCATGTTATTCCATCTGGAGATGTATAATAATTTCCACCATCGCAGACAGCAACGATTACGTTATTATTAACATCATCGTGAACGAAGTTAAAGTCTAAATCCTCAACATCAGCAGAATCAGTATAACCATAATAGGTCCACTCATGAGTTTCTTTATTGGTCATGATCCCGACGCCGCCGAGATGTTTATTTGATGTAGAGCAGAATACTCTCGCTCCACATACATATGTATCCAATACCTTTGAATAGAACACACAATGGGTGTTATCTCCATACGGCCATATGTGTCGACGTTCGAACTTTCCATTACCTGCACCAACAGGTGTTGTAACGGCAATCATCCGATTGTCATCCGGACTATATTTAAGATATGCCATATCGTTGATCAGTATAGTATTCTGTTCTGGGTTGTACAGCATCTTACATTTATGACTTCTGATCACACCGGATGCCGTACCATTGAGATCTGCCGTAGCGGTGGTCGATTTCTCAATAGCGAAGCCTTTTTCATCAAGCACTTCCAGCTTACCATTATCTCTATCCAACCATACGGCAATGCCATCTTTGACGAGATGTGAAACGCCATCAGGAGTCTTATGGAGCCGCTCCATCATTACAACGTTGTGTTTGCCCTCGTAAGATGATATCACGTTGATTATACCAGCTTCCATAGATAGCCCATATGGACTAGTATACTGAGCATACTTATATAGCAGCGGTGTATTATCTGGATAAAGCATGTTCTCTTCATACTGATTGTCTTTATGTGTTACATGATATAAGTTTCTATACAAGTTATCATCGACATTCATGTCTGGTAATCCAGCAAAGTCGCCAGGTTTCGTATTAGCATGAAACCCCCGCATATCAGTAATTAGGGGAACCAGAGCATCATTTACAGCAACATGTTCTGCTGAGTTTAATCTTGGGTTATCTGTTGTATTGCCGGGGATTGCTCCCATACCAAAAGCCTCTTTCGATACGGAAAGTGACCCAACAGTCAGTGTTTCCCATGCAGAGTACGCCGATGCGCCCTGCTTACGGCGTATATAAACACCTCCACCTGCTTGAGGGGTTGCTATTTGTAGTATATGAGATCCGCCACTATACACAACGGTCTCCAATACATATTTGGTGCCAGGACTAACAGGCGGATGTGCACCACCTCCACTGCGCATTGTTACAACACATGTGCCATTCTTGGTTATTGTATCAATATTTTCTGTGGATTCTTTGTGAGCAGCAGATGATTCATTAAGATCTGTTGTTGCATTCGCTATTGGCTCACCAAGCGTAGTCAGTAAAGTATGGAATGGGCTCATGGTAGATGCTTTCACAGTCGTACTTGATGATGCATCATCAAGTGATTCGACGCATGGTATCTTTAACGAAGACCATGTACTCCAAGATCCATTGTTCATCCTTACATACATCTCATTATCAGAGGCTTTCTGAGTATATACATACTGTATTAGACCTCCTTCAAACTTAAGGGTTTCCAATATAAAAGAATCACCCTCGGATGTGGCAAAACTCGCATTCGTTATGAACTTATTCATCTCAATGTGATATATCGACGACTTATCAAGAGCATCTATATTTCCAGTAAACTTCTTCAGTTCATTATTATACCCTTCGAATCTAGGTAATGTATTCTCTCTTAGCGCAACAGTGCTAGTTGAGATACCATCAGCGACACTGCTAATGTAAGACCCTAGGATCTTTGAGTTATCTCTCCGAGAAGTATCAGGAGTGAATGTAGATAGCGGAGAGTCGTGATCAATCGTTAAATCAAATAAGATCAGACAATCATCTCCTGCTGTTGGTTTGTTTTCAGTAGTCCCATAGAGTAATTCAATAGATCCAAGGGACTGCTCTATATGAGCCTTATTATTCGTTACTATGATTTCTGTATGTCGAAGTATACATGTCACTACGGACTCTTTCCCTGAGTCGGGTCTGAGTATAGTGTTTACAGGGACTGCTTGCACAAGAGACTTGGCATGGGTTCCATTTTTGAAATAGAACTTACCGGCTCCTATACTTATTCCATCATCTGTTATAGATACTTCACACCCTGCATATATACCATATACACTACAATTAACAACAATACTTTGTATTAACTTATTGGTTTCATCCTGTATAGTCTGGAAGTGCTCTTTGGTTAATGGATAGCCATCAATAATATTCTTCTGTTCCATAATATAAGACCTCCTTAATTCATGAATATGCCATTATTAGTGCCAACCAACATGCGGCCGCCACCATATGACATGGAGTGTATAGTTGATGCGTTATGATCAAGCGGGTATGATGACCACGATCCATCTGGTCTCAATACATGTATCAGATCGGCATATGGTTCACCGCCATTGTGGGCACCACATGCTATCAGACCCGTGTTTCCTATCTTGACTGCGCATACCATACGAGCGGTATACGCCCTAGTTGGAAGAGAAGGTATTGATCTCTCCTCCCAATCAAGACCGTTGTATGAAAAATAGTATGATCGTTCTCCCATGACATAGCACACATTGGCGATGCTAGGCACATGTATCACACCAATACATTTAAATCCTGCCGGTAGTTCCTTTAGTATATTCCAAGCTACACCATCAATTGAACCATATATTCGGGGGTTCGTCATAGACCCATCCTCGTTGACTAACTGGGCAACCATAACTGCACCATAGAACTCATATGGAGAGACCAAGTCATCCCATGCCTTCGTTAGAAGTGCGGTGTAGTTGAAATCATGGAGCTTTATAGCTTTTCCATCTATCTTCAGCTCGACGAACTTATTCTGATTATTCTTCAGAAAAAGCCCATCGAGATATTTAGTACCCTCAGGGGTTGTTGTTTTTTCGCACCCAACAACTCCACGGATTACATTCCTAATATTACCGGTTGTATATGGTGATGTTGCATAATATTTAGTTATGAGCCTATTCGGGAATCCGTATGGATATCCGTCCAGACCGATAGATTGTCGAGTAAATTTAAAGTTGTCACCATACATACTATTAGTATCGGCAGGATTATATCTACCAAATGAATATACTCCGCCATTTGAAGTACATGCTATAACCGATTCCGATCCAATACTCGTTATATAACAATACGGCACATAATCATGCAGTTGTGATGCAGGTGTTCCAGGGCCAAATTGAGGCTTGTTCAATTTGTGCCATCTGCGTCCATCAATTGATATGTATGGTAGGCAGTCAGCCGAGTTAATAACCATCATCACACCACCATGTCTAGATACAGCAACCGTACCAGTGGTATCAACCTTACTAGGTGGAGTACTACCACTAGCCATTGCTTCTTTAATGTGCTCCAGTTTCCTGAGGCGACTGAAGAGTCTTACTTCAACTTCCGAATGTAACCTGTTCATCAAGTGACCAACACCGGGTGCTGTAACAATACTCTCTTTGTCTCGTATGTACCTAAGCGGTTTAACGAGATCGGGGTCTACTCGGAAGTTATCAATACTCCAACCATGTGGGTTTCTGGCAGCCACATGATCATCAATCATTTTTGCGATCTCGGCTGTCTTAGTAGATAGTACGAGTTTACTCTTATCAGCATCAGTAAAATCTGTCGCAAGTTCCCCCGATACAGTATTGTAGCCAAGTGTCTTAGGAGTTCCTTCTATTTTCTCTCCTGAGAAATATTTCTTCCAAGGACTCCAACTTGAGACTTTGGATCTGGTATACATCGTGGGTTTAGCATCACCACTAATGGTATATGCTATCTGGTAACACCCTTTTTCGCTTATTGCAATCGGATATGTATATAAAACATATGCCGTACAATCAGGGGGATGAGTGTTTCCTGGATACGAGGATACTACCACAACAAGCGCACCGAATGTATTTACATCATCAATGGATGCTATGCTTAGTGGAGCGCCTTTGGTTGCTGGACGGGTAGTGCCCGATCCTAGATCATATACTTTGTTTATATAATCTAATGAATTACTAAGTGATGTGATAGCTTCGGCTAGTGACTTGACTGCACTAGATCGTGCTATCTTATCCTCATCGGGATCATTGGTTGTGCTTAACTTCGGAAGGATATTTTCCCATCCTCCCCAGCTGGTTGACGTCTTCGCACGTCTATATATGCATATGCCGGATTGAGTATTTAAATATGCTAATTGAACTCTACTTGCACTGCTTATTATCGTGTGAAGTATACCTGATCCTTCAATGGGAGGCTTCGTACCACCACACTCATTCTCATGACCGGATACTGTTGTTATTTTATACAGCGATGTAACTTTGAGCACATCAATACTACCCGTATACTCTTCGATCGTACCGGGCTGTGTACGTCCAATATATTTGTTTGCAACATCAGGATCGGATAGGTCATCAAGCTCATCGCCAATTGTGCTGGCGGCCGATACAATAGCATCAACTCCAGCTATTTCAATACGTCTATCATTACTTACAGTAAGTGCATCATATGCTGTATTTGCATCGAGCTTAACATCGCAGAGTACCACCATTCCATCTTCAACAGGCGATGGGTCGGCAGAGTCGAGATCACTCAATACAAAAACTACCTCAAACCTCGTCTTCTCCACTGTAGGTACTTGCTCCATGTCAATCGCTACCACACCGCCGACACTGTCTGTTACAATTCTACCGGCGATAGTAACCCAAACATGGTGTCCTGATGCAGGTCTGGTTACAAGACTCAAGTTAATATTATCGAGTTCACATATGGCACTAAGGCCTTTATTGTTAAACACACTACCGGCTCCAATATCACATCGGCCGGATGAGTGTATTGTAACATTCAGTCCATTGATTATACCAGACCCTACAACTATAGTACTGACTGCATTTGAAGCATTAGTGATATTATTCAATATAGTTCTGAATAGATCGCCATCACTGCGTACATTATTATGTAAATTTACTTTATTCATCTATTATTAGCCTCCTTTAATTAAATTGTTTGTATTACTTGAGAGTACTCATTTGGAGTACCTTTAGTTATTCGTATAGGAGCCATTACTAGCTTCCGATTTACTTCGAATCCATACGGAAATGATATAGAAATAAGTCGTCCTTTAAGATTCGCCCAGTTTTCACCATATCTCGATATACCTGGGTATGTTATAGCTCTCTGTCCACCCGGAGGTCCCATAAACACGCCTGTTGTAAATGTAACAAGAGTATCATAGAGTTCACTCCAGATTAGTCGACCTCCATATTCATAGTGCTTATTGTTAACACGTTTCTCATCAGGCTCTATAGCAAAAAAACTGTCGTTGTGTTTTATTGTTTCGCCAGTTAGGATATCATATTCGAGGATGTGTGATTCGCAGATCGGGAAATAATTATTAACACCACCTGCTATACGGCAGAATAACTTTCCTCGTTTCCTATCAACCGCGATATTGGATAACGTTGCCCGAGTAGTTACCCCCTCCCGACTAACACCTTTCAGTACCTTAAACCCAGTCGGATTATCCCAGGGAGCATCAAGTGGTGCATCTACGTCTCTAGTCAAGAACCCACAAAGAACATATGCATCATACTTCTGAATATATGCTTCATATCGTACACATATCGCCATCTTGACTTTGTCATCTTTATCCTTAAAGAACGCAATATCACTTACAAATGATTTTTCATGCCAGAATATTCCATATCCTTGGGGTGGGAGAGATGGTGCGGGTAAATGAGGCCACCCTTCGCCGTGTCCAAGATCTGGTATCTTAATAATTCCAGTTCCTTCATGATCAGTTGGTATAATTGGTGTATCACCTACACCAATAACACTACTATACATGGTATTCGAATCATTACGTAGTAATGTGTAGAACTTGTTATTGTATTCACAATAGAATGCGCTATCAACAGATCCCATTAAAAATGGATAGGTTTCTCCACTTTTGGCATCTACTGATGTAAGACATGTTGCTTCTATTATATTATTAGTCTCAGTAGACACGGTAAACTCAGCAGACCATGTATTACCACCGTCGGTAGTCTTACGATATTTCCCAGCATCATAGAATACATAAAATGCTTCCTCATGCTTTGCATAAACTATATCGCTAATCGACTCTGCTATTCCATTGAATGATGTCAAGTGTCTAAGCTGCCCAGAGTCCCATTTGAAACAGGTACTACATTCAGCCTTCTTACTTTTATCGGTCAGATAACCACCTACGAGGGTAACATTACGTCCATTGACTTTACCGCTGGCGCTGGCAACGAATATAATAGGTGTTATCTGAGATCCTGCAAATATTTGCAGATATTTACTTATTGATGTACCTCTGGCGTACTCGTAACGGAAGTTACCACCCTTGGGTAATCCCTGCCATTCAGATATGTGACTGTTCACTAAGTCGATCTCGCCAGTTCTTCTACCAGTAATATCATGAAGATCCTTAGATGTAACTATTCTATCAAATTGTATCATACCAATATCATTGAAATCTGAGAATCTAAGAGATTTATTCTTTTCAGTATCACCTGTTGTATGTGTTATGAAGCGATTATATAAGTCATTTAATGACTTACCAGATGCCATCATTACATGTGGATCGTTGGACGTCTGGTAACAATAATTTGCAGTGTTGTCGGATATATTCTCCAACCCTACAGCTTCTTTTGATACCTCGCCGACTTCTTCTCCTACTGGGAGAAACTCTGTCCACCCTTCGCCGTCTCGGAATCTATACTTCATATCACTCTCTGTATCAGAGATTTTAACGGCTCGTTGTACTGCATATGCAGCAGTATCTCCGATAACTGTAGATATAATATAAGATTCATCAGCAAATGGATGTGTTCCACCTACATCGCCCGGAGTCGCTATATGCCAGCTACCATTGGTGTTGATATCGTCAATGGAGCCATTGTCTTTACTCTTTATACCATCCGAACTTATTCCAGAGAATAGCTTATCGAATCGTGTCTGTAGTGATACATGCTGTGTTCTTAGTGCCTGGTATGATTTGGCACTTACCAGCTTATCAGTATTTTCACTGGGATCATGAGAAAGCCCCGGTGACATAATACCCCAAGGTCCAACTGTTCCGTCTTTATCAATATATCTGATGTATGTATTGATAATATCACTAGCAGATGATGCCATCTGAGTTGTCCCTTTCTCTGTCGTTAATGTACGCAATACAAACACCACATTATTTTTGGGCATAGTACCACCACTAAATACTGAACTAATACTATACAAACTAGGTGTCGTTAGATTATCTATATTACCGCCTGTATACATAGTAACAACACCTGAGGTGTCTATACCACGAGTACCGGCATTGAATATGTCTTTGTAGTAGTTAAAGTCATCTATATTTGAGAGAACTAATCCTCCCAGTTCAGAGAGTGGCTTTATCATACTTCTATCTGAATTATCTATTGTATGTTCTCCAAACGGAGTATCGTGATCTATGCAAATATCACCAACAACAAACGCGTTGTCTGGAATAGTAGGTTTTGTGAGGGTATCTTTGTTAACACCCTGGGATCCGCTTACTAGTGAAACGACAAAATCATCGTCTGTCATGCGGAATTGTAATTTATTTTTATCGTCATATAGAGGCACTCTATCGGTGGACTCATATGTGATTACAACTCTAATCCACATATATGAGCCAATGATAGGTCTGGTTATTGTATCGGTTCCGATCTCCTTAGAGGTTCCTCCGGCAACCATAGACCCATCTTTATACATACCGATTCCAGGACCAACAGTTATTTCATCATCGGTTATTACAACGTTGAATCCGCTGGCTATACCGAACTGTTTGGTTGATACCGCTAGCCCCTGGATAGCCTCTTCGATATTATCCTGCAAAAGGTCGAATAGATTCTTATCTGGTACTAGACCAGAATCAAAGCTAATAGTATCCATATTAACCTTCCTTATTTTAAGGTTGTCTCAGGCATTACTGCAATAAAACAAAAAAAAAAGAAGGCCCGTGTTGGGCCTTCCTATTATGGTATATACGCCATGCCGTGTGAAATGATTTTGAATCCTAATGATTTATATAGTCTCTCTGCTCCGGGATTATTACCAGCAACTCGAAGCTCAACCATTTTGTAATCATCCTTTCGGTCTTCCATGATAGTCTTCATAGAAGTTCTACCATATCCTTTACCGCGATATTTAGCATCAATAAAGATATCATGAATATACAGAACAGGCTGTGAATACTTTCTGATATCATACCAGATATACCCGACAATCTTCTCAGTCTTCTTATCAAGAATTAACCGGTAGTAATCTTTATTACGAATGATATCTCGTTTGATATCATAGTTCTCACTGAACATGTGATCATGAGTTCTACCAACCATATCGCGCTCTAATGCCAACTGATGACGAATCTGTCTTTTAACCATTCCGACCAGTGCATCATAGTCATCCTTCCCAGGTACTCTGAGTAGTATCTCTGCCATGATAAACTCCTTTTATATATGATCGAAAAAAGAAGGGAGCCCGAATTGGGCTCCCTCTTATGCTTAATTAAATGATACCGAGTCTACTTGTTAGCAGACTTCTTCTTGGGCTTAACAGCATGGAGAGTCTGCTTAGCCTTCTGAATGGCCTTGTGACGTTCCTCGATGGTCTCCCAACTGAGTTTACGATGATTCAGCACATTCTTAGTGTGCTTACGATGAAATCCAATATAGAACATGATCTACTCCTGTTTCTTTGGTGTCTCAACTTCTACTGAAGTATATCTCTGAGTCGATTCTTACGCTTCGTTTCCGATCGCTGCGATTTCGTCCAGAGCAGGGCACACGTCTTCCGTTCCAGCTTCGGCGTTTCCGTCGGCTTCCTGGGCTTCCGCGATGTGCTCTTCCAGGTCGACAGTAGATACCGCAGCGGGATCCGCAGTGGGTACTTCTTCTTCAACGGTTTCAGCATCCGCTTCTCCTTCTTCTTCTTCGGGGCCTACTTCCAGGTCGAGTTCGGCATCACGCTCTTCCTCTTCCATGTGCTCCATCTCATCCGGGACGCCAGCATCTTCAACGATGTCGCCTTCGAATCCTTCTTCGCCTACCATCTCTCCGATGGTTGCGTTTCCTTCTTCTCCCTCAAAGGGAGCTTCGTCCACGGCGGCGGTTGTGGGAGTCAGGTCTTCAACGGGGACTGTTTCATCTCCGAGGGGGAAGATGGTCATTCCTTTATCATTGTACATGGGAGGAACATCATCCGCCCAGCGAGTCTTGAAACTCTGAGTCTGTAACCGAACCAGGATAGCGTTGGAGGACTTGTCCATCTTCCAGACCTTATCCAGAAGCTGATCTACCTTTCTCTGGAGGATGGGCAGCAGGCTCATGATACCGTCTACGCTGTCGGGATAGAATCTCTCGAAAGCTGCGGGATCTTTACATGCCGCGACCACGTCCCAACGCTTTGCGCTTCTCTTCTTCCGGCCCTTGGCGATCTCAACGCCATGAACGGGAAGTACCCAGAATCCTTCACCTTCAACCCTGGAGGCGCTGCGGATAACGTCGATTGCTTCCGCGCCGTTGCTCAGGGGAACGTTTCTGTCAACTCTCACTCTTGTCTGGATCTTACCTTTCTGATCCCGGCCGATGTGCCACCAGCGGATGTTCACCAAGGGAAGGCCCATGGGGCTGAATCCGATCATTTCCAGCTCACATACAGAGGTGGTACCCTTGAGGGTAGCAGATGCTCCGGTGGAGAGAGCTCTTACCGAATATCCGTTGTAGATCTTGGTGAAGGGAAGGGTGAACCCGAAACCGGGGTCATCTCCGAAGGCCAGCGTGGCGACTCCCTTGGACTTGGTGATTGTGATGTTGGCTTTCTTCAGCATCTTCTTCTTGACCAGATCAAGGCTGTGAACTTTGGGATACAGACCGGCGGCGTCCATCTCCAGGATGTTTTCTTCCCCGCCGAGGGCTTCGATAAAGTTGGGGCATCCGAATCCTTTGGATTCCAGGGTGAGACCGGTAGCGAATTTCAAGGTATTGATACGTTTCATTGCTTCATTCCTCCGGGCACATAAGTGCCCTATGATTTAAAGATGTGATACAGAGTCAGGATCGGAATAGAGACCGATCAGTGCCTGTAATGGCCCCGCTGGGGCGTACGATGAGTTGAACCTGCCAGTAACTTTATCCACAATCAATCTCTTGGGAGAGATCTTCTTGAAGGCTTCAAGTTGTGAGGCGGTTTTCGGTTGCATAATGATGAGCGAGTCACCATCATGATCCCCGTTCATGATACCGAGAACCATATGAGAAACTCTCATACACTTCTCGTCCAATGAACGATTGATTGATGTTATCCTCATGAAAAGGATAGATCCGATTAAAAGAGTTGGGGGTCGGTTAATCAGACAGTATAGTTCTCCATCGTGACTTTCACTTTTGACCTTCGAGATGGCCTGTTCGAGAATATCCGTACTGCCGGTTTCATAAGCTTCTTCCCATATACTCTGAGAACCGAGAATATCTTCACCTGTAATAAGACTGATTGCTCTGACGAGTTCATACTTCATCAATCTGAGGAAGACTCTCCAGGGCAATTCAACCTCATCACATTCATGAGGTCTATCCATAGGTACGATTACTGCACGGCCTGTGAAGTTCATCATACCACCATGGATGGCTGAGTTAATATACCCTTCTTTACCCCCAACCACTCCATCCTTAAAGATGTAGGCAGGGATCTCAGTAAGGGTAGTTTGGACACTTGCAAACACATCATAAGCAAACGCAGGTCCTTCATTCAGGAGCTTGTTATACTCATTTACATTTGCAACCAATTTAGCATATACACCATTTAGAGCTTCCAGCTTCAGAGTCGGCTTCTGATCTTCAATGATATAAGTCTTGGACTTCTTATCGTATTTCAGACTGGGCTCTCTGTTACTGGGAATGATCACCGCCTCTCTAAGCAGAGGAGTTATCACACTGATGTTACTGGCATACAGCTTTCCACTATCATAGAAATAGCGCAGGAGATTGTAGGTTGTTACATCCTGCTCTCTGGGTGATCCTTTCTTACAGTAGATGAAGTTGAAATAGAACTCCAGGATCTCTTTGAAGTTCTCATGCAACGCCCAATAACCAATACCATAATACTTGTTGGCAGGTGTGACTTCAGGTGGAATAAACTCACCATCGATATTAACATGAGTACTCATATCAAGATCGATTATCTTCAAGAAGTGACGCTTGAAGAAGTCTTTACACATAGCCCAAGCATTGGGTGTGAGAATCTTGTTCGGACCAGCTACCTGTATCCAACCACGAGTTGTAATAAGCCCGTCGCCTAAGCGAACAGGTTTACCACAAGTCTCACATATCACCCCGTCGTTTGCAATGGTACCCAGCTCACCACATTCACATTTATAGACAGTCGAGGAGTCTTCATTCTCCTTGATATCTACTCCGAAGCTGGGCGATAGGATACCACCACGAGTTCTGACCACTTCAGTCTTACTCTTCTTCTCCAGAGGCTTAATGTTATCAATGATGATTGGATTCTTTTCCAATGCAAACAGGTGATCCCAATTCTCATGGTCAATTACTACAGTCTTGCGGTTAAGCCGATCAACTTGACCGGGATGGATCTTGTTTGGTGCTTTTGACACTAGTGACCGTCCTTTTGGGAAAAATAAAAACCGCCCGGAGAATTAACTCCGGGCGACTAAACTTGAAGAGGCAATGCCCCTACTCACGAACCCACCGACAAGCATCGCGGCGGGCCCGTAAGATTTAATACTGGTACTGCATGGGCTGCTGACCGGGCATAGCGTAAGCACCACCGGCCATCTGCTGACCGTTGTTGTAGTAGCTTCCGCCCATACCGGGCTGCTGCATATACTGACCACCCATGGGCTGAGCCTGTCCCATCATGGGCTGCTGCTGCTGACCATAACCCATCTGGGGCTGTGCTCCGTAGCCGGGCTGCTGCCCGCCATATGCACCGCCCATGGGCTGCTGGCCACCGTAGCCTCCCATCTGGGGCTGGCCGTAACCGATGGTATTCTGACCCATGGCGTAGGGATTCATTCCCATCTGTCCGCCAGCGATCTGAATGTTGAGAGCCATGCCGATGAAGGCGGGGTTAACCGCTGCCACGACACTGGGGGGTCCCTGGAACTTCCGACACTTTCTGGCTACCAGGAAGGCATCCAGATCGGCTTTGGAAGCGAGGTTCTCGATGTCGGCTTTGTCCTTCTTGCTGGTGAAGATCACCTTGAGGGTGTCCTTACCGAGAAGGCTGTCGACGGAGAATGCCTGATCCAGGGAGGGGATGTAGTAATACTCGTTGTTGTTGTAGGTGAAACGAGCATCCAGAGCACAGGGTGCCTGACCGCCCATACCGTTGTTCAGGAGGTAGGTGGGGTCATACATGAACTGTGACTCATGGGGGATACAGGAGTTAACGGCAACGTGAATGGTACCGATAATAGCTCCTTCAGCGGCCATGGTTCTGGTCATCTCCAGGAGGAGAATCTCGAAGGCATCGGGGAAGTTGGCGGAGATACACTCCATGTAGGACGTCACGATGATGTCGTACTTGGGAATGGTCCGGCCAGCCTGTTCGATGTCCTCGCTCTTCACGGAGATAGTCATGGCGGCCAGGGTCTCTTCGGTGTTAACACCTCCCTGCTGATACCAGCCATTGTTCTGACCGTTTACGTTTCCTCTCAGGAGGAAGACGCGGTCGGCAACGGGAGCGATGTCCATACCGACGTAGTTGGATTCTGCGAATGCTTCGAAGTCGGCACGGATTTCATCTCCGTTTGCCTCTACTCCGCCTTCACCGCCGTAGCTGGCGTTGACGACGTAATGGGGAATATCCATCACGTTGAAGTATTCGAAAAGATCGGGATACAGAACCTTCAGGGCTCTGATCAGAGAGATAGCGAGTGCGGTGTTGCTTCCGGCCATCATACCGGGCGTGATGAACATTGCCCGGCCCTGCCGTTCGCGGATGATCTGGTCGAAGATGGAGATGGCGTTGACGCCGGTCTGGATGGTCTTCGAGTAGATGTCTTTGGTCACGAGATAGATCCTGGCCTCATAGAAGAAGTCGGGATCGTTGGCGGGAGCCATCTGCTGTCTCATAGCGAACTCAGCGGGGATGGTCAGCCTGTCGTTACCTTCGGTTTCCACCAGCACATAGTGCAGGCCACAGAGAGGATCCAGTTCCACTCTCATGGGGATATCATACTGCTTGCTGACTTTGTCAACGATAGCGCTGATATCGGAATATGCCAGACGAATCTCTTCATCCAGCTCGCGGAATGTTCTGACTGCGGGAGCCATGGGCTGCTGCTGCATATAGGCACCGCCCTGCATCATGCCGGGATTACCCTGCTGCATACCGGGCTGATAGGGATTGTTTCCACCCATCATTCCACCCTGAGGAGCATAGTTCATTCCCCCGTTGTTGTAGCCGCCGTTCATTCCGTTCTGTGCGTAATTGTTGTACATTAATTACTCCTATTTCTTTGTCGTGAATTTTCTTGTTCTCTCGTGTTAGCTTACCCCAAGCTTTATTAAAGAGATACGCACATAATAACATATAACATATAACATATAGTATTCGACCCAGTAATAATATTTTATTACTTGTCACGATAATAATATATAATCAAACAGTCAAGTTGATTATTTATTACAGGTTAAGATCAGCAGGGGAAATCGAAATCATCATCTTCAATGATTTCTTCTTCAGCCGCTGCCTTGTCCTCGGTAGGAGGAGTCTCGTTGATAGTGGATTCATCGACAAACGAATCGTCGTCTACAGGCTCATCCTGAACCTGTCCTTCTTCAGAGCTCTCAGGCTCATTAACAACATCGACAGGGTCGGCAACTGTGTCAACACACTCGTCCCAATCCCATCCATCGTCGTCGGATCCATCATCATCTGATACGAGATCAGAATCGCTAACGCTTTGTTCTCTGGCATCAGGCTCGATGTCAGAGGGATTGTCTCCTCCGAGTTCATCCAGTTCTTCAACCGGAAGCTCATCGTCGACAGTTTCAGTTTCGTCCCGTACTTCATCGTCAGAATCAGGAACGTCAAGATCAGAGGATTCGTCATCCTCATTCTCTTCTTCTTCGGAGTCGAGATCGTCGACGAGGTCTGATAGATCTTCTGATTCTTCATCAGAATCGAAATCTTCATCATCATCTTCGATATCAAGGATGGACCTTGCTTCGTCCTCCCCTTCCTCTTCGATCGGTGCGTCCACCCGTTCTGAGCTATCAGCATCGATACCGGTGTCACCTCCGGTCTCATCTCGTGAGTCATCATCTTCCGTTACCTCCTCTGTTTCTACAGTTTCAGCTACTTCAGGTTCCGGGTCAGAAGTTTCCACGGGTTCTCCCATGGGTTCTTCTTCTGTAGTCTCGGGGAGTTTATCCTCGTAGATGACGTCCAGATCATCTGCGAACTCTTCGGGATTATCCTCGTCCACCACGTCGACTACTGCATCGCTAATAATCTCTTCTTTACTGAGAGTATTGATGAGGTTCTTGGATGCGGGCTTCTCACATGTACATCCGACATAGATCTCACGATCATCGAATGCAAATCCGTCAAATCTCTCAGCCAGAGAGTTGATGATGTCAATGGGGCTAACCAGCACCGTATGACCTGCCGTATGACGGCACATGTGCTCAGCAGGCGCATGAAGAGACTTGAACGTCTCAATCTGAGCCTTGGTGTATTTGAAGCGTACACGATTCTTGAAGCCGCAGCGTTCAAGGATTCTCGCATATGCAACAAATGCAGGGGGATTGCCGTTCATGTCAGGATCCTCTTTGAGAATCTTGCAGTGAGGGCACTCTTCCTGCTGTTCGATCATATTGTAATGACCTATGATCTTACCACCACATGCCTTACATGCTACAGTAATAAGACCATCTGTGCCGTTGCCTTTGTTCTGGCTAACCGCAACAAGATCATAGTTATGATCATTCATTCTCTTCTTGAGAATGGTTTCCTCAAGCGGCCTCACCGGCGTGGGAGACATCAACTTGATAAGGCGACTGGGATCGTACGTTCCGTAGCAATGCGGACAGTAGACACCAGATTGTTCCCGTGAAGATTTCAGTCCCTCGAAAGTCTCACTGAACGATTTGTTACAGTTAAGACATTTCACGGTGAACTGTACGGGTCTGTTGAGTTCGTCTCTGGTATTGACATCTTCATTGAAGCCAAGTCTTTTACCGTTAACCTGCATACCAAAATTAGCATTGTCGTAAGGATAGAATCCCCACTGGCCTTTGATAATCTGGTGCATGGTCGAGACCTTTCTAGAATTGTATGATTGCATGCTAATCAAACCTCCTATTCACGTTATTAATATATAAGTATAACACTCGTTCGATTATTTCTTTTAAATATATTGCCGGTATATTTGTATATTATATAGGTGGGCACTAGACAACTTTAAAATCACAATCGGAGTAATAATATGAATATACTTATGAATTGGTATAAAGACTCCTTGAAGGAAACAGATGATGATAAGATAATGGGAGTACCTAAAAGTTTGGTTACTTCCGCTATCAGAAAGGTATTCAAATATGACTACACCAAGTATATTAGCGATACCCTGATAGACTCTCATCTTCGGTATGTTTTTCTTCGCTACGGAGTAGAGTACCTGGCTGTGAACTGGATTGAGCCTGAGTCGAGAAGGAGCTTTATTCTGACTGAGGTATCTACTGAAAGGGAGTTAGGGTATTGGCTCATTACCAGGTTCCTGGGTGAGCAGATCAATATCACAGATGTGACACCCAACGTCCATCAGTTTATAGATCGGTCAGACAAAAGAGGGTATATGCTCAACATATACTCGAAGAAAGAAGATGGTAAAGAGTTCATGCAGCTCGTTGCCACTGAGTCTTTCAATGCGGCTAGATCAACCAATGTATTTAGCCCTGTGCATGTTAAGGTGGGTAACTCCAGTGTACAGTCTTTATTCAGGATGTGTATCGTTAACCACTTGCGCTATATTGCCGGTATGCTCTCCCCTGACTGGATCGGCGATAACCGCAATGTTGCAAATGCAATGAAATACAACAACCAGTTCGGCAGGGATGCTTTTGATCCCATGAGAACCTTCTATCTATTCTTCTTCGGAGTAAACGGATTCATGGCCAGACAGACCTTCAATCCTGAATCACCCGAAGACTATGTCCTGGCGGTAAAAGACGGCTTCATTGCATATGTCAAAGAAGTTGTTGGTCCCAACTACGCTAGAATGATCTCTACCTATAAGGATGAGATCATCAGTTCAAATAATACAATCAAAGAAGCAGTAAACGGTACTGATGTTATTGTGAAGGATCAGGAGTGTGCTAAGTACAGTTTCGATACCGACTTCAAACTGGAAGATGCCTATATCGAATCTCTCTTCTATGGAAGAGATATCTATAGTGCATTCGAAGTTCCTTTCATTGTTGCAGCAAAGAACAGGATGCCCAATGAAGAGAGTGAAGAGTTCTTCAATCTTACTACTGAGACATTTAAGTCTATGGCAACTCATAGATTCAATAACCTATATAGTAAACTCTCTAAAGAGAACAAGCTTCTCATGCAGAACGTCGAGAGGCAGCTGTTTCCCTTCTCTGATATAAGATGGGTTAATAAGCAGTTCCAGACGCTTCAGCCGAAGACTCTTGTATCCTTCTTCTATGCATTAGCAACGAAGGGTACAGATCTGAACTTCAAGAACCCCGAATCGAAGACTCCTCCGTCTGTTCCTATGATGGAGGATGTACTGGGGTATGACCTATTATCGATGGCCACCGCAGAACTCACAGAAGCAGAGCTGGAGTGCTACGAGATTATCAGTGGAGAGAATTCCGATCTCGAAGCGACGTACACTCTCCTTAATAAGGATGCTCCGGCTGTATCTATCTTCTCTAAACTTAATATCGTAAATGATAGCAGAGTTGATCTGGATATGGTGAAACTTATCCATGATCTCAGAGAAGAGTGGCTTTCGTCTAATGGTGTTAAAGCATCGGCTGTGAGCCTGAGTGATGGTCAAATTACTATCCGTAAGAAGCTGGAGAAGCTTATCACAAAGATCTTCAACTTCAAGAACACAGACATCGATATGACCCAGGCAGATCTCAATGCTGCCACCATTGCATTTGCAATGTTTATTGAAAACGACTACTACACTCCTGAAGAGATTAAAGCAGGTGTATGGTCGATTGATAAGAAAGGGATCCGGTTTAAGAAGGGTAAGCTTCCTGCTTATATCCTCTTGAATCGTGGTCTTCTGGTTAACTCACTCATCACCGATAGGGAATGTGTGGGTATTCTTCTTCATGAGATAGGTCACCAGTTTGAGTTCTACTCTGACTGGGGTATGTATGATGAAACCAGAAAGCGCTATAAGCTTGCCAACAAGCTTGCGTTCTGGCATGCAACCATCTGTCTGGCACCTGCATTGATGGCTTATGTTATCAACCCTCTGATGGTACCTGGGCTTATCCCATTCGCTATGATCTCGCTGGGTGATATCATGGCATCATATATTAATCTATTAGCTCTTCAGCTCAATATGATTGATATGAAGAATCCTGACAAGGTTATCAAAGAGCTTCGGAAGGTACGAGAAGAGTACGAGAAGAAAGCCAGAGAACTATATGATCAAGAGAACGAACTTGCCGGTGCAGTTGCATTCGGTAGAGTAGTTTGGGTTGTATTCACCTTTCTTATAGGTGTGGAGTACCTCTTCCTTTTCATCAAGTCGCCTCTGATCTCTTGGGGAAATATGATCACTCAGTTCATTACTCCCTATAAAGCATCTGACTTCTGGCATGGTAGACTCTCGGGTAAACTTCATCGTCAGAAGGAGTATGAGTCAGATTCTATGGCTACGGCATATGGGTATGGTGCAGATGTGCAGATGGCACTTGTTAAGATGAGAGGGCAGAAGTACGACCAGTACAATATGATCCAGAAGATCATGACCAGTGTTCCTATCATCAACATCCTGTTCCAGTTCTCAAATGATGTATACAATGTGATCACTATGCTCATCCAGGGCGGTGCGAGTCATCCTGGTGTAAACAAGCGTATTGATGCAACCATCGATAGACTCACTAGAATGAAGGGTGATGCGAAACTCACTCCGGATATCGAAGCCAAGCTTGATGCTGATATTGCTGAGCTGGAAAGGATTAAGAAACTCAATGGGTATATGAATCCTTATCTTCAGTATATAGGTGCCCCTATCCCTGCTGAAGCCAAAAAGATCAGAGATCACTACGCTGAGCAGGCAGCTCCTCTTGGGATGATCATCGATAACGATGTGAAGACAAAGAAGAAGAAACGTCGTAAGAAAGCCACCAATAAGTCAGTTGCAGAAGATGTTCTGAAGGTCTACAAAGATCTCAAGAAGAGAAAAGGCAACTTTATGAATATTGGAGCTGACAAGCTATTCGACGATGACGGTCGTATTGAAGTTGATTCAGCGATCACCGGGTTCTTCAACTCTCTACCTGTAGAGGGATGGAAGAAGTTCGGTAAGCATCTTGGTTATGATACTAAGATTGCTAAGCTGGAGAAGTTCATCAGAGACGCCGCAGACAAAGTAAGATAAATAGACCAGGGCCCGTTATGGGCCCTGGCTTTTATTACAATTTAAACGCTCCATAGAAATCAAGCTTCACAAGGTCTACTTTTGTAGAGTGCATAGCTTTCAAAGCTTTCTGTAAGAGTCCTGATGTATTTGATGGATAAATAAGACCAATATCGTATATCTCCATTCTATAAGGACGTGTTCCAATACATTTAGAACAGATCGTCTTAGACTTACAGAAGAGAGGCGCCCGGACCTCAATATCTTTATCCAAAAAGTTATCTATATTCTCAGATGTAAGCTCAACAAGGTTATGATTACTCTTACTGGTCCTAACGAATGTATAGAGCCAGTCTTTCTTGTTGTCTTTGGTGAGTTTAACTTTATAGTAGGTAGTTGACTTACAGTCAGACTTCGGATTCCTGTCGACAGTGTAAGTAGTAAGAGCACCGATTACCAACTTAGTCTGGTATCCACCATCCTGAGTTGATTTGTTACGGTCTACAACACCATCTGTTGCTTTCTTACCTTCAAGGATATTTCCTTCGATACTTACACCATCAGCAAAGCATTCTCTGATGTAAATATCCTTACCGTCAACACGAACGTATCCAATGCATGCAATGCCCTGCTTCAACTGCTCAGATGCCTTAGGCTTACCACCTGTCTCATAAAGAGAGAATGCAGGGTTCTTACTGTAGACTTCGATAACCTTAGCGGTGATTAACTTATCTACTTTGTTCATTACTTCGATATTGCCGTTGTTGAGTTCATCGTCGTACTGTTTGAATAGTTTCTTCTTATACGCATCAACTTCAGGAGAGGTTGCCATTACATCAACGTTTGCAGAAGGATTCATGAACTCAGCAGCAGATGTACAGACTCGCCATTCATTGATGAACTGCGCGATCTGACGGCCAGTGATCTTGTCTTCCATAAGAAGAGTCTCAAGTTCACCTTCAAGCTTACCATAGCCCTTATTATCCCAGGCATAGTTGGTATACTCAATTGTATTACCAAATACTTTATACAGAAGCCCCATGTTGTGGATATACCGACCAACAGTTGTCTTCACAGTTGTTTTATTATTTATCTTACCAGCAGGTAGAGTCATCGTATCCTTAGGGATGAACTTAGCGGGCTTCTTATTCGTCGTTGCAAACAACGATGCCAATAGCTTAACTCCGTAGTCATCCACAGTAAGACTCATCAGATATTCATGTTCCTCCGGTGTAACCGGTCTTGGTTTTCTCATAGCGATACTCCTATTGTGTTATCAGAGCAATATCGATATCAACATCGAACACAAGACTCTTCTGCATGAATGCAGCTCTGTTTAACTTCTCACGAATCGTGATATAGTCAGCAGCTGTATTCACATCATTAGAGGCAACTCGTCCAATACTCTGAAACTCTGTGGGTAGATTGTTGATTGATACAAACTCAAGCTTTTCAAGCTGGGTCTTATATGTATTAGTAAGCCGGGTGATAATATCATTGATATTAAATCCACCTGCACTGTTTGTTGTACTGACCATATCTTTGATAATAGTCTTCATCTCACTCAGGATGATAGGTCTCTGTGTCACGTCAACACTGGCTGCCATCTTGGCTCTGAAGGTGAGCTGGGTATCCACACGAGATAACTGTTTATAGTCATCGCCCTTGTAAGCGAAATACTCAGATGATGGTCCAAAACAGTTCATATACCGGAACATGAAGGTGATATTGGATCCTCTAACAAAGGTATCCGACTTCATCTCAGCTCTCATATCTCTGATTGACTGATAGAAGGCACTAGACCTTTTATCATCCAACAGATAAACTGATTTAACAAGAGGGATGTTCTCGAGTTTATATACAACGCTTCTGACTCTGGGTCTGGAGAGATCAGGATCACCTTTCCGGTGCTCATACTCCACATTCCCCTGTGCATCATAGACAAGTTCCCCTGCCTTCTTAACAAGAGTTGTAACAAGCTCACCTTCGTTATATCCTACGTCATATTTATCAGTTAGATATCTCCTGGGCTTATCTTCTTCAAAGACATGATATTCCTTGGGTCCAAAGATAGGTTCTATATAAGGCATAAAGAAATCAGTGAAGTCATCACCAAGAGTGATCTTCCTTTCCATTCCATATGCGCTAAACATCTTATATAATTCATTGAGGATATTACTGAATATACCATTCACGACAAGAGGATGGCCCTCATCTACAAATGGATTAACTCCATCCTTATAGAAGGTAACAACATCAATCTCGATCTCAGGTGAGATATAGAAGAACTCATTTACGATCTTACTACCAGTTCTACCATTGGCCATATTTGCATCTGTGAGGATTCTGATATTACCAAATATATCAGTAGCGTTATCTGTTCTGAGAGTCTTGGTGAAGTGGTATACATCAGGTAGTTCAGAGTCCACATAGAACCCATCTGCTAATGTAGCAACTTCATATGTTTCTTTTCCTCTGATACCAATACCTATTGTCAATACAGTAGGATCAGCCTTAAACTCTTCCAGAGTAATCGGATCAAGCATCACAGGGATATCAATAAGCCACCCATCATCGAGTATAGGATTACGCTTTACGTTTGTATAGAATATAGGAGTCTGATGGATACTTCTATCCACGCTATGAGTTCCTCTCATGCTAACTACTTCATCGGTGAAGAAAGTAGTCAGTGCAACACCAGGACCGTTCTCAAGGATTCTGATATTAAATGGGCAAGACATAAGAGTACCAGCCTCATCCATATCGAATACTTCACCAAGATTATTCTCCCAGTCAAAGAACTGAGTACTCATCTCCTGGTTATGCTTATACGTCTTGTCGATACCATGAGGATCCTCAGATAATGGACTATAACAAGATGCTTCTCTTAGTGTAAGGAGCTTATCTTTGAACGGGCCAGATACTTCGGGATCAACCACCATATCAACCGTACGAGTAGGAATGATTCCTTTATCTGTTTTAGCTATAACATTACCACGGTATACCGCTCTGAGGTTATCCTTTCTGATCTCCTCGAAGTCTACACCTTTATCCTTAAAGTGCTGATTGATCTCAGCTTCAGAGTTGATAATACCCTTGGTTGTATTTATCCGGGTGGAATACTCTTTGAGCTCTTCGAATGTTTTCTCATTTGTACCACCAGTTGCAATATCACCAGAGAGTTTAGACTCGATGAAGATATTACCAAGATACTGACTCTGGCCTTCTACTTCAGAAGGATATACAATCGAGTAGTCATTGCCAAAGTATTTAATATTACCTTTAACTCCTTCTGTTTCATACACGACGATATTCATCGTATCTCCAATAGAAGGTTTGTAATGACGGTAGTCCATACTGAAAGTGGCTTCTATCTCAGAACCATTGTACTTCCAATATACAAAAGGAGGTGCAGTTCTCGGAGCAACTTCTGAGCTGTAGTATTTGGCAAGTACCTGTACAGTACCATCGGGCTTAGTGATGAAAACATCGAAACCACACACATCACCACCGGCAGGTGCTTTAAATGACATGGTATTGCCCAGATCAAGTGTATCAACTAGAAAGCTATAGGAGCTTCTTTTGAACTGACCCATGGGTACAATAAGAGTGACTTTCGACCCTGCACCACGGGATACGTTGATAGGCTCTGCTTTCACTGGTGATATAGAACACATCGTATCTATATCATATGAAGCAGTGATTATCTTCTCTCCATATTCCTGGAGATTAACAACGATCGGGTGATATAAGGAGAACTCTGTATCCCCTGCTTTAATGGTAGTACCCTGGGGAAATACAGCTCTCTTATACCCATTGTGTACAGGAGCATACCTATCGAACTCCTTTATATCGAATGTAAGCATCATACTAGCCTGTGCACACTTACCGAATATATCGGACATGCCGTGCCTAAATACATGCTTATAGATATACTCAGGTATATCTGTTTCTTCAGGAAATACCTGGTTAAATTTCCGTCTGATTTCAAAGTCGATATCATCCATACGGTCAGCAATTGCATTCAAAGTGAATCCAAGAGTACCAGCATGAGATATATCAACATTGGCTTTCTGCTCTTCAGACGTTAATGTATTCTTCTTGAGAATATCAATCAGTATATTCTGATTCGCCTGTGACATCTTCCTCTCCTTTTATTTTAAGATCTGACCCACAGAAGCTTACCATCGCTGGTAATATAGGGCCTGGTACATATTCTTTTGTATATACTATCACCATCGTACTTGATGGTAGGATTACCTCCAACGGAAGTAAGTCCCCAGATATCAGCATCAGAAGCTATATCGCCTCCACCTGCATCATTGAACTCACCGATGATATTCATGATATTGTGTTCAACATGAAGATACCGGTAGTTTATATTTGGTTTAACGAAATCACCGCCAGTTAATCCATCCATAAGGTTCTGCTGAGCGTTTGTAGGGAATATAATGAACTTAGCAATGAAGTCTATGTCGACCATGTTCTCACACGTCCTGACAAAGAATAGAGAGCTTGTATAGTCCATTATATTACTATAGTTGTAATCGTAAGAAGGTCTGAGTTTACCTCTTGCTACTGCACCTATATATGATACCCACATAAGGTGAGTAAGCATAACGAAGTACCTGGAGTTCTCAAAGTAAGTTACATTAAGTGAGCCACTGTTACCATAGCTCTGCTCCATAGTTTTGGCAAAGACTTGAGTCCTTCCTTCAAAGGTTCCAGTTGTTTCTTCTGTTTCTATGGTAAGTTCAGGTATACCATTGAAATCTTCAGCGAAGTTACTGAGTACAGGCATGAATTTATTCGGTGCGCTACCGAATCTATCCATCATACTGGCAAGCGCTAAGTATACTTCTTTATATCTGGCACTATATAGATAGAAGTTCGACATAGGCAGGTGATGAAGGTTCACTGTTCCATCAGGAAACTTATCCTTATCAGTAAGCGCATCCTCGTGTCCTATACCAAGGAGATTAAGAGGAGGACGAGTGATAAAGATATAAGAAGCTCCCTTACCAGTATGAGCAGGCTCTTCATTCAATCTGAACTTAAGAGGATCGAACCTGCTGATTGCACTCTGTGTTTCGTTTAATCCGGCTTCTCTGAGACCGTTATACTGACGTACAACTGTATCCCCCAGACCATCCATCAATGTATTGATGTTATCTCCTCTTGCACCATCGAAAAGCTTCTTGAAGTTATCAGCATTCCAGGTAAGGGAGACGTTGTCGTAGTTCTTATGGACATGCTCCATTTCTGCGGGAGACAGGTCACTACGAGAGTCCCAATAAGGCAACGTTGGCTCTGGGAGGGTGGCCATCATTTCTATAAGCCGATCTTGTTCATCGCTCATAAAATCTCCTTTAAAAATAATCAATTTACTCGATTGATTATATATTATATCTTTGAATAGTGTCGATCGAATGAACACTTTACTATTCAAACACTACGGAGTAGTGAGACTAGTTCTCATGTAATCCACGGATAGGTTCATTTGATCAATACACGCTGTTCCCTACAATGTCTCGACGACGTTAAACTACGGAGTGAAACTATGATGTTTCATAACAATTCGTTTCTTTCATCATCATCAGCCGGTTTGCTTAAAGCAATTCACCCTAACCTGAAGAATCCTATCGGGATAAATCCATGCAGCAATTCTTTCCGCAGGATAACCCCGTCTATGAATCTTCAAGCATTCAACTGGAGGAGTAGTATTAGAAGTACAACAAACAACTCTATTGTATCATTGGGTAGTCGCATTGCAACACATGGCCTCGTATCTGGAACTTCGAAGTTCTGCGAAGACGCGATCTTTGAGTATGGGAACAAGTGTCGTGTGACTACTAAAGGTTTCACCAGACACAGTGCAGTGAAACTGAAATCAATCATTGGTCTGGTATCGGATGTTGCATGTGATATTATTGATGTGCTCTTTGAGATAGATCCTAAGAAAAATAATACCATGGGACGAACCTCTAACGAATCTGAATTATCTTTTGCTTAATAATAAAAATTTCATGTGGCTCTATATGCTTTATCTGTCAACCCACATGAAGCCGAGGACACGACAGGTGTCTAGGTAATATATGACAATTCCTGTCCGAGCCCAGCAGACTCTTAAGCTGGATGAGCGTGCCCGCTTCCCTAAGTGAAATACCGGTGGGGAACACGGATGTAGGTGCAATTCCGGTTAATATGTTATATGTCTCCAATAAAAACAGACGCGCTGACAGCGGGGCGAGTGTCTGATATTATGTGCGTTTACTGCTGATATATGTTTATGTGCGCCACCCGCGACGTAAGACCTCGCCTGGTGAAGGTATGCCCCTTCGATAGGTCATTGCGAACCTGTCTTCTCTGTGAAGCAGCATACAGTTTCTATAAGGAATAATGATTCCGGCCAAATCGTGTCCGCTACAGGAGATCAATCCAATTCAATCGACTACTTAAGGTTAACCCCATCCCGAGAAAACCATGGAACGGGAAGGTGAGTAGTTAGTATTGTACGGATGATCTACCTGGGCACGATTTGGTTTTTTCCAAAGATCACTGGGAGACAATTAGAAAACCAAGTAAATACTTGACATAGGAGGACTATTATGTCGTTAATTACCGATATCTCCGACATCATGATTGGTGACGGAACGACAGAGGGCGCATTTGATGAACTCAAAGCTCTCAAGAAGTCTCTATCGGGTTATCTGAAAAGAGACTCTCTTGCCAGGAAAGCGAACGCATCAATGTGCTACTACGATCTTCTGGTATCATCCAATTGTGATGCAGAAGACGTTTCTCTGTATGCTCAGAGTCTGGAAAATGAACTTGTTATCATGACCAAGCTGGCTATCAGCTCGATCATCGATAGGCAGGGAACCGGCTCTGATATGATGAAAATGATCTACAACGCCGAAGCTGCCGAGATGGAAGCAGCTCCTCGTGGTGCTGGAAACTGGCCTCAGAAAGGCGGTCATCCGTCTACTAATAAAGGCGGTGGCGGTGATAAGCCTGACAGGGTTCACAACCGGGCTGATGTCACTATGAGCTCCAACGATGGTAAGAACATCGTCAAGAAGTTCAACAACAAGTCTCCCAGTATTCTCACCTACACATTCCATACCAAGACCCAGGAGATCAGCTTTGACTTCGGAGTTAAAGTTCGGATCATCCACGTCAATGCCAAGACTCTCACTTCTCTGTTCGCTATGAACCTGAAGCCTGCACTGATTGTACAGCTCAGGAGACTGGTGACTGGAAAGGTGAACTTCTTCAATGACATCATCTTTGCCTTTGAGAAGATGAAGACGATGGCCAAGATCGAAAAGAAGTCTCACCAGGAAGGCGAAGGCTGGGCATTTGCTATGAACAAGGCTCTGGTTGAGAACTACTTCAGGAAAGCCGTTCTCTCCGACAAGAAGAAGCTTCCCTGGTTCAACGTCCTTATGGACGTAGCTGACTATAACAACATCCGCAGAAATGAAGGTGTTGATATCGTCAAAGAATCAGGTCTCAGATCCGTCAGGAATACTATGGATAAGCTCATGCTTTTAACCGTAGCAATCATCGACGGTGTGAGAGAAGAAGTCTTCACAATCAAAGATGGTCAGAAGTCCTGGGAAGTTAACGACCTGGGTGATCTGGCTGAGAAGAACGGTAAGATGTCTACACGGGACGTTCGTGAAATTATCAAGATGGCGGGAGTGTAACGTAAGCTATGTTTGACAAGAAAGTATATGATGATGGCGTCTGTCTCTTGACTGAGATGGAAGCAGCCAGAGTACCTGCAACACAGAGACAGTTCCTCAAGAAGATCGGCGCTACGATCGGAGGGTTCTTCTCTGCAACAGCACTGGTGTTAGTAGCCGGTATGAAGAACATCAGGTTTCGCCTGACGTATCTGTCCAGAGTCTATAAGCTCAAATCTGGTATCAAGACCGGAGACAAGCTTCATGACTCACAGGTCATCAAAGAGATTAATGCATCTCAGGGTGTCTTCAGACGGTATAAGTACTACGGGGAGCTCAAGCAGCTCACGGATTATCTCCGGAAGCTTGACTCCAAAACAATCGAAAAGAAGCTCGGGAAAGGATACGCTGAAGAGTTCAAACTCACTATTAAAGCGTTCGATCTTCTCGAGATGCATAAAACGGTAAACGCATATAATATGATGTACTACCGGTCTCTCTACGGCAAAGTAGCCGAAGATGAGTTTATCGCCTTCAATCCCTACGTTATGACGGTTATTGCGCTTACCTACAACATCGCAAACTGTGTCAAGCTTGGCCTGTTGGCTAAGAACGTAGATGAAGGTAGAGGACTCTGGAGACTGTTCAGGTCACGTAATGGCGTACACCGTCCTTTCATCCCCTTTACCGAACAGCTCGACCAGTTCGTAGGATATGTTAACAAGGGTATTTATCACCAGTACGTTAAGTCCTGCATCAACAGCTTTGAGCAGTATGGTAGAATCTCCAGCGGAGTTGGGGAAGAAACAGGTAAAGCTGATATGGAAGCGGTTGGAGGAATCCTGGCCGGTGGTGTTATCATTACACTGGTAACAAGCTTTCTTTTGATCAGTATTCAGTTCTGTGTTTTTTACGTCTACTTCATTAGAGGTAGAATAGCCATCATGCTGAACGAGCTCATCAAAGAGATCGAATCAGAAGATGACATGGATCCTGAGCGTAAGAAGAAGAGAATCGAGAACCTGCGTAAAGCGTATGTGAAGATCGACATCGACGAACATGAAGAGGTCTACAGTAAGGCAACCAAGACCGTCGACAAGAACGTCAAAAAAGCCGTCAAGAAGTCCAAAACTGTAAAGGATGAGAGAGATAATTACGATGATGTAAAAACCTCTCAGCCTGAAGCAGTAGATGAAGACGATGACGACATGGATCTCTTCTGATGATTGAATATGCAACATCATTGTTCTCTGAGTTTGAAGATCTGGATCATATTTATGACTCAGCTTCAGATTTGGAGGCAATGGTTGTATCAGCGAACCTCTCGCTTACAGAAGAGGAAATGGGCTATGATGCGGAGGGAGTTGGTCAGATTATTGGCGATATTGCCAGGAAACTGATAGAGATGGCTCTCAACGTATTCAGGTTCATTAAAGATAAGATTATGGAACTAGTTGCCTGGTTCCATAATCTTACTCATAAACGCCAAATAAGAAATATGCAAACCATCCAAGAGCGCATATCGAATAATCTTAATGCTATCCAGAATATACCCAAGGACGTAACAGTCAACACGTATGATTGGTTCTTAGGGTTTAAGGATGGGACACCTGTAGCATTTATGTATACATCAATCTCTCAACTCAGTGAACGGATAAATAAATGTCTTTCTGTTGGGAGAATAGGAATGACTCAAAATCTTGAGTTTATTCTGGATGAGAAAAGCGATACTCTCAGGGATTATGAAGGATCCAAGGGTAACAGAGCAAATACTCTATCGAGTAACCTGGACGTGAAACTCGGGAACATCAAAGACTACTCAGATATCGAACACAGTTTGATGCGAGGTGGTGGTAATGTAAAAGGGTTTGGCGGTTCAGATGGTAAAAAGATTGCTGAAGCTCTGAAGAATCCAATGGATCTCCGGGATAAGCTTCTTCATGCTTATGTACTCCCCGCTCAGAAGAGTGGTAAGTACGTCCCCAAAAAAGTCCAAAATATAATCGATGAGGGTGCTATTCTTTACATGGACCCCCCTAAGGTTAAGCCTAGGAAGATACCCGTCCGGGATATAATTAACGATTATACGTCGTTGATTATCCAGGCAGGATGGAGTGCTGAAGAAGATGCATATATCAAGGATACGGTCAGGCAGCTCAAAGATGAGATGAGACTCATTGATAGAACAATAGGCGATATCGAAAAGCTGAGGACTAAAGTGGATTACACTATCGTCACCAAAGCAAATACAGCAACTGGTCAGAGGATAGATCCCACTATCAACATGGCTATACGTGGGTTCAAAGAACTAGCGAAAGTATACCAGGTTGCAATGAAGATTCCCGTAGTAAACCAAAGCATAAATAAGCAGCGTAGTGATGACCTGTTCAAGGCTCTACATCTGGCTGTAAAATACATTAAATAAAGGAAGGTACAATAATGGGTTTAATGGATACATTTGACTTGGATCTCAAGTCTGTAAATGATGCTCAGTCCTACACTCCTCTGGGACTCAGTGTTATGGACTTAGAGAGTGCTCAGGATGCGCTCTCCGAAGCAGCCTGTGATATGGAAAGTATCACCGTGGCAGCCAACCTGGCCGGTGAAAACATCGAGATGGAAGGTATGGAAGTCGTCACCGATGCGATCAAGAAAGTGATCGAGAAGATCAAAGAAGTACTTGCGAAGATCCGCAAGTACATCGGAGACTTCATCACTGGCATCCTTAACAAGTATGACTCCAAGTGGGTTGAAAAGCGTAAGGACGCTATCGCTAATGGGAGCAAGTGTAAGACTACTATCACTGCTCATAACTGGCTCGAGAACGACAAAATCGATGAGTATACCAAGAAAGTCGAAGCTGTCTGCAACCTCGTCCCCAAAGTAGCCGATGAGCTCTCTGATGTTGCAAATATCAAAGAAGAGCAGCCTGAGGCAGCCAAGGAGGAAGAGGTTAAGAAAGCCACTTCTCGTGTTATCGGATTCATCAAAGGCATACTTGGTTCTTTCACCAAAGTATCAGGTAGTGGTGATCTGGGAGATGTAAGGAAGCAGCTCAAAGTAGCCAATAGTGATCTGAACAAAGCCAACTACGTCGAACACCTGGATAAGCTCCTGATGGCTGACGGCGAGGCGAAGCCCAGACCCGCTGGTACGTTTGCCAGTCCCAAGTACATGGACCTCTTCACCAACACCAGGAAAGAGATCGCTGCTCTGAAGAACCTTCAAAAGACCATTGAGAAGGCCGAGAAGTCTCTGACTATCTCAAACTTCGATCATCTGAAGGACAAGAAGACTGCTTACAAGGCAGTGACTGATCTTATCAGTGCCAACCGCAGTGCTGTAATGGCATGTAGTAGCCAGACCAAGAGACTCATCTCTCTTATCGGTACTCGGAAGAGAGAACTCAAGTCGGCATTCGCTGCTATCGCCGCTGATGACAAGAAGAACAAGAAGGATGATAAGAAAAAGAAGTAATTCTTGCTTATCATGATAAACATAAGAAAAAAGAATAAGGAGATATATTATGCATAATATTCCCAGTGCTCTTGCATCCCGTATGGGTATGGGTGGTGCTGAAGGTACTTCCTCCGCTACTCTGATTCCCACTCTGTTCAATACAGACCTGGAAGCATCTCTGGACGAGATCAGTGATGACTTCGCCGACCTCGAAGCAATGTGCGTCGCAGTGGCCGTCACCGCTGATGTCGATATGGAAAACGCCAACTCCATGGAAATGGAAGGTATCATGTCCAGCGTCAAAGACGGTGCCAGCGCCGCAATTGCCAAGGTTAAGGCCGTGATCGATAAGATCATCGCCAAGATCAACGAGTACATCAACAAGGTTCTGGATAAGATGGATGACAGCTTCCTGAAGAAGAACGAAGCCACCATCCTGGACGGTGCCAAACTGGCTGACAAGGTCAAAGTCAAGACCAAGATGTGGACCACCAACACCAAGATCGGTGCCGCCGAGACTACCGACAAGATCGTCGACGATCTGGATAAGGTCATCAGCGGTCTGGAAAGTGGAAGCTCCAGTGACACTGGCGGCGCAACCCGTTCTCTGATGGGTAACGTTGATGACAAGAAAGGCGAGCTGGAAGTCATCAAGAAGTACTTCTACACCGAGAAGGACAAAGAGTATCCCCTGAAGACCTTCGCCAATCTCAAGTACATTGAGATCTGGAGAGACGGCCGCAAGGAGAAAGATGAGCTGAATAAGGCCATCGCTGCTCTCCAGAAGCTGAAGAAGACTCTGGATAAGTCCTCCGCTTCCTTCGACAGAAAGAGTGAAGGCGGAGACGCCAAAGCCAAGATCTATAAGACCGGTCTGGGTCAGATTAAGAAGTCAGTAAACCTGTCCATCAACCTGAACCGCACCGCTCTGGCTCTCTGTAAAGAGCGCCGTTCTTCCCTGAAGGGTATCTTCGGTAAGATCATTACCGAGGTGAAGAAGCAGGAAAGAGAAGATAAGAAGAAGGACTAAGTCCATCAACTTTCAATTTCGTCCCCGGGTTAATTCCCGGGGATTTTTATTGTCGATATTTACTAAGGTATTAAACATACATAAAATAATAAGCAAGGAGATTCTTTATGTCAGTATTAGAGAATCTGCGGGAGCAGTCCACGAGAGACGTCCTGCCTACGCCGATGGCTTTCGATCAGGTTCAGCTGATCGAACAGGAAGGCATCGTTAACGAGGCTATGGAAGAAGTGTCTGACGCCATGGCTGACCTCGAGGCCATTACGGTCGGGGTCGGCATTGAATGTCGGGAACTGGAACTCGAAGACGTGCTCACCACCGCAGAACTGGAAGGGGCTCTTGATAGTATCAAGGGCGGAGCTAAGAAGGTAATCGACAAGATCAAGGAACTCATCGATAAGATGCTTTCCTACATCAACAAGATGCTGGATAAGCTCAAGGCAAACCGTGATGAGAAATTCATCAAGGGAAGATCCGAACTCATTGGCGTCGCTGCCAAACTCAGCGGTAAAGTAACCATGAGTGCCAAGTGGTCCTTCGGTGAAGGTAAGGATATCGTAGAACAGTTCGAGGCAAGCTCCAAGGACGCCAAAAAAGCGCTGGATGGATATATCGACAAGATCGATACGGTCGATGACGGTATCTTCAGAGGTGCTGAAGCGGTTGAAAAGTCCAGAGCTAAGTCTCTCAAGAACAAGATCTACCAGGGTCTGGTAGGCGGTAACGCTCCCGACGCACCCGTTCCCTCGGAAATCGCCAAGAAGTTCGTCGGACGTGTCATGACCGGAAGTGAAACCGGACTGGGCACCAAATCCGAAGTTTCTTTCAGTGAGTTCTGTAACGAGAAGGGTATGAACTTCGTATCCAAGGCCGTTGAAGATAGACGGGCTCTGGATAACATGAGAAAGGCTCTCAAGAAAGAGAAAGCCGCTCTGGACAAGATCTCTCTCCCCGACAACGCCAAGGTTGGCGGAGCACAGGCAAGCGCCGGTAAGGTTATCAACGATACCATCGGTGCCATCAAGGTCTTCTACGATGTAGAGATCGCTGTGTGTAAAGCTGGTATGAAGGCCATCATGAGCCGCAGAAGCGACCTCAAGAAGGGTTTCAAGGCTGCCGTTAAGGCTGCTCAGACCAACAAGAAGGGAAAGAAGAAATAATATTCTTCGTTCATCGCAACAGAACAAATACAAAAGAAATAAGGAGAATCAGTAATGATTAGTGTTAGTGATATTCGTAAGGACCTTACGAGCGACTACAACGTTGGCGGTATGAACGCCTACGCTGTTGAAGGCATCATCTCCGAATGTGAAGATGTATGCCGTGAAGCCTGGGAAGAGGTACGCTTCATGTGCACCGCTATGGAAGCGGTGAAGGACAAGGAAAACTACTTCAGTGACCTGGAAGGCTGGGCTGCAGACCCCAGTGAAGCCGATATGGAAGGTGCATTCATGGACACCATCAATAAGTGGGCCGACGCTGTGTCCGCCAAGATCAAGTCCATCATGGCCTGGATCCGGGACGCTCTGGACAAGCAGTTCACCAAAGCCGACTCCTCCTGGTGGGACAAGAGAGCCTCCAAGGCTTTCGAACACGCCTCCTCCTGTAAGGATACCATGGAAATGCTGTCCTGGAACTGGGACGCTTCCAGCGGTTCCAAGCTGGAAGGCGAGATGAAAGCCTATACCGACAAGTTCCAGGCCGCCGTCGATGCCTTTGATAAGGCTGAAGGCGACAAGGACAAGAAGGGTAGCGTAGCTGGCGATACCAGCACCGAAGGTGGCAAGGTTGATGATCAGCTGGCCAAGCTCTTCCTGAAGGGCGGAAAGATCAACAAGACCGTCAAGGTCAGACTCTCCGATCTGAACGAGAACAAGCTTCACGAACTGTTCGTAGAAGCCAGAGCCGACCGCAAGTTCCTGACCACCGCCAACGACGAGCTGAAGAAGATGGAAAAGACCGTTCAGAAGATGAAGACCTCCAACTTCGACGACGCTGCTCGCAGCGGCCTGGGAACCCTCAAGAAGAACCTGAATAAGGCTCTTGAGTACACCAGAAAGGGCGCCGGTCTGATCATGCAGAGAAGACGGAACATCAAGTCCGCCGTTGCCAAACTGGCCGCTCATTCCGCAAAGAAAGAGCGCGATGAAAAGAACAAAGACTAATCACATTATGTGATCAGTTTATGATCTTTATCAACATGGGTTCGTGATGAGCCCTTCCACCATTGTGAGGATCACCCCTGTTGATTGTATAACAGGGTCCAGGTCCCAACCTTTTATAGTCTGCTTAATGTAGATTACTCTGAGCAGGTCAGTCTAAGCCAAGAGTTTAGGCCCGCCTAGTATCGGAGAAAAAACAAAAAAGAGAAGGCATCCCTCCCCCAATACGGGGGAGGGATCCTCTTTGTTTTTTTTTATTTAAAGAAGCATAACGTGGCGCATCTTAAACCATTCTTGTCTTCACTCTTGGTGAAGTGTAGTTGACTCTTAAAGATCTTGTACTCTCCATCATATAGCTCAGCTTCATTCGTATTATAGAAATGGAAGTTGAAGTCTAGGTTGGGATGGAAGAAGATAGGATCTATATCAACGAACCTCATAGTAACAAGAGTTCTATGAGCTGCTTCTTCGTGATTAGACTTAACAGCGAAAGGATTACCATCATCGGAGAAGATATATTCCTTTCTGTCTAATTGGTTCTTGGCGGTAAAGAGACGATCTGTCTTCTCTTCATCATAAATGAGTTCACTCTCCCACTTCTCAGCGTCGTTGTTAAACACAGTGCGTTTGTTAAACGTCTCAGATGAGAAGTGTCTTGTAGTAGTAGCCTGTAAATCATCTATCATAGACATTCTTTCGAATGCGTACTTGTTCGTGCTTGCAAGAAGGATAGGTTCCTTCTCGTTGGTTAATTCCATTGATATAGGGGTATTGGTATCGTTTGAATTGACGTTAATATGAACCATACTGGGCTCATCAGGAGTCTTACCATTCTTGCCATACCGGCTCATTAAGTAGAACCTATTAAAAGCAGCATAGAGGATAATACCTTTTGAGTATATACCATATGCTCCTTTCTGTAGAGTCTCTATGATTGAGTTTCTGAGGTTCTTGGTGGTGATAGTAATCTGCTCGTATTCAGTAGCATTATCAGGCTGGTCGAACTGTATAGGAAGATTCACTCCTCCTGATGAGAGCATCATACCACATACATCAGCAACAGTACACTTACCATATGGAGCAGAGTTATCCTCTCTTGATTTATTACTCTCTGTAACAGAAGAATCAGAAAGAGCAAACCACATGCTTGTGTATTGTTTACCTTCCTGTTCTTCCCATTCGTCAACTCCATCTTCATCAACGAACTTGTCATCGATAGGAGGGGGATTTGACATCTCAGCTCGGAACACATTGGAGAACAACACATTCCCTTCACCCAAGTCATCAGGGTCTTCTGTGTTTATATAATAGGATTGGATTCCCATCTTAAACTTGTAGTACCCTCTATACTTTGCCAACTGACGAAGAGTTGTCTTATCCATCATCATCTGAACAAAGAATATAGGGGTAAAGTCACGGTGATAATTATTGGTCAGTATCATAGAGATCACATCGTTCTCAGTAATCTCTATATCTTCATGAAGATTGTTTTCAAACTCAATCACACCGGCTACTTTGAACCGGGCTTGTACTAACTTATCCTCATCATAATCTTTTATCATGATTAACTCCTTAGGAAGTTACCTACTACAAAAGCAGTAGATTCGAAATGACGATCAAAGAGAAGAGTAAGCTCACCCAGTACGTCTACATTGGTATAGTCGGCTAACTGAGAGTTGAGTAATGCTCTGTCTTCGGCAGTACACTTGGTTGCCATAAGAGGAGCGTTACAGAGCTGAATATTCTTCATGAACTGCTCTTTTCTTTCATCCGTTTTAATAAAGTCACATATAGTTGCACTTGGATCTTCAACCATAGGAATAGCAACATCATCCACGATGAAATTAAAGAGTCTTTCATACTTACCTCTATTACATGAGAGCATACCATACTGAGTATTACCCAATATAGCCATGATCTCTCTGAGGTAAGGATTGAGTATATCTGAATGAGGCTTCACGAACGGAAGAGCCGTCTTCGCAAACTTCTCAATATAGGTTTCAACAATCTTCTTCGGATCGAGAACAATTCTACCTCTGGGCATCAGAGTCACTACGTTCTTATGATAAGCATCATATTCATCAGAAGCATATTGATAACTCATAATATCACTGGATATGATGATAGTTCCTCCAACTGATAGGTTAGAGTTGTTTTCTTGGGCATTTAGCATCATGTGAGGCATTGATGCTTGGAAGATTTTATGGGTATTCAGAGAATATACACCTACTGTATGCTGACATATGGTCTCAAACTTGGAAAGTGCTTTATACATATCCTTTTCGATTGATTCCATATAGTATGGTGTATTCTTGAAATTGAATACTCTGAGATTACCTACGGGTCTACCCATGACCTCTTCTGCATAAGGAGAAGGATTGATGGAGTGATAGCAGAATACTCTGCTCTGTAGATTCTGTTTACTTAGATACCTTTTATAGTGTGCAACCACTTTCATGATAGCATATATAATCGGGAGATCTTTGTCTTTATCTCCCAGTAGGATGTATTCTTGTGCATATTTATCAGAGCAACATACTCTAATGATCGGATCTACATCGATCATAACATTGATGATATTTCCAGTGAGTCTCATCTTAGCAAAGATCCCACTCTCTTTATTCAGAAGATTATTCAGTTCACTATAGCTAAAGAGCATCCGCCGTGCAACACTTACTGGCATAGTTCTTTCTAGGATAGTATCACGTTCAAAGTCACGTTCTAGATCACTCATTTCTTTACCCCTCTCAGTTTCTTATTTATCTTATTTACACCAGTAAGTATGGTTCTGGCAAATGGCATTATGATCCTTTCATAATTACCTCGATGATTGGCTACGTACTTACTACATACATCATCATACACCAATCTTATATTCTCAAGAGTATACTCTACTCCATGTATCTGACCTATCACCAGTGTATCACCATTGGGTCTCTCCAGCTCAAGTAGTGATCCAAACCTAGCCATACAAGGCACATAGTATGTGTAATCTGCATTGAGGTATTTACGATACAATCTTGTAAGCTTACGATACAGATCATTATGAGAATTAGTTGAAGTAGATACGATCAATTGATAGTTCCTATGACAGAACATGTACAGCATATGCAATAGCGGGTGAGACTCGTCTTTAAACATAGGAGGCATTCCCACTATATAAGATCCTTTTGATGATAGGAAGTATACCCCGGTAGTAGTTGAGATGAGATACACTTCAAAGCCTTTCTCATCTTCTACCATTCTATGGGTCTTATCTTTTAAGATATAGTCATCTGTATCTACGACAATATCTTCTATTCTTACTTTAGCTTTGAAAACTACGCTGGTACTTATCTTGGTCTGATTTGCTTTAGCTCGTATAATAAAGTAGTGCATTTTCAATCCTTAAAAAATATTGTTATAGATACAAAAGAGAGGACCCCCATTAAGGGGTCCTCTCATAATTGTAACAGGTTACTGAGTAACTACTACTCCTCAGTCTACACGGGGAGCGGTTCTACCCAGACGGGGATAGCTGACGTAGGAGACCTGTCCGACGGACTCGAACTCGATCACATCTACGACTGCGGGTACAGCGGCGCCACGTACGTTGGCCTGCTGCTGCTGGGGAGCGTTACGGCGACCCCTTCCTCTTCTACCACCACCGGCGGGAGCGGCCTGCTGTCCCTGCTGGGGAGCGCCTCTCATAGCGGTGGGAGCGGGAGCTGCTGCCTGCTGCTGTACAGCACCTCTGGGGGCGGTTGCTACGGGCTGCTCCTGCTGAGCGGCGGCGCCACGTCTTCCACGTCTTCCGGCAGCTGCGGAAGCACCGCGAGCTCTACTACCGGCACCGTATGCGGCAGCGGCAGCGGCCTGCTGCTGAACCTGATGCAGTTCGAGGTGAGCGACTCTCTCCTCTCTCCAGTCGTTACCGACCAGAGCAGTGGTGGAGTATCCGCCCATCACGTCCATGACATCGTCATCGGGGAAGGGAGTGGAGAAGGTGGTCTTACCCATGCCGTGGGGAATCTCATTGTTGGTGACCATGGTTCTCAGACCCTGATCACGTTCCATGATATTCACGACTCTCATGTCGGTGGGACGCATGAGCTCATGCAGGAAGAACCGGGGCACCTTGGTGGTACCGGCCTTCCGCTTCAGGTTACCTGATTCATCCCGGATGACCTTACTCCGAAGAGTAGAGAATCCGGAATCTTCGTGGGCAACCAGCTCGTTGATGGCACCGATGGCTTCGAACATATCGAAGAGGTTGTTGTGACAGCGGGTCACGAACTCTGCGGTGTTCGCACCATAGAAGTGCATCAGGGCCCGGAAGAAGGACTTACCGGAGATGTTCTTGCTCAGGATGCTGGGCATGGCCTGGGCGATCTGCTGACAGTTGCCGAAGATGGCGTTGGGATCCATGGGAATACCGGGGACTCCGCGATCGTTGATCTGGAGGTAGGTATCCACGATGGGGTTTCTGGAGATGAAGTGGATGTCGGGACAGGTAGTGATACCTCTCTTCTTACCCTCGGAATCGAAGTAGGTCAGCTTCGCAGTGGGGATAACCGCCACCAGGTCGGGAGCGACTTCAGTTCCGATCATCTTCATGTGCTCCTGCACACGGCCTTTTACCAGCTCCATGATACCGGGAGTGGTGAGGATGTCTCCCACGTAATGGGAGGGATTCTGGTCCTTGGGATTGAAGGGACCGGTGCTTCCGTCTCTGCGGAGGATGGTGGCGTCTTTGGCGACGTCGAATGCATAGGTCAGGGCTACGATGGGGGTGATCAGGTCATCGGCTTTTTCGTTGATGAGATGAGCACTTACTTTTCCGGGCATTCCTCCCAGACCGACTACGGCTACGGAGGCGTTGGATGATAGGGTTGCGTTCAATGAATTCATTAATGATTCTCCTGTTAAATAATTCTAAATGATATATGGCATATAAAAGAAACTTATTCGACGACAGAGAAATCAGCATCTACGATATCACTATCGTTCTTGTTGATTTTTCCTTTCTCTTCGCCACGAGTCGGTTCGATCGCTTCCTTCTCGTTAGATACGCTGATCTTAGGCTCAGCTGAGGCCCTTTCAGATACTTTATCCTTCTCCGGTTCATCCAAGGGCGTTCCTACCCACAGGTCATCCTCATCATCGAAGGCTTCAAATTTATTAGACTGGGTATCAAACTCGGATGTCTCGAAAACAATTCCAGAGTTAGCCCGGTCGTCCTCATCGTCGTAGAATCCACTGTTACGTTCGCGGATTTCATCGACTGTTAAAGCACGGGTATGCCGCTGTTCTCCACCCTGAGGCGGAAGCATCGGCTGCCCCTGCATACCAAGCATCTGCTGAGCTCCAGCTACGGCCTGCTGACCTGCACCAAACTTCATGGCGCCACCAGTAACCCGTCCGTCAGGAGTCATGCCCATATGATTGTAATGGACCTGCACTCCTTCTTTGGAGATGTCAAAAGATGCCTCTTCCATGTATACTCCACCAGCTCCAACGACACTATGAAAGTCTCGTCCAGGCCTGGGCGCATTCATAGGCATTTGCTGCTGCCCAACCATAGGCAACTGTCCACCCTGGGGATTACCAGGGTTCATTCCACGCTGTGGAACGGGTGGTAAGAATCCACCATTATTCTGATGTCTACTCATCGCTACTCCTTGCGTGATCATACTTGCCACGTCTGAGAGATTTCTGTTTATTGCAGATGTTTCAGGACTTAACAGTCTCTGAAAGAACGAGTCAACCATACTTCCATTCCTTCCGAATGTAGGCATCCCACTAGAGGATACTCCGAAGTACGTTCCTAGTACCTGGCTCCTGATCTTGGCTCCAAGTGTAGGATCGTTTGCAGGCGACTCACCTACAAGAAGGTTGATATTGTTATTCCGAACTGCTCCGGGAATAAGATGATCCAAATCATAATCATTGATGACCTGACCAACTTTTGTATTAGCCACACTGATTCTGAACTTGTCGGGTAGTTCAAGCGTCAAGCGATTTGCTTTCTGCCTGATCTCACCACTATACATGTTCATGAGATCAACTCTCAGCTTGTAGTTATTAGCCAACAACTGACCAAGAGGGTTGTCACAATATGTCGATGTCTCCAGCATCTGTGTCAGAAAAGATACACCGACCTGGCCCATATTCGATTCAGGACCTACGTGACTCGACTCGAGGATATAAGCTGTATACAGATCAGTCATCAGTGTCGTGATCTCTTCTTCAGCTTCACCATATGGAACACCGTGCATAGCCAGTATCTTGACAATCTGTTCAGTCAACTTAGCCATCGTATCGATGTTGAGATTATGAACCTCTCTTGCCTTATAGGAGTTCAAGGCAGATTCCATATTCTGATACGCCAGCTCACGCTGCACCGTATTACTATCCTCAATGATTCCATCTTCATACAGATCATCGATGTTATCGAAATCAATATCATCGAAGTTGAAGCCACCATTACCGAAGGCATATAGGTCACCTTCATCGGCTACTCCCGGCGGCATCATAGACGGAACGACATGTTCAGCAAACTCAGGGATACGGTCTTTTCCATATTCCTGACGAGTCGGATTCATTGGACTGATCTGACGTGGTCCGTCATCTGGTATTTTGTTTTTACCATAATCCAATTTATTCCCTCCTCAGTTTTTCAAATTGTACAGTAAATTTTTTCATAATACCTCCAGAGTTTTAATAGTAGTATATCGCATTATTAATATATAATAGTATATGCTATTTGAATTTATATTATCAAACTTACAATAACTATATAGCACATGAATAATATATAATTAAATATAGTAGATGAATATAAAAGCCGGGCACTATCGCCCGGCTTATTTAAGTTTATCTTAACATATGACCTATACCACTAGAAGCATGTTGTCTATGGGTACGCTTCATATATCCACGCATATCAATACGTGACTTGTTATCGTTTGTCTCGGATCGTATAGCAAAAAGATTATTCCGTACTTTGGTTCGTTCTTGGGGATTGTTTCCACTTAGACCTTTTAGAATACTCTTCTTAGCTGTATCATTAAGTTTCTCTTGTACCTTCTCAGCACTCTCAATGATTGTACCTGAATCAAGTACAACTGATCTGATGTGCTTGGGATTAATCCAATTGTGAATAGTGGGAGAGAATAGTATAGCATAGCGTCCAATAACGAACGCAGATACGATGTCCTTATGCTTACCAGCAGCTGCTTTAATCTTCCCTGTTTTAACATCTTTCTCAAGTCCACCAATCTGCTCAATAAGCGTGTGGTCTCTGAGTAATGTATAATCATTAGCGATAGCATCGGCGACGATATCTCTATACATGATCTGCATTTTACCCCCCTTTGTGGTGGATAAGAACCCAAAGTCCGTAGACCTCAGATCTTTATGTTGTTTCGGGGTATTCTTCTTTGTATCCATCTTCTCATGATAGAGTCTGGGGGCGATTGCATCATCATATGCAAGTGACTGTACTATACCGTGACCTACCCCGTTGACTTCGATTACAACTACACATCCTGTGAATATCTTGGTTGCAATCTCTCTCACAAGGAATGTAAGCTGGGGGATATCGATTATATTTGATTTATACAATGCCACAACCTCAAGTGTTCTGGGGTCATGAATCATTATAGCAGATGAGTCACCTTCACCACCTTTACCAGCTGAAACGTCCACGCTAAGTACATATGTGAAGTCAAAGTCAGACACAGTGGTATAGAAATCAAGTGGATAAAACTCATCAAGCATGATTGTGTATAGAGGATCCTTCTCGTAGTTATCCAATCTTTCAATATGGTCTCTACGATAGGGAGATGACTTAGAATAGTCAACCCATCTTAAAAGGACGTCTTTGTTGATGTTGTCTTCGTCATGCTGAAGCTCACTACACATCTTAGCGAAGTACTCTTCACCTTTACCGAGCTCGCGATAGTTGTACCGTATATACATATATACGTTCACATCTTCTCCTTCTTTCACACCACTAGCGTTCCTGGCCATATACTCCAGCACCTTTCTACGGGTATCAAAGTTAAATACGTTAGGAATAAATCTAGCAGCACTATCAAGGATCTTCTGCTTGAAGAAAGCCTGGTCTGGATCAAGTAGAGTTCCAGATGTAGTCGACAGTGTACAACCATAGATTACACGGTTTGCTTTTGCAAGCTCAACTTGTCTACTCATGGCAGGACGGAAGCCTAGGTAGAATGCTTTAAAGTGTGGAATAAAGGGTGCCTCGTCCATCGTTGTGAACGGGATACTAAATCCACGACCTTTGGCATCCGCAGATGCATCTGATGATCCAGATACAAATGTGCGGATTCTCACATTCTTGGATTTGATAAATATCTCTCTGGTGTTGTTAGTACCAGTATTCGCATTCTCAGGGTCATACACCTTGAGGTACGCGGGAAGCTCTCTGATGATTGCTTTCATGTCACTCAGGTCTTTAGAAAGGTTACCTTCTGCTTTGTTACACATGCCCAACTCAGTATTAGCCAGACAGAAGAAAGAAGCCCATATATTTATGAGGAGCTCACCACCTGTCTTTCCAAACTGACGAGGTAACTCAATAGCCGTATCAAGACACATGAGCTTGCAATAGTAGAAGGATAAGTTACCCAAGTTAAGCTGACAAGGAATACTTCGACCTGGTGCACGGAATCGTACACACTCTCTAATGAAATAGAAGAAGTTAACTTGACATTCTTTGATTACTCTCTTCTGCATCTCTCTAGAGAGATTCGGATCAAACGGATCTATATCGATAAGACCCTTATCATATACTCGAATAAAGAAATCATTTCGCTTAATGCCTTTGGCTTTAAGGATCATATGCATCTTTATGAAGTCTTTATTCTTTGTATTATAGTGGATATAATTACCACCTCTTACGCATAGTTTAAGCTGTGGCGATAACTCTTCTAGGTCTATCTTCTTTATTTTACTATCTTCACTCCTGAGAGTATCAGCAACCGAGACAAATGTCTCGGCGCTGCTACTTTTTGTATCAACCATACAGTTAAAGGTTAGACCTTTTCAAAGATCTCCTGGATGTCTTCATTGGCTTCAAAACCAAATGATACCAGAGGAGCCTCGGAGGCTTTAGCTATCTTCTTACCGCGTGTCTTCTCCCGCAGTTCCTGCATGTGTTCGATGAAGTCCTGAATCATAACCTTCTCCTCTTCAGGAGGATTACTTCTAAGGACCTTCTGAGCTCTATCTACATTTCTGGAGATACGACTCATCAGCATCCAACGGTCTTCATCGTTGATGAGAGTGTGATATGTGAAAGCACATACATCGATCTCTTCATGAGAATAGCCGAGCTTCTTCACATCTCTGAGAGACTGAAGGGATTCTGCTTCGTACTCACTGTAGAGTTCTTTGTAGTACCCTCTTACACTCTCCAGCTCAAGAGTTTCCATTCCACCAATAGATCTTCTATTGGCATGTACCAGTTCGTTGATAGACACAACGCTGCTCACAATGAGCTTCTTGTACAGGTACATGATAACGGCTTGGGTCTCTTCACTGTTCGTGTACATGGAGTCTATTCTTCTTGTCTGGAAGGGGCTGATGATCGCAGGATCAAGCCGTCCCTTTTCAGCGAAGAGCTCCAGATGATTGTTGGGTCCCTTACCACACATAATGGTGGATATAGGAGATATGCCACATACCATATCAATGAGTGAGAGAACGAAAGCAAACTGCGTTCCTCTCTTATCGTACTTGATATCATACTCGTCTTTCCTCATGTAATATGAGTTGGGCATGAGACGCCTAAGGAGACCATCTACACCATACTGGTTGTGATGATTCTCGTTATACTGGAAATGCTCAACGATCTTCCCTCTCAGGAAGCTCTCTGCATTGGGCTCTGTATTGAACAGATTGAAGTTCAATGCCTTCAGAACAACACTGGAGCTGGCATGGTTATACACTCTACTGCTACCATCCACGAAACTTCCGGGGACTTCACTGGGTGCATTATCCTCACCTTCATGGTTAAGGAACCTACTCTGCATAAGAGCCAGATTCAGAGTAGCCAGTCCTCCGAAGAGCTGACTCATCTTAAAGGAGAGACCAATGCCTCCACCTTTATACTGATTCTGAATCACCGATCTGGGGTAATACAGTGCATCTTTGTGGCCGCCGCCTGTAATGATGGTACCCAGACCAGATACAAGATAGGATATAATATCAGCACGAGACTGAAATGTATTTCCATATCTATCAGCATCATACGGATTACTACTATCAGTACTGGGTATACCGCCACTGAGAAGAATCTCAAAGAGCATCTTTGCTTTACCGTACTCGTTGGCATCGGTTGTACTCAGGTCAGAGCCTGCCATATTGACATCATGACGAAGCTCACCAATTACCGCTTGAAGAAGATATTCCATGATATCCACTTCGTTGATAACGGTATTGGGATTGAGAGAGCGAACAGACGACTTAGCGCTGCTGGCTCTGAACATTGAAGCACCTTCAACGATCTCATCAACCAGGGCAATGAGATGGAGAATCTGAGCGACGAAGAACTCATTGTCGTTATCATCATTCTCAGCAGGTACAGGTACGTAGATCATGAGTGTTACAGGGAATGTATCCCGGTTCATGATATACTGATCGAAGAAATCTTCTTCCCTGTGAGTATGCGTACTCAGAACTCTATCCGAGATATAGTCTACCAGCATGGTAGCATTCTTCTCAGACAGATAATTGGGGTTGATCATAGGACGAGCAACGATACCCGCTCTATGAGACTCACCGCCAGTGATAGGAGTTGTTCCCTTCAAGGGGAGTGCATCGATCATGGAACTGAGGTACTTGTTGGCATCACACATCCCCTTAATCGACTCTCCGAAGTAAGATGAGAAGAAGTGACTATCGCCAGTAGTCAGCTCTGCGATATCGTTCACAGGAACTGTTACAACTCTGATGGGAAGCTTCATCTTATCATCATTAAGAGGTCCTGCTTCTGTTCCGGGCTTAACCTTACCACCCTGAATGAGAATGTCATTCACCAGAGAGGTGAGTACATCATCAGGAGCCTGAAGATTCAGCTTGTTCGAGAACAGAAGCTCACTGTATGCTCTGAATGAACTTACAATTCCTTCATCCAGATCATGTGTATCCCGAGTGAAAAGATCAGGACAGAACTTCTTGACTTTCTTGGTGATATCTTTCAATTTAAGATTATCGGCGATAGAGTCATCTTTCAGACCGAAAGTATTGAAATACTCACAACCAATCTTCACCTTATTCAGGGCGTTGGTGTATGTTTTCAATATCGATCTGTACAGTGTGTTGCGCACATCAGGTCCAGTGTTCACTGCACCACTCTCTATAAGATATGAGACATAGTCTTCATTCATCTCAAGAGAAGCGGATTTAAGAGCTCCAAGAAGAGCTTCGTGGGCTCTACCTACAGCTGAACCATCAATGATATCCTGACCCTGAGCAAACTGCATTATATCAAGAATATCGAGGCGCTTTTCATAGTCCTTCGCCGTGAGTACCCCTTCTGTCTTAACAAGCTTACGCTTAGGAGCGTGCTCTTTCAGACTATGAGTACTATACTGAAGTGACTTCATATTGTGTCCTCCTTGCTTTTTGGTGTGTTGTCTTATTATGACAAACGGCAATAAAAAGACAGGCCCCGAAGGACCTGCCTCTTAGCTTTATAACCCGAAAAGGGATTACTTGGCGTTGTATCTGGTCTTGGCGTCGATGCCCTTAACCAGGATACGGGAAACGATGGGTCTGAAGTTGACGAACATATCTCTGTTGTAGATGTTGATCGCCTGGTTCATACCGTCCATGGGGTTAACCACACCTTCAACCATGTTGACGGCGTAGGTAATGTATTCCATGGTCTTCTCAGCGTCTCCAACCTTGCTGTTGGGAACGGCAACACCGAACAGAACACCGTTGTTCATGTCGTGGAACTCAGCCGCATCCTTATCACCACGCAGGGTATTCTTGATATCCTGGGCGTGCAGGTTGACGTTGTTGCTCAGGAAGTCGGAACCTACCAGGTAGTAGGCATCCTGACCACTGGCGCTCTTCCACAGCTTGATTCCCTGTTTCTCAACGGAAACCTTCTCTCCCTTCAGACGGGGACCGGAAACGACTTCGGCTCTGTCACCGGGCAGCATGGCCGTGGTAACGATGTCGGTCACGTAGAACCAGGTCACATCGCGTGCGCGGGTGGTTTCCTGAGCTCTGGCGTGAACCATCTTCATGGAGTCGTTGAAGTAGTTCCGTGCCCACTGGGGCAGGGAGTCTCCGGTAGCCAGGGAGTTGGCGGGAGGAGTCAGATCGATAACATCAGTGTAGACGAAGTCCTTGGACCCACCGACACCTTTACCTTCGGAGAAGATACCGCTACCGGGACCGGCGGCGACAACCTTCTGGATGAACTCGATACTTCTTCTTTCCAGGGCCTGGCTGAAGTGCTTCTTGGCCTGATCGATCATACTGGCGACGGGGTCGTAACCCATAGCCTTGGAATCCTCATCGACCTGGGGGTCGTAGGGGATGTTAACCAGGGGAGCGGACCGGATGCGGAGTTCTTCCTTGGTCTCGTACCGCTTCATTCTGGTCATGGTATCCTTGTTGTTGTTGTTCCGGAAGGTATACTTGGGAACAACTCCGAGGAGTTCACAGGTCTTAGCACCGCTGTCCCAACTCAGGGAAGTTCCCAGGGGAACCAGAGCACAGACAGCGTCGCCGAGGTCGATGTCGGATACGTTCAGGGTAACCATAACGGTAATCGTCTCACCGTTCTTCAGCTTGATCTCCACGTTACCGGTATGGTTAACGGCTCTGGAATCGCTGAAATCAACGGAAGAGCGGATGTTAACGGGCTTCATGGTGATCTTGTCGTCGGTGTCTTTGTAGACGATTCCACCAACCATCAGGGTGGCGGGGTCAACAGTCATCCGGGGGATGGTGTTGAGGGCCTGACCAGCGGCGGTAACCAGGTTGAATTTCTGGTTGGCCTTGATGTAGGTGAACTTGGCACCTGCGGCAGCGGCAGCGGCTTCAACTTCGACGACTTCCTCTCCGTTCAGAGAGGAAACCTTGGTAATGGCAACTTCTTCGTTCTCACCGAAGGCACCGAGATTACCATCATAGTAACCCAGGTCTTCAGCACGGATAACCATACCGTTGGCGTGGTGAACAGTGTTGATGGTGATTTCGAAGGTGGTCCTGGGCTGATCCATATTTACAACGGGGTAAATCTGGGAAGCGAAGGACGTGGGAAGGGTAGCTGCGATGACGGGACCGGTGACGTGGCTCATGTTGGAAACAGAACCCCATCCGAAGCCGTAACCGGCACTTTCAAGGTCCATCTCTCCGGGCTCTACACCCAGATAGTCAGCCATGACAGCGGGAGAAGCTCCACCTCTGTCCCTGAGGCCACTCATCCTCTTCAGGGTGTTAACGATAACACCTCTGGCAGCATCTACTGCACCGTGTTCGGCAGCCATGCCTTCCATGTCTTCGTAGGGAGCGATACATGCGTCAGCGTAACCTTCGAGGTCACTTACATCGTTGCCCCCGAGAACGGCGTCGGCAAATGCTCTGGGCTTCTGAAGATTTCCGGCTCTTACACCTCTGGCGAAGTCCTCTACGGAATGAAGAATGGAAGAAACAATGGCGGAGGCGGTTTCGGTTCCGCCCACAGATACAGTCTGTGTACGTTTCACATTCATTGTATATTCTCCTTATTTTTTTACTAATGTTATTATTACCCAAATAAATTGGGGTTGGTTACTCGATAAGTCCGTTAATAGACGCAACCAATTCGTCTACAAGGACCCTAAGTTCTTCTACGCGGTCAGCAAAATCTCTGGCCGAGATAGTTTTCCAGGATGAGAAGAGAGTCACCCCAACATCGATATACTGTTCGATGGTACTTTTAAATCCCATGATGTCTTCATAGTTGCTATCGTCAGTATCTACTGCCGCTTTCTCAACCAATGAATCATAGAGTTCTTTCAGATGAGTATTGAGAGCATTGACTCTTGCTAAAGATCTGCTCTTTAAGGGGGTGGGATTTTCCGGATCTTCTTCCGGCTCGGTTTCTTCTTCACCGCCTTCTTCACTAGAGCTATCATCATCTCCACTATCAGAGTCAGAATCACTTTCATCAGAAGATGAATCGTCATCAGTAGTATCATCATCGTTGCTATCATCAGAAGAAGAATCATCATCGCCTGTGTCGTCATCGGAGTCCTTTTCATCGGTGTCATCTTCTGTCGACGTATCATCTTCCGTGCCTGGAGTCTCTAAGTCGTCATCCATGCCGTTGTTGTCTTTGTCTTTATCCTCTTCACCGTCTTCATCATCATCTGCTTCCATATCGGTATGCATATAACGAAGACGCTCTAAAGGACTCATAGACTCAAGATCTTTCTTTGCTGGTTTCTTTTTCTTATACTCACTGGTATGTTTATACCAATCAGAGTTTTTGTTATATTTGATTTTGCCCTTCTTACATGCTTTGAGGATGTTATTGGCCAGTTCGGTCTTATCCTCATCAGGGCATTTCTTGAAATAGGATTCGGCACTGTGGATATGCTGAGCATCAGGATTCATGTCCTTGTCGTAAAGAGGATACTTCCTCTGACTCGGAAGACCAAATGCTTTATCCGGGAGTTCTTTTCTCTCTTTGGTAGAAAGCTTTTTCTCAAGCTCTACTTTATCAGCATCCGAATCATCTTCAGGGGGCTCGTTGCCGGTATCATCTACCTCCTCGGTTTCGGGGAGAATAAGATCCATACTTGAATTATCAATTATACCGATTTCGATATCTTCTAATTCGTCGAATTCATCATACATTATTCACACCTCCTAGTCTTTTTTCTTGCTCTTTTCAGCACCAGTAGACACTTTGGTCTTGGTCCTTTCGAGCTTCTGTCTTACTTTAATGAGTCTTGTTTTAGCTGATTTACTTTCAGCTTCTTCAATCTTCTTATTGGTTATCTCAATACAATCATCCAGATCGTTTTCAAGCTTAACCCGCTCTGCTCTTGTTCTCTTCATGGTCTTCCAGAAGTCCACATACGCAAGGAATGCACCAAGTGCACCACCTACGGGACCTGCCAGCATTGTACCCATAGTGACCTTACTAACACCACCGAGTATCTTCTTGAGTACGAAGCTGGGCTTGTAATGACCTTTCTGGATGGCTTCACGGAGCTCTTTCTGCTCTTCATCATCCTTGGCTTCGTTTGTAACAATACCATCGACAATATCATCAACGTTTGTGAATATAGGTTTCTTAACTCTTTCAAGCTTTGTATCAACCTGTTTCTTAACCTTGGTGGCAGTTGTTGTTGCTTTTCTGGCGGATGATCTTACATCTTCAAGATCATAATCGCTACGCTTACCAGTCTCCTTAAACCGACGTTCTGCCTCATAGTAGTAAATACTACTATACAGCCGATACATATTCGGATGAGGGTTATAGCCAGCAATCGCGGTATCACCCATGCCATACTGCTTGTAAAACTCTTTGATGACTCCCTTATCAAAATAAGGAAAGTCGGCGGGATCAGGTTTAACATGAGTCTCCAGTTCAGGAGTGTAATACGAGCAAAACAGCAGAGCTGCCAGTGCATTATTGGATTCTACGAATCTAAAATGATCAGTCACATTGGAGAACTGATCCGCAAGGAATACATTCTCCATGGTTCTGTTATTGTTACACATAATGTGATTCAACTCATTCATTACATTTGACTCGCGGTTAGTGTAGTCATCCCAAGGGAATCCCTTATGGAGTACACTGGAGAAATATGCAAGACGAACAGCAGCTTCACCCACTATCATCTCAAGTGGTTCGCTGGTATCCGTATAGAGAGGGATGAGTGTAGATATTACAGAGATACTATATATCGCCGATCGATATCTAGCAACCCTCTCCTGAATCTCATACCCATCATTAACTCCCAGGTTGTGCATAAGGCGCTTTACAGCATCCTCAGGTGTTACGTCTTCCATAATAGCAACACCGACACACTCATCTTCGCGCTCTTCTTCCTTTACAAGCTGATCAAGTAGTTCATCAATGATCTCATGGAAGCTATCACCAATGAGCCTTGTTCTGGTGGATCTGATCTGAACCTTAAATCCATGACCAATGCCGCCAGAGAGATCACCCGGATATACAATATCGTCGTATTCTCTGAGCATCTTGAAAAGTCTCTTCATACCGATATGAAGACCGGGATTCTTAATCTCTTCATGATCAAGCTCAGCAAGCTCTTTGTACAGCAGTCCGATATACAAACTGAATATAAGAACCTGCACCTTTGTCTTAGTCACATCATAGTGACGGTTTTTCTTGGTCGACAAGGTTTTAGTATAAATATACTCTACTCCCTCATAGGCCAGTCGTTGCAGCTGCACTAATACGCCGCTTGCTCCATCTATATCATTTTCATTAATATAGTAAAGCAGAGTTGCCAATCGTTCAGCTAACTGAGCATTGAGCTTAGCTATCTCAAAATGATCGATGGCACATCCTTCTTTAAGCATATCGTTAAGCTCTTCTGCGAATGATCTATCACAATCTTCCATTAGCAAAACCTCGCTTTTCTGGGTGTCGTTTAACAATAGTAAAAGTTACTGCAACAATATTAAATAAGGAGAGTAAAAATATGACTGGTCCTGCATATATTAAACCGAAAGCTCTCGAGATGGAAATGTACATGGGTGTACCCTGTGAAACCATCGAGTTTGAGCTGGAAGAAGCAAGGATGCCGGGTATGGGAGGAACACCTTCCAATGCCGATCCGTTCGTCAGATACAGCACCAAGATGTGTGACTTCGACGACGTCAGTAAAGCATCCAGGAACCTGAAAGTATTTCAGGAGAAACCGTTTTACGACGCCACCGTAGGTCATCTCATTGTATCAGATACAATGAGAAAAAACAGACTCAAAGGCGAATACGATCATCCTCCCCGGAACTCCGGCAAAGAGAGAATCGGAACGGTCGACAGGTCTCGTGCTTGTCATACCATTCACCGGATCGATTTCCGGAACAAAGCAGCGTACGGACTGTTCTCCACGTCTGGTCCTTATGGACCTACCGTTGCCAGGGACATCTTACTCAATGGAGAAGTTCCTGCCTGTAGCATCAGACTCTTTAGCTCATCCAGAAAAGTTGTGGATAGAGCCAGAGGTGTCAGGATGTCTATGGGTCCTTATCGGTACATCACTACCGATAATGTAATGTCTCCCTCCAATGAGACAGCCGACGCAGCCAACGGGCTTGGTAATACCGAAGCGCTGATGGCAATGATCGGTAAGAAAATCGCTGTCGATACACCCGCTGCTGTTATACAGGGTGAGATGGAATCCATCATAGAGATCGCCAACGATATGCTCTTTGAAGGGTCTGACGACGTACGCTTCGCTACTGAGTACCTTGGCCTGGAGCTGGAAGGTTTCGATGGTGAGAACGCTATCTTCAAAGATGGTGAATACGCCAGAGCTTTCATGAAAGTCGATGATGTTCTTCGGAACGCTACTCAGAATGCACTGAGAGCTGGATGTAAGTTCCTTTAAGGAGGGATTATGAGTGGCTCACTGGTAATGGGGATGATGGGTCACATGAGCCATGATCCCAGACTCATTTCCCCCACAACTATCGTTGATCACGTAAAAGGAGAGATAGGGTGGCATGGGGGAGTTACATGGGGTATGAGCGAACAGGATATTATTCATATCATTCAGCGCGATGCCCTTATGGCATGGTCAAGTCGGTTTCCACTGTATCTTGACCATAAAATTACAATCCGGGAAGACAACCGTATTATACCTAGTCAGAAAGGCGTGTATTATCACGGTCTACCTGAAGGAGAAATCCTCATAGGTGTTGAAAAGGTATATCCCGGATATGACCAGCCTGGTACATTCATGAACGTTCCAAATAGGAAATCTACTTGGAACTCCGGAGTCATGGATAAGGCTCAAAAAGCAATGAAGAATCTCGGGCAATCAACTGTACCGCTCACTGCGGTAGGATGGCCTGAAGGTCAAGCTTACTTCACCGGGGTTAAGTTCGATCCTGCTCATTGGATCAATGAGACAGGTGAGACGATTGACCTACGGTTGAAGCTGGCTCATGCTTTGGATTTCTCAACAATCGGCCCTGACTACATCGAAGCATTCAAAGACTTCGCTGGAATCATAGTATGCCGGTTTATTGTTAAGAATATCTTTACCAGATTGGATGGTATGATGACCGAAGTAGGTCAGTATAACTCCAATCATATCTCTCAGATCAGCGAAACAGCTGGTAGGTACGATGAGATGATTCAGAAGATGAATCGGGATAGAATGTACCACGCTAAAAGAGTTAAAGTATTTAAGGGCTAGCCTCCGTTGGGTGCGTGTCCGATCATTAGATACTCCTTTGTTAGATTTAGATTCATTTATTACAGTGGGTGCCGCGATACACAAACTGTGATGACAACAGGGTATGTAAAAATGTAAAAAAAAAGGAGAGGCCCATTTGGGCCTCTCCTCTCTTATTCGTCTTCTATCTTATCAATAGGAGAAGATGGATTCTCATCTCCTATCATTGATTCAATAGTTCCGAACTCGGTGATTCTTACACCGGGAGTGAGGATACTATTTATACCAACTGAAGAAGGGGGAGCATAGTTCGGATCAAAGACTCCGAGCTCCGACGGGTTGACAAACAGGTTGTCAGAAGGAATCGTATGTTTATTACTCATACGCTCATTGTTGTTACTTCCACCATGAGCAGAAGGTCCAGACTTCGTAACAGTGAGTACATTCAACATGATATTGTCATTGACAAGACCTACATATCGTGACACACCGTTGTTCTCAACACCCTCTTTGAGGATGATGTTCTGAGGTACCTTGAAGATATCACCAAGTCTCATGTGATCGGGATTTCGGAGGAATGAGTTCTTCTTATCCTGAATCCTTTTCAAGAGAGGAATAGTAATATATTCATTAAGACGAAGTCTCTTGTTCTGCACATGGAGGTTGTCATTATGGATGAGCTTCGAGAAGTTCATATAGAGCCAACGCATACATGCATACACATCTTCTGTCTCGGTGAGTGATCCGGCATAGTAACCAAGATGAAAGGATGTATCCTCATCATCAATAGTCTTCTCAAGATTCCTCAAAGTATCATCACACTTCTTGATCTTGACTGCTGTTTCAGCGGCTATGATTTCCGGATCGGTAGACTGGGTCTGTACTCTGGCAAACATGTCGCCAATATAACATTTCCAGTACACATCATCATACGCATCATAGATGGTCATATTCCGCTTACCCATCTTAAGAAGAGTTGCAATATAGCTTCTGAACAGGGTATTGTTCATAGCTGTCTTGTTTACACACACCGCCACGTTCTTGTTCATCTTGAACGAAACGATGTTGGGGTTATTGGGGATAGCGGCTACAGATACAAATCCAATCATACCTTCTACGCCGAAATACTCAAACGTCTTACGAACTCCCATCTTGGCAAAGAAATATGCCAGGAAAGGAGTCGACTTCCGAAACATATCCAGAGTATAAAAGGGAGCGACAAACTCAACTCTCTTTGTATCACAGGATGTATAGGGACGTTTGGGGTTGTCACTACGAGTGAGCTTAACCGGCGTGAGTAGCGTCTTGATAACGCAGGATGATTTGGTTTTGTAGATGATATCACTGAGCTGATAGATGGCCAGATACATATGACCGTTGATCTTCATGAAGTGCTTCTTGTAAGGAAGAGGAATATCCAGAACGATCTCTTCGTCCTTATAGATAGTCTCATCCTTCTTCGGATCATACCACTTCGTCTTGAACTTGAAGATGAACTTCTCACTCAAGGTTTCCTTGGTTGACACAACACGAATGTTGAGCTTCGGAGCAATGGGCTCTTTCTCATATCCCTCATAAGTCACATACTCACCAAGAGGTCCAGTACAATAACTTCTGAAGTAGAGATCAAGTCGATCAATGATCTTCTTCTCCCGCTCACGACCTTCGAGCAGATGATTAAGACCATCCTCATGCTCACTGTTATGATCAAGTATCTTAGAGAATATCTTAGGTACCTGATCAATATTATCAATCCTATCCTTCTTACGTTTACTCAACCGCTTCCCCCAGTAATTTATTTAGTATAGATTGTCGTTTCTGGATATTCTCGGCGATGCATTCGCCGCTAGTGCCGAATAGATCAATAGCACCCGCAAAGTCTTTTCTGTCGATAACCGCAGCTATTGTTTCACGGCGACTGGCAATGCACTTAACCTGTGTCTTAGGCTGTTTAAAGATTACGAAGATCTTATCTTCGGGATACTTCTGCTGATTCATAGTCAGCGTATTCTTGGGTTTATCAAGGTAGATGATATTGGAACCGGGTGATGTTGCCCAGTACCAGAACAGAAATGTAGCAGCATTCCGATCAAGGGTGATAGTCTTTTCAGTACCATCTTTCAGCTTCACAGGAATGGGTACATCAGATTCGATAACTCTCATAGATACTTACTCCTTTAAAAGATATAGATTCATTTTAATAATATATAACCTATCCGGCTATACGATGTTTGTCGGTTACATCATCAGGGTTTATGATATAACCGTCTTCGATATTGGGCACTCCTTCTACCTTATACTTGGCTGCATCAGGCAGATAGGAATCGGGGAAGATATCAATAACTTCAGATGTATCTTTATCCACACATGTGAATGAGTCTTCATCTTTGTTATATAAGAACTCGTAGTTGCGCTCTGCAACCATCATATGACGTTCACCATCAGTAAACTCAATTTCTCCTGACTCTTCCTTCTTCTTGAGCTCCTCTTCCAGAGCATTGAAGGTTTCATCATCAGTTCCACCACTCTCTGCTTGGAGCATAGCATCGCTGAGACTATTGATGATAGCAGCCGCTTCGCTGGGGCTAACTCCATCAGCCGAATCTTCTTCGATCTTCCTGGCAAGTATATCTTTCTTATACTTAAGAGCAGCTTCAGAAACTTCTTTCCGTCTCTTACCCTTATCGCCAAGAACCTTAATACGCAGTTCGATTGTACGAAGCAGATGCTCCCTTATATCAAACTTGGTTTTGGTAAACCCTGCGAAATCATTATTGATGCGTTGGTATTCACTTTTAAGATCATCGCTCAACTCACCTATCTCGGTCAGGGCTTTATCCAACTCTTGTTCTATATCATCAGATTCTGCATACCCAGCAACAAGCCGATTGTATTCGGCTTCATCTAGCATGCTAATATCTTCTTTAATGTCTTCGGCCATAACAGATTCCTTTTAGGAGTTTCAGGCTGAATAGTTAAAGATAATACGGTTTGGTCTGATGTTTTGTGTTTCCACGCCAGAGTTCTTCAATAGTACAAATGAGGAGTCTGTATTCTCAACCGCAGGGTTGTGAGTTGACATGAAAACCTGACTAATAGAATTGTTTTCCATGAAATAATTCTGGAGGATAGAGAAGAAGATTTGCTTCTTCATTACGTCTAATCCGTCATCCATCTCATCCATAGATACAATATTATACTTCACATCGGTCGTAAACGAACGTTTAAGCAATGCTAACGACAATGCAAGTCCCGTTGTACGGCGTTCACTCTTAGAGCATCTAGAGATATCCCGTTCCATCGGTTTCTCTCCACCAGTAACAACGATATCAAATGTATTATCACCAACCTCAAATTTAACCAACCTTAGAGCTCCGTCAAAGAAATGACCGAGGAATGTGTTGATATCATCTTTGATTGATTGATCCAGGAACCCATCTATTGCAATAGATGGAACTCCGGTAATAGGAGATGCAGCCATTTTGATTTCATCATACTTTGCCATAGCATAGTTGATCTTATCCAATGACAATGATACTTCACCAAGTTGAACTATCTTGTAATCCAGAGTTGATATCTCATTCTTAATAGAGTTAACATCTCTGCCTACTTTCTCGATATTCTCCTTGGCTTCACTTAAAGTAACCATTACAGTCTTGAAACTCTCACATGCTTCGATCTTCTTATCCAACTCATCGATACGATCAAGAGTTGCAAATAGTCCATGAAGTGTATCAAGTTTTCTATTCTGCTCATTGAGAGTATTAAATCTCTCAGTTGCAGACTGACTGGTTCCTCTCAGTTCTTCTATACGTTGGGTGCTACTAGCAACCTCCTTTGTCAATGTGGATATTTTTGCATTAAGACTAGCAGCCACGGCATCTTTATCGAGAGTACTCTCTAGATACTTTGCCTCTGCCTCTGCTTCAATCATCCTGTTATACGCAATTAAGAACTCAATCTCATCAGTGATCATAGCAAGTGTTTTCTTGTGATCAGTATATGCGCCCAGACCAATAGTTTGATCATATATCTCGGCTGCCTTTATGGCAGGCTGAATCACATTTGATATTAACTCACGAGCTGCATCGAGTTTCTTAGTGAGCTCGATTTTCTCGTTACGATACTCCATGATTCTGCCTTTATGCGCAAGTGCTCCTTTAAAAGATGCAAACATCGGACAGGTATCACAGATGGGTTCCTTGTTAAACGAATTAAGATCACCATCAATTGACTTAGCAGCTCTCTCATACTCGCTTATCTTTCCAGAGATATCCTCCAGCTGAGCATTCATACTCTTCCCTTCATCAATGAGTTTCAGACGGAATGAATCAAATGTTTCACCACTGGGAAGGAACTCATAGCCATAGCTTAGTGCTCCATATTGTGATTCCATTGATTGATATTTGCTCTGCTTAGCTCTAGCTTTCTCCAAATCACCCTTTGGGTCAGTAACTACTCTACCACCAACGATTCCCTTACACTGTAATGCGGTATTACGAGCATTATCCAGTTTACTCATGAGTTCTTTGTTGTCGATACTAGTGAGTCCATTCAGCTCTCGCTGTAGATTTTGGATCTCCTGTTCAGTGATAGACTTCTGATTCATTGCTCCTCTCAGAGCAGATGATGCTGATATATGATTATCCTTTGCTTCATTATACGCAGGCTCCAGATCACTCTTCTGTTTGAGTATATCTTCCTTACTGAGCTGCTGAATGTTATCATATCCGTAGATTTTCAGCGTTCCCATGATCTCATTCATCAGAGTATCGTGTTCTCGTTGGATCTGTATGATATTGATATCCTTGATATTGCCAGGTAGAGATTCGATAATCCCCTCTACTCGACCAAGCTGCTGATGACCCTCGGCCAGCGCAACCTCAGATAAACTCAGATCTTTCTGGAGTATCTCTCTACGGGATTCCAGAACTTTCTTATCACCTATAGCGGCAGCATTAGCAGCCAATCTTCTCTTCTCTTTTCTCATAACCTGAAGCTGTCTGTTTGCTTCTTCATGAGGACCAGTATATCCATCAACACTGGGAAGTATCTGGGATATGAGTTTCTTTCTATCCTGAGGTGTGCTATCGATAAACGTCACCGTCTCTGTACTCATCTCAATGATAGGACGGTAATCTTCTGTTATACCAAGGTATGTCTTAAGACAATCTCTGTATCCAGATAGAGTACCACTTGAGTTCCTCTCTACATACTTATTGACTCTGGGAACCCACTCCGCAAAGTAATGAGAGGATGCTTTATCGGTATATACAGATCTCACTTTATGTGTATCATATGTGAGCTCTTTAACCATCTTCTGACCAGGAACGTTGAGTCCCTTATTCTTATCCATTCTACTGCGTACAGGGAATGGGAATACAGTGAGAAGAGATTGAATAGTTGATTTACCAGAACCAGATGGTCCCTTTATGATATTGAAAAGAGTATCTCCAGTGGTAAAGTCCAGGTCTATTGATTTCAGACCCATGCTTATGTATATACCTATAGAGTTCTCGATGTGTGCATACTTAAGTTTCATATTAACTCCTATTAACCATTATTATTCATAGTATTAATATATAAAAAAAGTACCCCACCCATTTTCGGGTGGGGCTACATTCTACCGTATCGGTAGCTTCATTGTATCATGTTTCGACGAGTAATAACATAGAACCGTTTCATTCTCAATGATAGGAATGATATATTCAAATCCCAGAAGCTTCTTCCACTTCAGAAAGGACTCAAAGCGGGTCTTACCGCCCTTTAACGAGGTGATATAGTTATTTCTCTTGTTAGGCATCGCATCAAACAAAGAACGTACGTAAGCCGTCCCGTATCCAAGCTCGTGGATATAGTTAACAATGCTTCTACTGAAGAGATTCATGTCGTCCCGAAGTTCAACTTCGAACGGAACATCATCATTCTCTTCATTGGCGGTTCCATCAAATGGGCCCTTTACAATACTCAGATTGAAATTAAGCATAAAGATCTTCATCCAACTCTCAAACTTCTCAATCGAGATATTACCCTTCTCTTCAAGGGTTCTTCTCTCATTATTAAAGTCAAGCGAGGACTCGAAGTATTCTCTCCAGAAATCAATATCCTGGTCAGCTGCATTCATCAACCACTTAACAATGAACGTTAACACGTTATCATCGTCACTGTACTGTTTACGCAGATCATTGAATCCGATATCTTTATACATGAACTCTTTGATTTTCAGATTCCAAGGCACAATCGTTTTACCGATCTTATCCTTGGGTGTATTCTTCAGAATCTGAGACAGAGGATCATCCTTCCCCATGACTACACGAAGACGTTCTTCCTGCTCATCATAGTAGATCCCTGTACGTTCGATATGTTCCTGGAGAGTACCGCAATACTCTCCAATGAAGAGTTCACCGTCCCATTTCATTGTGTAGACGGTGTCATTGACAATATCTCCAGAGATCACATATCTATCCAGATCCTGCTTACTCAGTTTACCATCGGGTAAGCAAATCATTTATTACTCCCCCTTGATTAACTTTTCTTTGTGATCGGTATATACCTTATAGAGAGCCAGGGCGATGTTATCCAATGCCGGGATCGACTCAAGATATCTACCAATATCTACCAACGCTTCATATGAGATAGTGAACGATGCATTACCGATGGAAGCAACGAAGTTTCCGTGATGTTTACCATCAAGATCAACTATCGTATTGGGATAAATCCGCAATACATTCTTGAAGTGATCAGTTGCATGAATCACGCATTTCAGCTTTCCTTCATCATCAATATACTCAGGCTTAACCTTCAGACCGGTTTCATCACCGTCAAAGATTCTACCAGCCATAAACGCACGGCACACGTCCATGATTGATGCGGATAACCAACTCACGTCTTGTTTGTTGATATGGAACTTCACCCCTCTGCTGTTCTCACTGCCCTCAACCAAGGGAGTGTGAGAAAGCTGAATGGACCAGGGCATACTTACAAACGTACCAAACGTTTGAGTCCCTGATTCATTCTTGTTGGGATCGGTTGCATAATCAAAGAAGAGAGATTTTCCCTGCGCCTTTTGGAGATCAAGGGTCATGTTCATCTTCAGTCTCTCTTTATAGAAAGAAAGAAGATTCAGCCCCACTTTATATTTAGTAGTGATATCACTCATACACAATTCCTCCTACTTCTCAGTGTAAGTTTTAATACGGCCGAATAAGGCCTCCTGATTCATTCCGATTGCTTTCTCGTAATACTTAATGGCTGTGTTATACACAAGAATCATATAGACTTCTTCGCCTTTGATCTCTCGTGTTCTACCAGCTCTCTGGATCATTTCACCTTTACCCTTTGAAGGATAGAAGTCTATCTGGTACTTTAATCCTTTCACGTCACTACCAGTTCCAAGTGAACCAGCTGTTGTTATTATCAGATTACCATCAAGTGTTCTAGCTTTCTCGTCATCCTTGACTTTGGAATGATATCGACCTACTGTCTTACCAGGATATCTATCCTTCATAAGCTCCAGCATATCGTCAATCTCATCCTGTCTAGCTAAGAACATACTAACCTTTCGGTCATCCGGCAGAATCTTCATAATAGGATCAATGATACCAAACACCAGCTCTTTGTATGCTTCGATTCTCTTCTCGGTTCTCAGAATAGCACTGTACCCATCCTTCCGAAAGAACTTACCAAAGGAGAGAGTCTTCTTCTCTTCCTTCTTAGTGAGTTTGATCTCACGCATCAGAGCAAGTACGTTTAAGAACGGAGAATCAAAATGAGTCTCTATTCCAAACCGAGGCATCTTACCAAAGATGATTTCAAATACTTTATTTTCAAAACTGGAATCTCTGAATGCAGTTGCACTCATGTAAACATTGAGTCTACTAGTGAGAACCGTTTCGAGGGCAACTACTCCCATGATATTGCGATGTACCTCGTCTCTTACAATCATACCAGGGCCTACGTTTTCCATGATCTGCTTCAACAGCTCAGGATTCTCCTTTGCCATCTTACTGATCGTAGCCATAGATATAATCATTACATCAATCTTCCCTTTCTTCTTGAGACCGTAGTACATGAGGTTCTGAGTTCCTTCTATATACTTGATTCTCTTCTTGGGTAAATCGGTGAAGTCGAGAAATGAGTCGTACCACTGTTTAGATACTTTACCAAATGGGCAGACTACTATAACACGCTCTTGTAATTCGCATGCTACAGCAATTGCAGTAAACGTCTTACCTTTACCGGTAGCCATCTCTACAAGTTTCTGTCCTTTGATTTTATCATTTGCAAACTTACCTCTAGATAGAATGAAGTCAATACCATCCCTTTGAGTTTCATCTCTGGGGGCAAATCCTTCTTTCATGGTGAGACGATGAGCAGCCTTTGGTTCTATAAGACCCAAGCGACCACTTACGACTGTATGATCTATTCTATCATCATTAAGGCACTTTATGATCATCCCCAGTCCAGTACACTGGGGAATATGCATTGTATTCTTTGATCCATCATACCGAAAGAACTCTTTCTTGGATGCTTCCTTGAGTTTCTCATTCGGCATGATTTCTTCAAAGCTTGTTAATAGTCTTTCAAGAGCACGACTCTGCCCTCTCTTGTACGGAGTGAGGACAAAGTCACTGGCTCTTATGTATATCTTAAGTATGCTCATGGATCAACAATCCGTCGTTGGGTCCAGGAGACTTCTTGATATAGGATGATGACTTAATCATCTGGGCTCTCTGATTCTCAAACAGCAACATAGTCGCTGCACTCGGAGAGGTTCTAATTGAGTTACTGACTCCCAGCATTGCGTATTCTCCTTCCTTAATAGGCTTACTCTTATCCAGCGGCATGCTGTTATTCGCCTTATCTCTGATGAGGTTGGCGATAATCATCTCCACATGAACAAGCATAATATCAATGGAAACATTCTCGACGAAGTCAGAGAACAGCTCAAAGAGTTCATCAATACTATTTACAGCCGTGATGTAGTTTCTATTCTGGTCGATCTTCTTAAGAAGGTCATTGAAGTGCTTGTTGATCTCGGAGTTAACAGGATTAAGAGCCATCAACGATGTACCTTTCTTCATCTTGTTAAGAGGATACCATAGGACCCCATCCTCAGTGGACGATGCTGTAGAGTTACGGATGATATGATCCCGGAGCTCATTGGAAAGCTCAAAGAATCCACCTTCTATAACCAGCTCAAGTTCCTGGATATTTCCCTTGCTATCTTCGAGATAGAGCATTGTAGGTCTGAGAGTAGAATAACTATCAGAGCCGCCAGAGTCGGTAGCCATAGATATCTCTTCAACTCCTTCGATCTCATACTCAACAAACCCGATTCGTTTACATTTGACTTTCGGATTATAGAGAAGATTGGTCTTCGTCAGAGTAACGAAATCCTGATACTTCTCATAGATCTTCGTGTCGATTGCCATTGTCTTGGTAACAGCAAAGTGCTTGGTCGACAGGAACTTCTGACTGGTAGATGCAGAGAATCCCTTGGATCCAACCTTACCACCCATAAAGCCTTCCTGCACAATAGCACTCAGACCATAACACTTCAGACAACACCCATCACCATGAGCACATGTAGCAGGCGATCTGATCTCAATCCACTTACCGATGAGCTTCTTATCAAGCTTATCGATAACAGTTCCATCTTTGAGATACCTCCATCTCAATTTCCTGAGCATCTTCATCGACTTGACTTTGACTCTCAGGAAATTGGTGGTACCACAATCCTCGCAGCTATGATCAATATCATATTGCGAAGAGAACATCAGTTTCTTATCCAGATATCCCGAGCCGGGTAGTTTGTCCTTGTTGTTAAGAGCCGCTTTACGTCCCTTATAGGATTCCAGATAATAATGAGACGGCAGCTTAATACCATTCAGATATGATGTATCAATACAGATATCTTCAATCGTCGAACTCATATCAGATACGAATCCGATGTTGATAAACACCTGTGCAGCCTGACTATCAGAGATACAACCTCCGACACTAAGCCACTGACCCAGAGCATTACCATCTTCAATCAGAAGCTGCTTGAGTCTTTCCCATCTCATGATGGTATCCTTCTCAATGGCTCCACTGGTCATACCCTTACCTTCATAAGAGGTATTCATCAGATCTCTTGCTTCAGGACATCGCTTCATGAACTTGGCCAGATCATAGAACCCGAATGAGTTTCCTCTGATCGGACCATATTCATAACAGATCCTGGATAGACCACGTCCGCCTACTGCAACCGAATAGTGCTCGGATAGCTTTGCGGCAGGTAGTTTTCCACGATACATCAGCTCATCATCAATCAGATAACAAACGTCTGCGATGGATCCATCCTTGATTTTCTTCGGGACAATGAAGTCTTCGGTGATAATATAGTTCTCTGCAAACAGAGGATACCACACCATGAGATTGATAACAGCCTGTCCCTGACTGAATATGAATCGTTTGTTGTTCAGGATAACATCAATTCTATTTGCACTTGATTTCGGAAATTGCAGATTCTCTTGATGTAGCTTTTCGATGAGTTCATATCGACGCTTTTCATCATACCATTCTTTGATATCGAGAACCATTACAGGTTTTCGGTTCTTACCATCCCATTGAAGAAGTTCTTCAGGTATGAGGATAGCATCCTTTTCACTTATAGTACTCAACGTATTATTCCTCCATAAAAGATATATTCATAATTAGATGATCAAGTATATAATATATAGATATGTACACGGTTTCACTTTTTGAGATACAAAAAAGCAGGGGCAACTATGCCCCTGCTAATATATTCACTTTACGTGTGAACTTACGCCCGACTTACACCCTTGGGTTTGAAGCCGGATTTCTTGGTGAACTGCTTGGTGGAACCACCGCGCAGCGTGGGATTCTTCAGGTTGGTCTGGATGGCAGATGCAACCTTCTTGGTGCCCTTCTTCTGACGGCGTCTCTTGCCGTTGGCAGCCATCTTCATGGCCATACCCTTGGCTCTGGAACCGTACTTCTTCTGAAGCTTGGCTCTGGACTTCAGCATCAGCTTCCGGAACTTCTGGTACTTCTTGTACTCGGGATCCCGGGCCTGCTTGGCCATAACCAGGATAGCCTTCTCGGTCAGGGCAGCCTTCTTGGCGGACTTATTCAGACGAACGATGTTCCTGGTGTCTTCCATTACCGCATGGTACTGGTCGTCATCCAGAACGCCGTCTTCCCTCAGGTCTTCCAGATCGGCGGCTTCCAGCTCACCTTCGGAAATCAGATCACGGGCGAACAGAGAGAACATCAGGGACTGGTCTTCCATATCCCAATCGTCGAACTCTTCCATATCGGCATGATCATCTTCCAGGTCTTCGAGTTCTTCCTGGCCTTCCAGCTCGAGCTCGTCATCGAGGTCTTCCATATCGAATTCATCAAACATGTGTACAGATCTCCTTATTTTTTATGATGTTTATTAAATATTTTACAATACAATCAACATCTATATATCACTAAGGACAGCATCCATAAACTCGTCTGCGAAATCATCGGGTAAAGTGGTATCTCCGCCTTCGTATAAGACCTCTTCGAGATCATTAAAATCGATCTCAGGAGTTTCTTCTTCTGTGCTCATTATACTACAAATCCTATCTTGATAAGCATCTTATCAATACCAATACTCTCAAACTCATGATAGTATCTACCAAGAGTCTCCACGTACACTACAAAGTTCCCAGTGTTATGCATCATACGATTAAGACCATTACTGGCACTCTTCACATAGTTGGGTCCTTTGAATTGCATTGAGAATGAGTAGTCCGTTGTAAGGTGATATATAGAGAACGATTTCATCGTATACACATCTTTACGATCAGTTGGTAGTATCTCAAAGATTTCACTCTCAATAGCATTAGATACTAACTTAAGAGTCTTTAACTCTCTCCAAGGAGCATATTTAACTATGAACTCTATGGTATCTCCATATACCATATTAAAGTTCACGGGAACGTTACCTTCATTCACCAAAAGCAAATGATTAACCATCATATCATAGTATGACTGATGTCTGGGCATTGCCATCTCTCGGGGGATAGTCATCTCACCCGGAGTATTTGGCTTACTTGCAATATAATGAGTTATTGCCTCTTCGGAGAACAACTCTGAACTGAGACTATCTAGTATAGTAGTAATAGCTGAGCTATAGCTCAACTTCACCCTATCAAGCGGTCTGAATACCATAAATACACCTCCACATTTATTTATAGTAACGAATTTCTTTTACATGTATTTTAGACGTTTCAATATTGTATACAGTATCGAACTCATACTTCGGATGATTATCATCAAGCTCTGGATTACCATAGTTGCGGAATGTTATCTGGTAAGTGGTATCATTTATCTGCTTTGTGTTAAACAGAGATGCCAAGTCGACTATCTTCTGAGCCTTTGCGTACATAAGATAACCATGAGGGACTTCTTCATCCATCATTAGTATACGTATATAACTCAAGTCAACCATCTTGAAACAAGGATCCAGCCAAGTTGGAGATAGATGATCAAGATCAAATATCTCTTTATTGGTATCCATATTTGATATCTCACCTGTAAGTATAGGGATGATCACATGATCGATTCTACATATAGTATATACAATCGCTTTCATATGATCACTGCTCATAAATAACACATCTACCTCCTTTGTTTACTTTCGTATAATCTTAATGCCTATATCCGATATATTAAAGGATATATACTCATTGCTATTTATATTTGCGTTGACGTACCCCAACGCACCTTTCTTATATACCCAGTGACCAACGCTTGGGACTATCAGGGATAGAGGTACATCCTGATCGTCTTCTCTGAAGTTAAACTTCTTTACCCTGGATCCGAAGATATACTCAGCTGCTGTCGTCATAGCATTGAACTGATGGTAGTCCTGCTGATTACCTTCTTCTATTAGTATAGATACAGGTTCAACATCATAACATTGTCTGATGATATCAAACATCCACTTTGGTTTCGTTGAGTAGAGATGGAGCATCTTTTCTTCTTTCATATTATAGTGCTCCATATCTAATAGCTGAGTGACCTCCTCCATTATATGATGAAGCTCTCCTTCAGATACCACATACCTATGAGGGAAGTCATCATTCAACTCACCATTCCTATCTTCATCAAGAAGATCCATCATCACACTAAATATGATATGCTCACTAAGGAGAGATATTGCATACAACACATTGTTTATATGAAACCCTAGATTCATGCACATCACCTCCCATACATATCATGCTCATTTGTGATTATACTACTATCACAATAATATCCATTAACTTTTATATTCTTGATATAGAACTGAAGAAGTCTCTTCTCTTTGATATGATACTCTATCATATACTCAGTAGCAAACTTGAACACAGCCAGAGGATACTTTCCAGTCATCGTTCCAACTATTTCATGAAGAGTATTATCCAGTTCAGCAAACGGATCAGTTACAACACCAGACGGAGTTACAATACACTCAAGTACATTGGTATCATACGTCTTAATATCATCACTCGTTCTACTTACAAACCGATTGATTACACTATGAAGATTTGTGATATTACTACCAATAAATCCTCTATAGGCAGCCAGGCTCTCTTCTATAGTCAAATCGATGTCACATCTACACATTGGATTGTAGTGATTCAACATTATGTCAAGCATCCACTTGTAAATATGTGCAGTGTTACTGCGTGTAATCCCCTTTGTGTAAGTTCGATTTGACTCGTCATACTGGTCCATGAGATAGTTGTGTACATCCTTGTACGAAAAATGCCCATTTTCCAAAATAGTGCTATATGAGAGCCGTTTTTGGACTTCAGGATTTTCATATTTTTGATTTACAAGAGGCTCCAATCCAAAAAGTAAATGGTCAATTGTAAGGAGTTTTACGAGCTCTGCGAGTAGTTCGGAAGAAGTTTTCATCATTTTTTCATTTTTCTCCTTGCTTAAAAATTAACGTGTTTTGCACCTGGGGGGACCCACGCATTTTTGTTATTTTGTCAGAAAATTTCGAAAATCGTAATTTCGGAATGTCTAGAACTTTTTCTTATTTCAGAAGGCTTCATGCTTCATATAGATAAATAGGTATGGGGCTCCGCCCCATACCTATTTATCCTATCATATGGTATAGTATAGGGATTTCACTGCGTGAAATCTTACTTTACTTACCGTGCTCTGTCCCCAGACAGAACTTACCTTAACCTTCATCCCTTCCCTTTGATACTTCTCCGGTACAGGCTTCTCAAGATTAAGATCTTATATCCCCAATGGAGTTGACTATGTTATGCCATCTGGTCGCCAAGCGTCATATCTTACGTTGGTTCCATTCCACAGGTTTCTGTTATCATTCCCTAGTATGCGACTATCTATATCCTTCAAAAATTTCTTTTAAATCTTTTCATTAGATTTTATTAAATAACACGATTTTCATAAAAGTCATTTTTCGATTCCGGGTTTTTTAAAAACACTTTTTTTGATACATAAAGTTGAACAGAACTGAAGGAGATGAACCTGGTTGAAGTGGTTCAGTTTTCCTCAAGGAATATTTTCCTCAAGTTCAAAGTTACTCTATCTATATTACTATCGTAAAGAGCTCTTCTATCATCATATAGTTCACTAGGATTAATCCTTGAGTAATTCACATGTAAACAGACTTTGCTTAATCTATGATCTACTTTGTGAGCTTGATGAAATGAATATAACTCTGCTGTTACGAATACTGGATTTGATAAAGTTCTTGCCAATGTTAAAACATCATAGACTGTATCTAATCCGGATTTATACTCATGAGCTAGAACTACATTGTGAAATGTATCATAGCTGAGAGTGATAATTCTGAAATCCGATTCGTAGATTCCTTCCTCTGAGACTAAAAACGATAGCCTAGTCCCAGGAAGAAAGGTAAGTGAATCCTTCTCATCACGATTTATTGCAAGAGGAGTATAACACCTGAAATCGACACCGTACGACCGGAAGACCTCAACTTTGTACTTGAAGTCTTCTTCGTTGTCAAACTCTCCAGAATAATTTGATTCAAATCTATCTATCGCATACATGTAAGATGATAATAGGTCGTTGCTTGGATACATTGAAAGATTTTTTGGTAAGATGGAATCTGATATAGCATATTCGAATTTGAAATTACTATCTAGAAACTCTTTTATTTTGGGAAGATAGTTTCTGATGATATGTATATCTGGTAGTTCGTTTGAAAGATTGGAATTATACATGATTGTTCTCCTTAAGATATTCTATTCACTCTATTAATATATAACGTATGTATAACATAGATTAATATAGAGCTGAAATCTTTTAAATGAATCACATGGGTTCTGAGTGAGGATATAACTATGGGTTTGAAGAACTATAAGCTTTCGACTATTATGTCTGAACCTAATCCCGGTAATCCGTCTCGTAAAATGCGAAGTGAGTTTAGAGATCGTATTGCTTCTATTGAGAAGTGGTATCTCGAAAAGAACGTTGAAGATAATCTTCGTATTATTGCTGTAGTTGAGGATAAAGTACAACATCGTCTTATTCTTGTAATGCAGATGCTCACTGACGGAGTTTCGATCTACGATTGTTGTCTTGAGTTTGATACCAGTAGTAGATATAGGGCTAGGGGAATTGACTATGTTCCGGTGAAGGGAGTATATAGTAATATGCCTTCGTTCACTTACTTCTATACATATCCTCTGAACAAGAAGGGTATGATCATAAAAGAGCTGAAGCACAAGTGTAGTAGCAAAGCTCTCAGACTTCCTCCGAGAAGAAATAATCCAAACATGGATATTGGAGTTGATAAATCTCTTTACAGTACAGCCAAATTTCTGAGTGATACCTATGGTGAACTCACCTTCGATAAGCTACTTAAGAAGAAAGAGTTTTACACTGTGATGACTGATTTTGAATCTCTTGAAATGCTTGTTTCCACACAAGATGAAATGGCAATAATGAGAGAGATGGATAAAAAGAATGCTCATGGTATGGTCCAGCAGAATGTATATTCATCTTATCTTGTTTCGCCTACTGAAGGTGCAGTTAAGAGAACGGACTACAAGAGTGGTCTTGTTCATAAGAAGTCCGGTAAGATCGCTTCAGATATTAGAGAGAAGTCAGTCCTCAATAGTGGTAAAACTGTTAAGGTTAAAACTTCTCCCAAGTTTGGTACTGTAGTTAAAGAAAAGAAACTGAAGAAGAAAACCAAAAAGAAAGTTATGCCGAAAGGCAGACGCACTAGTAGTAGATAATATAAATCAAAGATGCTGTTGATTTATATATTAATTATATGATCCGGATTCGGATTAATCTAACACTGGAGGAAATCTATGGAACTAATGAGTTTCATAAAAGGAGCCAATGAGAAAGGGAAGAAGATTTACTATTTTCAGATTCCCTTCTCTAATATCTTAGGCATGCCTGGCTTGGAAGAAGCCAGCAAGTTCTATCTCCTTTTCAGGAAACGATGTTACGTCGAGAAAGGTGACTTGATCGCAAGTGAAAACTCACTGCTTCTCTCTCATGACGTAGAACGTGGTCATATTCTGAAGAATATTTTCCACTTGAAGATCTTGATCGATTCACGTAAAGTAGAACGGTCAGACTTTGTTAAGTTCCTGAGTGAAAAGATCATGGATCGATATACCGTTGATCTGATCACTCGTGTCTCTGATCAACGCTATGCAGATGCGAAGATCGAACGACGAGGTAGTAAGAGAAAGAGTTCTGCTAGCTACATGGGATTTGCGGATAAGCATTATCGCGAGCTGTTCCGTATCTCAACCGGCATAAAGCTGATCTTACCACTTGCTACTCACTATATTGTGTCGAACGGGATTGAGGATAAGTCAGAGTTCCTTTTTCAGTGCTATAAGATTCTCTTTAAGAAGTTCTCTTCTGGAGATCTCTATGGTAAGCTGAAGATGTATGCTCACAATATATTCCGAGGTTCTGGATGTCAGAATATGAAAATGTGGGATCGTCTCCTGTATGAGGGAACGACTACCACAACAGCATCAGTAGAAACCATCAAACGTATCATCGTCGATATCATCCACCGTGGTGAATATCACAAAGACATCGTTGCGTTTATCTTTACGGTTATTGATAATCAGGCCAGCGTCAGAGCCAGAAGTAAATTCATGGCAGAGTACTACATTGTAGGAGGACTAACGGAGCAAAGCTCCATCAGTCGAAAGGTTGTAAGCCTCTATGATGAAGAACTCATTATCTTTCAGCGACTACATGCCAAACAGGTGATCTTGGATCGTCTGTGGACGAACTATGTAACAAACACCAAGAAGGAAAAGTACTATGAAGATCTGTTCCTCAAAATCAGAAATGAATATGGGGATCCTGGGAAGAAAGACGATGATCCGGCAGTCAAGCCGATCTATCCGTCAAACGTCCATAACTTTCTTATGGTCACTCTCTTCACTAAACATTTTCGTGGTAATACAAAAGGTGTGCACAACTCTGGAAGTCGTGAGAACTTCCTTAGATTGGCGTTGCTGTTTAAGATTATGCTGGAAGCGGAAGGCTTTAAGCTACTTCCGAAGCTGATTCTTTGTACCCATCGGCTGGATAGAAATATCAGAATCAAGACTGTCGAAGTTGAGAACTATTTCGATGGTAAGAAGAAGTTTGGCGAACTCCTACGGAAACGCTTTAGCTTCATCGATGAGTCTGCTACTCTGTACAGAAACGTAAAAGATATTGTAGGTTCTCAGTGGCATGATCCTTTCGAAGAAGATCCCGAGAAGGCGAACTTCAGCGTAAGTCTGGATCAGCTCTATACGGAGATCTATAAGTTTATCGAGTTCATCTAAATGGACCAGGGGCAGGATATATCCAGTATTCTTGTCTCTCTAGGCGGTAGGGATATAGGAGGAGAGGTTAACTTTCTTTGTCCATATGTAGCAGATGGGTCATGTGATGACCATTCTAAAGGATCCATGAATGGTCGGTTCTATGTTGGAACTGAATCTGGAGCATACCCTTACATCTGTTTCAAATGTGGTCGACAGGGGTACCTCGACTCCTACCTACTCCAGAAACTTGGGGCAAGTAAGAGCGACTCGAGAGATATGATGAGAGACATAGCCAAGAGCCGAAAGGATATTGGTTTTGATTTCTCATATAGTAGAAGAGATAGACGGCGAAGTGGATTGATATACCCTACGAAGGCTTCAAGGACTCAACTTGATTACCTCAAGAACCGTATGGGAATAAATATCACATCTATGATTGCCAATAAGTTCAATATCATACTCAACCTGAGAGAGTTCGCTGAAGTGAATAAGGATTCCAGATTCTTTTCACAAGAAGCATATGAGGCATGTATGTCTTGGGCTCCATATAGTATAGGATTTCTATCTGACGATGAATCCCATGTTATATTCCGGAATATAGGTAAAACTACGAAGGAGAATGGTAAGTATGGTAGTGCGCAGATGTCTCACACTAAAGATGCGGATAAGCTGTATCGAGTAAGTGAGAACCGTGGTACTTCACCGGTGCTTGATGTCATGATGGCAGAAGGACAACTTGATATACTCGGCTTATATATCTATATGAGTCGTAACCCAAGTGAGTTCACTACCAATGACAAAGAGTTCCTTGGAGTATCAGGAATCAGATATCATAGTGCATTAGAACGTATTATCGACAACGGGGAGATCCGTCCACTGAATGTTTATGTATTCAAGGATGCTGAGGTTCCTGATGGTAAGATAATAAATCGTATGAAACAACTTCCGATCGATCACTTCCATTTGGTTGTGAATACTAAAGCTAAAGACACTGGTGACCCTGTGAAAGATGGTCCACCTGTGTTTGAGTATAAGTATGTTGATCTGAGGAAACACAGACGACGCTATAAAAAGAGACGGTGATTAAGTTCGCCGTCTCTTTTTTTTCCAAAAACAGTCATAAAAATAAGGAGGCCATTTTGAAGATTGTGAAATCAGGCGGTGATGGTAGCTCTAAAGTTATCAACATCGGAGAAGATAAAGAAACCGTAGAAGAAAAGTCGGCTCCTATTGTAGAAACCGGTGATACTTCACTCATCGTAGATGAAGACGTTGAGTCATTTATCGAAGGAAACGACAAAGCAATACAGGATGCTGTAGATAATGCTATAGAACTTTCTCAGAATAATACCAAAGACTTCAGTAAGTTTATCTCTGGTGGATATCGCACATGTGACTACTACCAGCTGAATCGGTCCGATTCTATGAGTGAAGCCGGTGAGCAGGTAGCATTGTACGGAGAGAACTCGCCCCGTAAATACACCCATATAGGAAACTTCCCTATCTTCGGATATGAGGTTGAGAGAGAAGAGAGTGATTCATCCACTCCCAGTTACCTATATAGTGCCAGAGGGTATATCGCTCCTGATATGATCCTTCCCGGTATTGATGATCTGGTTGTTGCTAGGGTGGGTGATAAGAGACTCATCTTTAAGATAGCAAGTAGAGAGTCAAGTCGTGGAGTCAAGAAGATCTATCAGATCGAAATGATTTCAATTGCTGAATACACCGAAGATGAATCAGCCAGCCTCAAGCTTAGTGTTGAAGACGTCAAGTACTGTATTCTCGGCAACATCGGCACCAACAAAGCTACAATTATGAGTAAGCACAATGTTGCTCTGCTCTCCAAGATTAGAAAACTCAGAGAGCAGCAGATCGAGTTGTTCTTTGATATGGCATACAAAGGACCTATCAATACTTTCATATATAAGCTCCCTGATGGACGTTATGTATATGATAAGTATATGACGTACTTCATTGCTGAGAATGATCTCCTTGAAGGATCCGACTTCCCGTCGACAGGAGCAACTATCTACATGGTAGATGATAAGTTCCTATTCAAATCGGAATATCGTAAAACAGCATTCTCTGCATTTGAATCCGGCAAGGTAGATGTGATGAGAGATCACAAGATGGGTCTTTCATTACCTCCCAGAGATAACTTCACCGGGAGACTTGCTACATACCTCAAGGGAGCTATCAACGTAGTTAACCCTGTTCCTCCTGATCAGGCACATGTGTATGAACTCACTGGGTTACCTTATCACCAGCAGCTTCCTGATAGTATTCTCATTAAAATGAGATCTAAAGAGGCATATAGTGACGGTGAGCTGAATGCCCTGGGTCGTCCTGGCGATGCCAAGAGAGAACTGTATTCACTCATAGTGGATTCGTATTTATCACTTGCTGGTGATATTCAGGATTGGAAACCTGTTCTCAATCAGAGACGTATTGAAGATCTTGAAAATGTAATGTATGAGCTGATGGATCAGTCGCTGTATACCCAGCTCATTCCCTTTGTAATGGCGGCACTGAAGCGGGAAGAAGACCGCTTGCAATTCTTAGGTTAATTATAGCGAACAATAACGCTATGATATAGTGACATGAACAAAAAGAATAAGGAGATACATATGAACTTTGATGATATCGATGTAAATGAAGTCGACGAAATGGAATCCATTTTCGGCGAAGAGTCTGCATTTGTAGACAACGCCGAACTCGAAGATTCCATGACTGATCTGGAAGACCTCGATTTCGACGACGGTTCCCTGGGATCCGATGACTCCGAAATGGAATCATCCGACGAAGATGATGACGAGAATTCCGAAGAGGAAGACTCTGAGGAAGACGAGGATCTCGAAGACTTCGAAGACGACGAGTATCTGGATTAAGGGAGGTTTACTGATATGAGTAATCCTGCCGAACGTCTGCCGACATATCTCATCTCGCCCCCGGCCGGAACATATGATACGCTGTTCGCCAACTGCGGCCACAGCTACCCCTTCGGACATCTGGTTGAT